GCGAAAAATCGTGTTTTTGGTCGAAAAAGTCGACTTTGATTTTTGGGGTGAAAATGCATTTTTTTGTGTGTTGAAGGGTGAAAAATGCGTTTTTTGTGCGTTGAGGGGTGAAAAATGCACTTTTTTGTGAGTTGCCGCGGGGTGCAAACTTGTGGTGGTATAAATACGAAAGTCAAGATTTTTTGCAAATGAAAAATTTATAACAATCGCATGTGGGTATAAAATGTTTTTTGCGTGTGGAAGTTGAATGGTGTTTATTGTTGCGCCGATAAAAAATTTTTTGTCATGTGTTGATTAATGTCGCCGGCTTTTTTCTTTAATGGGTTGAGCGATTGATCGATGGTTTGAATCTGAAAATTTGGCTGTGCGAAAAATGTGATTTTTGACTGAAAAAGTTGAATGGAATTTATACGGGAAAATGGGTGTTGGAGTGAGTTGAAAGGGTGAAAAATGCGTTTTTTGTGCATTTGGTCGGCATATATCGACTTGTGGTGATGTGAATACGAAAGTCAAGATTTTTTGCAAATGAAAAATTTATATGAGTGGTGTCGGGGTATAAGTGGAAAGTTTGCGTGGGAGTTTGAATGGAGGATTCTATACGGGGTATAATGATGCATTAAAATTGAATTGATATCAATAAGTCAGTTCGTTTAGCTTGTCGGATATATTTTGAATATCGATGATAAATTTTTTAATAGTTTCGATAGGTCTTTGAATATCTTCTTTTTTTATATTTATATGTTGATATTTTTCTGTAATTTTCATTGCAACAGCTTGAATTTGCTCTCCTGTATTATTTTTTACAGCATATATGATATCGTTTAATCCATCACAGTATTCTGGTATTTTTGATAGAATATACAGAGCATTCTTGATTTCTTCTGACATTTTGTTGATATAAATTTATATGATTCAATTTTTTGTGGATTGTAAATTTTATGATTTTTATACGGATGTGTGGATGATGTGAGTGTATTATTTAACCGTTAAAAAATTGAAATACAAATGTATAAAATTGAAAGATGCCGGAATCTGAAAATAAAGAAGGTCAATCTGAGAATATCAAATATGGATATGCTGTTTTACAGAATATTAGTAGAGCAACTCAATATATATCAGAACCTATTTATATATCTGGAAATTTAGAGAAAGCAAAGGAATTCTATGAGAATTTTCCTTCTTATAATAACGAAGCTTGGAAATTAAGTGATAAAATGCTTGTAAAATTTAAATTTGATGAATTCATTGAAGAAGGTATGATAAATGAAGAATGTATTATGCGGCATAATTATAACAATGAAACTGGAGAATGGACCGTTGCAGAAAATTAATTTTTTTGAAAAAGAATTTTCATATTAATTGAGATAAATATGCAATTACTCTGAATTTATTCCTGAAATAAGGGTCTTCTTCACATAATATTATACTATAAACGATATCTGGTATGAAATATATATCGTTTATATATTTATGATAGTAGTTGATTATCTGGTCTTCTTTAAGTCTACTTATATCTAAATACTTCAAGAATTCTTTATGTGTTATCTTATCTAGTATTTTGTCAAATTTCTTTAAATCTGTTCGTTCATTTGCTTTCATGAGTTCGTTTATACTGGTACAGATAATATTATCTGATATATTGTAAAGTTCTATCCATTCTGCAGCTGCATCTATTGATTCTGCTTCTATTAATATGTTTAACACTTCTGATGCTTTTTCTTCACATTGTGATTTTTGCAAAAGAGCTTGTAAGAATTTAGCATTATGATATTTTACATCTAATATTATTATTTTCATAGAGTTGTATGCTATTTTGTTACTTAACATTGCCTTCATTTCATTATCTGAAATTGATTGTTTTGTATCTTCTTTATACGTTGCTTGTGAGATTTTATCATAAACAATTTCGTATAGTGTGTAATGTATAATGTTGTTGTCTAACAATTTTTTCATTTCTTCTAACAGTTTTGTTGGGCTTTCAGTAGATCTACATTGCTTTGTATTGATTTCTTCTATTAAGTTTTGTAATTTTGACTCTTTTAATATGAATAGAAATGATTCTATATTATTTTTCATAGCTTCGCGAAATGTACATTGTACTAAAATTCTACTTTTATTATAGTTTTCTTTTATTATCTCTATGTATTCTTTGAGTAAATCTATTCTTTTATATTGTATGATGTAAAATACATAAAATATTAGTTTGTTTTTATATATTTCAATTAACTTTGATTTTGGATTCTCTAATATTATTGGTAATATCGAAGATAATAGACATTTATTTTGTTGTAATTTGTAATCTGTCTGTGAATTTGTCTGTAAATTTATATTATCTATTATATAGTTGAGTTTTTCATCATTGAGATATTTTATACTGTTGATGTTGCCTGTAGCATACGCTGTAATGCTTATTGGTATATAGAATTTAGGATTTATTGGATTACAATACTGCATAAAATGTTTTCTGTTGTCCTCAGATATTTTATTGATATTTTTGATTATAGCAGAGAGTGTTAATAATTTTGCTGTTTCTGATTGTGATATATTTGTTGTGATAAGATCGAAAAGCGGTTTGTGATTTAATGATACTGCGTATGGTAGGATATTTTCGTTTGTTAAGTTGGTTATATCTTGCTCGATCCAAGATATTATATATTCTATGAAATGTTCTCTGTTGTCCTCTGATATTTTATCTGCGTTTTTGGCTATAGCAGAAAATGTAAGCATTTTTGTTGCTTCTGATTGTACCGTATTTGTTGTAATAAAGTCAAAGAGTGGTTTGTGATTTAACGATACTGCGTATGGTAGGATGTGATTGGTTGCTAAATGAATTGTTTCTTGCCTGATCCAAGAAACGCTAACATATTCCATTTCATAGAATTCTAGTTGTGGGATTTTCATCTTTTTTGTTACCAAAACTTCTTGCAAGCAATCTATTATTTTATTAAGCGCAGATTTGGCTACATCCGGTAAATTTTCGAGAGTACCGTCTTGAGTTGAAAGGAACGCTGGAATGAAACCATCTATAAGATCGGGAAATGTTGATAGAATGTCCATTTAAGATGTTGTTTTGATAAAAAATAGAAATTGTATATTTTTAACTTTGAATGCTATATTTTATATCGCAACAGTCACAGTCGCATTTATCTGCTATATAACTTTTTAAAAGACAAAATGCTACTATTGCAAATAATACACATCCGATGACTAGCAAGATTATACCGAGGTAATCAACACAGTCAATTCTGCGGCAATTTTCTGCGCATGAACCATCTTTGTATAAATAAACATTTGTAATGATTTGATATAAATCATATTTTACGCTTGTCGGATCTAGATCGCAAATTATTTTATTTGTAATGTTTACAGTGTAAATATATTCTGTATAATAATGGTTATCATCCATTGCTCCATGTGATTCTATGTTGATTATCTCTGCATTTACATCTTTTAGAACGATATTATCTATACTGTTCTGTATAACAGCACCTATTATTATGGCAGTTATGGCCATAAAACCTATTATTACACCTACAAATCTGTAATCTGCCATTTTCGTATAAATTATATTTTGTCTCTTTGTTCATTTAGATTTATACCACATATAGTTATAAGTTTAATATAGTTTATAAAGCATGTATGTTTGGGAATTTGCTTTTTTCAATGGAATTAGATCTGAAATTATTCGAAGGATTTTACGCAAAATACTTTGCTGTAGAATATTTGTCTGAGTTCGCTAGAAATTTATACTGGAAGTTGGTAAAATGATGAAAGGATGTTATCGAGAGTAAAATCTGGCAGACACAAACCAATATACTGAGATGATCACATGGTTAAATGAAATTTCAAGGGAAAAAATAAAGAATTGATAACAAAATTTAACTATAATTTTGATTAAATAAGTTGTTTTCGATTATTTTTGTAGCATAATTTTTATTCGTCGCTATCGCAAATACTTCTTCATCACTATATATTTGGATACATTCTAAATCTTTACGATACCAATTTATTTTTCTACGGATTTTATCTGAATCTTTTATTTCTGTCGATAAAACTTGGCAAATATTACTTGTTATAAATGATAAAGCGTCGAATACATCTCTTTTGATATTTATAGCATTGTATACAAATATGTAAAATTCTTCACCTTCACATTCTGGATGATCTTCTATAATGAGTTTTTTTGAATTGTCGAATAGTGTATTTTTCGTTTCAGCGTTCATTGTTATAAAAAACAAATTATTCAATTTTATTTTGCCACTTATAGTGGGTATAAATATATGTTATTTAGATATATCGATATAATGTCTGAAACAAAATATATCATTTGTATGTTATACGGTGGTAAGTGGAATATAATTGTCACTGATAATCCGTATAAACCATTTGATTCATTTCATATCTTTGATAGGATCGTCGAATATAAAATTATAAATCCAAAAAATATAAATGAAGCTCTTTCTATATTTAAAACAGAGGAGAAAATGTATACTTACAGTGTAGATGATAAAATAAATATTAAAGATCTGCCGTTAGCTTTTCTTCATCCAAATGAATATTTTGGGTGTATTATGTGTGAGATTTTGAGAGAATCATGTGATAATTATACATCAAGGTATATCATTCCACCGAATAATCCAGATTTTGACAAATCTATTAAAATTGCTCTGTCTAACTTTGCACATACGGAGAAATGAAATAACGATCGTTGTTTTTTATAAAATTGAAATAAAACATCTGTATATTTTAACATGGCGTCGTTCGCTGAAAGGTTAGATGTTTTGTGTAAAGAATATACTGAAGATGCAAAAAATATCATCTTAGAATATATCGAAGAATTCAAGAAAACTCTGATCGTATACTGTAAATTTGAAAAAGACGAAAATGTTGATATTAAAATAAGAAAAGCTTCTTGTAAACTGATAAAAGATTTGCGAGAGCACGTTTATGGATTTGATATAGATAAATGCGATGAGGAATTGATCAGCGCTTATCTATATCAAATACAACATTGCAGTGATGTAGCAAATCTTATATGTGATTCGAGCTCAAGGGTTATATCCGGTATAGCGAAAAAGTTAGATGAAATAGACAAGGTGAAATTGAATACTTTCGTAGAAGGATTGAAAGTCATGAAGAGAGATATACTCATCAGCAAACAATATGTAGATTTTAAACACAAAATGAAAGACGATGTAAATGACAAAAGCGATGAAAAGGATGAAAAGGAGAAAGGAGAAAAGACAAATGCATTTAAGGATTTGATCTCTTGTAATTTAAAAACAATAAAATACTTAAAGCAATTTGACTCTGATGCAAGTGATTTTATTGAGTTTATGGATATGTTTTATCATGAAGATGACCCCGGTAATGGATCCTTTAGATTTCATACGAGAAGCTATCAAGATGAATTTCATTTGCCGTGTGTTTTGCTAAAGTTTATGAAGTCCTTTGATAATTTTGATGGTTTGCATTTGAATGTTAATATAAATGACGTAAAGGATAAATTATCGTAAAAAAATCGATAATATTGTGTCAGAGTATAAAAATTATGGTTCGTATAAGATTTGTTCCAAAAAAATCGTAAAAATACGATATTTAAAGCAAATCGATAGTTTATTTAAAATTTGATTTTTTATGGTCTTTTTTGTGAATTTTTTATACGGTGAAAGTTGTATGCGGCGGCCAAAAAAGTTGTGATTTTGCCCGGAAATTGATCGATTTTTGCAGAGTTAAGGGGTGAAAATGCTGTTTTTTGTGGACTTTAGACGTGAAAAACATCGATTTTCGTGGACTTTGGGAATGAAAAACACGTTTTTTCCATGATTTCGGCCCTGTGCAAACTTGTGGCGGCATAAATAGATTTTTCAAAGAAAGATGTGTAAAATTAAAATTTATAAAAACAGCAAGGGATATAAATCACAGTTTACATATTAATTTTGAATAAATTGTTTATATATTATTAATAGCTTCTTAAGAATAAATTGATGTTTTTATACCATTGAAAATGAAATTGGATTCGAAGCTATTCGATGGGTTTTACAATAAATATCTTAATGTAAAAGATTCAAAACTAGATGATTTGCCACTTCATATAAGGTCCACATATGATAAATTATTAAGTTGGCAAGAATCTGTTATAGAAAATAAAGAATGGATTTTATTATCGAGTATGTTGACTGAAGAGGAGAGAAAATATTCTTCTTGCGATTGGTTGAATTTAAATTATAAGGTGAAATACTATAAAGAGATAGAATACATTATCTATTATGCTGTTGAATACGATAATAAGAGGTTACTTAGATTCGTAGAAGATCTTGAGGACAAGAATGTTAGATCTTTCATTAAACGCACAATATTTGAAGCTGCGGTTTATTATAATAATGTTAATTTGGCTGCTAAATATAATAAATTTATAAATTACAGAAATAACGAGTTTTTAATAAAAAATGCTATTCTGAGAGGTCACATATCAATTATAGAATATATGATAGAATTATATAGGATGCAAATAGGTAATGGAGGATTTAAAGATATTGATTTTAGATGTGAAAATCTTGATGAAAAATATGCAAATAATAAAAGTGAGAGTGATGAAAGTGAGAGTGATGAAAGTGAGAGTGATGAAAGTAATCACCATTATTATAGTGACAGCGATTATGTATGTAAATCTAAGAATACGGGTAATAGTGATGAAGAAAAAGAAAGAGAAAGAGAAAAAGATAAAGAAGAATATGATAATTTAATAATAAATCTGTTATTGTTGGCATCTACTACGTGTTATAGTAATATAGTTAAATTCTTCATAAATTGTGTTGATGATATTGAAGATGATGATGATGATGATGATGATGAATTATTAAAGAAATCAAAATGTATCAAATATAATATATTTATAAACTTTAACGATAAATTTCTTGAATTATTACCATTTTGGGCGGATAATCAATTGTGGCATACAAGAGATATAATCTTATATAATGTTGCGATTAATGGATCTATCGATAAATTTGATATGATAACATCATATGCTTGTAAAAATAAATGTAATATCGCTTTTCTTGATTTTAGATATTTATTCCAATGTGATGTTAGTTATAATACATACATTGGGGATGATATTGAAGATAATGAAATAGATGATAAAGAATTATACAAACAAGATGAAATTTATGGTGGAATGTGTTTATTTCGTGATAAATTAGATGTTCCTTTGTTGCTTAAGAAGATTTGCATTCTCATAAAGAAAAACTTAATTGATAAGTTTGAAATTGATTCGTTGATAACATCAATAGCACATTATTATAAAATTGATGTAGAATTATTTACCACGTATGTAAATCATGAAAGTTTTAAAATGGAGGATTTTATACAACATGTTAAATCTTATACTTCAATCAATATTGAACTTGACGTATTTGATATTTTGATTGGAATGAATGTTGATATAACGAACACAATTCTGTCATGTTTATTTAGAGGTAATGTAGAATTAATAAAATATGTTGCAGAAAAATATTCAGACAGATTTGACTCAGATACTTTATTTGTTACAGCTTGTAAAAGTGGAAACTTACAGAGTGTAAAATATCTTTACGAGAAATTTAAACCTAACAAATTTATTATTAGAGATGTATATGTTTCTATATTGTTCATAGCAGATATAGGTGACATGGAATATTCTGTAGATGTTGTAAGGTGGCTGAATAGTCTTTTAAATTGAAACTAATATTATACCGTATTAGATAAATGCGATAATTTATATATTTTGTGAATTTGAGAAATTTTGAAAATGGGCAAAGAGTGTGGATTTATAACAGCTTTCTTTACTGCGGCACTTGGATGTGTGTTAATAACACCAGGATTGATATACTTGACTCATGCTTATGATGTTAAAGAAGAAAATGTTACAGGAGAGGTTATTACAGCAAATAGCATTTATAATGGAATTGGACAAGGGTTCACCTATATTTATGGTATAAATTCCACTAATAATATCTGTGTATTGCAAACTAACACAGAAAAATATAAAATTCATGAGATTATAACTGGTTTATATATTTACTCTGATGGAACCTGTTCGGCAGAGTGTAATGATGAAGATTGCAAATTCAAAGTTGGATTGGGTTTGACAATAGTAGGAGCATTTGTGTTAAGTATTTCAGTTTTATCATTTGCTTATGGATTTCGTATTTATCTGCGTGAAAATGGATACTGTGTTAGAAGAAATAACAATAAAAGTGTGCTTTATTGTGGTATGGTTTAAAAAAAATATTTTTTTGTATTTTTTATCTTTGCACACTGTATTTAGGTTTTATACAACGATTATAATTTTCTTTAACATAAGGAACAGCACACCATAATATCGTCAATGACAATAAAACACTTCCTATAACTAGCAATATAATTCCTGCATAATCTACACAATCGAATTTACGGCAATCTATTGCACATGAACCATCTTTATATACGTATATATTTGTAACAATTTCGTGTAGTTTGTATAGCTTTGTTGATGGATCCAAACTGCAAATCACCTGGCTTGTAATATTAAGGGTATACACATAAGCTATATATGGCGCAAAATCTCCTTGTATTTCAACTTCATAGATATTGATTATTTCGCCTTTTGCATCTTTTATTTTGATATTATCTACGTTGACTTGTACATATATACCAAATCCCAAAAGTATAGCACCTATCGTACCTAAAATACACGCTAATATTGCACATTTCACCATTTTGTAAAATATAATTTACTTTGTTCAATTTTTAAGACAAAGATTATGTTTTGTATAAGATTTATGTCAAAATGCCAAGAAAAACAAAAGAATTTAAAGGAAGTGGGGGTGGGTTTAAAATGGAATTTTTATGGTTTTTTGAAGTATTTTTTATACACCGAAGGGTGGATGCGGCGGCCAAAAAAAGTTGTGATTTTGCAGGGAAAATGTCGATTTTTGCGGACTTTGGACTCGAGAAACATCGATTTTTGCAGACTTTGGCAGGTGAAAATATCGATTTTTGCAACATTTTGAGGTCAAAAACACGTTTTTTCCACAATTTCGGCGCCGTGCAAACTTGTGGCGGTATAAATAGATTTTTCAAAGGTTTTTTTGTAAACCGATCGTTTATATCAATGGCATAAGGGTATAAAATTACAATTTACATCTTTTCTTTTGAAAAGTATCTTTTATACAAAGTATGTCAATATTATGTGGAGAAAAGTATCTATATTTGATTATGGTGTTATTTGTGTATTGACCAGTCTATTTTTTCTTCATATCTGTCATTTTTTCAATTTAATAGATTATTAAAATTGCGTATATCCGTTGTTGTTGCATTTTTTGTATATTGATATAGATGCCATTATAATAGTTGCTAAACCGAAAGCGCTACCTAAACAGATTGCTATTATACCTAACTTTCTGCTGCAATATCCGTCAGAGCAATCTGTAGAACAAGTCCCATCTGAATATAAATTTAATCCTGTTATTTTTTCATGTAACGAATATTCGTTATATGATAGTTGTAATTTACAACTTTGGCTTAATTTGTCTAATGATATCGTATAGTCGTATTCTATATCGCTATCTTCTCCTGGTCTCTCTGTTATATCTACTTTTGTTACATATCCTGTTAAATTCGTTGCTATAATCTTTGATTTATCTAGATAAAGATATATTCCAATTGAAGTTAAGATTATACATATGATGCAACAAGCTGTTGTTAAAATATTAATCGCTTTACCCATTTTAAGTTTATACCACAAATAGTCATATATTTAATGTAATATTAAGATGCTTTTTACAATTTTCACATCATAAGTTGTCTGTTAGTAAATTTGAATCGTATCAAATATATGGTAAAATGGGAGACTTAACATTTCCTATGATCTTAATCGACTTGGTTGAAAAATACAAAGGCACTTATATTAATGATGTTAAAGTGGTGGAGATTATACGGGATTTTGCAGGAAATGTGATGGAAAGTTGCTATTTGTATAAGCCGAGGATTGCCATGATGTATAAAGCTATAGAAACCTTAAATGTTAAATTGATTAAGCATTTTAGCAAATATTTTAATGTATCGGCAATTGAAATTGGCAGAGCTCTAGATTCAAAGAATACTTATAAATTTATGACAAATGAATTTGTTGATATTATAACAGATTATTATTGCAATATTAAAACACCATACATGCAAATGACTATCGTTTTGAGTAATTTTATAAGAAGCGGTAATATTGAGTTATTTCATAGAATATGTATGAAGTTATCTATTGATACTGGATTTCATTGTTATCCACTTGAGTTAATATTTAATGCGATTAGATCCAGATCTATTAAGATGATTAAATATATTTGTAAGCTAGTTAAAAATTATATAGTAGATGTTGACAAGATTCGTTGTGTTTTATTTGCATCGTTGTATAATTTAGATGAATTAGTAGAAGAATTGTTATACGTTGGTTTATGGGAAAATCAGAATGATACAAAATTAATAGAGGATGAATATCTATTTTCCATCAATCCTTGTAAGTTAGAGGGTTTATGTAACAAATTTCAAATACCGTTGAATGGAATTAATAAGAAGCTTGCAGATTTGATGAATATTAATATGGATGTTAATATCATTTTGGATAAAGATTGTGTTTGCATACACCACGATAACTTACAGTATTACATTGATAAATTGAGCAGGTCAGGTGAAGAAAATAATATTGGTCAGTTGAATATTAAGAATGTAATGAATTCAAAAACTCCTGTAACTTACATTAATATTTCAAAAACTTATAGTGTTGAATTGAAAATTCCATTTGATGATATTGAGGTTTATTATATGCATGTTAAGGAGTTTGGAAATGACCAGATATTCATATGCGAATACCCAGAGTATAAAAATGTGGAAAAGCTAAATGATTTGAGAAATAGCTTACTGAACAAATTGATTAGTAAAATATATGATAAATGTGAAGATTGTAAATTAAAGGTTGTTAAGCAAATATTAGAAGCTTTAAATTACAAAGTTGTAATTTACACAGATAAAATATTTGCTATTGATAAAATTCTTTACTTTATATTTGAAAATTGCAATAAAACTGTAAAGAATGCTATTATTATGAAAATTAACTGTGATACTGTTGTAAATGATATATTTTGTTATGATGCGTTAATTTATAAATATCGTAAATTTAGAGACAAATTATATGAGATAACGGAATGTTGTAACGTGGATAAATATCATTCTCGTATAATTATTAATACATCAAAATATTGTTCTCTTTATACACATGATCATAATTTAGTCAATATTGTCAAAACTGATGCGATATACAGATATTTGGATGATGATTGTGGCGGCAAGGAGGTAGTTGTATGGAAACCGTTAAAATTTTGATTTTTTTAATATAAAATCAATTTATTTATTATGGACAGTAAACATACTGATTTTGCTATTGTAAAAGGAGGGGATGATACGAATGTATTTGAATTGAATATATTACCTCTCAGTAATGGAACTATTATAATTGATACTGCTCTTATTACAAATATTAGTGTAATTTCTCATAAATGCAAATATAAAGCGATTCAAATCATAATTGATATATTTCATTCTTGTACAAGTGTAAAATCTATACTTGAAAAAATAGTTAATGAAGTAAATATTATACCATCGTTTAGTATTTCATCTATAAATTACATTAATGATACAAATGCAGAAGAGAAATATCAAATTATTCAATATTTATCTGCTGTCAGACAGTACATAAAAGAAATAAATGTAAGTTACTATGAAACTTTTCGAGATCTATTTGAAAATGAAAAAATATTTCATTGTTTAGAAGAATTAATATTGATATTTAGAGATGTTAATTATAATGATAAACATTCTAGATACGATAAAATGGATTATAATAGTAGAATTGGTATGTACATAAAATATTCAAGAATAAAAGATTATGAATTCACACCGGTACAATACGAAGAATTTTATGATGATCTTAGAGAAAAAATAAATTCTATTAAAGATACAAGAAACTTAAAAGCAAATCTGCGTAATAAGCTTATATTCAAATGTATAATGATATTAATTGCATTTGCATTTGCTATTACTGCTATACATACAACTGATATAACAACTAGAATAATACTGGCTGTTATCGTTTCTTTCGTTGCACTTTTGTTGCTTTTATTTGATTATTTTGAAGAATTCTTTAAGATAACCCTCATACGAGATGCATCTGATAAAATCACCGAGTTTCCGTGTTGTTATCATTGCATATGTGATAATATTATGTTTTGTATCGGCAATAAAAATACGAAACGAAACACAATAGAATTCGATATAAAAGCACTCGAACGTCAAAAATTGAGAGTAAAAGTCGAATAAACTATATTTTTTATCATAAATTTACATGGTTTTGGTTTGGATAGCGGCGAATTTCAACTTGCGATTTTATGCGGAAAAATGCGTTTTGCGGAGAAAAAAGTGTGAAAATCGCGAAATTTTGAAGTTGTGATTTTAGTCGACGCGAGTCAATTTTTTGCGAAGTTTGACCTGGAAAACATCGATTTTTGCGGACTTTAGGGGTCAAAAACACATTTTTTCCGTGATTTCGGCACCGTGCAAACTTACTGCGGGATAAATATGTTATTTCAAAGATTTTTGTAAAAATAGTGGTTTATAAACTTTCACAGCTGGTATAAATATTTTTTTACATAGAATTTTGAAATAAGTAATTATACGTGATAATAGTCGAGTTGGCTGATATTAAAAACAAATAAGATAAGAAAAATTAGTTTCTTATACCATGAGTGAACAAGGAAATTGCAATCAAATAATCACAGTAGCAGATTTCTGGCGACATGTTGTATTTTGAGACAATCCTTTGCTGATGTCAAATAAATTATTAGTTGCACGATTGCAAAAGATAAAAGAAGAGGAAGAGAAACTGAGAAAAAACGAGAGGACAGAAAGGAAAAAAGACAATTGATTTATACGAGAGTTGACAAATAAACTATCGCTTTCATTAAATTATAACTTTTTGATTTGCGTTTTGTCAGATCTACGATTACATTCGGTATTATCTCAATGTCATTAAAGCAATTATTGTAAATTTCTATGATCAAATCTGGATTCATATCACTGAAATTTATCTTTTCTAATAATTTTTTATTTTGCAAGTTATCTATGAATATTTTTATATGTTTCATAGAGTTTGTAATTGTGTATTTGTATGTTGCCGTTTCAATTGCATTTACTATATTTTTGTCTGATACTTTATGTGTTAATATCCATTTTGCAGCTGATATAATATTATTGGTTCCTATCAGTATTTCAAAGATTTTATCGTTTTCATCTATTTTATTCTCTTCAACTATTTTGTTCAGCAAATTGCTTATATCATACGCACTGTATCTACAGATGAAATCTTTCAATAGTTTCATATTTGTTGTGATAGAAACCAATGCATCAATTGGTATTTGCAATTCTTCATTTACGTTATATTTGTTGTCTAATAGAGATAATATATTGTTATAAAATGCTAAATATGAAAATTCTACGTTTAAATCTTTTTTAGATAATTTTTTAAGTTTTTTTAATATTGTTTTAATATTATCGATGTTAATGTTCTTGCCAGAATATTTCAGATTTATCAGATTTTCATCTTCTATGATTTCATCTGCCATATTCACATATTCTGGATTGTCTAAAATATACATGATGTTTGTTGTATCTTCTGTTATAGCTTGTAAGAAACAATGTTCTACAATGCATATTTTTGTCTCTAAATTATAATTTTTTTCCATACCATATTTTATTAGATCTAATCTGTTGTATTTAACTATGCATTCTTCAAATTCTACTAAATAATTTTTATATTTTTTGATTAATGGTGAATTTGTATTTTCTAAAATTACAGGTAAAATACTATACAATCCTATTGTATTTTCTGGTAAGATCACCTTATCTGGTATAATGTTATCTATTATTACATTTAGTTTTTCTTCTTCGAGAAATTTTATACCATTGATATTACCGCTTGCGTAAGCTATTACGTTTATTGGTAAGAGAAATTTGCTATTTTTTGGCCTAATAAACTGCAGAAAATATTCTTTATTTTCATCGTTAATTTTATCTATTGACTTTACAAGCTGCGAGAATGCTTTTATTTTAGACATTTCTGTTTGAATTGTATTTGTATTGATAAAATCAAATAGTGGCTTGTGATTTAATGATATTGAATACGCTAGAATATTATCATTTGTCAAATGCAAACTATCTTGTTTGATCCAAGAGATACTCAAATATTCCATTTCATGGAATGTTAAGTCCGGCATTTTGAATATTTTAGAGTTGATAACTTCAAGTATGGTATTTTGTACTTTGTTAAAGGCTATTTTTGCATATTCTGGCATATTATCGAGAGTTCCATCTTGAGTTGATAGAAATGCTAGAACAAAACCATCTATTAGACCTGGAAATGCTGAGAGAATATCCATTTAAATCGTATAATTTATTTTATTCAGTTTTTAAGTTGAAAAATTATAGTTCGTATAAGATTATTGTCAAAATAATAAGAAAATAATAGATTTAAAGGAAAACGCTGGCTTGTTTAAAGTTTGATTTTTATGGTTTTTTGTGAATTTTTTTATACGGCGAAAGTTGTATGCGGCGGCCAAAAAAGTTGTGATTTTGCCCGGAAATTGATCGATTTTGCGAAGTTAAGGGGTGAAATCGGTTGATTTTCGTGGACTTTAGAGGTGAAAATCACGTTTTTCCATGATTTGCCGCGCATGCAAATTTGGCGGATATAAAGTGGATTTTTCAAACTCCTTTTGTAAAAATAGTGGTTTATATAGACGGGAAAAATATAAATGGAAAATTTACGATTTTCCTTTGAAAATATGTTTTATACAAGCATATTAATGATGTATTAAAAATGAATAATATGATGATATAATTTATCAAATTATACGACGAAAGTACAATTTGTAATGGATTCGAAAGTGGAATTGGATCTGAAATTGTTCGATGGTTTTTACAGTGAGTACTTTGCTAAAGATGAAGCTTCTGTAGAAAATTTGCCAGAGTTTGCGAAATCTATATACTGGAAATTAGTGAAATTGCAGGAATCTGTTGTTGAGAGTAAGAAATGGACTTTATTGTCGAGTATATTAACAGAAGAGGAGAGAAAATATACGTGTTGTGAGTGGATGAATTTGAATTATGAGATTAAATTCACATCATTTGAACTTAAACTTATAATTCATTGTGCTGTTTCAAAGAATGACTTATATTTACTCGATTTTATGGATAAAAATGGAGTAACTACAGATAACGTACATAATACAACTGCTAGAGAAATAATTTATAAAGCTGCAATTTATTATAATAATATTGAATTAATAAAAAAGTATGAATTTTCAGGTGAAAAGACAGGCCCTTCATATAAATCTTTATATAAACATTCTATATTAAATTCACACAGTGATGCATTAAATTATTTACTGGAGTATGTTCCTATACCCGACAATAGTATTGAAAAAGATATGTTTATATTATTAACCGTTACGGAAAATATTGATATGATAAAATCTTATTTTGGAAAAATCAAAGATGATCCGTATATGAAATACGCCGCTTGTTATTATCTTATTATTAATCTTGGAAATAAGATAGTAGAAATTATTCCTGATTGGTTTACCGAATCAAGGAAATATATGATACGTGCTATAAATTATGTAATGAATTGTGAACTTCCAAGTAATAAACTTATAAAAGTGTTAGATTATTCTGATGAGAAGAAGATGATTTTAGATATTTCTCAAATTAGTTATAAATTTAATCATAAACTTGATATTAAATTATTGCAAGATAAAGTTTGCATTTTGCTAAATAGAATGCAAGTTGTTATGCCGGATATTGCATTGAGAAAGTTAATTGAAAAATTTTATATTGATATTGATATTTTCAGTTTATTTGTTAATCATAATAATTTTGATATGAATAGATTTCTATCTCAACCTCATGATAATAATATTAAATTTCATATTAAATCTGAGATGATTGATATTTTAATAGATAAAGGGATTAATACCAAACATTTTCATTTTGTTGAATTATTTATTGACGATTTATCTTTAGTAAAATACACCGTAGATAAATATCACGAAAAATTGAACATGGAAATTATATTTACATTTATATGTAAGAACAATCAATTGGAATACGCCAAGTATTTATATGAGAGATTTTGTTTTAAAGATACTATCATTTCTCGTGTATATTATATAATTTTAAGAGGAGATATACGTCATATTGATATATTGGAATGGATAAATGAATTGATTCACAAGAAAAAGTTATATGCTGTTGTTTAAAAAAAAAGAGATAATTTTGTTTAAATTTGAGATTTTACGATTTTTTGGTGAAAATTTATACAATGTGCAATGGGTATGGCGGCCAAAAAAAGTTGTGATTTTGCCCGGAAATCGACCGATTTTTACGGACTTTAGGAGCAAAAAACACCGATTTTCGTCGATTTCGGCGGCTGTAAACTCGTCGCGGGATAGATGGGTTTTTCAAAGATTTTTTTGTAAATCGATGGTTTATAAACTTTGCGAAGGATATAAACGAAGAATTTACACTTTTTTTTGAACAAATTGCTTATACGGAAAGTTGGAAGAATGCAGAAAAAAATCTGTTAAATTGAAAGTATATTATATATATTTTGCAATATGTTGGATGAAAAACACCAATCTTCAGACGGATTTGACAATACCGCCGACTTGATTTTACTCAACGATTATAAAATTTTGCAATGTTATGAATATGAAAATGCTAAGATATTTTGTAACGATGATGGTGTTCTGATTATATGGGGTGATAAACGCTTATTGTGGAATAAGAATGGATTTTGTTCTGTTTCGATCATTGAAAATAATCGCATGAAATCTAATGATAATGATAGAAGTTCATTTGACGCGTGGATTAACAATTGTATATCTCATGATATTAGTTTACTTATGGAATCCTCTCCGCATGATATTTATGCTGATGATAATGATTCCTGCAATAAAATACGAGATAAAGCTTTTGCTATTGCTGATAAAATCATTGATAAATTGATTAGTATTAAGGAAAATAGATTGTTCCCTACAGAAAATGTAAAGTTTTACAGAGCGCAATATCCTGAATACGATCCCATAAAATTATATTTTATATTTTATACTAAGTGTTTATTTGGACACATATTTGCATGTAAATTTACTAAAATTGGTAATCCTCGTATAAGATATGATATATGTCATATTGCGATATTGAATCTTTTGAAAAGTATACATAATAGATCTGATAATTTTGAGTATCTTAGAACTATTTTCATATTGAATAAAACACGCAGACGTTTTGTCAGACCTTTGGATGATCAGATATTTTACTTTGCTCCTGAGAAAATACCTTTGTATGAGAGTATTGATCCAAAGAGATTATACGAGTGTTTATTCATCGATGGTTATATACTGGAGTTATGTGAAGATGTTACTGGGATGAAATTTAAATTTAGCGGTGAGGAGGTTGAATTGATTAATAAACTCAATGAGAAATGTGGAGATATTATATTGAAAAATTACAAGAAGTTGAAATATAAATTTTATGCAAAATTATTATTGGGTTTGCTTGTATTGGGATCTGCTATTGTTGGATTTGTAAAGAGTGGGTATGACACATATTTTGTTCCGTTGATTATTTTCTTTGGAATTGGTGTAATTTTATCATTGTTGTATCTTACAAATGATTTCTATACGGAGTTTGTGAAATTGGATGAATCAAGATTTGCTGGTAAGGTTACTAAATTGCCGAGATCATGTGAGTGTGTACCTTGCTGCAGTTGTATATGCAGATGTCAAAGTTCATGTTGCAAAAAAACAGATGATGAATTCATGAATAAAAATCATGAATTGTATTGGTGTATTGATATTATATGTTGTAATAAAGACCCATCTTATGATGTGAAGGATATCAGATCTTTGCTAAAATCAGATATTAAGATGAATTTGGAAGACTAAAAATGTTGTTTTGATATTTGTACAAATGATTAATATATTTTTTTGTCATTTTTATATTTATTTATCAATAGATAGATTATACCTCCATAGAATAATGTACTCATGATTATCGTTAAATATTTTTGTGTTGTATATTTCTCTCCATCAACACAATAACTAACGAAACAATCACAGTTTATATAATTTTCACCATCTAATATATGATATTTATATTTCTTGTTTTTTATGTCATTGATAACCTCTTCTATTCTATCAACTATGATATTTAAATCTGTATTTTTTATTAATCTTACACGGTGCCATCCTCCACCTAAATTTTTATATGAAGTTATGTATATAATTGGTTTATCGTATATTCTATTTAATTCTACTAATATTTGTTTAGATAAATCTTTATTTTCGAATAATAATGCTCTATGTTCAGCTGTAACTTTTATCTTTCTTCCAATTTCTTTACATGTTGTATTTTGATGAGATATCAACGCTCTTAATTCTTGTAATTTTGCTTCCATTTGAAAATGTGTTATATTAAATATATCATCGAATATTTAATACCAATATGGTTGAAGAGAAAGAAACAAACTATATCATCTGTATGCGAAGGAAAACTAGATGGGATGTGGGAGTTTCAAATACACCATATTCAGAGTATAAATTGTTGGAATCTGCTAAATCTTTTCATATATTCAATGATATTTTGCAATATACAGTGAATGCATCAGAAGAGAAAATTCGTGTTGCATTGAATAAGATATTCACCAAACAAGAATACAATGAAAAATTTTATATGTTTTGCACTAAAAAAATACCGATTCATGTGTCGTCAAAAGTTGATAGAAGAATATCAGCTGAGGTTACTTATAATTTTCCGCCTGGTGTTAGATATTTTCAATTTGTTATTGAAAGTACCTTAAATCACATCTTGAAAAAGCAATTTGTATGTGATTATTTTGCTCCACCGATTGATCCGGATTTGAAAATCGTAATTGATATGATTTCTGAACAGCAATCTTCTTAAAATGCAATTATATTGCTTTTATAAAGAAATTATTTCAAAAATAATGAAAAAAGAAATGATTCAAACCGTTAATGCGGTGTATTTAAACCTTTGTTTTTAAAAAGCACGAAAAGTAGAGATTTATACGAGAAATCTGTTGCCGGCGACCAAAATTTTGAAGTTGTGATCTGGCCCGGAAAATGCAATTTTTTGCGTGATTTGACCTGGAAAATGCTGTTTTTCCGTGATTTCGGCGGCATGCAAACTTGTGGCGAGATAAATCTGAAATTTCACCTTTTTGTATAAAATGAAAGTTTATAAACTTTGTGGATTATATAAAAGTATGATTTTATACGATAGTTTGAAAGATAAAACTTATTTTGTTTTTTCATATTAAGCAACTGAAAATTGAAATATATTGTTTTTATAATTTGAGATGTCAGAACAGAAAGATAATAAAAAATATTTTACTATCAGTGCAAGAGGTACATTGATTGATGCTCCAATAGAATTGAAAGAATACAGTGATTTTATACAAAAATGGTTTAATGAGAGAAAATCTGATGATGAAATATGTTATGTTGATGTGAAAGCTGAAGATGTTCATAAAATATTAGATAGTATACGAGGAGATGTGCTCGGATACATGGGTATGACAATACCATCATTAAATGAAAATAAAACATTCTTGGAGAAATATAAGTCGTATATTGAATCTGAATTTCCATTTTCATTTCATTCTGATATTGTAATTGCTACAGGTGACAAATGTAAGTATATAGAAAAAGATTCTTTGTATGTTCCTATTGAAATAATTGAGAATACAAATTTATCATTGCAGATTTGTAATGTACTAATTCACAATAAATATTTCTTTATATGTTTTGTTGTGAGAACAGCTAATTTACAATGTGTCGATCCTGAAGAAAGTGAAGAGAAAAAAGAATATTGTATTTATTTATTCGATAATAAACAAAAGTTAGATGAAAATATGTGCGGAGTAGAGTTCGAAGGGAAAGGAGGGTATTATACGAAGATTACACCGGATATCATTGAAAAAGATCATTTTGTTATAGATATTAGTGATTTGAAGGATAATATCGTTAATCTTGTATTTAAAGAGGTAGATCTGTTAAAGTCAATCTATAATGTGTAAATTGTGTATATAAGATAATTATTTCAAAAAATAATAAAATAAAATGATTTAAAATGGAACGGTGGTTATCTAACTATTTTCTTTTTAAATTGAGTGAAATTGTGGTTTTATCAAGATTGTCGGGTGACGGCGACTAAAATTTTTGCGAGCAATTTTGGCCTGGATTTATATTTTTTTCAGCATTTTATCTTAAAATCAGCAATTTTTTGCAAAGTTAGATCGCCGTTGGCAAACTTGGTGTAATAAACTGGAAATTTTAACATTTTCATATAAATAACTCTTACATACCCGGGTGATAAAAATATAAAAAATATTTATATATGATTTGTGAAATGTAATATAATTATACCAGACATTTATGAAACATAACACTTTCAAATAAGAGATGATAGATAAATTATTTCCTTGACAGATTTATGTTTCCTTATCTTTTTTATTAATCTTTCTAGAATTTGCGGTATATAATTTATATCATTTATATAGTTTTCGTAGAAATATACTAGATTATTTTCGTATATTCTTGGAAGAAGTTCTTTTATAATATTCTTATCTTTGATAAAATTTAATATATTTTTAACATCTCGTATAGTATAAACTACATCACCCGATATATAACATTTGACACCTAAAATTATATCACTATCTTTTATCTCATATATGGATAACCATTTTTCTGCAGATTTTATATTATGCTTTGCCATAAGGGTGATAAATATATTTGGTGAACTTACAAAATCTGTATTTTTGCATGTTATATTGATTATGTCCAGTATATTGTCATATGGCATTTCTATAAGTTGTTCTATGAACAGTTTATTTTTGGCTGCTTTTATTAAAATTTTAGCTTCTTCACTATTGATATCAAGAGATTTATATTCTTTTTTTGTTTTATATTCCATTAATTTTAATAAATATCCGATAATACCTTCGTATATTGTTTCGTCAATTTGATTATTTTCTAATGATTGATTTAGTTCGTCAAACAATTTACCGATATTTTTGTAATATTCATGTGTAATATTAATCTTAACATGAAATGTGTTGATATATTCGGTAAATTTTTGCAATAAGTACAATAATATTTGACATTCTCCTGTTATAATAGTATGATATATTGAATAATTTATCAATTCTGTTATTAACTTTTGTTCATTTCCATCTTCTATGTTATCACAGTAGCTTTTAATTACATCTATTCTATTAAATGATATGATTGATTCGTAGAATTTCATAAACTCTTTTTTGAATACTGCAAATGGTGATTTCTCTTCTTTCAAAAGAATTGGAAATAAATCGGATAAATTATGTCCGTTATATTCTTCGCGGCCTGCGATAATATCATTTTGTATCACATCTAAGTTATTTTCTTCGAGAAATTTTACACCGGTAATATTGTTAGTTGCATATGCTGTAATATTTATTGGTAATAACATGTCACATTGATTTAAATTAATAGCTTTGAGAAAGTAATTTCTATTTTCTTCTGAAATTTTATCTATTGATTTGATAAGTTGAGAAAATGCTATTATCTTAGACACATCTGATTGATTTGTATTTTCGATAACGAACTTAAAGAGTGTCTTGTTATTTATTGATATAGCATATTGTAAAATATTTTCATTTGTTAGATTGAGTGTAGATTGTTTGATCCAAGAGACACTGATGTATTCCATCTCTATGAATTCCAATTGTGGCATTTTGAATACTTTAGAGTTGATTATGTTTTGAATTGTGTCAGTTATTTTGTTGAATGCGGTAGTTGCAATAATTGGCATATTTTCAATGGTTGCATCTTCAGTTGACAGATAAGTTTGTATAAAACCATCAATCAGATTTGGATACAGAGTTAAAATGTTCGTTTCATCTAATTTAGAATTCATTTGTTATAGATATGTATTTTCATTTTTTAATAGGCTATATAGCTGATTTCTATAAGAAAAAAGTTCAAAATTAAGTATAACAAAGAGTTTAAAAAAGAGCAGTTTTTGTTTAAAATATTTTTTATATGGTTTTTGAATGATTTGATACTACCGTAAACTAACTATTTGAAGATTTCGAAGTATTTTTATCGACAGAATCGTAGTTTTCCTGTGACATACCCATTAGATTTCTATATCCAGTATTATTTTTATCAAATGATTTTTGTACACAATGTGATAATTCATGATGATAACGTATACAGAAATCTCCATAATCGCATCGATATGACTTATTACAATTTTTGCATCGTACTATTTTTTGTACTTCTTTATCGTTAATTTCTAATGGAACTGGATCTGTAATTTTATGCTCCATTTAGATATATTGTAGTTATATTCTTTATATAACTTGAAAATTGAAAGGAAGAAAATATAAAGATGGCGGAGAATAAATCTGGACATGATTATTTTACGATCAATGCAAGAGGTACGATGATTGACGCACCTATTGAACTTCGTGATTATAGTATTTTTATAGCGGAATGGTTGAAAAATAGAAAGGATGAAAATCAAATTTGTTATATTGATGCTAAAGCAGATGACATTCACAAAATGTTAGACGAGATGAGAGGAAATTTATGTAGATATATACGGGCTGATAAATTTAATCTTACTCAAGAAAGATCATTCGCTGACAAATTTAAATTATATGCTAGTGGTAGATCAGAAGGGTTTCACTCGGATATTATAATTTATGGAGGAGATGAGTTTGGAGCAATCGAAAGATCACCCGAAATATGGCCTGAATTAACCTTTAATGATCATAAAGATAAATTATTTGTTCGCGTTGATAACTTTGAAAATGAAAAATCTATAAAAACATGTAGTTTGTTGTTTCACGAGTCATATTTCTTCTTGTCTCTTATAACGACAAAATGCGATGAAAAGGGAAGAAAATACGAAGGGTATTTCTATAATGATGAAAGATCTTTAGAGGAATACAAGAAATCTGGAAATTTTGAGAGATATCACTTTAACTTTATACCGGATGAGATTAGTGAAGAAGAAAACTATTATATTGTGACTTTGTATAATTTGAAAGCTGAAATCACTAAATTATTGCTGAAAAATAGCTCATTATTGAGTCATGTATATGGGGTGTGAAAAATACGGAAAATGTAGTTTTGTGTGAAAAAATAAGAAAATATTTTTTATAATGTGTTTTTCTTTGTTTTTTACATGATATTTGACTGCCGGCCCAAAAAATTTAAAATGGTGATTTTGAGTGATTTTGCGATTTTTTCTGCGATTTTGACCCGAAAACACCGTTTTGAATTTTTTGTCGCCGGTGCCAAACAAAATCAGATAAATGTGGTTTTCAAAGGGTTTGGTGAAAAGAAGTGACTTAAATAAGGTTGTGGGTGGGTTTAAATGTTCTTTTTCATCGTTTTTTGACGAGTGATTTTATGTATATGGTGCAATGGTAACTTATATATGTTAGTTTGTAGTGAATGACTATTGAATATTTATGAGAAAGAAAAGGAAAATATGATGTATATGATTGTAAATATATTAAAGATCTGATAAGTTATATATTATATTCGATATGGCGGAAGAGAAAAAAACAATAGAAATTAAATTGGACGATGATATTAATCATCACTTTTCTGTTCCATTAAAAGAGGAAAATTATGAATACTTGAGGAAATGTTTTATTTTATTAAAGAAATATGGTATATGTGGGTATATGAGGAATTTGACTATGGAAAATATAAAATGTGTTAATATATTTAATCTTAAAGATGAAGTATATGGAAAAATTGTAGATTTTAAATGTAATAAAAAAGTTGCAATGGAGAATAAACAAATTGCTGATAATATATCATGTAATTGTTTAGAAATTAAAAATATTGCATCAAAATATATCATATTTTATTTTCTATTATTAGAAAACATTCGCAGACATATAGATAAAATATCTGATGAGCGTAAAAATCATATCTTACAAGTTTTAAATGATTCTGATTATAAAGAATTGATATATTATGATTGTAAAGGAGATTATTCATCTGTTATTTGTAGTAGTGAAGGAGAAATTGAAATAATACAAAAGTTATGTGAAGATGAGAAAAAAAATTGTTGGTATATACCATATCAATCAGATATATGTAAATATATTACATTTTGTAATAAAAATAATCCTGTTCATATACGAAGAGGGCATTATATATATTATATAATTAAAATATGTCAAAGATTTAAGGATATCATTGAAAAAAAGAAAATTTTATCTATATTGGAAAATGGATTAATTTATTATTCGTAGAGATACATCAATAATTCAGGAGATCTTGTGATAGCTTTCATGATAATCTGTTTAGCATCAATATCTCCATTTGAATCTAACAAATTTTCTAATGATGATAGAAGATAATAAATTTCCTTTTTAATATTAAAATTTAAATTTGTAATTTCATATTTATGACTATTTCTATGGCTTGATAAATCATATTCATTTTTATTACCTTTATCGTCTTTGTCCTCTAAATTGCTCCATAATAATGGATGAATTGGTTCTTTATATATATCTTCATTATTTCTTTGTTTTCTTTTATTTATGTAAAGTTTTGATATTTTATCATTTAATGAAACTATTACTAAATATTTTTCTTTTGTAATTCCATTTTCATCATATGAACCATTTGGATACATAAAGTTGTCTTTGTATTGTATTTTACGATACATAGTATCTAGTTTAATTTTCTTTTCATCTACTTTAAACAATCCATTATCATTAATCAGTAAATCTGTGAAAGATCTCTTATCGAGTTTGTTTTCCATATTGAGTTTGTTTCCCATAATCCTGGTATATCATATATACAATATATTTATCATCTCATTATTATGGTATTTGACTATAATAGTATATTTTCTTATAAATATTTGATATAGAATTATATCCAAACATGGACAGATTTATCGCGTATAAGAGTGAAAAGATTGCAGAGCTGGAAAATAGATTGATAGGAGAGAATAATCCGCGAGAGATAGATAATATAAATAAATTGATACTTTCATGGAAATCTATTGATTGTCCACAAGAGATGTATTTAATACCAAACAAAACATTAATTCAGCGGTTACATGAAATAAATAGAATTAAAACAGAGGAAGATCAAAAGATAAACTGTTATAATCAGTAAAATAATAGTTTGTTTTTTTCTCTTAAGAGAATTGTAAAAGTTGAATTATAGAATCTTATAAAATGGATTCTGAAGCGAAAGCTGAGGATGTTCATACCGAAGTAGAGTATTTTATAATTGATGCTAGAGGAAAACATGTCAAGGTTTCTAAGTGGTTGAGAAATGTGAGCTCTGTCGTTGACACTTTTCTGCAGCGATGGAATGAAAAGAATGGTATATTTTACGTTGATGCTGATGAATCTGAGGTGCATAAAATGCTGGATTCTATACGAGGATATGACTTGTATGGGTTTCTTGATATCAGTCCTTTAACGAGGAAAGATCTGACCTTTGCTGAGAAGTTTGATATTGCGAATGAGGCTGGAAATTTTAATGTATTTTACGATGATATCTCTATTTTATTTTGTAGTATGCTTAATGAGAAAAAGGATATCGTTATGTTTAAAAAAATATCTGATAAAAACAATTCAGACGGCGACAATTATCCAATAAAGATCATGAAATATTTTACGTATTTGCAGGTGAAAATTTGGACAGAGGATGAAAATAACAGAAATAATGGGCATAGATTTATGTATAATCCGGCCGTGACATCTGGATACAGGCAATTAGATAACAAAGATGAATCAGATGATAATAAAGGCAAATTGCAAATTTATATGAAGTTGATAGAATCCAAAAATTTATGTAATGTGAAAAATTTTGATGTTGCAAACGGAAAGGTTTGTATTAGACTAATTGATATAAAACGTCACATCATAAATTCTATTTTCCAAAATGAAAATTTATTGGAAAGAATTTATGATGTGAAATTTAACACGTCGGGTAAGAACTATTAGGTTGGTTGTATAAGATGAAATTTCAAAATGGTGGAAAAAAGAGGTTTAAAAAATACGGCGATTCGTTTAAATTTGAAATTTTATAGTTTTTTGATGAAATTTTTTATACGACGAAAGTGTGGATGCGGCGGCCAAAAAATCACGATTTTTGAGTGAAAAATGTTCGATTTTTGTGAAGTTAAGGGGTAAAATCAACTGATTTTTGCGAAGTTGGACTGTCGGAAAGTACGATTTTGCGGACTTTTGAGACGAAAAACGCCAATTTTTATGGACTTTGGAGGCGAAAAACACCGATTTTCCGTGATTTGCCGCGCATGCAAACTTGGGTCTGATAAACATTAAATTCTAATGTTTTATGTAAAATAGAAGAATTACATTTAACTTTAACATTAAAGTTAGTACAGTATGAATAATATATCATGGATCATATTGCCGACGAAGAGAAACTAATTGATACGAGAAGTAGATTAATACAAACTATTATAGAGATATACGCAGATACAAATTTACGTGGTATAAGAGAAAAAATTAGTTATATTAAAGTTGTTCCCAGTCTTGTGGCGTATAGAAAAAACATACACAGATGTATATTAGGACTTGATAACTTATCTTATTTTGACATAGCAAACTATTTGTTTGGACAGAAACATATTCTTGATCAAAATATATTAGGATGTGATATTAATTATCATGAAATGCAAACATGTAGAGATGTTATTGATGAATTTTATCATATCATACTAGATAACAATAATGTTCAGAGAAATATTTTACGTAGATTTATAATAGACATATGTCTGCTGTCTGGTATTATTATACTTGGAATATTCAAAATATTATATAATACTGATTTTATCAATTGGATAATATTAATATATGGATCTGTTATTGCTTTCTTCTCTATTGTTATAAGATATAATAATGATGTAATCAATGATCAATTTAATAAAGATGTAAAAGATAGGACTGTGAAAATGCCGAAATATTATGGAAGTTGGTGTGATTTTATTATGCAGTTTACAGGAAACAAAAGTATAAAATATAATAGAATCTTATTTACTGAAGATAATAGGGATGTTGAAAGTTGTTTATAATATTTCAGAAAAAATAATATTTAAGTTGAATATGCCATAACTGCTGTACCGTCAATACCTGCTAGCATACATTCTATACCGACAGCTTTTCCGACAAACATATAACTTTCTTCCTTTGATTTTTTGTAATCTTCGATATATTTTTCTAACTCGCGTGGGTCTGTGATATCATCTGTCAATTTGAATTTACTAAGCTTCTTCTCAACTTTGAATTCAAAGTTAACATTTTCGAATTTGACTGTTGTGAAGTAAATTAGATAACAATCTTCATCTTTATATTTAATCTCTATTTTGTTAGATTCGATAATTTGCTTTTTTTCTGAATCTTCTAAACTTGCGCTGTAATATTCATCTTTATCGTCGTTTTTATACAAGAATATGTAATTTTCTGATAAGAATGCTCCTCTGCATTTTACAACACGCAAAAGATATTCTTTTTCTTCGAAAACTTTTATGATATCTTGTTTTATGTTATATTTTTTATCTCTGATGAAAGAATGCAAATCGGCATACGATGTTTTAGATGACATTGTTGAGTATAAAAATATACGATATTCAATTTTAATGAAAAAATTATAAGATGTATTTTTTAATGAATTCTGATATGTTCTTTGAAGGATTTTTGATAGAGATGTCGATTAACCGATTTGTTAGACAATCTTCATCATATTCCTTTGTCTTTAACAATCTTTCGTAGATATTTGGCATTATTTCCCAGCAGCAACATTCTTCTTTATCTTCACATTTGCAATCTTCAAATAGATCCAATAGAATATTCGATGAGATGAATATACTGTTGTCATTTAGAATTTGTTTTGCGAGCGTTTTGTCAAAATATTTGATAGCTTTGTATAATATTTGAATTATGTCGAGTGAAGTTGCATACGAGAATAGTTTTATTATCTCAAAATTATTTTTAGTCTGCGAAATAAACATATTATAATCTTCTTCTGTGTATTTGAGCTCTGTTTGATTTTGATTTTTATTCTGCCAGAGTATAAGAGCTTTGATAATATCAATATCTGATATGCTTGTGTAAGGATGTGCTCTGAAATGTTCGATAATGTACAAAGCGCTATCAAAATCTTTACATTCGCAATTTTCTGTGATATATAAAATTGCTTCTTTGCTTTTTGAATCGTTATCGTTTACAATATTATTTAGAACTATCTTTATATTATTTTTGTTCAGATGTTTACTAATAGCTTTTATTATAGTGAGTTTATCAGTTTCATATGATGTACCTTTCCATGAATAATTTTTGATATTTTTAATGATATAGTCTGTTATAAATGCTAATGATAATGGATAATCTTGTAACCATTTGTACGCTTCGATTGATATCACATTTAAACTGGATAAAATATTATTTATTTCATACAATTTGGATGCCAAATAGCATAGAAGCGTAATATCACTCCTATTATTTTCCAAAATTACATCATTAAAATTTCTGAATAACAATTCTATAATTGATTTATTATATGAAAATAAAGAATAAATATTGAATTTTAACATACTCTTTTGAAGTTTGACAATAGAATTGTATTTGGAAATCATATAAGCTGCTGATTTATCTGGAAGAAATTCCACATGTATACCTTCATCGTAATATGAATTATGTACCTCTTTCTTTATATCCTTTACGTTGAACGTTTTCATCTCTTTGATAGAGAAATTCACGATAATATCACAAATGAGTGGATTATTCGCATATAAAGCGCTTTTGAATAATTGCCTCGTTGTGGTCTTTGGCAAATAGAATTTTATCTTCTCTACTTTACTTCTAGGATCTTCTTCGATTGTTTTTTTGTAAATACCCAGCGCATGAGAGAATCCTTTTATGTTTCCGTTTATCGCGCATTTGTGTAAGATATCCTCTAGCTCATACTTGCTTAATTTTTGAACTGACAATATCAAATCACTCGTGGTGGTTTTATCATACAGCATACTGTAGCTTATGATCTTTTTTCGCTCTTCGCTTGTTGTTTCAACAACGCATAATATGTACCTTTCCAAGATCGGATATTTGCCGCTGAAAATTTGCTTTATCGGTAATTCTTCACTTTGTAAGATTGCATCGTTGTTTAGCCAGCTGCATGATGTATACGCGGCCTCTGTTCTTGTCAGCGGTATCTTTTGCCATTTTCTGTCGATTTTAATATCCTCATACCACTGCTTTAATTTTTCGTAGATTTGATGGCCAAACGATGACAAATCTGAGATTTTCGCATCCTCTATGTCCATAAAGACGCTGAAGAAGCCGTCGAACAGAACGTTGAAGTTTATCGATTCCATGGTGTTTTATACAGAAAGTATTCAAATTTTACGGGTTGTGGTCGAGCTGGCATTTTTTGGACGGGCCGACTTGAAGTTGAAAAATCGATGTTTTTTGACGATTTTCGTGGCGAAAATGTAGGCGGTAGTCGAATTTTGCAAAGTCGATTTTTGACCTGATTTTTCACTTTCGCGCGACGTTTTGGCCAGAAAAACATCGATTTTTCGTCGATTTCGGCGGGGTTCAAAGTTGATTTTTTTGATGATTTTTTTTACACAAAAACGCGGATGGGATGTAAAAAATTGGCAAAATGTTATTTTTTGAATGGTATTTTTGTATAAGACGGTGCGAGTTTTTCTTTTGATTTTTTTTGAAATTTCCATTGAAATTGTTAATTTTATTAACTTTAAAAATTGATAATTGAAAATATAATTTCCAACGATGCAGGATCGAAAAACTTATACAGAGGGTTTTGTTATGAAATTTACGCAGGATATAACGAAACGTGTGTATATGAATATTTTGGATGCTATATCAAGTGATTTAAATGAATTATATGCTGATAAGAAGATAAATTTGAGCATTACACTTTTACCAGAGCCTATTTCTGAAGGAGGAATGAAGTTTACAGGTGGAAAATTTGACGGCGAATGGTACAAATCTATGAGACATAGAGTTTGGGATCAAAAGTATAAATGGCCGCGAATATCCGTTGATAGCGCAGAGGAATGGCGAAGATCACCTACGGAGGTGGTTTGTGAAGAACATACCATTGAATATAATTTAGTAGATGATTATCCACCATCGATACAAGAGATGTTTCCTGTATCTTCTCAAGGAACTTTCACTGAAGTTAAATCAAATTTGATATTTTCTGCTGGATGTAAATCTGAAACTTATCTGAAAGCGTTTTCTGGTGCTCCAGTTTGGACATTAGATGAATTGCGAATTGTAAAGAAAAATTTTGAATTGTTTGGTGTGAAAGTTACAAAGATGCCGAAGAAAAAAACATTAACTACTTTGTTTTATTGATATGAATTTTGATATTTCTTTGACATTTTTTTCATCCTTAATATCAATGGTTTTGAATAGGATAATTTTGCGTATTCGTGTATGTACGCGGATGATAAATTAAGCATATTATTCTCTATGAATTCATCACTGAACTTCACTTCGAAAACACGAAATATTTTCTCTAATACATATGGGCTATTTTGTTTTATTATCATGCTTTCGAAAACGTTTTGTAATAAATTTATTATACATTTGTTATTTACAATTGATTCTAATGTTTTTATTATTAATTCTGTACTATATCTGGTTTCTTCGTATTCTTCATAAAATTTGTTGATAGTTGATACTATATCTTGCACGCTTATTACTTTGCTTTCGTATAATTTATTTATATATTTTGGATTTCTTTCTTTCATTGTATTTATGATTATATTTGTTACGCGTTCGTCTGTTATCGTTTTTCTATCGATAAAATCTACTAATTTATCGTGATAATCAACGTCATATCGTTTATAGACACAGTTGACCATAATTACTTCGCTGGTTATTTTGAGCATTTCAAATATTTTCTTAGTACATTCTTCATTTATGGTTTTATCTTCGTTTAATATTATCATACGAGACAGATCGATTTTGTAACCTCGCGGGTTGTGTTTTATCTTTGAAACTAATTTACTATCTTCTACATTATTTTCTGGCTTGAGTGATATATTTTTGAGTTCCTTTGTGAAATGATAAACGTTTAGCTTGCACATAGAATATGCTATAAGATGATAAATTTCATCATAACTTACATTGTAATTTTGTAAAATATAAAGTAAATCCTGAAAACAGAACATTTTTTCTTGCTGCTCTGCAGAATATCCTACGTCGTATTCTATACCATTTTCTATTATGTGTTTGTGGCGTTTCTTTAATAAATGTTGCAATTTGTCATAGATCATATCGCCGTATATCCTTGTATTTCTTTTGTATGCTAATTCTCCAAGTGATAACATTTCATATAGATGGTTTTCATCGTTTGTATTGAAATCTATCTTTTGTATATAATATTGTAATGCTTCTGGTGCATCTGATGTATCATCTATTAGTAATTTTAATGAATCTATGATCATTATCCTTCTTTTTTCATCTTCTACGCTTATAATATTGTATTTATCATTTAGATATTCCAAAGAGTTGATAGCATTTCCTAACATACATATTTTGTATACGGAATATAAATCTATTATATCAAGATTATGATCTATTATATTTGCAATTTCAATATGATTGTTTAATAATGCATTTATAAATACTTCGTTCTTTTCATCTTGTGTTGTTTGTAAATTTTTAACTATAAACTGATATAAATTTATATACTTGTGTTTTGTAGCGAATTTCATTGCATCTAAATTTGTTTTTACGGACAAAATATCTGGATTTGTTAACCATGAACAAGATGTGTATTTTATCTCTATTTCTGTTAAATTTGCTGAATTTGCCAAATTAAAATCATACGGTGAGTGCCAAGATTTTGTCTCTTTGCACTTATCTTGCCAATTTTTTAATTTCAAATATATTATACGAGATTTCTCAGGGAGATCATCTATGTTGCTATCGGCAATTGATTTGTATATTTCAAAGAATCCATCGAATAGATACATCGACATCTGAGTATATTAAGAAAAAATAATTTCATAATTTTATATTTTTGAATAAATTATTTGCAATGATATTATTTATAATATATTTTGTATCTTTAAAATGTGAATTTTTTAATATAATTCTATACTTTGCTATTGGCAAAATGTCAGAGTTAATACCGCAAGATGAATTACCAGATCATAAAACTTATACCGAGGGTTTTGTTATGAAATTTACAAAGGATATGACTAAACGTGTGTATATGAATATTTTGGATCGAATCTCTGATGATCTTAATGAATTGTACGCTGAGGAAAAATTGGATATGAAAGTACAATTGGTACCAGAGCCCATTACCGAAGGTGGTATAAAGTTCACAGGAGGTAAATTTAACACAGAATGGTATAAAACTATGCGGCATAGATGTATTGATTATAAATATGCTTGGCCAAGAATATATCCTGATACCGCTGATGAATGGAGAAGATCCGCTAGCGAAGTTCAGATTGAAGATGAGGTGAAATCAAATGTTTTATTCAAAAAAGGATGGACGACTCAAACATTCTTGAAAGCGTTTTATCGTGCGCCGATTTGGACGTTGAGTGAATTACGAATTATAAAGAAGAACTTTGAATTGTTTGGTGTGAAAGTCACGAAAATGCCGAAGAAAAAAACTTTGGATACAAGGACAATTTATTGAACATTTTCGTTAAATAGTTTATTGCTGATAATTTTTTCTGCGATGTCTTTATTGGTTGTTATAGCGAATAGACCGATACCACAAAATACTTGGATACCATTTAAATCTTTATAATCCCAGTGAATCTTCTCTACTTTGTATTCTTCTTTGTTTTCAATAACGCTAGATGGAACTTGTACAATGTTTTGTGATATATGTGATAAAAGATTAAATACATCTCCTGTTATATTATTGTCGCTGTATGAGAATGTGTAGATGTTTTCGCCTTCACACTCTGGATTTTCTTTTATAACGAGGTTCTTTGAATTTTTGAACAATATCCTTTTCATTTTATTCATTTTCTGCTTTGCTGGTTTTATAAAACTGTTATTTCATTTTTTAATGTGGGTTTTTATACGGTGGTTAGTGTTAGTGGTAAAAAACGATAATTTTTGTTGTATTTTGTATAATTCGAACATTAGCAAGAAAAAATAAAGAAAATGTAAAAAAAGTCATTTTGAAGATTTTTTTAAGGATATTGCGTTTTTTCTTTAAAAAATCTTCAAAAAAATAGGGTTTTGTGTGGTTTTTATACGGTGTGTCGGTATGCGGCGGCAAAAATCTGAAAGTGTGATTTTGCCCGAAAATGTCGATTTTTCGCGGACTTTGACCCTGGAAATGTCGATTTTTGCAGCATTTTGGGCTGAAAATTGCGTTTTTTCCATGATTTCGGCGGCGGCCAAACTTGGGCTGATTTAGATTTTTGTGCAAATTTCTTTTGAATGCATTAAAAATGAAAACATAAAAGAATATAATTTTACAAATGGTCAAATTTTACTTTCTTCGGTTTGATGGTCTTTGTACCTTATACGCGGATTATAAAGTTATTGTTATCGAAGCGAAAGATGAGAAACACTTGAATCAGCGTATAAGATCGGAGAATGAAATTATAGAGGAGTTGATTCCGATTTATACCGGTGATTGCAATGTTGTTGATAAACGGTGCTATAAGAATTATGCGTTTAATAAGTGTAAGTGTAAGTATTTATATACGAAGTTTAATGATTTAATAGAACCTCGTTTGATAAATAGCGTTTCGCAAAAGTCGGATTTTATTGAACATTGTATAAAACAATATTTGAGGAATTTCGACCCTGTGAAATTTATAGTATATGGTGGAAATTCTGATTACTTTGTAAAATTTGAAGGGAGTGAAGGTAATATAAATGAGAAGATTAAAGGTAAAGAAGTTTATAAGTTGTTTAAACTTGTTTAAACTTGTTTGAAATTGCAGAGCTGTAAATTTTTGAGTATATGACGATTATGAAACAGCTTAAGTTTATGAATATAATTATATTCTTAGTTGATTATATGCCGATAGTTGAGTATATTATATGCGTTAGTGAAAGATGCTTTGAAACAGGTGATTATAGTAGAATCTTTAATGATATTAGACAGATAACATTCAAAACTGATAAGACAAAGGGTGAAATCATTGATTTATTATGGTTTAGATTGGGCGGGAGAAAATACGAAAATTTAATAATAATTGGTAGGTTGAATGTTAGTTGGTTTATATACGATGATATTATCGATATTGTTGAATGTAAAAAATATGGAAAGTGTGGATTATTTAAGATAAAAGGCAACTTTATCGATTATAGAATAGAGGATAATGATTTTGCGCTGGTGAATTATTGCATGAGGTTTGATAATGCTGTGGTGTTTATGTTGAGAAATTTATAAAGTAAAAATATTGAATTTTTTATTTTTATATATTGAAGATGTCCGCGGATATTAGCCATGTTATGGGATATGAGCAAAATATATTGAATGAATTGAAAATAGGAAGTTGTATAAGATGGGTTGGATATTGGAAGTCATACATAGATGACTCGAAGAATTACGAGGTGTTTGACTGTTTTGAGTTTAATGATAAGCTTATGATCGTTTTAGCTTTTATTTGCAAGCAACACAATTTAAAATATAATATAAAATACAAGATTGAAAGGGTTGATTTTACATACAACATATTAGATGAAGCTGATGTAGAAGGTTGCTTTAATATAAAGATTGTAGATGAAGAAGGTAAAAAACGTGAGATGAAGTGGACTACAACTAATAAAATTATATTTCGTAACTCTAATGTTTTAATGGAGGATATTGTCACAGATACATTCTGCATTAAGATGCCTGAGAAAAAAATGATTTGGTTTGTATTGAAACCTGAGAATTTTCATACGGTGATAGAGGAAGTTTAGGAAAATAGAATATTCTATTTTGCTAATTGAAATGCAGCGGCTACATATCTTTTGTTATTTTCGTGAAGTGTTTCTTTGACTATCTTGCCTGTTTCAGAGTCGAATTTTCTATGAATACAAGTTGGTGTATTATTTTCATACCAGCCTTCGTATAATTTATTGTTGTTTTTGTAATAGTTCGTTACGAAAACCGTTCGCTTTCCGGGGATAGTTGAATAAATTTCTTGAATATGTAATTTATTGTTTTTGTATTCTTCTCGGCGGCTTATATTTTCTAACTTATTGTATTTTGTGATTTTGTTTGTTAAATTTGCTAAATTTGCTAAATTTGTTAAATTTGTCAATTCCGTTTGGTAAAGTTTGCCATTTAAGAATGATACGGCAAATTGCGGGTTAGTTTCGAAAGTTATCTTTTTAATTGTCTTCTTTCGCATAATTTCCATTTCGTACTTTATATCATCTGGTATGTGTTTTTTATCGATAATATCCCTCGCTACTTCAATTAAATAATCAAAATCCTCAAATTGTTTTATTCTGGCTGCTTGTGCAAAATTACCGTCCTTTATCTCAAAAGCTGATTTTCTGTCTTGCATTTTTAAATTTTCTTAAATTCCTCTAGTTTCTTAACGTACAACTTTATATCGCTGTGATGAATGAAATCTATCGCTAGCAAATGATATGCCGCGTTAGAATTAACTATTATATTTAATGATTTGTCTATTAGTAACTTATACAAGATGTTGGAATATCTTTCTATTTCATACGCGTGCATTATATTTATATAATTGTATTCTTCTATGCAGTTGTATAATTCATTTATGTTAATATACGATAGTTGGAGTAATATTGAGAATATCTTATAATTTACTTGCTTTATCTTTACATTATGCCAGCATCCACTTAATATATTTTGTAAGTTAGTAAAGTCTGCGTTTGATAAATCTACATAAACTTTATGATTGTTTGGTATCTTTACATAAGCGTTATTGATCTCAAAATATGATTCGTTGCCTATTATTAACACAGGGTTCAATATGTTTGCTACTTTGCAAATATGTGACATTGGCTTTATCTCTAGATAATTTTCTGTTGGTTTTATTAACAATTTGCTCAATAAACTTTCTTCTTGAATATCCTCTACCTCTATGGTGATATATCCGTCTTCTATCGTGAAAATTATCTGTTTGTCGTTTAGAACTGGTTTTTCGTGCTCTACTTGCATAGTTTCCTCTGTACTTACAGATTGGTTATCATTTTCTACATCAATTTCATTTGGATTTGCATTTACATTTACTTTGTTTTCGAGTTTATTTTCGCTTGGATTTGGATTTGGATTTGCATTTACATTTATATCCGCTTTGTTTTCGATTTTATTCTCGCTTGCATTTTCGATTGCATTTATATTGTCATCATCTATATGTCTGCTAGATTGCATACACTTGCCGTATCTTCCGCAAATGCACATCGTTAATAAAATACTTTTGTGTCCTGGATTTATACAATATGTTGCATCCATGTTATTTTTTACTAGATAATTGACAACACATATTTTGTGATATGTTCGCTTGCAATCATGGCAAGTCCTGTATTTTGTATATTGTTTGCAATTTTCTATACTGCAGAATGGCATCGTATATTACATATTTTGTGTCCTTAAGCAGTTTATTTTTATAGTATATTGGAAATTTATGAAATTGAAAAAATTTGAAAACAATATAATAGAAAAGATGAACGATACCAAGTTGTTTGACGGTTTCTTTGAGACCTTTAACGATATACCAGATGCTAAAGAAGATGATTTGTCGCTTATTGGCAGAGATATATCATACAAATTGAATACATGGGTTTCGTATGTCAAATCGAGTGGCAAATGGAGTAAAATTTTGTTGAATGATGTTGAAAGAGCATACACCGCTTGTACATGGTTGAACGATGTTAATGTATCTTGCAGCGAGAAATTGCCGATATTTCATGCTGTACTTCGAAATTATCAGAATTTAATTGAATTTGTTAAGCAAAACATAAATTTGACGATAAGAGATGTTAATAGTGCTTTTGTTGCCAGTTTATTGTCTAATAACTTAAAATTAGCAAAATATTTCGACAAAAAATACAAGATTATATACAAAGTTGATTGGCTTTCACAAGTTGCTGTGCAAAGCGATGAGAAATCATTTCAGTATATTTTGCAGAAATTTGATGACAAAAAAGATATTGAAATATTTCCGGTGTTATTGAATGCTTTATATGCGGAGAATTTGAAAGTTTGTGATGTTATTTTGAACTCTAAATTTTATAGCGCTGTAGAAATGGTATCTAATACATTCAATATAAACATACATGAAGAGGATGAATTTTATGATGGTTCGGAAATGATAATCGTTGAAAAATTGCCCTTTGTGTCGGCGAAATATGTAATCGACAAATATAATTTGTTATCAGAGGATAAAATCGAATTTTCAGTTTGGTATCTTGTAAAGTGTGAGTTGAAATTAATAGAGTATTTATATACAAAATATAATGTTTTGCATGCGAATATTTCAGACGACAACTTATATAATTTGATGAAATCGTATTTTGGCGAATCTACACCTATGTTGAGTTTAGGGTGCTGTATGTGGTTGTTGAAATATAAAAGGTCATTTGAGTTCGTAATAAAGAATATTTTGAATAGTAAATTTGAAGATATTAACTTAGATATATTTGCTATAGCTAGTAAACGGTTGAGTTTAAGAGATGCTAATGAACTTGCTGAATCTGCTATATCTTTGCGAAGATTTGATTTTATGCGGATTTTGGCTGAAAACGCACCTAAACTTAATATCATTGGGTGTATTTTAAATTGTTTATACGATAATAATCATATTTTGAGTTTTGAAGAGATCAAAGACATACTGCGATTATTTGTTGATAAAAATATAAAATTAGAACACGATTATTGTGATGAAGATTACAAACTTTTGATAAAATGCTTTGAATATAACGTGTTAAAGTATTTGTCATTTACCATTTGCTTGAATATGGTGAGAATATTAGAGTTGTGTATTAAAGATGAGAATTTCAAGCTAGTTGATTTGATAATATCAGACGATGGAATATACTTAGATTTAAATCGCTTACAAAAGATATTCAATTATTGTAATTGCAATTTATACTTTGACTATGAAATAGGAGAGATGACTAAATGCAAATGTCATTTGTTGATTGTTAGCGTTCATAAAAGACTGTCGAGATCAAATAAATTTGACTCGTATAAATTGTTGGCAAGGTTAAATCACGTTGCTAAAAGATATATCTCGCAGGACAAAATAAATTATATAAAATCGCTAATATAATTTTATGTTAAATTTGAAAATATGCTTATATATTTTGAAAATGTGTAAAAATAAACCAATATATGCATTTATATGTTCTTTTCTCTTGATGGTGATTGTTTGTATAACATTAATACAAGGTGTTTTATATTTATCAAACAGTCAGAGGGTTATAGAGAAAGATGCGACTGGAGAGGTCATTGATATGGAAATGATATACGATGATGGACCATTTCGGCATATTATACGTTATATTCTTACTTTAAACACAACACGTGGAAATATTTGTACTATGACAGATAATGAAAACTCATACATGTTACATCAAATGGTAACCGGATTATATGTTTATTCTAATGATGTTTGTTCAGTTTCATGTACGAGTGATGATTGCAGATATAAAACTGGATTGGGGCTAACTATTACAGGAAGTATCTTTGGATTTGCTGCTATTTTAATGTTTGTTTACGGATGTTGTATTTTATACAAGAAGAGAAAGGATAGTTTGCATATCACTGGTGCGTCTTACTTTACTATGTCTTGATTAAAAAATTAAAAAGTGTAAAATTGAAATTTCATTTTAAAGATATATTTTTTAATAAATAGAGAATGGAAAACGTTGACAAGATGGATGAAAAACACGTTGATGAAATTGACAAAACATACGAGAGTGAACAAATGATTATTATCTGCAAAAATGATAATAGTAACGATAAAATCAAGGTGAAATGGCTAAATGCCAGTATAACCTTCAATGAAACTATGTGTTGTAAGATTAGCGATAATATGTTTTATAACGGCAATTTTGATGAAATCTTGTCGAATGTAATTGTTTTATACTTCAAATTTAAGGTAAATGAACTACAGGAAAATGTTTATTTGCACGATCAAATATTAAACGATTTTATCGATAGCGCATATGAGATAACTTCGTATATTTATCAGAAATTTGCATCATACGAGATAAAGAGTGATTATGTTAATGACAAAGCTAAATTTGCCGATTATGCTAATAGATCGTTAAGGATTATTTTACCCACACAGAAACTATTCGGCGAACTATTCTATTGTAAATTACAAAATAGAAATATACGACAAGGTATTTTACATAATGTGTTATTGAGTTTTCTAAATAAAATAGAGAACGCAAACGATGGTTTCGTATATTTAAAAGCCAATTTAGTTAACACAGAGCTGAAGATATTAAACAATTACACTATATTGGATTATGTAGTAGTTAACGAAAATGATTATAAAGTTGTCGGTCTTGAAAGTTTGGACCCAAAAAGAATATACGAGAATCTATTTATCAAAGATAATATGTTGAGAATTTGCAGATTGTTATCAGATAATTCATTTAATTTTACTCAAGAGGAAATAGATGTAATCAATAGATTGCACAAACAATGTGGTAATGTGATAATGAAAAACTATAAGATTATCAGAAGGAGATTTTGGGTAAAATTTATACTAGGTGTACTTGTATTAGCTTCTGTTATAACCGGATTTGTTAAAAGTGGAGTTGATAATTACTTTATACCATTGATTGTATTTGCTTCTGCTGGATTTATCATTGCAATGTTAATTGGTATAAACGATTATTATACCGAGTTTATAAAATTAGATGAGTCAAAACATAATAATTTCGTTACAAAAATACCAGAATCGTGTGAGTGCTTCGGAGAAAATTGTGAATATTTCAATAAATGCACAGATTGTTGTTTGTGTTGTTGCTACCGCAGAAAGAAGAATAAATTATACTGGATTGTAAATTCTTTGTGTTCTAACAGAGATGTAGCATACGGTATTAGTTTGATTAACGTAGAGTTCGAAGATAATACACCGATTCATGTGATAATGGATAACGCTTTTGGCAGCTGAAAATTTGCAAAATTATGAAAACGGAAAGGATTTATGCGGCCGAAAAAATCGCGCGAAAACAGTGTTTTTGGTCAATTTTGCTCGAAAAAAGTGCATGTGGCGGCCTTTAACTCTGCGAAAATGGTGTCGCCGGGTCGATTTTCGCCGATGAAATGGTGTCGCCGGGTCGATTTTCGCAAGATTTTTTTCGGCATATCCACTTAAAAACATGCAAATTTCTGTGTCTCCAGGTCGATTTTCGCAATTTTTTTGGTCGCGACTACAAACAAAACTTTGCAAAATTTTATACCCGGATGTGGGATTTTCATTCTTGTGTACTTTGCTATTCGACAATGACAAAGATGAGAGATGATGAAGATGGTTTTTTTAATTTTTTTGTTCGTTTTTGTAACGGAAAAACAACGGATGAAAAAAGTGTCCGGGTAATGATTTTGCACAGTATAATGTGGATGCGGCGCCGAAAAAATTGCAAAAATCGATTATTTTCTACTGTTTTTTGGTGCTTTTTGGGTGGGTGCGGCGAAGAAAATGATGAAAAAATAGGTTGATTTGTTGTTTTTTCGACTGTTTTTTATACCGGATGGGTGGAAATCGCAGAGAAAATTGATGATTTTTCATGGAAATCTCTGAGAAAAATTGGTCGGCTTGGCATTTTTTTTGGCGAAAAATGTTGCCCGGATGATGTTTTTTTTAATTTATGTTTTTCATTGTGTGTTAAAAATAATTTACATTTGCCCTTTTCTAAAATTTAATTTTGAATGTTATATATTCTCGATGATTACCTTTGATATTTTATTTGAAAATTTACGGTGTAAAGAGTTAAAGGGATCTGCGGAAAGGGATACTTCGATTAAATTAGAAAAATGGTACAATAAAATAATTCGCTGTAAAAGATGGTTCAATTTAAAGCTGTCGAAAGTTGAGCGTGTGCATACGGGTGTATCTTGGTTGCTGCACAGCTCATTTGTCGGCAAAAATATTATTAGTGTGCTAAAGTACTCGTTATATTATAATTTTAGAGAATTATTTGAATTTATAGAGGAAAATGTTGAGTTAACTGACAAAATGAAGAATGTCATTTATTACTCTGCGTTGAAAGGTAATAATTTGCAAGTGGCGAAAAAATATGAGTACTTTATTGATTTTAGCATTAAAAAATGTGGGGCTGTTTGCATGAAAAGTGTAATGAATGACAATTTAGATATTTTAAAGTATTTGGTTGAATTGGATGTTGAAATCGATCGATTTACATTGGCTTTAGCTGCATACCAAGGTAGTTTGAATGTATTCTGCTATTTAGACGGGATGTTTCGTAACAATTTCAATGAGGTTGCTGTTCTGTGCAGGACCTTATACGGGGAGTCAAAAGATAAATTTATAAATATTATGTTTGACAATTTTGGTATTAAATACATTGAGTTTATAGGTGAGTTGATCATATCAGATTATTCGGATTTTACCTTACAATATTACATTGATTTTACGAAGAAATATGGGATAAATGTTGATTATACCAAATTAGTAAATGGATTTGTTCCAATTGAAAACGTAAAGGTGTTAATTGAGAATAAACTTGTGAACATGAATATTTGTTTGGCGTTGATCGATAAATATATTGATGATCCAGATCATTACAAACTTTACAATTTATTGCGATTGTTTATCGAGAATAAAATCTTTGATATATTAATATTTCAAAATGATGCGGTTTCGAGAAAGTTGATATTAAATTTAAGATACGTTGATGTAATAGATTTATTAATATTGTTGGATTTTGATACCGAATTATATTGGTATGAGATATCGCGAAATTTAGTTTTGCGGAATTATATAGTCGTTTATTGCAGTTACTTGGTTGATTTTAACAAATATTTTAGCGAAATCTGCATCTCTGGTGATTTTGAATTTGCGAAAATCATATCAGTACATTATTATATACACAGAGAGGTATTGAGTAAAGTGCTGAAAAAATTAGAGAGTATAGTTTGTGAAAGTTACAGCGATAAATTTAGTGATAAACTATTCAATTATGTTAAATTGATCTCTTGGTTGAGATCTTTAATTAGATGATTATGAATAGATTAAAATTATAAAATTATAAATTTATAATTTTATTTTGTATTTTTTATTAATTTAAGTATATTCACTTTAGTATTTAGCGAGGATGAATCCATGGATTATATATGGTTTGATTGCTGTATTTGTGATTGTAATTATCATAATTGCATTAGCGGCATCTGGCCAGTTTGATGGTTCCAAGCAGGATAATGGCCAACAATCTGGTGATACACAGCAACAGCAACAGCAACAGCAGCAACCTGCTGATAATTCTACACCGGTGACTGGTGGGGCGTCGACAGCTGATAGCTCTGTACCGTCTTCTTTGCCGAGCGGTGATGGATCGGTGACAACTGCGCCGGCTACAACTCCTGGGCCTGTTTATACTAGTAGTACTACTGTTTCTAACGCAAAGATGGCTAAATCGATTAGATTTTATAGGAAAGATCCGGGGATTATTCACATTGCTAATGTTACCGTTTATCAAACGGGAAGTGATGGAAAATTAGCGGTTGTTCCTGTATCATCCTTTGTGAAAATTACAGAGGATTCTTGTAGGAGTTGCTCTGGAAACTACAATACACCGCATGTTCCTGATGGCTCAAACGGTGAAAATGATCCTTGGTATATTTTGTATCCGCCTGACCCGAACAATGTGAAGATTCAACATACCGGAAATTATGGGCCGAATGACAGCGGAAATCATTTTGTTCAGCTGGATTTGGATGCGCCGAAAGCTTTGCAGCAAATTGATGTAACTTTGCGGCCTACTAACTTGGAGAGGGCAAATGGTACTAATTTACAGTTGTTGGATGTTAATGGGATTGTTATCGAGGAAGTGCCATTGCAGCCCGTTTATGCTCATTCTTACACTGTGTAAATTGATAAATTTTGTTAAATTTGAATTTTTTATTGTTTTTTATATTTTGCATTGATATCCTTCGCTATTTATTTGTTATTATCCTTCGCTATTATCCTTCGCTATTATCCTTCGCTATTATCCTTCGCTATTAACATGGAAAAATACTTATTTGAATCCTCTAATTTTGCCATGAAAATGAATGAAAATAGATATTCGTTTACGTGGAAATTTGATACGGACCAAAGAAGATCAGCGGCCAACTTTGTTGTAAAAAAATTTAATATGGTTAATGTTGAGTTTGAATTGTTGGGAGATCCTCGTTTACCAGGAGAGTTTATTATCAAATGGGATTACGAATCCACTAAATCTCAGTATTTCGCGTATGATTGTACGCTACATGTGCAAGTTTGTAAAGAGGTTGCTGTGGAAATTTGTAAAGTATTCAATGTTACGCGGTTTGATATTGGTTTGGGAAAATAATTGTTGTACTTTTGCCAGTATCGATAGGATATTTTGTGGTCATGGCTATATTTTGTAAAAAATTAATTTTTTGCGATTTTAATCATATCGTTGGAAATTTCATGAGAGAGATCTTTTGCATTTAACAGATACCATTCGTACGTTTTATACGGTATGGCTTCGTGTAGGGAATATTGTGAGAGGATGTCATATTCTTTTATAACTTCGCACAAGATATATTTATAATATGCTTCAGCTATCAATTGAGCGTCTTTTTCTTCTGAAGTAGATTCATCTGGATATATCCAGTATTTTACATCATATGATAACAATAATTCTTCATCTTTTTCGATGGATTTTGTTGCAACCGCTATAATTTTATTTTTGATTATTACTAATTTGGTGTTAGCTGCCATTGCGGATTCTAACTTGTAAGTTACCGCTTGTTTGAGAATTTCTTTATAATCTGTTGATTTTGGTGTAAATGAAGATCCATCATTTATAAACTGTGCTATACCTAATTTGGATTTTGGTTGTTCATACCCGTAGATGGTGACGATTTTATTGTCTAGTGTGATTTCAAGTTTGTAAGTATTTTGTAAATTTGTTGAATTTGTTGAATTTGTTGAATTTACACCGTATAATATTTTGCCTTCATAAAAACATAATTTCTCTCCTTTTTCTATTTTTCTTGTTGCGAAGACGCCTCTTCCATGTATTTTTGATTCGCGTATTTCACAAATTGACATTTTCCAACTTATATCTCAGATTATTAAGCTTATGTTGTAAATTATTCGGTAAACTATAAATTACTCTGCTGTATTTTGCCAACTCTAAACGGGTTGGTGATGGTAATTTTAATATAAGTTTCTCAATACAATATATTATTCTGTCGTATCCCTGTAATGTTATAATTTGATGAATCAAATTTTCTATCATCAAAACTATATTTTTATGGGTGTAAGGCATTATTTTGTTTTCATACATAAATATCAAAGATAGTATATTTTTATCATCTGGTGGTATATTTTTCAATAAAGCTGGTGATTGTAATAATACGGGGTTTATGAGAAAATTTAAGTTTGTATCGTATAAACAATTAGAGTGAATACGATTGTTGAGCCAAGTTTGTAAGGTTTCTGGTAAGATTAAGTCTAATTTGTATAGCTCGGCGAATTTTTCACTTGGCAAACGGATGAAGTTGAGATTTTGTTTTCTGGTGAAATCTTGCGGGATATTAGATATTTGTGTTAAGATCCAATGACAATCATCTGAACTTATAGCATGGTGTAAAATTTCTTTTTTTATTTCTGCGTTTGATGAAAGAAATATATGCGCGAAGATATTGATTGAATGTTTATACTGCGATATTGCTATTTCTACAATAGATTCGTTTGACAGGTTGAACTTTTTGATGATGCAATTTAACAAATAAATTAGTTGCTGCTGTCTGTTTTTATAAATTTGATAAGGAATATTATCATCACGATCACGACTTGTATTTTCACGTATATCGGTATAACATATTTTTGCAAATGATATAATCATAAATTTTGTTAACTTTTCTGTTATGTCGAAATTTACGCTTTCCAAGATCAAAATGAGTAAAGTTACACATTGAAGAGCGTTTGATAAGTCGATTAATAATTCAGCGCAAAATGCGCTCGTTTGTGTATTTTTGAATGTTGAAGTTATGTCGATTATAAAGTTTATATATTTTTGTTTTTGTTCTTCTGAAATTATACTATTTATATGGAAATATTTTATATGATTTTCTTGCATCTGTGAGATTTTTGCTATTGTCTCTTCTGGTATATAATTTTCATCTGTTTTGTTTTCATTGGTGTGATTTCCATTTGATTTGTTTTCATTTATCTGCTCTAATATACATTTTGCACACTTTAAACTGTTAGCGTAGATAGCTGACTTTAAATGTGTTTTATCTAAGGTTATTTTGCATTCTCTTAAAATATTTACACAATCGTATTTTATACATTGGTTTATATCGTCGTTGTCATTGTTGTTGATAGCGTGAAATTTGCTGATTATGTTAAAGGCATCATTTTTAATACAGAAATCTATTTTTTCCTTTCGTAAACTTTGTACATTGGATTTTTCCAGCGCGAAAATATTGTCTACTAACAACGCATTATTCACTATATTTCTTTTCATTTTGGTATTTATCTCTAAATTGTCTATTATCCAGCTGAAAAGGTTATTATAAGAGTTGATAATAGCGAATTTGAGTGCTTTTTTAATGGAAACTACGGTATTCAATTCTGCATCATTTAACCATGCGCAATTCGTATATTTTCTTTGATTTGTGCTGAGAGTTATCGCAACCCATTTTTTCGTGTTTAATACCGTTGTTTGCCATTGTATTAAATTATCGTATATTGATTTGGTATACGGTGGTAAATCTTGTGGATTTCCTTTTGTATCATCAAAATAAACGGTGAAGAATCCATCGAATAGCTTGGTATCCATTTTGTATAATTTAAAAACTGATTTCAATTTAAGTATATTTAAAATGATTACAATAGCTTTAGAATTGCCTGAAAATGATATGAAATTAGCACATTATTATATTAAAAGTAAATTTTGTGTTGATGAAAAAAGGTCGGAAAGTGAGAATATGTTGATCTCTAATCTTGCTATACTGTATATTTTGAAGACGCAAAGATGTCCGAATGATTCGATACGCTACACCGAAAATAAATTAATAGTAGAAGATATTCAAAAAACTTTCAAGGAAACTATCGGAGCTTTACATAAAACTTATACTGTGTTAGAGATGAGAGCGGTATTGAAAATAGCAGAAATTTATGCTATGAAATCTGTGCTATTTTACTCACATTATTTGAATAGACTTGCTATTAATAATGAAATTAAAGAGGCTAATAAGAGAAGATTAGAGAAAAATAATAATTTGGTGGGCGGTTTATTCGTGAGAATATTGGGAGATGATATAGGAATTTATAAGGATGATAAGTCTCATCGGTGTTTATTTCATGGATTTACATACCCGATTGGTGAAATAGATGAAAAGACAAATAGCTGGCGGTGGAACATACCGGAAATTTACATATTGAAAAATTTTGTTGAGAGAAAATCCTCTCTAAATGACTTGATTCGCGAAAAGCAAAAACCAATAGATATCAGCGATGCTATGAGAGATTTGGGTGAGATAATAGGATTTGATATATTTGTTTCAAATAAAAATTCTTATTATGCTATTTATAGTTTGATAAATGCAAAAGATATAGAGATGGAATGTTGTATAGTTTGTTTGGGCAACGCAAAAAATTTGATAAAATTCAGCGGATTGAAAGCTTGCGGAAAATGCGGCAAACGGATGTATTGTTCTAAAAGGTGCCAAAAGATGGATTGGCCAGAGCACAAATTAGAATGTTGTGAAATTTCTTGAAATTTCGTAGATTTTAGTGAAATTTCTTGAAATTTAGATTTTTATAAAATTTTATAAAATGAATATTTTTCTGTTTTATAAGATGGCGTCAAGTCAATTATCCTCGAATTATTGGAATTACATAACTAATGGATTTTGCGAGAATTTATTTGACGGGTACCCGGAAATAACAAACTGTGTGACAAGCGCGTCTATGTTAATAGTTGGGTTGTTTAGTTTGTTCATTTCGCATTTGAAACCATTCATTGCCAAAGCGATATCAGCTTGTTACGTTGTCAATTTTATTGGGTCGGTACTATTTCACGGGTATGGATTCAATGTATACGGGAAAATAGATACGAATAGTATGTTGTTGTTGAGTTGGCTATTGTGTTATATCGTTTTGAGTGGGTTGTTTGAGTACTTGCCGAAGTTGGCGACGGATATACTGGATAATTTTGCAGTATTATTCGTTGTTGGATTTTACATAATTTCTAGCTCTGCGCTGAGTACAGAAGGTGATATGTGGAATGTGAAATTTGGTTTCTTAGAAGCTTTTGTTATTCCAAATGTTATTTCGATTTGTGCAATGTTCGCTTTGTTCGGATTGTCGTATAAAAATTTGGATATGAAAGTTACGATTTATTTGTCTGTTGGGATGGGCTTGATGATTATCGCTGTTATTATATGGGCGGCAACTGAACCATACTGTGATAATTTGCGGTTGGCAAATGGGAAATCATCTTCGCCGAATCCATTTACTCGGGTATCGCATGGTTTATGGCATATTTTGTTCTCTTTTGGATCGTATTATTTTATACAGTGTGCGTTGTATGCGCAAAATATGAGTAGGTTGAATTATGTCAAATTCGCAACGCATGATAATTGTTTTGTTAAAGCTGTGTTTTATATTTTGCCTGTTGTAACATATGACGCAGAAAAAAATATGCGGCGTATAGCCGAATTATATAACTCTCACAGTTCTGTTGTTTGATGAAAATATCATGTGTTTTTGTATTGTTGAAATTTCTTAATTATCTCATAAAGTTCCTCTTCGTTTTCTACAAAATCTGAGAGTTTGTATGTGGTAGGTCTGATAGTTTTTTCTAGTATAATTTTTCTATTGCCTATAATTATCTCTCTTGAAATAATTAGTGCACTTTCGATAAAATCTTTACTATTTAATCTATAACTGAAATAATCTTTTGGATTATTTGAATTTTCTTTTATTTTACTCCCAAGTAGCTCTTCGATACAATATATATAAAATTTATCTGTTGTATTATTGAAGAACACATAAGCACATACAATTCCTTTGTTTTTATCGTCATCGTTACCTGCGGTATATTCTTTTGTTATATAAATTGTATAATTGTCTTTTTGGATTATACGGAGGATTGTATAATCAGAACCATCTCGTACTTCGCATGCACAGTAGAGACAAAGTCCTTCATAAGATACATCAGCTTGTGACATTTTCATGGTATATTGAAATGTATTTCAATTTTTGCATTTTAAAAAGTGAAATGTATAAATTATAAATGTTGAAATTTGCAAATTATAAGTGTTGAAATTTATAAATTTTGCAAATTAACAATGAGCGCTGACGATTCTATCGCTAGTTATAGTGATTTTATCAATGAATTTGAGCAAGCGGATAAGATAATTGTGTTTTATCATGATTATTGTCCTGATGCGATTACATCTTTGTGGTGCTTATATAGCGGATTTCGTAATGGATTTATACCACGCGGGGTTTCTGATCGCTGCAAAATCATCGATGAAGACTTAGAATTAGTGGAGGGTAAAGAAGTTTATATGATTGATTTTACATTCAATTATGAGATTATGAGAAAAATTGCAGATTTAAGCAGCAAACTTACGATAATCGATCATCATATTTCTAGCAAAAAAGATATTGAAAAATTACAAAATGACACTAAAGACAATGAAAATGCTGAAAATAAAAAAATAAAGGTTATATTTGATGTTGAAAAATGCGCGGCCGAGTTATGCTGGGATTTTGCACATTCGTTGTATAAACATAGACCGTGGTTTATTGATATTGTCGCTCAGCGGGACTTGTGGAAATGGAAAGATGAGGATTCAAAAATGATATCAAAGGGTTTATTTTGCTCGAATTATTTCGGCGGCGCTGTAGAAGCGGGCAAACAAAAGACAGAAGCTGAGCGCTTATCTAACGCATTCGAAAAATTATACGGTGCTTGTGGTTTCAAAATCGAGCATCATTTTGTAGAAGATGACAGTGGTATAACGATCGATGAAGAATTCGTTGCAAAATTACGCGAAGAATTGCGAAAAATCGGCGCGGATGCAATTACAGCAGAAGAGAAAGAAATAGATGATATTTTACAAAATGGTAAAAAATGTTCATTTGAAATGGTTGATAAAAATGGCGATCCATTTTACTCTGCGATTGCTTATCTGCTGACCGGTAAACGTAAATACCGGTCTGATGCTTGTAATAAAGCTTGCGAGAAATTCGGTTGTGATTTTGCAGTATTTTACAATTTTGATGAAAAAGAACAGACTTGGAATTTGGCAATGCGATGTTTAGATGAGTCGCGAGCTGATCTGCTGAGAATTGGCAAGTATATCAATCCTACGCCTGGGGCAAGTGGAGGTCACAAAAAAGCAGCGGGAACATGTATTGTTGGGACAGAAGAGGACCTGTTCACTGTATTCAAGAAGTTGACTGGTTAAAATCGTTGATTTTGTTAAAATCGCTGATTTTGTTAAAATTTAAATCTTTATATGCGATATCTACGTTGTTGGAAATTGCTTCGATTTCGCTTTTTTCAAACGGCAAAAGTAAAGTGTCTGCTAATGTATAGTTTAATGGTATATTAACTTTGTTGGTTCCTTCAAACGACAATTCAACTGAGGTTAACGAGGATTTTGGATCATATGTATTTTTGTTCAAGATTATATTAAAACTGCAATGATGGATAATTACTAAATCTGCCATAGAGATGATTGCAAATAATAGATAATTTTCATATAATATATTGAGTTGGAGCTTGAATACATTGTTCTCTATAAATTTAGAGATGACAAAACTGTATTCTGTTTTCTCTTCATTGTGCTTTTTCTCTAAGATTTGTACATTTCTGTGATCTTGTAATTTATGTAACGCACGCACGTATGTTTTAATAGGGATCATTTGAATACCGAGATTATGGATTGGAATGTGAAAACGTAAAAATATAAAAAATAATTGAATTCAATTTTTAATTTTGATTTAATTGTCTGCAAATCTCTTCTCTGATAGCAGCATCGGGTGGCACAAAGTTTGCTGGCTTGCACCATTTGCCATCTTCTCGTTCATACCCGTCGGTAAATTTTGTCATGTTTGCCTTATGTATTAAATCCCAAATTTTATGAACATCAATATTTGTTGTCGCACACATACACAACATAAAATGTACTATTTCAAGTAATTCTGTCACAACTTTATCTTCCTCATCAAATATAGTTATTTCATATGCTGTTCCACATATATACCAAACAACACTTGTTGATAACATCTTTTTATCTGTGTCAAACCATTTCTTGTATCTATCTTTATCCAAATTAAAATGATCGATAGCATCTTTAATCATATCATTTGATGTTGATATACCCAAAGATGTCATTATCTCTCCCCATGATTTACTAACATCATAATTTACCTTTGCACAAGCGTTCAAAATATAATAAACAGCATCTAACAATGCATCTATCTGCTCTGCTAAATCTTTTGCCTCTTCGAACTCTTCCATCTCATCTATTATCATTCTTCTAATGAATTTCACATCTATTTTTGAAGGTGGTTGTTTCTTTGTCTTTTCAATATATAATTTAGTAAATTCGACAACGTCTTTATACAAGTCTGTCATTTTGAGAAAATAGTAATATTTTGAGAAAATAGTAATATGAACATATAAAAAATGATATTTCAATTTTTAACTCGAATAAACTCGTACATCTCTCTGTTCTGTGTAACCATTCGGGTATATCTTATCTGCTACCTTTATGCTAAGATAACTTAAAATATACCCAATGATTGTATGGCCTAGCAACTGTCCAAATGAAATAACATCGGATAGCCACAAGATTATTAAAATAATCACTAAAATATACCAACAAACGATGAGGTTTTTGTTCTTGCCCCAGATCGGCAAATCACTAGATGATTCTGTGCTATCCATTGAATCGAGTATATAAAAACACATAGAAAAAATACAATTTTGAAAATAAATTGATCGATTAATAATCGTACATTATCGGGTATGAGAATGAACTAACTATCTCCTCTTGTGTTTCATCGACTAATGGTATGGTTATATTTTCTGTAAATCTGCAAATGTCGCAATTTGCCAACAGCACATTATAGTTTAATACGGTGGTTTTCAGCTCAGAATGAACACAGTATCTTTTCTTTTTGTTACTCTCTAAAATGAATACCTGGAAAGTTGAGAAGTTGAAATCGTATAATGTGTAATTTAATATGTTTCTATGCAAATTGTTTGTCAAATCGATGTATAAATCTATTACTTTGTTGCCGTGTGCAAATTTGTACATTTTAGTTGATGATGTTTTTTTGCAAAACAACTCACTAAATATGATGAAATCTGCTTTTTCATCGGTTGAAATCATTTGTTTGATTTCGCCGATCGTTTTTTGCTTTTTGAATTTGTGATGTTCAAATAGGTAATTTGCGAGATCATTTACGTTTATCTTTGATAATTTGCCGTTTATTTTTTTGTTGATATTTATCACTTCGTTGTTGATATAATCGAGAAATATTTCTAACTCCTTTACTCTGTTATTTTTTATATAATTTAGTGAAATTATAACATTTTCCTTGTTCTCTATAATTTTGTATTTGCCGTTAGAATATGATGTGTCTAATATTTGTTGTCTCGTTGGAGGATTCGATAAAGAACAGAATACATCGCTGTATAAGTGTATTTGCTTTCTGGCATGTTTTGATACATCGGGTGGTTTGTATAAAAATGTGATAATTTGCGTTTCTTCGTTAAATTCTATTGTCAGATCTGGCATAATTGGGAAAATATATTAAAAAATCTGAAAATTTTAGAAATTTTGAAATTTTAGAAATTTTGAAATTTTAGAAATTTTAACCTTGCAACTTTAATAATGGGCAGATCGGTACACCGGTAGTCGGATTGATAGTAAAATGTTCCTTTGGTTTGTTAGGATCAAAGTTCTCACAAATAGCACAATACCGGGTGTATTTTGATGGATCAACATTGTCCTCTAACAAATCTTTGTACATAAACCACATATCCATATCCGGGTATTTCTGTTTTGCACTCCACGGTTTATCGTTGAAATAATGAATTACATAACATACAGGTGGCTTATTGACAGTAGATTCGACGTTTTTTCTGTTATATCTTGTCCATTTGGGATGCCAAACTAACGCGTTATATTTCGGATGAATATGTGACCAAGTATACTTTCTATGAGTTAAGAACTCTACTATCGCTTGTTCGTCTACCATTGAGATGCATCTTTTGTATCCGTATGCTTCATACGAGTCTAACCATTCGATGAATTTCTTATAATCTTTTGCACTTGGTTTGAGTAAAACTGTAGTTCCTATTGCTACGAAGCCGTTCTTTAAGCCTTTTTTGATAGCATCTGGGTCAATTTCTTCGCCATGTTTCGGCATATTATAATAATCCTCTGTATTATTATCGCTTTGATTAGCGAAAGGTTGAGCCCAAGCGTTTGAGAATGTGCCGGCTGGCGCTTCCAACTCAAACAATTCGTCGATATTATTGACGACTATCGTATCGGCATCTAGCAATAATACTTTATCGTAATCTGTCAGCTTTAAACAATTCCATTTTGTATACGAATCTGATTTCCAAGTATACATGGATTCTTGTTTGGTTGTTTTCAAACTTTGTGTTTGCGCAGTGATATAATCTACGTCGACTATTTTGTCGAATATTTTCGCGAGCATCTCTCTTGCATTATTTGTTACATCATGTGTGACCATACAGACTAAAGTGCTTTTGACGCCAGCTAATCGGCAGGATTTAGCAGAGACAGCAGCGCCGATTGCATATGAGTCGTCTTTCATAACCAAATATACTATGGCGTTCTTTTGTTTTTGGTCTTTTTGATCAATTTTATTTTCTATTTTGCTTTCTGTTTTGCTTTCAATGTTTTCTGTAAAATAGATTTTTTCGCCGGATTTCTCTTCTTCTTCATCGCCGCCGCCAACAATTGTAAATGATGTATTTTTGTATTTTGCATTGATTTGTAAATCACCTTGGTCCAAAACTTTAATACTTTTGCCTAACATCGTAGAGATCCTTTCGCCGAGAGAATCGGCGGTGAAATTGCAATCTGGATGCAGCAAAATATAGTTTGTTAGCGCTCGCAACTCTGATTTACAATCGTAACAATGACAATAATATTTGCTGGTATGCCTATACCACATTCTACGCAATTTGGTGTTGAAATAGTACATTTTCTCTTCATATTCGCGATTATTCCATAATTTCTTCTCATAAGTTGGGAAAGGGATTAATCTGCATTCTGTAGAGTGTTTACCATGCCACATTTGCAAATTTAGTTGACCGTCTAAATATTCTGTTTTTTCATCGTTCCACGATAATCGAAACTTTAAAAGTGCAAATTGCGGCCGCATAATTTCGCACCAAGTCTGCTGAAATTTCATATCGTCGGATACGATGTTGAATTGTTTGCTTTGATCCTCTGCTATTTTTGCATCGCCGATCTCCAAATTTCTTATATCGCAGATGAAAATTATATTTTCTCTATTATCACGAGTGGTAGGATCTTCAGCGTATTTTTTTGCATCGTCGTCAGTGAAATACCGATTGAATATTTTAATTTGTGGTTTTGTCGTCAAACGATTGTCAAAAGGTTGCATATCGTACAAATGAAATCTAAACTGTGGGTATAACATCGTTAATATCGTTATGTGAACTCCCGGAGCTGCACCAACATATAAGATTAGCGTTTTATTCGGCTCGATATATTCGTGAAATTGATTTAGCAATTCAATCTCGGACATCAATAATTTGCGTTGTCCTCTATGCATTGAATTAAGTGGTTTATCGATTTCTCTATTGTACTCTGCTTTTCCGTCGATTTCATCATACCTGCGTATGTGATTATGCGCAATCGGAATATTATCGTAGATTTTGTACAAATCAATATGATCTTTGATTTTTAGCATTGTGTAATATAAAAAAAGACTAAAAATTCATTTTTAAAAATTTAATAATTTTCAATAAATTTTGCTAAAAATTTAATAATTTTCAATAAAATAACCTAATTGTGTGCTCTGCTTTTCTGCAGAAAGGGCATATGATTTTAGAGTCAATGTTAGATGATTCGTGTAGTTTCAACATACAATTTTCGCAAAATCCAGAGTGGCCGCATAACGCTACGTAAAATTTATCCGATTCTGAATTACATAATTTGCACAATTTGAAGTCACCTTCGTTTGCTAACACACTGCTATCTATTATGTTGCGAGCTGATGCATCATCTTGCCCTTGATATTTTCCGCTATACCAAACACCGAAAACTATTCTTCCGTTTACTTTCATCAAACCTTTGCCATGCCTGCTGCCGTTTTTCCACTCACCTATGTAAATTGTTTTGTTAAGCCATGTGTATATACCGAATCCATGTTTTTTGCCGTCGAGTAAACTGCCAACGTATAAATCACCATTTTGGTATTTTACATATGGCATTTAGAATTTTAAATTTACTGCTTTAGTTTGAATTCTGCGATAATGTTGAAACAATCCGTTAACCTCTGTTTATCACTGGAAATTTCAACTTTTTCACCCGTACATATATTATATAAAACAAACTTGTAAGCTGTATATTTTAAGTCGGCGGAAATCATCATATGAGCGTATGTACTCAACTGCAAATAATGTTCGTATGCTAACTCTCTCACACATTTAATTTCATATACTATTTTGTTCAATTCGTCGATTATATCAACTCTGCCCTTTAGTAATCTTGGGCCGAACTGTAGCGGAGTCAGCCTTTTTTCATAGACCAGAGCTGTCGGATGCGAATTCATCTCTATTTCTAATCGGCGGCTAGCTCGACGAAGTTGTGAAAAGGACATCCAATCGAATGAAATTATCTGTAAATTTCTATAATTATACCCGTCTGATACACTCAAATATTTTGAGATTTGTTGTAAGAGTTTTCCTGGATTTTTCTGTATTTTTTCTAGCGACAAAATATCATCGCTGCTGATAACTTTCATTGACAAAAGATAATCCTCTATCGAAGAGGATGTCTTTGATTTTTTCTCTAAATATGATGTTATCGCCAAACCGTTTATAGCCGACACATCCTCGTATAAATTACCCTGCTCTGACTTCGACTCGAAATTAAGTCGTTGTTTTTCTTTGTCAATATAAACTTTATACTCTAGGCAGTTTATAGCTTTGACAATTGTTGTGATCGGTATGAATCTGATAAATTTTGTCACAGAAATTTCGTTAGTGAAAGTATTTTCTATTTCACTGTTTTCCTTGTTGTCTTTACCATCACTAAATTCACTTCTCGCCAAATTTATATCGTTTATAAACTCATAGATATTCGATCCTTGCAAATTAAAATGATTTTCATAGATGTTATACGAAGCTTTGACAAATGGCGGCGGCAAATTTTTATTGCCGATCACTATATAAAGTTCTTTCTTTGCGCGAGTTAGCGCAACATACAACGGATTTGTACATACGGTCGGTGTGAATTTCTTAGCGTAATATTTGAAATAAGATGAATCGAAGCCGAGAACAAAGACAATATCTCGCTCTAACCCTTTTGCTTGGTGAAATGATAAGAAAGCAATTTTGCCGTGTAACAAATCATCGTCTATCTTTGCGTCATCGTCAGACGGCACATATACAGGGATTCCTTTGGCGGTTAGTGAATTTGCCAATTGTCTGCTTGGGCTTTGTGCACTTTTTACCGACGGCGCTAAGATGAAAATATCCTCAACTTTCGTTTTGTTCGCTAGATGTCGCTCGATAATTTGCTTGCAAACGACCAATCTCCATGATTTATCGATTATAATTTGCGGCATTTTCGTATTGTCTGGGGTAGACCGCAGAGCAAAATGTTGATAGTGTAAAATATGTTTGTTCATAAATTTTAACATATGTTCATTTAATCGGTAAGAGGTCGATAGTGTCGCGCGTGTCCACGGCCTAACTTTATTTTCGTAGAGAATTTCAGGGGTCATCAGATACTTTGGTGAAGCACCGACAAACTCATAGATAGCTTGAAATTTATCGCCCATAATACATAATTTCACCTTTTCTTCGTCTACTCTATTGTCCCTTAATATTTTTTGAACAAACATAGCGTAAATATCCGACATATCTTGTGCTTCATCTATTACGATCGTATCGAATGCAAAGTTCTCTTTTGGTTTCTTGTTCTTTTCTACACAAAGCAAAATTCCGCGATCTGTATGCGCGCTGGGTATACCATAATATTTAACGCACATAGAATGAAAAGATCTAACATCAGCGCGTATTCCCAGCAAATCTACCTTTGTTTTCGTTTCTTGTTTTAATCTTTTATTGTAAACGATTATTAATGTGTTGGCGTCCCCTTGCGATTTTGCTATGTGCAAAGCTGTCGTTGTTTTACCGCTGCCGGCGACTGCATCAACTGCAATGTTATTTGTTTCTAACAGTGAAATTATTGCTAATTGTTCCATAGATGGTTCGGCTAATTTATAAAAGGACAAATCTAGTTTTTTTAGATCGTCCGCTAAGGTTTCAACAATTTCATCGTCGCTATCATTATTATTGCTGCTATTAATTTTGCATTTGTTTTTACTTTTATTCTTGCGAATAGTGTCAATAACATACACATCATCATCGTCACTGCTACTGCTATCACTGCTACTATCGCTGCTACTACTTGACATTTTATCTTTAATATGAAATATAACTATTTCATTTTTTAGTTTATCATATAAAAAAATATCAATTATTAAATTTACATTGAATTTTTATAATATGTTCATTTGAAGAATTATCATCTAAATTTGGAGATTTTACTAAATTTGAAGATTTTGCTAAACTATCTAAGATTATACGAGGTATGTACTTTATGTTATCTTTGTCAATTCTTTCTGGTTGAATTGAATTTTCAAATATCATAGCGTGGTGTAGAATATCTTTTGTTTCTTGCGGATTCAATACCCAATGTGATGCAAAATCACAAACGTTATCTTTGTTAAAATCCATATCGGGTGTTTTTTCTAATATTTTGAGTAATTCTCTCACTACATTTGCAAGAAATTCAAAGTTGTATCTTTGCGGATTGATTTTGCAAACGTGCAAATATTGTATGATTCTACCTGAGAAATAAAATATTTCATCTAATTCCTCTATGAAAATGTATATTGAATCTATTTTTCTGCTCGTTTTTTTATCTTGATTTTCGTCCACTTTTGTAACAACATCTGTGTAAATGACGATAATATCGTTGTTTGTAATTTTACCTTGCAATTCTGCTGTTACAAACATTTTAATTATGTTCGTTGATAATTCGTTGATATTTTCTGCTGCCTCTGTATGAATTTTGCAAAATAAATCATTTATATACACTTTGCTAAATGTTGTCTCTGATTTTGCCTTTGCCAACTTACAAGATGTAAATTCACATATTTTCTCTGGCACTTTATACTTTGATAATTTCATTAACATGTTGTATTTTTTATACGTGTGTTCGTTGAATGAAGATCTTAAAAGATTAGTGTGATGTATTTTAGATTCTACGGATTCATTGATCAAATTATTAGCTGTTGTTTTTGATAAATTGGTTTTATTAGTGATGTAATCTCTTATTATATTGAAATCTATGAATTTGAAGTTTAATTTGGACTTGGATTCTGCCATCTTATAAAAAATGAAAACTTCAGTTTTTTTAGTTTTTAAAGTTAACATTATTAACGATCGGTATTTTTTCGCTGTAGTTTTCTTCATTGAAGAATTCTTTTAATTTGTAAAGTTGATGTTTGTGAAAATTTTTAATTTTACCAAAATTTTCAATTTTACCAAGATATAATTTGTTATTTTTAAATGAAAGTATAGTAAAACTATAGTTTTCTTCTTTGTTATCGTTATCATTATCATTATCGTTGTTATCTTTTATTTTACATCTTATATCTGGATTTGATTCTGTTATTTTATTTAGTGTTTCTGTGTTTAGTCGTAAAGTTAATGTTAATAGCGAGCATAACATCTTTGATTGGGCATAGAATGACTTTAATTCCTCTAAATTATATACGGTTTGGGTATATTCTATCTTTGTTTCGCCGGCGATATGGTCAAAATTTAATATGGTATTTTCATCTTTGTATATCCACGCGCAAAGATAAACTTTGATAACATCATTATCCTTTTGTTTCTTTTTTGTAACGACGATAATATCATTAGCTTTTATATCGGTTGTAATACAGTTTATGATTGCACGTGTTGTAATCGATTTAGTTTGGCGAAATAATTCTTTGTGTGCTTTACAGATCGCATCCTTTTCTATTGGCGTATATGTATTATAACAAATCGGACATTTATACGAAGGGTTGAATCCTTTATCATTTAACAATTGTATGTTCATTTTGCGAGTATTAAAAGATAATAAAGCATCTGTTAATAAATGTTTTAGCAAATGCGGTTCATTTATTGAAAATGGCGTGTATAAAAATTCTTCTTTCAACTTGTGAAATTGTATCTCTATAATCGCCATCTTTGGATGTTTTTAAATGTATTGAAAAATATAATAATGCGTGTTCAACTTTTACTCGACTAAGTTAACTGAGTTATCTACATCGCTTTCATTTGCTATTTCCCATGTATCAAGTTCCTTTTGACTTTCTTTCTCTTTTGGATTTTCCTTTGGATCTTCCTTTGGATTTTCCTTTGGATTTTCCTTCGGGTCTTCAATGTGATCAGACCACAATAAGAGTTGTTGCGCCGATTTGTATTGAATACCGGGATTCATTTGTTTTTCCAACTCTTGAACATCTTTTTTATATAATTCGTTATTTAGGTTAGAAGCTTCTTCTTGCGACATACCCTGACTTATAAATTGCTGAAATCTCTGCTGGGATTTTTTTACTAACTCTTGCTGTTTATTTAAATGATCTCGTCTAGATTCGATGTTAACGCGTAATCTGATGTCTTCGTTTTCATGATCTTCTTCGCCGATCTTTTCATCACTTTCACAAACTTTTTTCTGCTCTTTTTTACTTTTTTTCTCTTTTTTCTCGCATTTTGCACTCTCATCACTTAGCAAAGATAATACATCGGTTGATTTATCGATTATAAGGGTCAAAAGTTTGATATTCTCTACATTTCCGCAATCCTCTGCTATTAGATTGGCCGCCGATCTAATAGCTTCCTTATGCAACTTTATTATATTATCCATTTAAAATTGAAATAAAGCAATAGAATAGTATATTAATATTGTGATTTGTTTACCTAATGTCTGGATTTATATTTCCTTTTAGTATTTGGAATAGAAGGGAAAAAGATTGCAAAGAATGTAATAGTCTGGCGAAGTTTATACCGAACAGAGAAAATGTTGACAAGTATATATCGGCAAGCTTAAATATCGACAATCTGAATGAGGAATCTGCAAAAATCGACAAAGATGAATCTGAATATATCAAATTACACTTGCAGGCTTTAGGATATTTATTAGACGATAAAAAAGAGAATGAAGAGAATGAAAATGAAGAGAATGAAGACAATGAAAATGAAGAGAATGAAAACAATGAAGAGAATGAACATGAGCATGATTATGAAGAAAGTGAACATGAAGAGGAAGAAAACCAGATGATTGGAAGCCAATTGAACCAATATGATGATGAAAGCGAAATAGACGACTATTCTGCTAGTCATGAAACGAAAGAGATAGAGGTGGATAATATTTATGATGCTGTCCATTTGAAAGAATTTTGGGATATAGTCCAAAAAACAAATTGGAGAGATGCAGGTGAGGGTATACGAAATCACCTGACCTTATTGAACACTATGACAAATACAGAGCTAAAGTTAATAAAGAAGTTCATTTTAAAATGCGTGGTGCCAAATATAACAGAGAAAATAAACGCAGAGTTAGATCAACTTATGTTGACACAAGACGATAAAATGAATTTAAGTGCGCATATTTTGTTAAAGGGCAAAGATTTCTACAAATCTGCTTGCGATGATCCACAATTAGCACTTTATTTGGTAAATTGTAATTTAGTGCAAGATAGTTGGAATGCACTGAAAAATTTACAAATTTGAAAATTTAAAAATTCTACAAATTTAACAGAAAATTTAAAAATTCTACAAATTTAACAGAAAATTTAAAAATTCTACAAATTTAACAGAAAATCTTTCATATCATCGGGGATGCCGCCTGGTATATAAGCGATCGTTATGTGTTTTTTCAAAACATCAACCTTCACAGTTTTTGAACTGTAGCAAATGTTGAGGTCGATTTCTGTATCTTCCAATTCTCTAGCGCGTGTTATCAATAAATTCTTATTGTATTCGTCATCAAGGGACATTTCAACTAATGGAATTAATTCGATGTGAAAATCCATACGCTGTGGTTCTATTTTCACATCTTCGAATTTTTCTATTAGCAAATTACGTATTTTAGACAATTCTTTATATAATTCGCTGTTAGGATCTAACAATTTACTTTTCAGCTCATTATCCAATCGTTTGTTAGCGTCTATGAATTTTATCTTATACATTTTATAACACCAATTAAAGTGTCTTGCAAAATGTATATATTATATTTTATCACTTTCCTAATAACTATTTTTGGATATTGTAATATTATACGGGATATATCATTGTAATTTGCGGATATTAGTGAATCTCCACGTTTGAAGATAAATGGCAATTCTGTTAAACTTTCTAGCTTTTCTAGTTTTTTATCCGCGCATTTAAAGATTATCTCAATAGAATATTTGAATTCTTCAGTGTCAAAGGTCAATAATACACTATTTGACTTATCATCGACAAACGCTAATTTACCGTCTGTTGGTATCTTTATATTTTGCGTATTATCGTTACTTAGCGTAAATGGTGTGATATAAAATGCTATATAATTGCACGTTGTGAAAGTATTTATCCATCCGTCTGATATCATAATGATACCATCCATTTTTATATATTTGCATTTGAAAAAAGACAGATTTTTTATAATATGTTGAGAACATCTTCCATCGAATAAGGCGATGTTATCGGATCACCATTCATATATTTTGAGTTTTTCAGCCAATGATCGACTATATAATATATCGCACACATCAAGATGATAAACACAACAATGTACAACATTATTGATAATCGCGTATTTTCAGAGGTGATTTTATACACGAAAACACTAATTGTGCTTATGTCATCGATAGGAAATTTAGTATTTTTGTCGATTACTATGTATTTTCCCGATTTTAGCTGACAGATAGCGTAACATCTACCTTCAAATCTGCAAGATTCGACCGTCGCATTGTCCATCAAACATGTCGTTTGTCCTTGCTCGATTTTTATAGTTTGCTTTGAAAATTGCTGATTTTCATTTGAAAATTGCTGATTTTTATTTGAAAATTGCTGACTTTGTTGATTTTCATTTGTCATATTTTCAAAGTTAATCTCGCAGGGTTCAGGTTCGCCGTTTTTAGGAATCGGGTATTTTATATTAAACTCTATACAATCATATCTATCAACTGCTTTTTCTGTCAACGCTACGAATATCGGAAATTCCCCTTTGTCAATCGTCGGTTTTCTATCATTTATCTTTATACCAGACTTTGTTATAACGGAATAAGATTGCGGTAAATTAAACTGCCCGCTTGGCAAATTATCAACATAACCGATATTTATCGGTGTGACATCGGCTATATTCTGCGAAACATATGGATGATTATTACCCATTTGCAAAATGCTATATATAAAATATTGCTTTTTGTGTAAAAACTGAAAAAGTACAAGATATAAAGCAAAGATGCCATTTGAGAGGAAGCTCGTTGTTGCGTTTGTTTTGACATTTGCCGCAAAATACCAATACGCGATGATGAAAGCTGTCGCCGCCGTTCCGATCGCGAAAAATACACAGATTTGGTATACAAAGAGTAAGATTTTGTGAGAATGCCGCCGAAAAAAATTAAAACAGTGGATTAATTAATTATTTTATTTTGGAGAAGTTTCCCTGCTTAATATAACATTTGTTTTTTATTTTTTGCAATTTTCGACATTAATTTTTTTGCCGCCGGTGCGCGTTTTATTCGGCAAATTTGTTGCCAGCGACGTTCTTTTTGCCGCCGTAATATTTTTCTGCATTTCCATTCGCTAACATATATTTTCGCAAGCTGTTCTTACTACAACATTCATTTTCGTAAAGGGACATATCTGATGAAGCAATGTGATTTAGCGGAAATTTGTAAAATTTTGAGAGATGGCGGCCGTATCTGTCCTTTTCTTCGCACAAATACACCAAAACATCGCAATCTTTGAAGAATTTTTCGGCGAGATCCTTATCCTGCAGCGCATATTTTTTGATTTCGTCGCGCAACGGATTTGATTTCGACACCTTTATCTCGGGGGAATTATACCCCATTGCACGGCAACGTATCTTTCGCAGCTCACCATTTACGTGAATAACAACGGTAAAGGTATCGCCATCGTATACATCGTATAATTTGCAAAAGTATAGCTTGTCGGCCAGCGGGTCCATCGGAATTTTATTCATCTCTTTTTTTGTCAGCTGTCTAATCTTTGTAACATCCTCATCTTGTTTTGGTTGCAAACTGATCGCTAAAGCGGCAAAATCTATAGTGAGCGCGGATGCTTCTATGTTTGCGATCGTTGTCGCCAAAGTTGTCGTTGGCACCTTTGCGCTTTCATTCGGTTCCATTTTTTTTTAGCACGCTATAAAAAATAAATTGGTGAAAAGTTCACTTTTTTCTATTTTTTACTTTTTTATCTGCTTACAATACGATAATCCTTTGATGTATGCATATGAGAATTATATCGAGTAACCTCTATTACATCGTTTATATGACACCACATCCATAAAGCAACGGGGTCATCTGGTTTCATACGCGGCATTTGTTTTTTATCCTTGTTCATAATTTCCAAAATTTCTTTAGTTTCATCCTTTTCCATAACCCTGTATCTTATACCGAATGGATTATTCGTTAAAGGATTGTTGATGAATATACGTCGTGGTAGGAAATAAATTGTTGTTTTCTCTTTACTTTCTCTGCGCAAAGTATTTTTTGTCTCTAATCTAATTGTAACATTTGTAATAATATATAATATTTTCGTTTCTACATCGCTGATTATAGGCCGCAATATGCCTAACGCCAGATTTTTCTGTTCGCTATCGTATAAAATACATGTAAGGTCTGATGTTTTTCCTTTTATCTCAATCTCTCCCATTATTTTCACATATGAATTTACGTAAAATTGCTCTTTAAATTCGTCGTCTGTTAAGATCTTGTTAATTTTTACCTTTTTAATTTGTAACCATTCGAGTATGTTTTTGTAGCTTGTTAGGTTGATATTCATAGTTGTATAGTTGTTATTGTATTATTGTTGTTATATTTTAAAAAATAAAATTTCAAAATTTAGAATTTTCCAAAGTTAAAATTTATAATTTTCAAAGTTTTTCAAAGTTTAGCATTTTCCAAAGTTTAGCATTTTCCAAAGTTTAGCATTTTCCAAAGTTTATAATTTTCTAAAATGGAATCATATTATCAATTAGTTTATTATTTAATCATCACTTTAATCATTAGTATCGCCAGCGGATTTATAGGCGGTGTTTTAGGTTACAGATATGAATCTGCGCAACAATCGATAGCAGACAATAGAATGATTGAGAGATTATCCAAGCAAAATAGATAGCATCTGTTCTTTGTTGCTAGCCCATAGTTTGGCGGTGATTGCTTTTTTCACCTCTTCTGATTCGGGCAACTCCAACAATTCCTCTATTGATTTTGCTGCCAACTGACAATTAACATCGTTGATCAAATTTGTAAAATCCTCGGCGCTCTCTGGGGATACCAGAGAATTCAAATGTTTTCTTCTGAGTTCCTCCCATTCTGAATCAACCGGGTATAACTCATGTAAGATTTCAGAGATATTATTGTTGCAATCGTTTGTTTTTTCGTCAATTGACTCATCAACCAAAGTATTAGTCGACCCATCTACGTAAAAGTATTTCATAAGTTTGAAGATTAATTTTTCACGATTTTTGATCAGCAACAATGATTCCAAGCGCATAAAGCACAATAATGTATCTTGTTGCGACATACATACGTGACATAAGAATAATCTGCTAAATCTAGACCGAATAAGGTATCCTGTGAATAAAATGTGCTTTAGCGGGGATGCGATATACAAATCGACTAATTTATGTTCGTCAATATCAGCGAACAAAACATCGTATAATTCATCCCATCCATATGATATGATGGTTTTGAAGTGAAAATATAACAATTCTTCTAGTGCAGTGTGTAAGCAACATGATTCAAACAATTTTGGTTTGGGAATCGGATACAAAGTATAGTGAATGTATTCGCTAGCGTTAATATTTGAATTTTCAAAGATGAAATCTAATACACTGCTGTCTACATTATTTGCTATCATATTAATGATAATGTTGTTATCGGGGAATATTTTTTTATCGAACAAGTATTTTATTAACAATGTGTTATTTACATAAAGATATTTGACATATGTCGGTATACTATTTGCTACATCGGGAAATTTTTCTTCGATGTATGAGACACTTACGATGCTGTTTGATTTATACGCGTGCAATAGCTCTTCGCGCGTGATAGGCCCTTCAATCACCTCAGAGATAATTTCCGGTTTTGAAAGATCGATAGCTTGCAAAATAAATTCGCGTTTTTCATTCATCGGTTTGCCGATCTCTCTTTTGTAAATTTCTACGGCACCGTGCGAAATTATCTCTTCTGCGAGTTCTTCCTTTGACAAAATCGTAATTTCGTTTGCGCAGCATTTAAACACCTCATAATCGTCGGCTATTAAACAGCCTTCTAAAACTTCCTGTTGCAAATGTGCTTGACTAATTTTTTTCAGGTAATGTTCAACATATTTGGCATCGCCTGACATACCAACACCAAAAGCATATTCTGGGTCGGTATGTAAGTGATATTGGTCATATTTTGTTATTGAGGCACCAGTTAATAGCGGAGAATCCATTGTTTGAGTAAATATACAACAATATAAATTATATAACATTCATTTTTAAATAGACGTATCTAGCATGCTTTCTATTACTTTATTTAACGTGGGGTTAACAACGGCGAAAGTTAGAGCATTCGCGCAGGCTGCAGCCGGTGTAGATAACAGCAATCCGGTAATTCCGCCTCTGACCATACCGGTAACCGATTCCTTTATCAGAGTTTTCGTTTGTGATTCCGGGAAATCGCAACCATAAACATGCTTATAAGCTAATTTCATGTCCGGATGTTTCGTCAATTTTGTTGCTTTTTTCAACTTTTCGAGCTCTTCCATATCATGGTATAAGCTTATAATGAACAATATTATTAATATAGTGATTAATCCTATTAAAATATATAAGGTGTATCCTTCGAACATTTTCTTATATGATTAAATATATTTAACGTTTTAAAAAAGATGAGCGATGAAAAATGTAATTACGATAAAATTATATACGATGGGTATTCTCGCGGAGAATTATTGTTGCGAGCGCTGGAGATCGTTAAGAAATTTGTGATCGATCGAAAATGTTTGATGGCAGGTGGTATGGCGGTTGATTTGCCGCTGAAAATGAAAGGAGCCACTGGAATATACGACGAGTTTGAAATACCAGATTATGATTTCTTCACTCCTGATTTTGATGTTTGCGCTTATGATTTGGCGAGAGAATTGTGTGTCGCCGGGTTTAAGGATATAACGGTAATTAATGCGTTGCATGTTACGACGATGAAAGTGCGGTTGGCCTTTGATGTTGTCGCCGACATAACATATATGCCGAAAAAATTATTCGATATAACCCCTTTTATCCTAATAGACAACATGCGGGTGATTCACCCATTTTATATTATGTTGACTCAACATTCTAGTTTGTGCCAACCATACGCGAATTATCCGCGAGAGGTCATATTTCAGCGATGGGCAAAGGATATAGAGCGATTAACGTTGTTGTCGGAAAATTTCAAGATTGAAGAGGATAAAAGCTTCAAAAGACCAAAATATGTAACGAAAAAGATTTATTTCGATGAATTTGAACAAAACATATGTTTGGTCGGTTGGAGCGCTTGTGAATGGTATCTTGATAAATTTGCTGAAAATACAAAAAATGCTGAAAATGCAAAAAATATAGATTTTATACAGATGAAATTTCCTGAGTTCGATACGCGAATCCATATGTTATGTGATAAATGGTATGTATTGCTAGAGGATAAGTATGGCAAAGATTTTGATAAAAAGTTTAAGTACTTTAATGCATTTATGGATTTTATTCCGCGAAGGGTTGAAACTAACGAATTCTTAATATACGATTGTTTTGGGCTGAAAATATCGGCCGTTAAAATTGACGCAAATTTATACATTGCAAATTTACAGTTCTTACTTTTGTGGTTGTTATGTAATATTTTATATTTTGACGGTATAAAAAATACTGATGAAAGTGCAATTTACAAATTTTACTATTGTAGTTTAAGCAAAGTTGTAGAATCTGGCATAGATGAGTTTATGCCGTCGGCGAAAGTTTATCCGTTAGATGGCTTGTCAATCGGATTGCCACGTATACGCACACAAATACAATACTTGTCTGAAATAGATAGAAAGGATATTATTAGAGAGGTTGAGCCAAGCGCTGTTGATTCGCCGCTGACCCCCGCACAGTTAAATATGGGCAATTCTTGCAATATTATCGAGCCTATTACGATAAGTAAGTTATTTACGGAGATAGATTTTCAAGAAACTTCGAAATTTACACCACTCGATAATTTGTTTACGCAATAGCATTGAACTGAATTTTGTTGCAAAATATATATTTTTTTCGGCAATTTTGCACGGCGTTTATGCGGTTGTAAGATATACGGGATTTGTATGGAAGCAGATAAGAATTCTACTATTTTGCTGAAAATTGGCGAATTTGCGAAATAACGAACTGTCTTAAATACATTTACGTTGCTGAAATGTTGTGTCAGGTATAATTTGCACAATTGCAACTGCTTCTCTTCGTTATTCGTAAATGTTAAAATGATCTGGGGATTGAAATCTCCGTTGTTCTTTATGACATCTGTTAAGTTTGGAATATGCGAAATATATTTTATAATCAACAAATTAGAGACCTTTTGTTTGTTGAAAACGCTTGATATTGGTAGCTTTTCAATGTTGTTAGTTATGAATTGTCTTGAAAATTTTCTATAATGTAATAGATATTGGACGTTATGAATTAGCAAGGTGTCGCTTGCTAGACAAATAGAGATCGTATACTCTGAGAGTGTCAGCAAATTTTTCATCGATTTGCCATTTTCCGTTATGATCTCTATTTGTTCGGTTGTGAGCGAATAGAAAGGGTCTTTTCTCAAAATATACTTAATTTGGTCGCTTGATATATGATTTTGCCATAAGATGTTGTATTTTGCATGAATTTTCTTCGATAAAATATTTGCGATTTGCACATTGCTATTTTTAATACAAAGGTAAAGATTTGCCTTTACAAAGCTGTCATTGTAAATTATGAGATTTGGAGCCACTTTAAATATTTTTGCTATATCCGTTCGGTAATTTACAATTTTTTTGGCGCCTTGTATCATAGAGTGTTTTTGTTGTAATATTATATGTCGGGGTATGAAAAGCATGAAGATTTTTTTATTTAAGAATTTATTGTCAGTTATGTTCTTAACTTGTTTGATGTTAAAACATTTAGCGATGTTATAAGATGCATTTCTGGCATCATTTTTATCGAGCATTCTATAAAAAATGGAAATTTTGGGAAATTTTGGGAAATTTTGGGAAATTTTGGGAAATTTTGGGAAATTTTAAGAGATTTCTCAAATCTGCACATTTTTATTCCAAAACTCTGTAAGTCGACTTAGCCACTTTGCAAAATTCGCGTATTTGTTCTCTAGATTTTGCAAAGCTTCCGCATTCTTTTGCAGAAATTCAATGACATCATCAGGGGTAGCATTAGCCTTTAAATTTTCTATTTGAAAACTTTCGGCAAGCAAATTAAAAGGATTTAATTTGATAAAATCATCTACTTGTAATATAAATGACCTTTCTTTTTGATTTAGCGGCAAGCTCCATACCGGAAATTTCATAAGCGACATTAATCTTTTATGAGGTATTTTTGCACAGAATCCCTCATACCGCCAGCTTGATTTGTTGATTTCTTCATTTAATAATTTGAACGAAGGAGAATTGACGGTGTTAACATACTGCAAAATAATAGATGATGATTTGGAGTCTGATTCTGCATCTTGTGCTTTCCATTCGGCTATTTTCTCTTCTATATTGATATTATCAGCTAACATCAATCTTTTTATGATATTTTCTACATATGGTATGTAACTACCGAAAATAAAATCTCTTGCACTTTGCGTTAGTGATTCATGCAAATAATATTTTAACCTTAGTCTTTCTATTTGTGTATCTTCGCTGATCGGTTCTAATATATCGCAATCTTGGCATACGATGATTGAATTTTTTAAGGTAAGAAATAAATTTTCACCCCTTTCCTTTTCTTCTTTAGCAACATTGCATGTTATAATATCATGTTCTATGCCGTATTTGGCTTTATTACCAATGTGTAAGTTGGCGGTAGGGGTTGGTGAGCCGAAATAGAGCGATAAAATATTGATATCGTCGTTTGCGCAGCCGCCAGCTGTCTGATTAGCTAACTGACTGACTGTCTGGTTAGTTAACTGACTGGCAGTAGCCAACGCTTCTGCTGCATTGGATTTAACGTTGGATTTTAAGTCATTTATTACATTTTGTGCGTTTTCCTTTAAGGTGGAAAGTGCTGATTCTGCATAACCTTTTAATATACTAGCAGCGAACATAGTATAATTAATTGATATCAACTGACAACATATATAAGTTATATTTTATTTTTTATATATTCAATATAATTTACTATATAAAATGTTTAAAATCCCCGGTCCGTGCGCATTCCATTTAGAGGACAGAAAATTCTGTTTGGATAGAAAAACTTATGATTTATTAGGGCAATTCTTGCTAGATAATGGACAAGCGCACAATGGCGAAATAGAAGATATCGTCAATAAAGCGAAGAAAGTCACGTCTTGTGATACCGAAAAATGCATATTGTTAAATAGTAATGTGCAAAGTTACATAAATAACGGCGGTGTTATGCATACCGATGAAATGATTAGGGTTAGATTTAAGCAGTCTGGGCCGCGATTAACAAATGATCTGTTGTCAAATGTTGACATAGATAACACTTTGAAGGACATGGAATCCGCGTATAAATCATTTAAATGCATTAAATTTCATATGATAGATTTTGATAGATATCCAGAAAAGGAGCTAAATAATGTAAATTTGGCAGAAGAATACAAGAGTGGAGTGCGAACATTAGCATGTGTATTGAATACGGATATAACGGGGAGTTTGGGCAAACATTGGTTTTGTTTATTTGTAGATATGAGAAAATCGCCATTTACAATCGAATTCTTTAATTCCTCTGGTAATCCGCCGGAGCCATCTGTCAGCAAGTGGATGATACGGCAGAAGATATTTCTCGAGCCCATAAGTAGAGTTGAGGATATCCAGGTATGTTCTGTTGCTATTCAGTTCGGCGACACAGAATGTGGAGTTTATTGTTTATTTTATATTTACGAAAGGCAACATAATATTCCGTATCAGTTATTTGCAGACCCGCGAACTGCGCCGAATGATAATTATATTTTCGAAATTAGAAAACATCTATTTTCTTAAGTATATGTTAGTTTTTGAAAAATGAACACATTATTACTTTATATACTTGTCATAATCATAGTGATGCTGTTACTATGTGTTATTTTGGGATTTTATAAAGTTGATAAGGAAAGATACTTCAAAAAAGATAATGACTTTATCAAAGCAAAAGTACAGTATTAAACTATAATTTTTTACACTAATATAGCTGGTACGATTGATAATCAAAGATGTCCGAATTCACCGTTACAGAAATTCATAGCGATGAAGAGAATGTTGAAAGTGCTGAAAATACTAGCGCTATTGTCCCCGTTAATGCAAGATCCGTAAAGCAAAATGCCGAACAGAAAAAGAACAAAGAGGATATTACCGAGAATGAAAAGGGGCGAGTTTTGAATCATTTGGGGCAGGTTGCCAAGGGAATGGGCCAGATTACCAAATACCACGCTGAAGCTTACCACGGTGATGAAGCATTAGATGAATATAAGAATGCAATAGTTGATACTTGGAGACAGGATGATGATATGGTTGATAAGCGGGAAACCCCGGCGATTACACACGAGGAGATTGTACAAGGCGAAGAGAACATGGATACTCGGCGAGCGTTCTTAAAAGCACGCAGAGAACAACAAAAAGCTATCCAGCAGCGGATTAAGGATGAAACCGAATCGGCGTATAGGCAAGCTGTGACATATATCGGTGATGATGCTGATGCCGACGAAGATGCTGATGAAGACGAAGGATCTGCAGCCGCTGCGACAAAGCAGAAAAAACGAGATCCGTTAGATAGGGATGCTGAAGAGGAAGCTTTCAATAAAGCTTTTGTTGGGCCGAATACGAGGAAAACGATTGAGGTTCCATACACCAGTATATTTGGCGGCGAGCCAAGAATGCGTAAGGTTGTAATCGGTCCTAAGAATAATTTTGCATCTGGTGGTAATTTAGCGCTGACATCCGACGAGAATATTGATGATTATCACAAAAATATGATAACGACGACAACGGCAACGGGCGACAGTGATGAAGAGCTGACAAGCACTGATGTTGACAGTATCAAGAAAAAAGCCGATAAAATGCAAGCGGATAAACAAAAACGCGAAGAGGAGAGGAAGAAAAGGTTGGAAGAGCGCAAGAAAAACTTGGCGAAAAATCAAAGTCAAGCTCAAAGTCAAACTCAAGCTCACTTAAAGGCTGATTTGAACGAAGATGAGTTAAACGATCATATGCATGACCAATTAAAATCAAAGGATGAAGATTCTGATGATTCAGACAGCATGATGAGAGTAAAGATGGAAAAGATAAAAGCAAAGGCTGCAAGTTCGATGGATAGCAGGCAGCAGCGTATGGAAGAGCGAAAGAAGATGTTGGAAGAGCGGCAAAAAAATATTTTGGCGAAAAAAGAGCAAACTGCAACAAAAGCACATACGAAAACGGACCTGACAGAAGATGAACTTGCCGAGTATATACAAGCTGATTTGATAAGTGGCAAGAAAAAAGATAACATTAGAGCAAACAACAATGATAGTGACAGTGAAGAGGAAACGATTGATAGAATCAAACAAAAGGCGGCCGCGGCGTCAAAACGGTACAAATGAATTTTCAATTATGATGAAGTGTGGTAGAATGAACATGTTTTTTGTTTTTTGCAATGTTTATCATAATAACATTGACGTACTCTGAATTTGTTTCGTATAGCAGAGATGACTTCATCATAATCCAATCGATGTTCCAAAACCTCTTCGAATAATGCTTTGTGTATTATATTTGGTATATCACGGAGTTGTCTGATGTCTCCTTTCAAATTTTCAATGATTCGATTTTTTTGTTTGAGTTCAGCTTGTAAATCGGATTCACTGTTCTTTTGTTTGATTCCATCACATAATTCTGCAATAACTTGATTTTTCTGCTTAATGTCATCAATTAATTTGTTGATTTCAGCAGTTTGACTCATTATGATTCGCTCCAGTTTGATGTTGTTCTCAACTTGATTCAAATACAATTCTTTGTAGCTGTCGCTGAGTTGAGTTATATTGTATTGTGGACTTTGAAAATTCTGCGGACTTTGAAAATTCTGCGGACTTTGAAAATTCTGCGGACTTTGAAAATTCTGCGGACTTTGAAAATTCTGCAAATTTTGCGAATATTCATGCTGCAGCTGATTCCACATTTTGAAATCGTAAAGTTGTTGATTGGTGTATCCACCGTTGGACATTTTATAACATATTTTATTTCAATTTTTATTTCGTTAAAAAATGAACTATGAGGTATATATTATTACTTTGAGAATATTGATATTTTCATAGTTTGAAATTAAAATTTTAATTTCCAAAAAATGTCAGCTATTGACCAAGTTTATAGTAAATTCGCGAATATATTGACTAATATAACATACACCGCTAATAATGCAGAGGATAAAGAAAATGCAGAATATGGTGTCGATAAATACACTAATAAGAAGTTTATTATAAAACCAGCTGATAAATGTGATGTGACCTTTGATAATCTCCGGTATATTTATGGTGCGTTCATTAATCATTATGGTTTCGTTGGATTTCAACTGCGCGCGATGAATGAATTTTATTACAGCGGATTAAAGCATATTATCACAAATGTATTTAAGATAAATGTTACAATTTTGGGTAGCGATTTAGCGCACAACCCAGACGGCAAGATAGAAAAGATCGTCGTAACGGTCGAATTTACAGATGTGTCGTTGAGTCGGCCGAAGTGCCCAAATGATAATAAACCTCTATTTCCAACGGCCGCAATTCGGCAAGGGATAGATTATGAAGGTTTAATGACAGTAAATGCGCGGGCAACCGCTGAATTATACCGTAGAGAGAAAGACGGTAATAATATGAAAACTATCGTTGAGAAAAAACATTCTTTGCCGATTAAGGATTGGGCGCTGTGTCCGATCGCCGTTATGGTTGGCTCGGCATTGTGCAATACACATGGTCGCAGTCGCCAAGAATTATTAGCGCTGAATGAAGATCCTGATGCTATACCCGGTAATTTTATCATCGGCGGCCACGAATGGAATGTTGTTGGCACAGAGAACATCCCGTATGGCGAATATCGGTGTTTCAACAATTTTCACGGCGGCGAACATACGAGAAATACGGTGATCTCAAAGTTCGGCGACAGCCAAGAGAACTCTGCGCAATGTATTGTCAGACTGATGGAAGATGGAAAGATCACCGTTGAAATTTCGCGATCTGAGCTCCAGTATATTCAGATCCCCTTTTATATCTTTGCGAAAATCATCGGCATTTCAACGGACAGAGAGTTAGTAGAGTTGATCTTGGCAAAACCATTCGCAGTTGCATCAACGGACGCTGACAAGTTCATTTTGACAAAGTTGAGCGTTGCATTTGAAGCATCTTATGGTGATTTTGATGATTTGCGGTATGAAGATGATCTGTCTGAGATTTTGCGTACAACAGCACTCGTATGGTTGAATATAATGCGGAAAGTTAAAAATGGTAAGAATTCCTTTTCTAAATACGATCCTAATGCGAAAGGTGGTGTCGGTGAAAAGCACATTTTGGAGATAATCGATAAGCTGAGAAGTGGAATCAACGAATATTTCTTCCCGATCAAAGGATCGACAGCCGAATCGTTGTTCTCAAAACAATATGATTTTGCCTCTATGATCGCGTATGAGTTATTGGTGGCCAAAGGCGATATACCACAGACAGATCGTGATTCTTTCGTGTCAAAACGAGCGGCGATCGCTGCGCCCTCTTACGCAAAGATCTTAAAAACACAATTCTCTCTGAATATCTCGCATAATATAAAGCATGATATCGAGTTGAAATATAAGAAAGAGGATTTTAACTCTATTGATTTGCTGCAGATCGTAACGGCGAAAGTCGGCGTTGATAAATTTCGGTCGGCCATGCAGCGCTGTATAAAGGTCGGAAATAGAGCTGATTTGCAAATTTCGGCGAATAAAATTGTGAAAAATCGTTTGGCGACATCGTTAGAGGAGAATAAATCGACTATATCGACGTTGCTGTCTAAACGGCAAATAAACGCAAACGTTGGATTTGTCTCGAAATCTTCAGAGCGCGCTATGGATATGCGGCAAGTCCACAACTCCGGCGAAGGATTTATCTGCGCTATATCAACCCCTGAAGGTACACCGGTCGGCACCCATAAACAACCGACGGCTGGAGCAACGGTGTTATTAGCGAGCAAATCGCAAGATCAATACATAAATTTGCTACGCCAACCTGGGGTATACCCGATTGCAAAATGTACGCCAGAGTTCATATATGAGAAGAAATTATCTAAAATTTTCATTAACGGAGGGTGGTTTGCATGCTGCGAAAATGCGCCGAAATTAGAGCACGATTTACTCTTAGAGCGCAGAATGGGCAAAATCGACAGAAATGTGACGATTGTTCGCAATGTTTGCACAAATTTCATCTATATTTGGTGTGAATCGGGGCGACTCGGAAGGGTTGTCATACCAGTTTATAATAATGAGAAGAATCCAGAATTCTTCGATGAAAAATACAACGCTGAGAATCCTATGAAAACTTTCGTTCAAGGGGTTATGTTAAATGGGCGGATTATCAAAGGGTTGGAATACGGAGAGTTATCATACGATGATTTAGTGGAGATGGGTTCTATTGAGATAATTTCGCCGGATGAGCAGACAAACTATTTGATTTGCGCTTCGTGGGCTCAATTGGTTGAAAATTCGCGAAATGTTCTGCTACCGTACACATATTTGTCAATTCCATTTGCAACGTTAGGTATTAACATTTTAGGTACCCCACACGGGGAAACCTCTCAAACTGTCAGGGGTTCATTTGCTGGTAACCAAAGAAAGCAGACTTGCTCGCGAAATAATCGTAATATTACATACCGTATGGATCATAATTCTTACTTTAAATTGTACAACCAGCGGCCTATCGTAACGACAGAAATCGACAATTATATACCGACCGGCGGAGAAAATGCTTTCGTTGTTATGATGTCAGACGACGGGTATAATCAAGAGGATTCACTCGATGCGTCTGGTGGGGCGGTTGGCCGTGGATTTCTCGACACGTATAAAACGGTATTGTATCATATTCAATTAGAATCACGCGAACAATTTATGATCCCGAACGAAAATAACACCGTTAACGTAAAGTTGGCAAATTATTCGTTCTTGGATGCTAAAGGGTTCATTCGGCCGGGGTCGATCGTTGAAAAGGATACGGTATTGGTCGGCAAAGTTATATTAAATGAAGAGCGGCAAGGAGCAGGGATGGGAAAATCTGCAGCCGGCGCGGCGATGAAATACGCGGATACCTCAGTGATTTATAGAGATAAAGAACCAGGGATTGTCCATTGTATTTACAGTGGGCGCGATTTGAAGGAAAATCACGAATTTTGCAACATTTTGATATTGAAACCGCGAAAATTATCGATTGGTGACAAAGGAAGCTCGAGGTCTGGGCAAAAGGCGACGATGGGTGCTAAACGTGTAGATTCTGACATGCCGTTTACGCGAACAGGGGAAATACCACAATTTATTATGAATCCTCATGCTATCCCTACTAGAATGACGGTAACAGATTTATTAGAGTCTTATATCTCAGAGATTATGTTGGTAGATGGTAAATTTTACGATGGGACATATTTCAATCCGATCGATTACGATGGTCTGAAAAAGATGCGATTAGAGCGCAAGATGGATTTGGAAGGAACTTACACTTTGTATGAGCCGAATACAGGGGTAAGGAAAGCTAGGCGTGTGTTTGGCGGACACAAATTTATGCAGATTTTGCAGAAATTCTCTAATGATGCATTTCAATCAAATTCGATTGGCGGGCCAACGGATCCTATTACGCGGCAGCCAACTCAGAGCAGTGATGGACCGAGCGCTTTGCGAATGGGAGAGATGGAAAAGGATGTTATGTGTGTTAATAACGCAGCGGATGAATTATACTCAAAATTCGGGCCTGACTCAGATGGTATGTTGTTGCCGATTTGCAAAACATGCGGAAAGTTAGCGATTGCAAACGAAGAAAAATCAGAGTATAGATGTGTAAAATGCGAGGATTTAGCGGACATCGTTTTGGTGCCGTCGACATGCGCGGTAAAAGCTATTGGCCAAACTATAAACGTTTTGGGATTTGGATTAAAGCATCATATTGATCCGCCGCACTTTCAGAATATTGCCGATTGAGACTTTGATAAATTTTGGTAAATTTTGGTAAATTTTCACAATTTTAAAATGTTAAAAAATTAAATAAAAAACTTTATTTTTTTATTTTATAAAATATTGAATTTTTATAAGGAAAATATATCCTAAGCTATGTCTTCGTTATTTGGTGAATTCTTCGATATTATTTGTAATGATTTAAATGTTATTCTTCGATTAAATAATTGGATTATTGAATGTGAAAATGACAAAAGATGGCATAAATTGCCGCTTTGTGAAGCTGAAATTAAGCTGATAAATTGCATTTGGATGACAAATGATGATTTTGCAGCGCTCAATGTCGACAATACGGACATTTGTAAATTAATAGAATACTGTATAAAATACCAATATTACACCTTGTTAAATTGGCTAATCAAATGCTTTGATTTTACAGAGGAAAAGATAAAAAATTTGTTATACGATGCTTGTGCATTGGGCGATCCGGAATTTATGAAATTTATGTTCAAATTAGCGGTATCAAATAAGTTTGAGATTGACAATAGATTTATAGCAGAGATTGCTATTTGTAACAATCATTATAATATTGTAAGTTGGTTAGTATCAAATCGTTTTGTTGAAGCGGTTAATTTAGATGATATGATTTATTTAGATTATTCTTGGGACGTGATAAAGAAGATATTAGATTCTGCAATTCACGATGATGTGTTTGAGTATAAAAGATATATGTTCAAATTGATAATTACCGCTTGCTCACACAATCGTATTGAGATCGTGAAGAATTTGATAGAACATTGTAATTTGCGCGGTGTGAAATCCAGCGCTGATGAAACTTTTGTTTTCTTCTTGGAAAACTATAAGAAAACTTGTGCTTTGCATAAAAACAATATATTGCAAAATTTGCATGGGTTTCTCTCTGATAAACATAAAGCAAAGTGCGAAACGAAGATAGTGAAATGTTAAAAATTAATTCTTTAAAAATTGATATTTTTAAAGAATTAATATTTTTTAATATGGTTTATACGGCGCAGAATCTTTCATAAATTTGCGGCGTTTCAGCAAAGTTGTGATTTTATATGAGATATTGTCGTCTGAATATTTGCCGATGAAATCACACGTGTGCGAGTTGTCGATTAGAAATTTATTTTGCGAAAGTGTATCAAATGTGTTGTTTAAGTTTTTTATGATCAAATTCGCTGTTTCATCATCTAGATGTTTGTCCGCTTGCATCTTTCTAATATTCCAGCAATTTATAAGGGTAAATCTTAGCAAAGTTGGTAATGTCGCAATTGCAATCTTTACATTTTTTATGTAAATTACCGGGATTTGATCATACTGAGCGCTGGTATAAATATGAACTAGCGGTCGCTGTATCTGCTTTTTTGCCTCTGTAAATTGCATATAAATCGTATATTTTTGCAGCCGATGATCAAATAATACATTTATATTTTGATTCTTAACGATTATGTTGAAATCTGTATAATGCGCTATTTTTTGTCGCCACCACTCTACGGTAACGTTGATATGCGAGTTTGATATAACCTCTATAAAGTCCACTATATCAAAAGTTTTGTTTATGCTTTCGACTATCGACATTGCACCGGCGCCGATTAAAATTTGTTCGACGTTGTTTTGACTTTCAACATTATTTTGCACAGCGAATGCATTTTGTGCGGTGATAAAATCACGTATAATATTCTGAATTGTTTTCTTCAATTTGTAAACTTTATCATTTGCGTTTGGTTTGCCGCCGGATACAACTGTAGAAAATTTGACGGGACATAAACTCAATAATTTTTTCTCGATTATTTCCAACTCTTCATACTCGGAATTTGATTGTGGTATAGCGAGCTTTCGATATACGTCAATGAGATGTAGCTCGGGTGGTATCAGCTTAAAATCTATATCCAACCATGTTATACTGAGAGTTGGTGGCATTATCTGCAATGGTAATAACAGATCAGCAGAGTGTAACTCTGTAATTATAGACCCGTTTACGTAAATATCATAATGAAGCCCCGGATCAACACATTTTAATATGATCGGCACCTTATGGATTTTATAAACTATATCTGTGATTTTCACCCCTATGGATTTTGGATTCTTTGTGTAAAATACATAAAATGGCAACCTTATCTCTTGTAAATCTTTATATAATAGTTCCCTGTTGCATAAAATAATATCCTCTTTTGAGATCTCCTCTAAGATACATCGGTGTATAACATATCGCAAATTATCTTGTTTTTTCACCTCTAAAATTGCTTCTTGATATAAGTTGTCGAACCATTCTTTTTTCTGCAGTAGATTTGCAAACATAATTTACAAGCGTTAATATATTTATGTTTAAAAAAGTAAAATAGAGCAAAGTAAGAAAAAATATTTTTTTTTAAGATTTTATTACTTTTTTAAATTTTCAAATTTTTCAAATTTACTCAAATTTTTCAAATTTATTCAAATTTTTCAAATTTACTCTACTTCAATTGAAGATTGTTTCTTTGTAACTTTACTCTTCTTCTTAATGGGTTCTCCATCTTCTTTGTTTTTAGCTTGTTCAACTTGTTCAGCTTGCTCAACTTGTTCAACTTGCTCAACTTGTTCAAATTGTTCTGTGTTGTTGCCGGAATTTTCCTCTTCGTAACTTTCATTTTCATTTTCCTCCTCTTCCTCTTCGCTGTATTCTTCGTCTTTGCTATCGTTTCTATTATCATCAGCTTCCCATTTTGGCCGCCGTTTTGTCAAAGGCGCGATAACATCATTTATATCGATCGTATATCTGTTTTCCTCTGTCCAATTTAAATAAATTGATTTTGGCAACCTGAAATGTTGCACGATTGCTTTTGCGCCAGTCCACAATACCGCACATTTTTGGTTGGGGAATTTAGACGGATCAAATAAATTTAGCATTCCGTAAGCGTCGACTTTATACATACCTCGAATCGTTTTATATTGAATATAAGCATCATATTCCTCCGGATCAGATTCATTTGGGATAGTTTCATTTACTAACGCTGTGAATAATTGACACGATTCTTTCGTTATCTTTTGCTTGTTTACTAAATCGCATCGCAAAATAGCTTTATAATTGGCCTCTAATTTTGCAGGGAATATCCTAAAATGGAAACCATTGTTTTTGCCTTTAAAGTTGCCGCGGTCGCGATTACCTCTACCTCTGCCCCTACCTCTGTATGCGCCTCCACCCCTATGATTAACGTGTTTTTTGTGCTCTTGATAGCTCATCTTTTGCAGTATAAAAATACATAATTCAGTTTTTATAAAGATGAAAATTGTGTTGTTAACAGCGCTATTGTATTTTTCAAACTAGCGTCAGATTTCATACCGTTGCTTTCATCATAGTTGTCAAGGTGCAGCGATGAAAGTGATGTGTGTTTATCGGTAGAATAATGCAAAAGATTAGAGAAATTGTAAGTTTCAGAATCTTCTCCTTTGTTCATATTTTCACCGTTAAGATCGGCGAATCTTAAGAATAACTTCAAAATCTGCACATTCGGATAATTTTTGTGTTCGGTTTCAATTAATTTTGGCGAAATTCGCACAGATTTCAGTTTGTTTTTGCTCGAATAATGAGTACCGGTTGTTTTAACGCTCTTTACCTTTTCGTCGGTTACTTTGTGAATCGTTTGAATTTGCTTCGCATATTCTATAAACTTTGTCGTCAAGTTATATTTTGCTATCTCCTGTATTTTTTTGAGCAATTTTATGTTTTTGTCCATTGTATTTTTGTCGAATTTTAGTTTTTTCTTCATAAAATACATTATACAAATGGTAGAGAATTGCAAAGCATCAAATGCTGTTAACAACGGGAAGAATGTGTTAAAGTTAGTAAACAGCATAATATCAACTAAAATTTTATTGTTAGAGTAAAATTCCGGCAAATAAACCGAGTATAAATTTTGCAATCGCAACACGCTGTACGCTAGCAGATCCTCTATATTTTTGCACTTTCCGTGTTTTAAACTGTTGATATCGTCTAATGACAAAATTATTCTAGAGTTGTCAATTAAACATACGTGAAATGAGGTTGTTGGAAAGCAAAAGCAAACATTTTTGTCAGCGCTGAATAAACCATTTGGTAGTATAAATCTCACAAATTTGCTAGAATCTTGCAAGTTATTAAGGGTTAAGTTGTTAATGTGCAAATCTGTGTGCATTGCTTTAGCATGCAAATTCATAACGAGCAAGTTGTAAATTACCTCAAAGATATACCGACAAAATGTATCGTGTGATTTTCGTATATCGCCGATTTGTGCATTGAATTCATCATTTTGTTTGGCGCTTATGAGTGAATTTTTCCATGTTTTGCCGACATATTCGCTTGTCAAAATAATAGTATATTGACTCATAATCAGCTCTTTCTCTGTAAATCTTGTCGCATCGTTCGTGATTTTCTCCAAAATTTTCATCTTTTCGGCTAATATTTCCGCGGTAGAACTCTCGATCCCTGCAAACTGTGCGTTTGTTGTCGCGGCAATTTCGCGCAGTTTATCCCTTATGATTTGAGTGGTTTGGCTGAGCTCCAACCGCAAAATTTGCGTTTTATTGTCAAATGGCACAGATTTTGCATTTTGCATTTTTATAAAGGTGAAATTGCCCATAAATGGAAAACCAGGGGTAATTTTATTGACGACAAAATTGTTAAATAACATACTAAAAGCATATTCTCGCCACGGCTTGTATTCTATGCTAAAAGCATTTGTTGCTTCTAGCAAACTCAGTGGTATCAACTTTTGGCCTACTTTCGCGTTAGTGTCGTCAAAGCAAATACTTTGTTTTAAGTTGTAAACGGATGTTTCATACTCTGCGATCAATGACTTCATGAAGTCAAAGTCCTCTTTCACTTTCAGCGAATCCGTTTCGTGAACATCCTTAAATCCATTATAAAAGTTGAAAAGTTCGTTAAACCACGTTAATATCAATATGTTATGGTGTAAATTGCTCTTTATAATTTGTTGTTCGGTTTTATCAAAATTTTTAATTTTATCATGCGACGTGAAATGATCTGTGTAAATTATCCAGTTTGCCGCGTCTTTTTTCGCAAGGAGATATTCTGTTAAATCTTCCCACAAATCTCCGTATTGTCCTTTAATATCATTTAAAGCGTTTATTGATATGAAATGTGGCCGATATTCACCATCTCTTGAATTATACGACAATCCGCAGCATAAATACAGTGGTATTTCATCTTGAGAATATGCAAAACCGTATATTATCGGCGTATTGTCATTGTCGCTTTCGAAAGCCTTTAATTTAAAGGTTGTAACAACTAATTTGAGCGCATCTAGAAGTATGTTTGTTCTAATAGAATATATTTTATTAAGTCTATTAATATACGAGCTTTCGGTAACGGACATTATTACCCGGCAATATAATATATAACAATGAGCAGATATAATTTAGAACAGAAATTCCAACGTGCGAATGTTAAACAAAGTTTTCACATTGCTGTTGGCAGCGCAGAGAAAAAGAGAGTTAAAGCGCCGGTTGGATACCGCGAATTGGAGGATTATGAATGGCACAAACAACCACGCGGGAGTCATATCGCGTATGTAAGAGCCGATGACGCAGAGGGGATTTTCAAACACGGGTATGTTTTAGGGCGCGTGGTAGGCAAAAAGAACACAATTAAAGAGGGAAAGGATGGGATTTTCATGACGATTTCGCCGGATTTGGACGACGACAAAGCACCGCGGTTTACCGTTTTCACTGACAGTATACGACAGATGTTCGTTGAAAACGCGCCAATTTCGCAAGCGCAAGCGCAGCCGCAATTTCAAACACATCAAATACACCCACCATCGATATATCAACAACAGCCGCCGCAGCAATTTCAAATGTTTCAACAACCGTTTCAACAATCGTTTCAACAATCGGATTTGCAAAACAGATTGGAATCGCTGGAAAAAAGATACGAACATTTGTTCAAAGAACATGAAATCATGAAAAAAGAAAATGAACTGTTGAAAAGAGCAACGAGCGTTAACAGTGACTTAATCAGAAAATATATTGCGGCAAAACAGTAAGGTAATTTTAGAAAATTTCACTTTAAAATTTCACGAAATTTCACAAAATTTCACATTTCACTCAGAGCCCAAATTGGTGTATTTTTTAGATCTTCCACGTTTTGTCGTTTTCTCTTTGTATTTCCACTCGTATGGCATAGGGATTCTATGCTTTTGAAATGGATACCACAATAGCCATTTGTGTGGGACAATAACCGAATCATAATATTTTTTCATTGTCGCTGTTGAAACTGACATCTCCTCTTCTATCATAGAGGGCTTGATATTTTCGTGAATTTCCTCATCAACTCGCGTCAGAAGATAAATTATCGCAGCGCATTTGGTTTGTATAAACGAGTTGAAGCAAGCAGAAAGTCTCGCGCGATCGATGTTGTCGATTATATCAAAGACAAATTCCTTGAATTTCTCAGGGATCTTTAAATGTTTAAAGCATTGATTTACGTAAATATCCTTTAATTTATCGGAATCCAGCGTAACTTTCACGTCAATTATCTGTAAATTATACCATTTTATTAGTTTTTTCTCCGCTATATTTAAATCATGTTGTTTAATACTGAACATATCCGCGATATCCTTGTCAGAAATGAACCCAATATCTGTGTCAATAGACTTAATCTGCGCGAGTTTCGCCAGAATTGAGGTCAGCGATCTCGAGCGGAATATCTCATCGATTTTCGGCCTAATTACATTACAGTAAATTTTGCAGGCTTCGACAATCGTATACATCGGCAAAGATTTGCGACCATGCCCAAATTTTTTGTTCAACATACGCTTGACAAAGTTCTCCTCTTGAATGTTGGTGTAAGTTTGATCTTGCGCAAATGCGCGATTTAAGCGTTTTGAGCCTTTTGCGCGCAAAGACCGCCCATTCGTCGAGAAATTATAGCTGGAAGTTACAGCTTTTTGCTGCTCTTCTGTCAAATCGATCGTCAAATTTGGGTCGATGTAACCACATGCATCGCACGTATAAACCCCATTTTTCGGGAACATCTCTTCGCCGCATTTACAAATATTATAAAATTCCTCTTTGATCCCATCGCTCATCATATCTTGAACGAGAATTTGTTTGATGGTTTTCAAATCTTCTGAGATCGAAGAGGTGTCGATGCTCATATTTTCAGAGCTTACATCGCAATTTATCTCTTTAATTGACTCTAAGAATTCTTCGAGGGTTTGCGCGTCATTTAAATCCATTTTGCACGGGGCCGCCGACTTGCAGCGTAATATATCGAGGATTTTCAATTTATGAAATATATTTTACTAGTCGAGTTTTTAAGGCTAAAAAAATTAGTTGATTTTTTGACTGAATTTTTCGGGCGATAAACATTTCAAAATTGAAATATATTGTATATCCTTCGATAAATCATGCCGCCCAAGCGAAAAACGCCGAAAAAATCGGGCGCTGCCGACGAGATCGACATCTCAAATTCTAAATTCGATATAAGAACCGTTCGGCAAACTATACGCGCGAAGCAAGGCGGCGAGTATTATACTGGGTCTAAAGAGATTACAAAGCGCGAATGGTGGGTTTTAGATGAGAAAACTCGCGGATTCGTGAAGAAATATTTTAGATTCCCCGAATCGTTGCGTACGGCGATAGATGAACCGTTGACGAACGCGCGCGATCAAGCACATCGGTACCCGAATTTGACGACAACGTTAGAGATAGAATTTGATACGGTTACCGGGACAATCTCGATTTGTAATAACGGGCCGGGGATCCCTATCACTAAAAAATATGTAAAAGCCGACATAAAACGCTCAACAATTGAACAGGTTGACGAGCGGGATATGACAGAAGAGCAAAAATTAGACGCTGAAAAATACCCCGATCGTATGACTTATTTGCCGGAGATCATTTGCACTATGCCTCAATCGGGCACAAATTTCGACGAGCGAATCTTAGATCGCACAACCGGTGGCATAAATGGCATCGGTTTAAAATTAACGCAGTATTTGTCAAAAACATTTACGTTAACGACAATATCTGACAACACAACGCTAGATGGATCGAAAAAACGATTAAGGTACAAGCAAAAGTTTAAGAATCCGGACTCTGATCCGGCGGCTTTGGGTATCGTCGGCGAGCCAAAAATAGAGGAGGTTGATAAAGAAACCGATATGTACACTAAAATTACATTTTGCTTTGACTATACTTTGTTCGGTTTTCGCGAATACAGCGAAGATCAAACGGACTTAATCGAGACGATTTATCATATTTTGGAGACTCGCGCTTACCAATTGGCGTGCGCTTGTGGAGTTATCGTTATATTTCAAGGGACAACCTTAGAGGTTAACTCACCTCATCATTTGTCGATGTTATTTAAATACGATGATTTCGATGCGACTAAAGAGTCAAAGGATGAGATTGAACAATTAGAATACGATGATTACACGAGCAAAGTTTCGTATACCGATCCTGTTACTCGTGCTCGGATATTCGGCGAAGCTGCGGCGAAAAAAAGCAAGAATTTATGTGAAATTCCAGAGTTAATCGCTGATTTCCCCAATGATTCGCGCAGATCAAAATTGTACACTTGGTATGTAGGGGTGTCGATGAGCGCACGTGGATTCAGCCAAATGACCGTTATGAATGGATTATACCCGACATTGGGCGGCACACACGTTGACTTTGTAGTTGATGAGGTGACGAAAATGTTGGCAAATTCATTTGTGTCAACGCTGGTATACGGTGATTCGGGCAGCGGCAACAGAAAGGATATCGCTCAGCATTTGGAGTCAAAGAGAAAGATGGTCGAGGATATTATCCATCATCATTTGTCGATTGTTATAATCGGCTTGATAAATAAACCATCTTTTCCTGGGCAAACAAAGCAATCTATTCAAAATAACCCTGAAAGTTATCATTATACAATTGAGAAATCATTTGGAAATGCGCTATGGGAGATTATGAAAGATAAACTCTTAAATTATTATTTAGATAAAGAAGACCCGTTATCAAAGAAAAAGAAACGCGTTAAACAATTTATTAACAATATTGAAGAGTACGAAGGGGCTAGATACGCTGCTTCAAAGGACGACGCGAAATGGAAAAAGACTGAATTATACATTACGGAAGGTAAATCAGCTGCAACTTTTGTGTCTCGTATGATCAATTCGCGAGTTAATCCGAAATTAGACGCTGATTATTGTGGTTTATTTCCGTTAAAGGGTATGCCAATTAATGTTCGACGTTTATGCACTATCATTAATAGTAAGGAAGGTGAACGATATGTTTTAAGCGATAAATTAGATGAAAATATCGAATGGAACAAATTTATGGAGATCAGCGGATTGGATTATGCAAACAAATACAAATCGATGGCTGATTTCAGAACTCTTCGATACGCATCTTTAGTGTTGGCAACCGATCAGGATGTTGACGGCAAAGGTGGAATACGCGGTATGATGGTTAATAATATCTCTATGTTTTGGCCTAATTTAATTGAAAAACATCAATGGGTGAAAGCGTTAAATACGCCAATTGTCAGAGCTATCGAAACGGTACGCGTTGGCGGCCGCCAAGAAAATATTGTCGAGGACTTTATTTCGATGGCCGAGTTTAGAGAGTGGGAAAGTAAGCATGTTAATGCTGTCGGTAAACTGCCGGATAGATTTGAGGTTAATTATTGCAAAGGTCTAGCTACCCATTCGAGAGACGAAAACAAAGAGATAGCTAAGAAAAAAGAAGCGTTGACTCAAACGTATACCGATGATGGGACAGCCAGAAAGCATTTCGATGACTATTTTGGCAAAGATTCCGATGCGCGAAAGCGAATTTTGGCGGTTGAAACCGACGAATTTGCAAATGATAAATTCAAATCGTTTGAAACCTGCGATGAATTGTTATCTGAGCATGTCACTGAATTTCAGCGCGCAAATGTAATTCGCAAAATCGCGGATTTACGCGATGGGCTGATCCCTACTTGGCGTAAAATTGTTTGGACAGCGATGTGTGATGTTTCGCGCGGCAAATATAAAAAGCCGGTAGATGTTAACACATACGGTGCTCACGTTAAAGAATTCACAAAATACCATCATGGTGAAACCTCTATGAACAATTCTATATTTGAATTGGGGCAAGAGTGGCCGGATGCAAATTTACTGCCGTTAATCTTGGGATCTTCTATCTCAGAGTTCGGCACACCCAAATACCAGGGTATAGATCATGGATCTGCGAGGTACGCAAAGACAAAACCACATGAGAAAATGTTAAACGCGATATTTCCAGAGCTGGATAAATGGTTGCTGAAGCCAAAATTTGAAGACGGCGAAGAGTGCGAGCCTGAATATTTGGCGCCGATTATACCATTGGTATTATTCAAGTTTATGCATATTCCAGCGCATGGATGGAAAGTTTTATCCTATCCGCGTGATCCGATATTTGTCATTGATTTGCTTTTGCAATTTATAAAGGGTGAAATCTCTATTGACTTTGACGAACCGGATGTGTATAAAAAATTGCCGAAATTGCCGGCAGATACACACGGATGGAAAGGAACGATTAAGGAAGATTCGAAAGGCCGTGAAATTTCAATCGGACACTATAAGATTGTAGGGAGCGATAAAATTGTTATCGATGCTTTGCCTCATCAAATTGGCAGTTTCGCGTATATTAACGGCGGTGGCCGCGCTTCACACAAAAAGGAAATTATGGACAAGCAGAAATCCGAGAAGAAAAAAGGCAAAGGTAAAGAAAAGAGCGGAGAAAAGAGCGGAGAAAAGGATTACGATGTGTATGAAAAGCCGGCGAAAAAATCTGCAAAAAAGAGCGCTGTTACCTCTGGATTCTATGGGGTTGATTTGGTTAGCCAATTTAACTCTGATGATTGGGGTAACGAGCATGAGATAAATATTAGCTCTGGTTTTATGGATGATATTGATGACATTGATAATATTAGCAACAATGGCAATAACAATGACGATGATGGGAGTGATTCAAAGGATACCGCAACATATCGGCGTATGAGATTGAAAGATCATCCTGATATCAAATTTATTCAGGATAAATCATACGATGATGATTCTGGGGTTTATACGGAAATTCATGTTGAGTTCAATCCTGGGGTTGTCAGCAAAATTAGATCTTATTATGATAAATGCTTAGAGCAAGTTGCAAATAGAGAGAAAGCGGCGGCATTGAAAGCAAAGAAATCTGCGATTAAGGTCGTTTCTAACGTTGAAATTTGCGACGACAAAAATGCATACGTCGATGATGACGATGATGCGGAATTTAGCGATGTATTCAGAAAAAATGATACGATTACTATCTCCCGCGAAAATGTTATCATAAACGATGAGCAGTCTACAAGTAACATCACTATAATTGACAGCGACAAGAAATTTTCGCCGATCATAGACGGGTTGACAGAATTCTTGTTGCTGCGTAGAGCGAACATACACCATTTGAATTTTAGGCTCAATGAAAAGGTTAAGAGCTTTACCGATTATAGGGAGATATTAGTAGAATGGTTTAAATTTAGAAAGACGCTATATAAAAAGCGCAAAATGCGAATGTTGGTCATTGCAAAATGGGAAATTATTATGCTGGAAAATCAGAACAGATATTCGTTGGAGGTTGGTGGATGGAACGGTGAAACTATACCACAAATGGAAAGTAAATTAACGGAGATGAAATTTCCCAAATTAAACGGCAATTTGATCAAAAATCCTAAGATTATTAACGTCAAAAAATATGATAAGATCGTATGTGATGAGGAACTTGGCGCAAATTACAGATATTTATTGGAATTTAATGCTTATCAAATGGATGAATCTGCGATTAACAAACGCAAAGAGCAAATTAAACAATTGCAAAGTTTATTAGATGATTTAGAGAATAGTGAATTGGAAAAATCATTTGAAGGAGCTTCTATGTGGTATAAAGAATTATTGAATGTTAAAGAGATTATACTGCGGGGATTCAAAGAAGGATGGTCGTATGATCAACCGAAGCGGCAATATAAAGCTGAAAGTTACGATATAAAGGATAATATGGAGACCCCTGTTAAAAAGGGTAAAAAGAATAATAAAGGTGATAGAAGTGATAAAGGTGATAAAAGTGATAAAAGTAGTAAAGGTAAAGAGAAACGGCAGGTTGCATCTGAGCCAGTTAAGAAATCGAAGAAGAAAGTGATTATCGAAGATGAATGAACGAATGAATGAATGAAAATAGATTAAATTCTATCCTTTGGTTCTAAATATTTTAATGATATTAATTTGAAGAAATCCTCTTCTATTTTTGGCTGAGGTTTGATTTTAACGCCGTTAGAATAAACACCATGTTGATTTAATAATAATTTTTTCCTCTTGTATAATCTTCGCATCTTTATATTGAAATCCTTTGAGCCTGTTGCATACAATAACATAGCTGGATAATCATCTTTGATAACATAAAATATATCCATCTTTGCATATCTTTTGATATCGTCTAAGAATATTAAAAGTGAAACCTTATCATCTCCTTGCGAGTAAATTATAACATTGTAGTTTTCTTTAATCTTATCAAGAACATTCTCTTTATTTTTGCCTTCTAAAATACAAATCACATCTATATCCTTTGAGGTTGGAAGTTGGCGACGATATGAGCCGACGAATACAACATTGATCTTATGCTCTCTGAATGAATTCTCTAGCTTTTCAATTGATACCCTTGGTATAATCTTTATTGGATTGTGCAAAATATCACACTGCGCGGCATACGGCAAAGTATCGAAAATCTTGGGAGCTTTCAGATCTTCTTTGCTTGTAATGGATTTTTTTATCAGTTTTTTCGCCAAGACTCGACCTATGCCATTTATCGTTGTTAATTCGTCTATTATTGTATCATCGATGTTATCATTGGTATTATTGGTATTATTGGTATTATTAGAGTTGTTATTATCAGTGTTGGCTTTGTTTTCAACGGTGTTATTTTTGCGATAATATTCTACTTTCTCTTTCATCTTAGGGGTCAGTTGGTCTTCTTTATTGTTTCTTATAGCGTCGATCGCTCTTTTATAAGCTAACTTTATGTAAGTTTGTGATTGAGAATCGGCGACATCAAGACTTTTCTTCATTTCATTTTTCATGAAATTTATTAAGTCGTTGCTAGAATCCATTTTTAAAAATGAAAATAAAATAGGTTTATAAGATGGCGCACATAATCTGCAACTATCCGGTATGTAAATCATGCGGCGTATACATAAGAGGAAAAACAAAGCTTTACTGCGGCAAATGCATAAAGGACGGATTTCATAATTTGTCTAAAAAATGCGAAGCATGCCATAGAAGTGATAAAGCTTATAACAAAAATGTTTGTAAACTTTGCGACAAGGGCAAAAATTGCAAAAGATGTGGTTTGTTTTATAGATGGCGCGATTTTGAGAACCAACAAACATCATGGTGTATTTGGTGTATACGGGAAAGAATCGGTAAAATGAAAGCTAAACCGAACACAAATAAGATGAAGTTGGAATATTTTCGTTTGCTAGAGCAGATTTTCGGCCGACCGAAATATGTATCTTTGTTGATCTTCAAAGATAATAAATTGCTTGTGCACAAACGCGCAGATGGCAAAATAGCTATGAATTCCGGCAATATGGAATACGAGGATTTGTCGTCTTTCCACTGTATTTTGCGCGAGATGCAAGAGGAAGCTAACATTGTACTTTGCGCAGAGGATATCCAAAAAATAACGAGAATATCCAAATCTGTGTATTTGCTGATCGATCCGCAAAATTTAGAGGTCGGTTGCCCGCTGCCGGAATTTTCTCATGAGTTATTAGAGTGGAAAGCACAGTCAGAGGACAAGGATGATATTTGTTGTAACGATTATTATAGATATGTAGATATTTCTTGCATCAATCGGCAAAATCCAGACATATGGAAATATCTGTACAAAACTATGATAACTTACAATAATTACATGCGGTATAGCGTTTGTGAAGCATCAAAGCGGCACTCAAAAAGAAGGGCATTTTGTTAAATTTCATGAAATTTTGTTAAATTTCGCGAAATTTTCAATCGAGCAACTTTGAAAGTTGTTGGACTCGCACTTTATGTGCAGCCCTCTCTTTTAGCAAATTATCTTCATAGTTCAAACTATTTGTCTTGTCTAACTTGTCGATTTTATCATAAACATACTCCATGTATTCAATTACCTCTGCAGCGCAGGTAGAAAATATTTCATGTGGGTTGGTGGATTTTATACGGATGAAACCACTGTTTTCCGTTTGGTGAGTGTTAGAAGCGGAAGCAAATACCTCAGGGTATTTTTTGTGGATGAACCATTGAATAGGTCCCAAAGTTGTCATAGATTCATTCTCAAATTTGTAATAATAATGATCCTCTACCAAATTAAATGTGACGGTATTTTCAATGTGCGGGCCCTTATCATTTTTCCATTCTTTGACAATAGTCAACATTTTTTCGATTCGCTGGATGATCACTCTAATCGAACCTTTTATAATAGATTCGCCGGAACGAATTGTCCCTTGTGTCATTATACCCAACTCATAATTTTTAGGAATGTAGGTGAGAGAATGATAGGGCGAATCATATTTAGTTTCGGATTCTACAGGATTTCCTTTCTCGTCGATTTCGCCATACCAGAATCTGCCGTATGCTTTTTCGCGGCCAGATCTACCATTTTTCCAAGTAATATTGAATTTTGCATCAATTTTGCAGCCTGGGCCAAGGTGAAACAAACTTATAGTGTGGTCGAAAAGTGGCAGAAAATTTTGGTTTATAACATTAACAATGTTATCCTTTAATGAGATTTTGATATTATTTGATGTTATCGTTTGGATTTGATCGCTTGTATTTTTTGCGTTGATTTGAAATGAAATTTTTTTATTTATATTTTCGACGGTTTCATCTAAATATTGGTCGTCCGATACGAATAAATCACTCACATTTAACTTTATCAGATGAAGGAGCTCATCTTGATCAATTGGTATAGAATTTATGTATTTTATGATATGATCTACTATTATCATATTATCGTCGGTAATCACCTCATTGTGCTTTATATTAAAGCATAAAACTGGTAGATCATCCATAAAACACCGTCTGATACTATTGCATATAGTCGGCTCTACATTACAGAAATGATATAAAATTTTCTCTTCTGTTTTCAATGGTATTAAATTATACACTGGGAATTTATTCTTTGCTGCATTTTGCACCATCTTATACAAAGGGTGTTTTTTGTCCGTTGCATTGTCGAAGAAGTTATTTGATGATTTTTCCACAATTTTTATATTTAGGTCTTGCATTTTCTATATTTGGTATAAATTAAATATCAATTTTTTATGAAATAAGAAAAATATAAATATAATGTATAATTAATACCAGATGGAATTCTGGCTTCAAGACGACGATGGTCTCGTTGAAGAAAATTCAATATCTAAATTTGCCGAGGTTAACAAACCGATAACTGATTTAGTTGAGAAAAATATTGAGACATTGGTGAAAATATTCAAGGGAAAACGGATATTATTTTATACGGTGAATATTAAAGATGACAAAATGAAAGCGTTGGCGTTACGCGAACAAATCACTAAATTTCCGGCGGCTATCAGCAGGGAGAAGAAATTTATCTTGTATGGTGTTGATGATATCTGCAAAAATATAATAAAGTTATGCAAAGGGGAGGAGGTTGTAAGTTCTGTGTTTGATGATAGCGATGATGAAAATAACGGTGGTAGTGGTGGCGGCGGTGGCGGTGGTACGAGAGAACAAAATCAGTCGAGATCGCAGCAACGTCAATCGCGGCAGAGAGCTGCCGATCCGCTAGATGAAATCGACAAAGAAAGAGAGGAGGAGCTGTTAGATAATTCTTCTGATGATGATGTTGACGTTGATAAGATGGAATCGGCGAGGCGTATAGAACAGGCAAAACGGATGTCGTCAGCGAGAAATAGGACAGCTGGTGGCGGTGGTGGGCGGCGGCAAAAGAGTTCTCTGCGTTCGTCGGGGAGGCCGCGAAAAATAGCGAAAAAAGTACTAAAAGCGATGAAAAACAAGCAGAAAAATACAGGAGATGGAGGGAGACGTCGAGGTAATGATACCGGTGATAACGATGATAATACGCGTGATAATAACGATAATGACGATGATGACAGAGCGGTGAATATGGCTGAATTTGATCCTGATCCGAGGAAAATCAACAAAAAACTAAAGTCTAATGACCCGGAAGAGCACAGAAATGATGATTTGATGGATCAGTTTTGGGCAAACAACGAAGAGACAAATATTTGAGAAAATTGGAAAAAAAATAAACTTCTTTTTTTTAACATTTTAAATTTTATCAAAATTTCTCAAAATTTTAAATTTTAAATTTTATCATTCTTCGTCATCGGATTGTTGAGTTGTTTGCTTTGATTTCTTTGATTTTTTCGCGGATGCTTCTCCCGGGGCTGATTTCTTGCCAGGTTCGCCCATTTCATCGTCTGATGCATCATCTGCTTTAATAGTCTTCTTTTTCTTTGCATTTTTCTCTTTTTCTTTCTCCTTATCTTTTTTCTTCTTGCTTTTGTCAGATTCATCGTCGGATCCTTCAGCGTCTTTATCTTTATCTTTACCTTTACCATTATCATCATCTTCATCGTCTGATTTATCTTGTTTTGTATCCTCTTCGTCGTCAGATTTCTCATCCGTTTTTGATTTCTTCGATTTCTTCGATTTTGCGCTGGTATCGCCGTCACTATCTTCATCATCTGATTTTTCTGTCTTTTTTGGCTTCGCTTTAGATTTTTTCTTTTTACCGTATTCTGATTCATCCTCTACCTCTACTTCATCATCTGAATCATCATCGTTGTTACCTTTTGGTTTGATAAATCTTTTGATATCGTCGTCGTCTCCTGCTTCCCAGTTATCTTGAACTGTGCGTTTGTGTGGGAGTACCATAACGGTATCTGATTCCATACGCAAATTATACTTGCTATTAGTGCAAACCTCTTGAAAGTTAATGGAGCCGCGCTTGAATAGAGAAAATCTCTTAATAACCTGCTGAACATTTCTAATTGTCATAGGTTCTTTGATTTTTCTGCCTTTCTTATCGACTTTTGCAATAACGAAATTGCATTTGTCAGCTGGCACATCATTCATCTGAATTTGCTTCTTTGACGCGTATTTTACCATACGATTGCCATCTTTCAAAGTTAATTTGAATCTTGCATCCTTTGTTTGGTTGTCGGTCCATCCAACACCCGGTTGACCATCTCTCTCTTTCAAATCTTTGTGGTGACCTTTTTTATATCTGTAAAATGCAACATTCAAATAAAAGATTCTCTTTTCCTCTGGAATCTCTTCGATTGTCATTTCGCTTGATTTTTCGTCTACTTTCACCAGTCTGGTTTTTTTGCCCATCTCAACAACAGTAAACTTTTTAGCTGCAATATTGTTGTAATTTGCTTTTAAGTCTCTTGCTGTTCGCGCATCCCAGGCTTTAGACAGCGCTACGAGTGCGTCAACAACACTATTATGAGATGCAAGCAAACTATCGAAGGTTGATGGATCATAATCTGTTTTCAGCAAATCCTCTTTAGTTAATCGAGTAATACTGCAAGATGCCAGCCGAGCTTTGTCATAATCAACCTCTTTGCCCTCTTCGGCGTATGGTTTCAGCTGAGAATTGATAATTATCTTATCATAAGCGATACTTAAATGCGCAAATGAACCATCTACTAATCTAATATATTGTTTAGCATAACCAGTCTCGATTGTCGGTTTTTTCTTCGCGGGTAATAAATTCGCAGGCATTTCCTTCTCGTGATATAAGCAATTTATATCTGCTGCAACAGCGTCAATAACCTTTTGCGGTGTAACATTATCTAAGATTCTATGGTGTTTTTTATGCACTATATCGATTTGGAACTCATCCGTGGCAACATCTGATTTATTTTCGGTATCAGACATCTTGCAGAATATGTAATTTCGTTATAGATTATATGTTGTATGTATTTAAAGTATAAAATATACATTTCAATTTTTGTTAGATAAATATCTTATAATGTATATATTAAAGTAGTTGGATATGGAGGATACATTATTCCTTGAAGGAGTTTTCAAGGCAAATCTTATACCGAAGCCAGTTGTAAAGGAAGTTATTAAAACGGAGATACCCAAAATATTTGATAGATTATCAGAATGGCCGGCGGATTTGAAGGATAAAAAATGCTTTCAATGTGATCAATTTATGGTTTGTCGACCATACCCAATTCCGGTATGTGAAGTGCCATCCGTTGATCCGAATGGTTTCGCTGTTAAGTATATGGGATTATGTTGCAGTCCTTTGTGTGCGGCAACTATAATTACGAAGAATATCATGAAAACACACACGCGAAATCATATGATGATTTTATTGCGATTTGTTTGCGTTAGGATTGAATTGCATGAAATGCGAATAGATGATGCTTATGTTTTGGATTCTTATCTGAAAAAATTCGGCGACATTGAATTTCCGCCGGTCAGTGTATTTAGAGAAACGGTTAATTGTTATGTGAATGGTAATGTTCCAGTAGACGAGTATTATTTTAACTTGAATGTTGCAAGCGAGGAATTTCGCATGAAAGTAACTAATTTGATAACGAATCATATTACTGCGACGGAATCGGACAGTGATAAAATATTGTCGTCGCTAGTTGACATGTACAAAAATTTTGATGTTTGCGAACCCGGTAAAGTTGATGAAGTGTAATTTTAAAAATGTATAATTTTTAAACTTTATATTTTTTCTAAATATATAAGATGTCCGAATGGATTTATATCGCGTTAGTTGTTATCATAATCATAATAGTTATTTTGATATACCAGTATACGAAAAGATATAAGATATGGGGAGAGAACAATAATATGACATATTACCAGAAAAATGCGCGTGCAATATTTAACAATTTAGATGAATGCAAATGGACAAACAACACCGATGATATGATTTATAACATCAAAAATATCGACAAAGATGATATGACCGCGTACGAATATTTTATTCAAGGGGCCGCTGAGATCAATACCGACAGAGGATTAATGGCCGCCAGCAGATTTTACAAGGCGGCGCTAGATGATATTAAGCGAGGTAATGTGTTTGATCATGATAGAGAGGAGATTATCGCAAAGATTAGTAATCATGCCGAGGGTATGGATGTTAGGGTAAGAAAAGCATTAGAGCCTATTAGAAATGATATCAAAATTGTTGAGCGCGGTATAATCGAACAACGATACAAAGCAATTGAAACGAAGGTTGATTCTAAGCTGAAACCAGATAAATCTATTGTCGTTGAAAAGGCAAAGGAAGTGGATTCTATGCGCAGCGTTATAAAGTCGGATATGCAAAATGTTCATACGAGAGCTGCTACAAGTGAATTTGCTAGAAGTTATGTAAAATTACAATGTTATAATTATGTTGACCGGATGAAATTAAAGGATTATTGGTTAACTCCGCCGAGGCAGCGCCCGCAAAGGACAAATGAGCAAATATTTGACGACAGTATAGAATCAGATGATTTAATCGGCAAAGATTACCCGTTATTGGAGGATAAATTGCGGTTGAAAGACGACAAATGGATAGAGGATATTTCATTTAGGGATGATTTTGATGAAGTTTGTGCTGCGATTGGCAGAGATGGATATACGGAATTTAAGGATTGGGCCGATCAAAAGGAGATGATTTTAAGCACAAAAGATCAAGATACCAGCAGATTGAAGATGTACTTGAATATTTTACAAGGGGATAAAAGTGTAATTAACGTGTTGAATAAAAAGATAATAAAAGAACAAGATGTAATAGGTCATGTATTTTATAGGATAACAAGTAATGCAAATAGGAATAACTATGATTTGTTAGATGACGCGTTGTATACGGCGATTGAATCATGTGTGCCGGCGAAAGGCAGTCAATTATGTGAAACCGGCAGAACAGAAAACATAATAGGATCTTTGGCGACCTTAGACGGCGCAGATATCACCCTAGGTGGCTTTGTTAGTGAGGGGGAGCTAAAAAATGAAATGATATCAAAGAGTGCAAAATTTATAAATGATGCTGTTATGAAATTATCTGAGAAAGCACGCAAAATTTACGTTGAGGATACCGGCGAGAGAAAATGGTTGGAGTTGCCTGATGATAACGCTGAAAAGAACGAGATAGAAAATATGTTGGTTGAAATCAAAAAACAACTTAGTTTGTTGGATATATACGAGACTAGGATGACCCCTGTCGTTTATAAAGCAACTATGCAGAGTATAGAAAGTTTATTGTAATTTAAAAATATTTTATTTTTTACAGTTTAAAAATATTCTATCTTATTTTATTTTATTTTTGCGTTTCAATCTTCGGATAGCAAATCCTCTAACGATAACTCTCTACTACTTGTGGTTTTTTCGGCGCTGATTTTCTTAACCGCAAAATCGCTTAATAATAAAAATATTTCATTGGCTTTTGCCATCCCTATTGATTTTGTTCTGCCAGTTGGCGTCAGTTTACTAATATAATCTACTCCTAACTCCAACATGTTTGATAGATTTCCGGTTTCATCTAGGATAAATTTTGCCGTTTTTAACGTTATACCTTTGATAGTTGATAAGATATTCTCTTGTACATTGCGCAGTTTCGCCCCGGAAATGTACTTTTTTGCATTTTTTTCGCCGATACATTTGCCGCTCGGGCCCGCCAACTCTGATATATCCTCTACTTTCACCTCTTTGTTGATGATTTTTTTAATGTTGATGTTTGCTTTTAGGAGAATTTCTGCGACAACCGTTGATATACCTGGTATAGCACAAAGCGCACATATATCAACGTCCTTCGTATCTTTTGTGTTTGCTATTTTGCTATCGTATGTTATTTGCTTGCTGTCTTTGTTTTTTTCATCGTTTTTTTCATCTGTATTTTCTGTATTTTCAATTTTGCTCTTGACCTCATCGTCCTGTGTCATATAAAATGTTATACCGTTATCGTAAGGTCGATTGTGGATTGTCAGAGAATTTGTGCTCTTTAACAACGAATGTAACCTAAAAGCAGTATATCTTGTATCAGCAGATTGGATAACGTGAATACCGAACTCTAATGCAACATGATCCAAATAAGAGAGCAAGTTGCAAAATGCTATGTTGCCGAAGAATTTTCCGCTTGAAGGCGCCATCAATCCTTCTATTAATAACACGACACCGATTTTATGTTTTTTTAACTTACAAACTTCAACCAAGTTGAGTGTTCTACCATCCTTAAATGACGCGGCCAAATCTTGCCACGTTTTGCGTTCTATTATCAAAATGATATTGTTATCTTTGTCTATTATTTGATAATCGCCGTGTATCAAACGGCGAACTCGCCAAGCGAAAGGAGATTTAGTCGAATATTCTTCTATACAGTCGATGACATCGCGTTCTCTATCGTCTATTAACAATTCTAACGAAGACATTTTTAAAGTTAAATTTCGTGAAATTTTAAAGTTAAATTTCGTGAAATTTTAAAGTTATATCTTATATTTTTTTAATTTTAAACTAGCAAAAATTATATAATGTTGGCAGCTAATTCAATAACATCACCATCCTCATCCCTCCCATCATTGAAATTTTCTATGTCATTATCTGCGAATAAATCACTGTTTCCCTTCTCCTTTTCACTTATATCATATTTATTTTTATCATCAAACTCGTCATCTTCGTCGTATGTATCCTTTGCTCTACCAGATTCCTCTTCAACCGGGAGGGACCAAGACGCTCTAACATCCGGCTTGCTCCAAATATTTTTGTCCTTTAACGTTATCTTTTTCAAAATCGCGCCGCTCAAATCTGCGCCAGATTTATCAATTTCATACAACTTTTGTAGAATCGATAGTATGATATTTTGTATTTTATTAGGGTCGGTTAACTTCGAGTTGCCATACACAGGGTATTTTTTCAGAGTTTCGGCGATAAAATCTGTTGTCTTCTTTGAAATAGCGGACAATAATGCTAATCTCAACTCTAATAGAGTGAAGTTTAAATACGACAAAAGTATTATTTTTCTGTTAGTTTGAACATCTTTACTTTTGTCAAGAGATGGATTTTGCGCGCTGGATAAAATATTTGTGTAAATTACATCGCTGGATGCACCAATATTTTGCAAAATGTTAAACGGCAACTTTGACCATTTTGCTATTTGGTTTATTATATTCGCATTTATGTTCTCGGTATTTTTATCATTTTCTTTACCTGTTTCAGATTTATAATCTGTTTCAGATTTAGAGTCTGTTTTTTTGCGGTTATAATTATTATCATGATTATTATGATTATCATTATTATTATCATTATTATGCAATTTCAAATCTTCTCGTATAGCTCTCTCTGCGTTATCTGACTCTTCTGTCATCAAATCGTTGTATTTCTTAAAGTATCTTTTGTAATATAATTCTTTGCTAATTTCATTCAATTTGCATTTATCGCAATAAACATTATTATCTTTCGTTATGAAATTATGAAGTTGGTTCTCCGGGCAACGAATGCTATAATATTCGTAAAATGCATCAATTTCTCTCTTTGACTTTCGCAAAGCATACCGTTTATTGTACTTTTTTGTATTAGCATCAGCGTTGTCAAAATTGCCCCATACATCACCGTTTGCCGACGCGTAATTTTCTATTTTCTTAAATGATTTTCTATTTTGAGAAACTAAATCTTTCTTGCTGATCAATTTACCGCTGACGATAAAATGATCCCATAAAATGGTATTGCCGTTTACATCATACAGCAAATTGTAACTTGCAGCTTTCAAATGGTTTGCTTTATAAACACTTATATCTTGCGCGGGTGTTGCTCTGACAATAGGAATGAATGTTTTCGCTATATTTGCAATTGAAATTTGCTTGTCCAATGCAATTTCCGGCTTACACTCTTGCAACAGCGAATATTCTTCTTTGTCCCTTTCATACACAGGTATCCATTTTCTGCCGTAGATACCATTTGCCAACATACGCGTTATGCGTTCATACACTGGGTATTTTTGTGGTATAAATTTGCATAATGAAAATAATGGGGTGGAAATATCCGCATATTCAAACTTCTCTATTTCATTGCCTAAAATATTCTCGACGCTATCTAGCGGGGTTTTCCAGTCGCCGGATAATCTGCGACCTCTCGCTATGGTTAAATACAGCAAATCATAAAATAAAGACAATCCTATCGATCTTTTCATCTCGCTAGATTTCATTTCGCCCTTTGAAAACTGCTGTGATTTTGCCCAAGAATAAGCGGAAACTAAAATGTTATTAACGTCCTCTAAGCGAAAACTAGGAATATTATGGATAGTAGCGGCAAAGTTGCGCTTGATAATTTTAGAGCATAAAGCTATTATCTTTGCTGTTTTCAACACATTATCTTTTTTATTATCTTTTTTATTATCTTTTTTATTATCTTTTTCATTTTCGCGGTCGGTAAAATCCAAAATATTTAATTTTATCTTCGTTGAGTTTTTCTCATATAAAACGATAATCATCGCAAAAGCATATATAGCAGAGTAAATTGTCAATATTTCATTGATATGCTCTCGCAAAACTGACGTGTTCTGCGTTATTTTCTTCTCAATATTCGACTTTATAAACACATATAGAATTTCCGTAAGGGAAACGGCGATATGTTTTGTGTTTACTTTCGCGTCGAATACGATAAAATTAGCTAAAATGTTAATAAATTGATACAAGATGATTTCGTATAACTCATCGCGTGCTTGTGATTCATTGTTATAATGTTCGTGTATAAACGGAATGTAGGTAGAGGTGTCCTTTTTGAATATCAATTCGCCGCACAAATTGCAAAATACATCATAGTTTATAGTGTAACCATATTCACTCGTGATTTTATCTATTATGTTTTTATACGGCGATTTTGCAATTAGCTGATGTGCAAATTCAATTCTATGCTCACAGATGAGGTTTTTGTAGTTTATTTTCTCAAGTTTTTTCATTATCGCTTTCAAAGCGCTGATATCATTTGTCGAGTATGCGATGTTGAAATCATCGATAATTTCAGTATGTTGCGGATCTTTGTTGATCAATTTGATATAAACATCATATTTGTTGTCAATTATCCTTTGTTTTTTCTTGCTAAGCGCCAAATATTCTGTGGAAAATTCACCATCGGCCAGTTTATTTTTGATTGAAAGTTGAGCAAGAAATTTCTGATGCAAGTATTTTTGGTCTAAATTCATAAAATAATATTTCCGCTCTTGTATGATTTTATCGATTAAATGTTGGATAGGCAAATTTACGGTTGTACAATAGTAAATGCGTAAGAATATCGGGTCTAGTCTGAACCAAGCCGCTTTAACGATTTCCCTTTGCAAAATTTTGTCGTCGACGTTCAACCGCGGCGCTAACGGTACGACATTTCCGCATAATTTATATATTGTGTCGAATATTTTCGTGGGAAAGAGCAAGTTCGCTTCGGGTATGTTTTTGTTATATTTTAAAGAATATTTCAAGTTCTTTAAGTTTTTCATGTCTTTAACAAAGGCAATCTTTGCAGTATTTTCTTCACGGCAGTAAAGGTTCATCAGCAAATCTTGCAATAATTTCACTGTTTCTAACTGGTTCGTAAAATAAATTGGCTTTTCAAAGCAAATTCCTACCATCGTAAATTCGCCATACACAGAAATGTTAGTTAAGTCCGTTGATAAAGCATTGATTCTTTGTTTGTTCGTATTTAGTTTGATCGAGAAACCTTTACCTTTAACATTGTTATCTTTCAAATCAACTATTGGTAAGCAGAATTGTAGGATTTTGAATGCTAAAACTGGCAAAATATTGATATTTGATATAGAAACGATATCATCTTTGTTTTCTATATTTTTCGATTCTACTCTTATCAAATTTTCTATTATGTTTTTCTCTAAATTATCGATCGTTCGCAAATCTCTTTCTTCCGATAATTTTTTGCGTTCAACATCGGTATCTTCTGGAGGTTCGTATACAAGAATATCCATTATAAAAAGATTTAGAAAGTTAGTTCATATATAATATAACAAATACATTTAAAATTTCATAGAGTAAAAAATGAGCAGTTATTCTATTCAATCGCTTTATACAGGGTATATTACCAATATATTCGTTAATTCTCTCGTTAAATTGACGCGAAATGAATTCGCCAAAAAATTAAGTATTATGCAGACGAGTGGCCAAATGATAACGTTAACGCAACAATATATCTCTACCGTCCAGGGATATCTTGAATTATTGAAGTTATCAAAGGGATTTACAGCATTCTTAATCGGGTATCAAACTTACACCAACAAACATATGATGAAATACCAAAATATCGACAAAATAGATGATTCTTGCATAATGGATTTGAGCTCCGTTGTTATACCACAACAATTTCATGCGTCGATGACTTCTATGCAAAGGATAGTTGTTGTAAAATCGCTGGTATTGAACACAATCGGATTGCTAGCGAATAATATTATGCAAGGTGGGTTAATCGACAATTTGTTGACATATGATAGGCCTCATGACAGTGTTATAGAGAATTTTACAAAATTGGCCACCGATGCTGTTGATTCTCATGTGAAAATGGTGCGATTGGATTTGTTCAACGCGCAGTCTAACAGGGCGCCGATTGCTGTCACAAGCGCAAAGGTTGCCGAAAGTACTTTGTTGAGCGTTAATCAGCAACTTATCGCATCGCGTGAGGAGGCAAATAGACTGAGAGAAAAATTGCTAAAATGTGAGCATGTTATCATTGCTTTGCGTGATGAGAATAAGATGTTGAAGCAAAAGTTGTACGGTTCACCAATGTCAATGCAGATGCCGCAGCAGCAAATGTCGATACCGCAGCCGCAGCAACAAATACAAATGCAACATTTTACACCTCCATCGCAGCATCAGCAACAGCAACAACCGAAAAGTTTTGCGATAACGGGCTCTTTAGCCGATACTCCACCACCTCAAAACTACATCTCACATATGGAAAATACCATGACTAACCATGTATTAATCGAGGAGGAAAAAGCAGATGAGTTGAATACAAGTGGATTCGGCGGCGGTGGAAGTGCTGGAGGTGGTGGCGGAGGTAGTAACAGTGCTGTTTCTGATATCTTAGATGATGTATTGCCAACCAGGGATGTAGAAGCGTCTGATTTGGTGCAAGAAGCAAATTACATGACATCGCCGCAAATACAAAAGGAAGAAGCATCTACCTTTGTCAAAAAATACATTGCGCCGAGAAAGAAGAATATGCCGCCTGTTGAGTTGTATGGTTAAAAAAACAATGGAAACTTTTGCTTTTTTATATATTAGGCAAAATGCCTATGTCATTAGCTGATGTTGTTATAGGCGGAGGTCGGAGCGTTTTGGGGAAAACACTAAATAATCCTTTTATATTGGCTTTTGCTATAATGTTAGTGACCTTTATCATCATAATATTTATGTTGTGGGATAAATGCAAAATGTACGATTTTGTCAAACCATTTATAATCTCTTATATTTTCACCATAATAGCATTATTTTGTTATAGGGATATTGTCAAATCGGAGATGGAAAAGGAAGCAGATTTGCAGCAAATGCAAACGATGCATGAGATGATAATGAATAGCGATGATATCGTGAGGCCTCCAATGTAAAAGGAAAAAATATACTCTTTTCTTTTTTGATATAGATCCTATTGTAAAATGGCAGCAGCAACGATATCTTTGCCGTTTATAACTTCACAAGAGGGTGAAAAAATCTATAGCGTCGATGAAGACCCATTATTATTGTTAAATAAAATCACCGTCGCATATGGCGCAACAGAAAGTGGTAAAACTGTCGCAATAAAATCCCTGCTAAATAGATTGAGAGATCATTGTTCTATATGTTGGGTTGTGTCCAAAACACACAAAAATAATAAAGCCTTTAGTGGGTTTACACCAGAGGTATGTATTTTATCTGATTTAACGCTAGAATGGCTGGAAAAATTTCAACAGCGGCAAAATGATGCGGTTGAATTGTACACTGCTGCTAACAATCCTTTGGTATTGGAAGCGCTGTTAAATAGATGCGGTGATGCAAATGCGATTGCTCAACTACGAGAAATCAAAGGCAAAGGCGCCGAATATATTGAAGCGTGTAAATATCGGTTAAATAGCGAAGCGGATATAGAGAAAGTGATACAGACCACAAATGAATATATTGTGTGGTTATGTAAACCGGTGCTGAAAAAACATCGATTGCGTTTGTTGACAATACCGAATTTGACGAAGGAAGAACGCTTATCATTGTTATATTTATATTTTAACCCAAACGCAATATTGATAATAGATGATTTCGCATCGTTGTTAAATCAGTGGAAAAATAAACCGGTGATAAAGGATATGTTTTATGCTAGCAGACATGGAAATATGACAATTTTGGTGACTTGCCAATCTGATAAGAATTTATCGCCGGATATTCGACAAGCTGCACATAATGTGTTAATCACAACGACAGAGGCCGCGAACTCATATTTTGGGACAAAAACGAATGGATTTTCGCCGGAATTTACACAACACGCGCTGAATATAACTAAAACGATATTTACACGAGAGGATAATGAGCCAGAATCTGCTATACACAGGAAATTATTTTATGTGCGGAAGACTAAAAAATTCTATTGGGTAATAGGGAACACAAACTCAAAATGTATGTTGGGAGGGAAAGCAATTTGGGATTTGCAGAAAAAAATACCAATTAATGATAATTTTGTAACGAGCAACAATAAATTGGCGCGATTACTTTAAAATTTAAGGGGAAATTTCGAAGAAATTTAGCGAAATTTAAGGAAATACGATGTTATATAGTACTTCGATCAAGCACGGTTCGTGGTAATAATTTGAGATAATTTGCTCGTTTATGTCTTCATCTGAGCTTATTTTCTTTCTAATATCCTCTATTACATACCGTATAACAGCAGTTTTGGTAGAGCAAGAGATAATTGATTTATGCTGTCTGGTATCCTCTAAAGATTGCAAATCATCCACTGTGTTTTTTGATTCTTGATTAAACACCAATAATGTTTCATCTACTAATCTTTTTATATTTGATTCGATCTCCTCAAAATCCTTTATCAATTGCGGAAATATCCCCGTTGCTATTGGGCGCAGCGATCGATCGAGAAAGTTATATAATGTCACAAATTTTTCTCGCTTATATCTGTTATCAGTTGGCAAGAATGGAAACAAATCCCTTTCATACCATACTCGATTGATGTTAGTATATAAAATAGATGGGATAAATATAGAGCTCATTTCCTTCGTTTCATCTGGGTCCCTTGATCTGAAGATGATCCCAAAGGGAATCGGCGCGTTCGGCTTCCAAAATGTCGTATGATTATTGCAATATTTTCTTATGCTTTTAATCGACAGCTTTGATTTTTTCTTCCCTGTGTATGACCATGATATGGGTTGTTGTAGCGGTATTTTTACGGTTACTTCATTTAATTCTTCCCACTCATAAAATCGGTCGCCCGTTTCGACGTTTGCAATTTGGATAAGGGTGATTGGTGTCACAACCTTTCGCTCTCTCCAATACGGGTGAACTAATGGATGTGTGATATCAAACACATAACAACATTCTTTTGAAAGTACATTGCACAATTCTTCGTATGATGTTCCAACTCCGCGCAAACAATCATCAAAAGCTTGCTGATATGTGATTTTAGAGGTCAAGAATGGAACGTTATTAACTTCCATACCGCGGATGGTACTGAGAACCCATTTGTCTTCGCGCGGCCAATAATATAAATTTATCAAACTACCATCTGTAGCGGCGAACATTTCGTACAAATCTTGATTAATGTATCTGTCAACTAAATTATCATTTGGGTGATTATTTAGTGTTACAGAAGGAATATTTATGATTTTATTCGTTTCAGAATCAACTATCAATCCGTTTAACACTTGAGTGAATATATCCGGCTTGTTCTTTGCTGTTTGTGACGCATAAAAGATTATGCGGTTGTCATTAATTATTTTATTACCGGTAAGTTTATCATAGTCGAAATCAGCATCTTTTTCTTTAATTTCCTTAATATCTTTAATTTCCTTGAAGGATATTTTATCACTTTCCGACAAATACTCGACGTATGAAAAGTTACATCTAATCCCTTTTTGGTATAATTCACCACATAAATCACGATCAATTTTCTTGCCACTAAATAAATATAACGGGTTCATTTTGCTATATTTTAACTTATTCAGTTTTTATATAAATGTAAATTCCATTAATTTTGTAACATAATATAATACGAATGCATCTGCTAAGTTGTGGATTTTAGAAGAAGAAATATCCTCTAACAAATTAGTTTGGTTTGTCAACTCTAAAAACTTGATAAAATTGTCTCTAGCATGCGCTTTATTTGCGGTATATGAACAAGAATATTTTTCTGCGTAAGTTGAATACTGCAAATTGTCTCCTAAACATAGCAGTTTTTTGATAGACGGATCTACTGTTTTTATCTTTATCTTATAATTTGCGACCGGGAATCGTTGCTTTTTACCGTTTACAACCGCTATTACATCTTTTGAGTCTTGGTTTTCATTTGACATAGAATTTGTATTCGACATAGAATTTGCATTCGATATAGAATTTGTATTCGACATAGATAACATCGAAAAATATGTCATGATAGCAGTAGCTATCTCTCTAGTTGGGACATTTATCCCCATTTGAAACTCAACTAATATAGTTTCCGGGTTGAAATTATTTGATTTTGCGTTTTGTATAATATGCGTCATACAAGTGACAATAGAAGCAACTTTCTCCTCTAGTGGTGATGATTTTATGTTGACGGGCATTTTGTACATAGCGGAAAATTTAATGCTTAGTATTCTCTTTAGTTTTTCATTTAATTCCGCGCATTTATGTTGAAAATACATGTATGTTTTAACTTTCCTCCGCAAAATAAAACATTTTAATATATTTGTTATGTAATCTAAATCATTTGCTACCTCTAAAATGTCATTTTCTGTCATATCCATACCGATAACAGATAATGTTTGGTAGCCGCAATCGAAGCATAATGTAGCCATTTATGTATATTAAAAATTAGAAATTTTATTAAATATACATATGCGTTTAAGATATATTAACGTAAATTATATATAATGGAGAGAAATTATGGTGATATTAACGATCCTACTAATATCGCAGGTATAGAATCTTTGTTAAATGTTGGCGGGAATAAAAATTTGGATGTGGAAGCATGTATAAATGACATTATCTTTGAGAAAAACACGATGAATCAAGTAAATATACCGACTGCGAATAATGCGCAAAATGCAAATTCTTATGCGCAAAATGCAAATTCTTATGCGCAAAATGCAAATGTATTTACAGCGAACGCAAATCAATTCCCAACTCAATTAAATTCTTATGCGCAAAATACAAATGTATTTGCACAACCGACAAATCCGTTTTCGACTCAATCAAGTGTATTTGCAACACCGGCAAGTCAGCAGACAAATGAATCGCTTATCGAACAACTATTAGCGGAAGACGATACCAACACAACTCATAATAATTTTCAACCAGCTACACAGCCGACATTTCAACCGCCGACATTTCAACCTGCTTATCAACCGCCGACATTTCAACCTGCTTATCAACCACCTGCTTATCAACCACCGACATTTCAACAACCAACTTTCCAACAGCCGATTTATCAGTCACAATATCAGATGCAACCTTATCAGTTTGGCTCAGGGCAAACAACGCACATGCTTTATAGTCAAATGCAAAATCCAATGTATACGACAGAACAGCGAAATACAGACATTATCAACAGAATTATAGCTCCACATATGAGTGGTAGTGAATTTCAAGAGATCAAAATGCAAATGGATGCGGCTAGCATCGAAAGGGAAAAATTAGAGATAATTTCATCATATAACGAATATAAAAAATCTCTGATCGGCCGCGGTGAAATCAAAACCGATGAAGAGAAGCAACTTGAAGCACCAAATAAAACTATGCCGCTAGAAAAATTGCGTGAATTATTAGAGGATATGAAGCGGCGATATGATACTTCACTCATCACAATAACCGGCGAAGATATGTTTACTATTTTGGCCGGTGGAATAGAAAAAATATGCAATGGAAAGAACTCATTCTTCGGTGTTACGCCGCCAAATATGAAAGGATTCAGCTCTGCGTTGCGGCCGCAAATAATCCACATGAGACCTGATATCTCTAATATCAGCAGAAATATCATAGGAAATAATTCAATGTCCTCTTTATCCCGTATAGCTTTGCGTGTTATTACAACAGGGATCATACAGGTGAAAATGCAATCTGACAGAGAGGAGGCTAGTGCAACATCATCTGGAAAGCCAACCGACGCAGATGTAACGGCGGCACTTAATAAATTATCGAATGTAACCTCTTAAAAATATATTTTTTATTAATTATAGATTATTGAATTTTAAAATTAATTGAATTTTAAAATTGATTAAATTTTCTAAAATTTAATCAATTTAAAAAAAATGAGTGACGATGATGACGCTGAAATCTCCGCTATTATAAATACAGTGAAAAAGAAGAAAGCTAAGAAGGTTGCAGATCCGAATTTGCCGAAAAGATCTCCTGGGCGCCCACCAAAATACGAAGATAAACCAGAGGATATAAAAGGGGTGGTTAATACACCGGAATTCAAAGATAGTATTTTCGAGGTTTCATATTCGAAACCTGCTTTCGTCAAAAATATCGGCGAAGCAATCAAGAAATTGTCAATTCCTGGTGTCAATTTTACCGTGAAAAATGATGCCGCGTATATATACGGTGAGCACGAATTCAAAAGACAATTGATGCTAATTACATTTAATGGTAGGCAAATTCAACACTTTTACACAAACAACGCGGAACATTCGATAGGGGTTAACTCTTCAGCGTTGTTAGCTGTGTTGCCGAAAATCCACAAAAATTACAATCGTATTGTATTTAGGATCTCAAAAAACGAGACAGATAGGTTGATATTAACGTTATTAAACGATTCTATCGGCAATTTGCACAACTACCGTATTAAAATACAAAATACATATCCGGTATTGACAGAAGAGTTACAAAATATGTTTGACTTTTCCGACTATACGATAACGATGAAATACCCTGTGTTCGATTTCAAAAAATTAGCGGATTCAATGGCATCATTAGCGCATAAAACGCACATTATCCAAACTTATGGATCACCACCGGTATTCCAGTATAACCAAAAGGATAATGTTATACAATGTGAGTCAACCTCTAGTGATAATGGCGAAAAGATAGATTTAATGTCGAAATTAGAGGAAAATCAAGTGTTCACGCTAACAATAGATACAACAACTTTGGCACAAGCAGCGTCGATAGATATGACATCGCAAACTTATCAGATTCGTTTGCGGGAAGGGAGAATGTTGAATATAATTCATTATTTGCACAAAGGCGCGATAACCGTTTCTACTTTATCGCAGCTATCAAACGCAAACGATGAAGATGATGATAATAGCGGCGATAAGGTTAATTATATCAGCTATGATGACAATGATGGAGATGAAAATATAAACGATAGTATTTACGTTTATAATAACAGCGATGATAACGGCGATACGAACGATGCGGAAAATGCCGATAGTGAAGTAGAGGAGAAAACTAAGAAAAAACCAGGGAGAGGCCGACCGGCAAAGAAAAAAGAAATGAAGAAAAAGATTATACCACCGGCAAAGAAGAAGAAAGCCGATTCTGACGATGAAAGCGAAATTAATAATGTTAAGAAGAAATCGAGCAAAAAAAATGTTATTTATCATGAGGATGATAGCGATTATGATGCTGATACCACCGAAGGGCAAAACACAGTGAAAAATGAAAATACGGTTGTTGTTAATAGGATAAATCATGAAGATATTCTCAAGGATTTGTTCGAAGACTCGTAATATATAAATTATTTATTATGAAAATCTGTAATAAATTATTTTTTTCTAATATACTTTGAGCTGCAATGTCAACCCGTAGACAGCGCAATATTATAAACGACGATATTAATAATGATATTATCGAAGACCGGTATAAGAGATTAATCTACAAAAAATTGGTAATAGCTTACGTATGTGAGAAAGTAGGCTATAAAATATCTCAAGTTGACGCGGATTCTGTCGTTAGTTATATAAGAGATGTGAATAAAAGACAATTTAATAGTTTGTCAGATGATGATGCTGCAAAGCTCATGGCAGACGATTGCGTGAAGAAATTTACGAATAATGTTCAAACAATCGGAAATTCTGGTAGAACTATCATACAAAATGATGTTGTTGATTTAGAATCTATATACCGGCAAGCTTTACATGACCCGGATTTTGACAATGATATTAAGATCGGCCAGCGTGATAGATCGCGCAAAAAAAGAGAATTTGATGATAATATTGTACAAAGTACTGTAACTGGGACTGGATCTGGAATACCATCGCCTCAAGATTCATCTAGCAATGCACAATCTACAGCGTTGGCGTCAAATATCAACATTAATGCTGTGGCTGGTATATCCTCGAAATATGGTATATTACGCGGGCTAAATCCAGAATCGTTATACCAAACAGAATATGTGGAGTTGGATAGCAAATATCGGCAGCTAGATATTTTATCGACGCAAGGATCAGTTTTCACTTGGAAATTGCCGAATGTCACCAATAATAATGGGCCGAGCATTAGCGAAAATGTGCGAGATATTATCTCTATTAAGATCGGTAAGATTCGTATCAAAACCGCCGCTCAAAATTCATTCTCGCAATATCATAATGAAATTTTGCTTGGTTTCGCAAATTTATTTCCGCAAGCGTACAAAGCATCTCAAGGCCGCACATATCACTTTGTGATGGAAAGGTCGATAGATCCGCAAATTAACAATCCTGGTTTGCTAGATTTGACTCCGCGAAATGATGGGCTATTCAAATTTAACCCTAAATTGCGGCAATTGAACGAACTGCAATTAGTCATGTATGATCCATTTGTGCAGCTGCAATTTGCCTTAGATTATGTTAGGGGCGGGTTTACATACGGAAATCCGACAATTATAACAACGGACGTAAATCATGGGTTGAATACCGGAGATTATATATCGATGGATGATTTTACAACGTTAGCGCCTGTAAATGATTCCGGTATAATTTCAACTATGAATAGACAAACAGGGCATTTGGTCACAAGAATTTCTAACACACAGTTTTCAATAGCGGTTGACACAACAACGGTTACCCCTGTCGTATCATTTATGTGTAATGTGCTGATTCAAAAAAACAGATTTGTGCTACACCTAGAGATAACCTACTTACCTTCGCAATTACAGGATTTCTAGATGCATTTGTTCTCTGTTTTGTTTTTTTTAAAGGACTACGTAATTATTTTTGGTTTTTCTGAATTTTATATTCTTTTTTTGTTTTTTATTTGCTTTTTATTTGTTTTTCATCTAATGTTTGGTATTTATATTTTTTTGTAAATTTTATAAAATATATTAATTTTTTGCCAATTTTATGCTATAATTTTCGTCATTTTTGATCTTGTAAGTATCTTTGCATGCAAATGCCGACCAAAATACAATGGATAGTTTGGCGCATCCAGTTGTCAAAATCTCTACCGTTGGTGCTTTTCAAATCGAACATCAGTCTGTTTCTCGATCCTATGTGTCGCATCATGTCCGTTTGTGAATTTTTTGGCTCGTCTGAATATACCCAATTTCCATTGGTGTAATTTTTTATTTGCTGATCCTTTATTTCATCCGCTTCTAGTAGTTTTGGGTCATGATAGAATGAGCATTTTGAGAGAATATTTTGGCATTTTGCCCCATGTTTGCAATATGTAACATTTTTGAATAGAGATTTTGCTGTTCCACTTCGTTTGTTAGTGGTCGGGTAAATTTCACCAATGTGCCCTCTAAAGACACATCCTGCTATTTTCACCGCAAATTCCCTTGATGATTCCAACCAATATAATTGAGTGTTTGGAATGCTGCTTTCATCGTATACAACGTTAATGTTATGTAATTTGACACCTGGAGCAACTTCCTTTGTATTATTGAATAAAGATGATATCTTTGAATCGATTGATTTTGCAGAAGAAATTGTTATCTTTGGTGTTATCATCGGCGAACTTGATGAAGCGGTTGAAATCGGCGAACTTAGCGAAGATGAAAATAACATCATAGGTTTTGTTAATGGCAAGGGTAATGGCATAGAATGTGTTGGTTTCAATGTAGGGATCTTTTTCCTTGAGACGATAATTCCATACGGATCCGATGAACTAGAGGCCCTTGACAAACTAGAATAAGCTCCTTTTCCAACGCTGACAATATCGGTATCATCGTCATCGCCGCCATCATCGCCGCTAATCCCATCAATTCCATCTGCGCTGATACCATCGCCACTAATACCATCCGCGCCAACACCATCAACGGTATCTTCACTTCCTGTCCGGTGAACATCGATTTTGTTTTCGGAGATGATTTGCAATTGGACACTTTGCGGATCATCTTCAAATTGGCCTTTTGGGGTGCCGATTGGCATAGTATACTTTAAATTTCTGAAGCTTTGTAGTCGATTTTCAAGTTTTACTTTACATGTTGTGTAGATCTCGCCTATGAATTTGGTAAGCTCTTGCAACTTAAATATGTACATTTCGCACTCATTCAAGTGGTTTTTTGCCGTTATGATCGGTGTAAATTCGAAATTATTCCCGAGTGCATTTTCGATTAAATTGATCCTTTGCTTGATGTCACTCAAGGTCATACGATCTACGTCGATCGACATTATTTACATATATCTAATTCCTCATGAAATATATTATTTGGTGTTTTATATTTTGAATAATATAAATATACTATAAATAAATCTGTAATGCTATATAACAACAGCATTTGGATGTCTTGCTCTGTCAGGATCTCGATATCTTTTTTTGCGGTTTTCGCATTTGATATATGAGGACAGCTCGGACATCTGCTCATTATACCGACCTTTCGATATTTTTGTCCCGGATGAGTGAAAGTACACTGCTGGTTTGTGCATTTATCGGCTTTTTTGCATGCGATCGTGAAATATTTCGCGTTTATTATCGTCTCCGATATTGTGTTGATAAACGGCACTTTCACAAATACCCCTGGTATAATTGAGGTATAAAACCCTTTTTTCTCATCCGTCTCGATGTATGTGAATATTGGCGACAAATTTTCGAGTTTTTTGTCATATTTTGCGTTTATCTCGACCCCTTGTACTAAAAGATTTATTTTGTCACTTTCGGTATTTTTCTTCTCAATCACCTCTTTTGCGCTGTTTAACTGTGTTTTCAAGCGGCAAAATGCAGGGTCATCAACCCATTTGATTTTGTTTTCGTTGTTCAAATATGATACATCCGGTGTGCATTCAACATCGGACAACCCAGAAATAGCATCAATACACATATCAACCTTGGCAGAAATCTCCTTTATGTTCGTTTCTACATAATTATGCATAGTATCTAACTTATTTTTTATCTCGTTATGAATTAACATTGTCGTTTGTATATCCTCCAAATTTTGTGGGGTTACATTGCTCTCTTTTATTTCGATAATTGAATCTTTTAAATTTTTAATCTGCTGCTCAATATAATTAAAAGCCTCACTTATACTGTTTATAAACGGCATTTTAATTTTGAATTCTATATAAAATATATATACTGCTTTATACCATGGATAAATATAAGATATTGGAAAATTTATGTGAGCGGTATAAAAATCTACCCGCGCAAAAATCTGCAGAATGGAAAAATACGCGTGGTGTGGGCGGTTCTGACATGAATATCTTAGACGGAACTAATCCATATTCCAAATCTATCGCAAATATTATAGCGGAAAGATGCGAATTAGAAGCGCCGATGATAGGTAATTTGTACACAAGATGGGGTAATTTGTTCGAAGATGTGATAAAATCATTTATGTCTAGTATTTTGGACATGAAAATACATGAATTTGGATCGATCCCTGGACCCATCCCTTTTCAGAAATATAGCCCTGATGGTATCGGTGTGTTTAAAGGTTACATACCAGATTTGTCTGGTAATTTGTTTGATCTGAAAAAACAAGAGAAAAATGGCAAAAAATGTGTTAAGGGCCAACGAAAGGGCATAAATAGCAAATATCAAGTTGATAAAATAGCACAATCGGCATTTGACTCTGAATGGATTCGCGGTATATGGTTTATTTTGTTTGAGTTTAAATGTCCTTTCATTAAGCTTCCGCTTGGTTTCATACCAGAGGTTTATATCTCTCAAGTTTTAGCCGGCATTGATACGATACCAGAGATAGACAGTGCACTATTTGTCAATTCTATGATTAGATTATGCGCGTATTGCGATTGGAAATTCAACGGTGATTATAATTTAAGCTTGCATTGTAAAGATGTAGATGATATAGCGAATAAGAAATGTATTGAAAAATGTATTGAGAACCGGCAAATTTCTGAACTTATACCGTATGCAATCGGCAGCATTGTATTTTATATGACGCCGCGACAGCAAAGAAATTTCCGAAAAATGTGTAAATTACCCGATTATGGACTGTACGAAGATGATGATCCCGACGATACAAATGCTAAAAATGGCAAAATCGGCAAAATCGGTAAGGTTTGCAAAATTGACAAATGTAACAATAATAGCGATAATGATAGTGATAACGACAGCGATAATGACAGTGAAAGTGATAATGATAGTGATAACGATCATGTTATCACGTTGGATAGTAGCTTTTCGGACTCTGAAGAAAGCGAAACGGATTTTGTCGTTAATAAATTTTCAACATTGAATTTCGGCGATTCAAGTGACGAAGAGACAGAAATGTTCTTTAATGGAACAAAAAGATTAAAGATACAAGACAATTTATGTGCTTTAGACAAAAAGATAATAAAGGATGTTATCGAACCATCGCTGATAAGATGGGGGAAATTTGGAAATTTTGAAAATGGAAATTTTGAAAATGGTAAAATTGACGATGCTGAAAAGAGCAAATTTATAAGGAAAAATATAATTGATTTTGGCGACAGTGGATTTAGTGTTGTGAATAGATTATTAGAGCTGGTTGATGAAGATCTTATCTCCGTTAAAAAGTTAGACTGTGTAATAAATTACGAGGCGATTGCGACGAACAAATTTATCAAGAAACAAAAACTTGAGTTGAACGTTGGACACAAAAATAAGTTGGTTAAAAAGGCAAAAAGGTCATTAGACGATGAAATCTTAAAGATTTATAATACGACAAATGCTGAAATAGAACCTGGAATTCATAATGATCTACCAATCGGGTATGCAAATTGGAAGCTGCTGGAATGTGACATCATACCACATGGGAGAAATAATATGGGATTTCTTGAGAGCTTTCGAGAACAAATTACGCAAATCAAAGAGATAGTAGAGAAATTCCGGAAGATAAACGATATAGATGAGAGATATAGTGAATTTTGCAAGTTGTTCCCAGATTACAAAACTCAGTATAGAAATTGAAAATTTCGAGAAAATTGAAAAATTTCGAGAAAAAATGAATCGTCTTTTTTATAATTTACAAAAATGGCGACGGAAACAAAAGCATTTAATAAATCAAAAAAACGGATGGAAGCTATCGTTAATGATATTAAAAAAGTGTGGAAGATGTTTAAAAAAGGCAAAAATACAGAGTCAATTCAAATCGTTCCAATAGATGACAATTTAGAGACGGTCATCATGAAGTTTATACCGAGCACCGGTATATGGAAAAATTTAGAGTTGGGTATTAAAGTTATCACCTTTGCAAATGATGTTTGTTATCCTTTTACAGCGCCGAAAATCAGCTTTATTAACAGAGTTGAACATCCAAATATCTCACCGACGGGTATTATATGCTTGACAACATTAAGCGAAAAATCAGCGTGGTCTGCAGGAATTTCATTGGTGACAATAGTTGATATTTTAATATCGTTGTTATCTGATGCAAATGTTGATTCGCCGATGAATAGAGTAGCAGCTGAAAAATGGAAAGAATTATCTACGAATTTTACAAACGAATTAGAATTTGAAGAGCAATATAGAAAATATGCGACAGAGTATTATACGGTGATACCAGAAAATTATCGTGATTTATTCGACAGAAATTTGTCGGATATAAAAGAGCATTATTCATTGTAAACTTTTAGTTTTGAAAGCAAAATTAAAATTAGAAATTTTTTAAGACTTTAATATATTGCGATGATAGATTTAAATTCAATATACGAGAATCCTTATGTATTTTATATCGGTTTATTCATTATAATTGTTGTTTTAATATGTCTTCTCTGTATGAAAACAACATCAAATAACTCAATAGCTTGCATCCAAGGTCATTGGATTTTCAACAAAAACTTTTGTAAAAGTTCAGATTTGAGCTTTGGTATACTGTCGATAGGTGATGAAGTTTCATCTGGTAAATTTAAAGGTTATCTGTTGATGATATCAGAAAGTGGAGTCGTCGTCGCGGATTATGAGCTACATTTATTTATAACGGAACAATGGAAAATATCAAACTTTAATCTTGGATTTTCTAATAAACCAAAGCAATATAATTGCAGATTTGAGCCGATCGCAAAGAAAAAGACAAAATCCCCTATAAAGATGCCATTTCCAAATGTACTAACCGCTTATATGAATCCGGTTCTCGGAAGGATGGAAATGATAGACAACAAAAAAATATACTTAGGCTTGTATAAAGATAGTTCCGTTGATACAAAGGGCTTTAAGAGATGTTGAATAAAATTTTCGTTCAAAGGAAAGTTATAAATTTTTTATGTTTATAACTTTCCTTTGAGTATTTTGTTTATACAGGACTTGTGTGGATGGCGGCGAATCGCGCGAAAAATTGGTGTTTTTTGGGCCGAAACGTCGAAGAAATCGTGCGGGCGGCAGCTGAAACGTCGAAGAAATCGTGCGGACGGCAGGCGAAACGTCGAAGAAATCAGTGTTTTTTGGGCCGAAACGTCGAAGAAATCGACCGCCGCCGAGCATTTTTGCAGAGTTGAATTCGGCGTATCCAAATAGCAACCAGGCAAAAATAATACTTAAATTACAGTGCACCGCCGTTGTTAATATATTGTTTGTAAAGTGCGTAGTTTGTTGAGATGAATTTCACCCCTAAGGTCTCCGTTGCTTTTTTCCACAGCATATCATTTTTCTCGACAGTTGCTAGTTTTTGCAGGTAAATAGCGCTGATTAGTCGCGCAAATCGACGTTTTTCGGCTAATGTCTTTCGTGGAACGATTAACTCTACTGCTTTTAGCACAAACTGTGGGTAATACGAGCAATTAGAGAAGTTCTCTTGCTCCGACAAATTTTCATGCACAGAGCAAAATCTACGCAATAAATCGATTATTTTCAGAGTCTCATCGGTGGTATATTTTTCAGGGGCAATCCCCGTCACTTTCCAGTGTAATTTTACAACATGCTCGTTACATCCTTTGATTTTCAGCACTTTTAGCCATTCTCTAATTATCGCGTATGTTACCTGGGAGTTATGCATTGTTAGCTCACGTTTTCTTGCTTTTAACGCTTTTATGATATTTTCTGGTGGTTCATACGATTCAAGCCCTTGCATCTTCAGCAACCAGTCTGATCCATACTCGGGTTTGTTATGATTGTTAACAGGCTGCTTATTTTGTTTGTCGGTTATGTCATCGAAAACTTCGCCAACGAGCGCAACCATGGCGCCACATGAAACGCACACTACTTTGCCTAATTCAGAGTTTAATTGAACTTCACTTTGGCAATTTTCGCATTGTTTGATGATATTTATATGTTTGACATCCAAAGTGTTTGTTACATCGATAGATCGGTATTTTGTCGCCAAATCAGTGCAAATCTTTGAAATATTCTTTATAACACGGCTATCGCTAGCATTCAAATTCATCGATTTGACTTGCGAAATCAATTTATTGTAAATGTTAGCTGAACTCATATAAATGATCGATAATTGTCTGGTTATATCGTGAGCTTTGATGAGGAGAAAATATTGCTGTGGTTTTTCCTCTAATACCGGAGCGGATATTTTATCGTGTTTGTTTTCGATCTTTTGCAATTTGTCAGATTCTGCGTTGATTTGCTTTGAATAGGTTTCCTCAAAGCTAACATCACAATCGTTGAGCATTTTTGTCTGGTCTATAAATTGTTTGACTGTGAAGATTTTTTCGCAGATAGAATTGAACATTTGTTTAGCTGACATCTTTTTGCTGCTTTAATATAAAGGATTGAATCAAGTATATAATCGTCGCTAAATACATATACAATATGGATGCTAAAAATACCCGTTTAGAAAAAAACCCCGATGTTGATATTGAAGATTGCCCCGATATTCGTGATGTTTTAGAGGTGTGGGAGCAAAATTATGAAGATCCTTCGAAAAAACTCGATGAAGAACCGGTTGAATTAGTTAAACAATTTGATATTAGAGAAGTTGCTAAAAATAATGCGTTGAAGGAATCGGCTAAAGATTCCGACAGCGAAGATGATGATGAAGATGATGAGGAGAAAGCAACTAAAAAAATGTTGCAAAGTAAAAATTTGACTCAAGCGCAACGAAATGCTATCAAGCGCAATAAGCGTAAAGCGAAGAAGAAAATGAGAGATCTGGGAGCGCCGAAGAAAAAAGATGATTTTGAAGATCTGACCCCTAAAACTGGAGACGAGAAAAATAGCGTTTTGCACCAGATGACAAAGGAAGAGCTTGCCGCCCCACTTTCGCAAGCGGACGCTGAATTATACAATAAATTGGTTTCTATGGATGATAAGAAACTCAGTGCTATGAGCCAACAAGAACTCGATAAAGCGTCAAAATTATTGACTAGAGTGCGATACCAGACAAATCCTTTTAGTTTCGGATTTCCGAAAAAGGATGAATATATGACCCTTGCTATTCTGCATTCTAGCAGAGATTGGTTAGAAAAAGAACTGATGTGTACTTTTATCTCTTATTTGTTCGTCGCTTGTAATGAGTGGCATGCGCCAAATGGTATACCAGCGGTGAATCCAGAGGATTATTATCGTGACCCGAAAATTTTAGATTATCCTGAGATGTCCGGCGGCGCAAAACCATCAGAGCAAATGGTAAAAGATTACGAGGAAACTAAAGCATTTATGAAAAATCGCATGATTGTTCGCCGGTTTCTCTTGGATCAATTTCAATTTGATCCGTCTGAGCATGTTAGATCTGCGTATGCACCCAATCCGGCTGATCCGGAACGCCAACCTATCAGAACGATCGCTGCGCAATTGGCAACCAGACATCGTCGGGCTGCTGTCGAGCGCAGACGCCGCAAAAATTTGGAGGAGTCTAAATTTCGTGATGATTGTGTAGAGTATGTAGAGCGCGAATTTTGGGCGTTGGAGGACGAGCAATTAAAGGAGCGTATCGAAGCGGAAATTGAGAAGATGAAAGGTTTGATTGAGAAACAGAGGAAGAAAATGCAAAATGTTCAAGAATCTACTAAGAAAGTTGTTGTAAAGCGCTTAGACGGCAATTTGGTAAAGAAAGAATTTGATTGGCAAGAAGGAGAAAAAGAAAATACATTACGGCAAATCGGCGTATTTATCGTTGATTCTAAATCGCGACTTCGCATATTGAAGTATAAATTATATAAACTTGTCGAGAAATGTGATCCGGTTGAAGCGGAAAAATTGCTAGCGGATGATCCTGAAGTTGCCGAAATCGGCGTTATGACCGTTGATGAGTTGAAAAGCTCTGATCCCATTTTGGATGTTATGCGAAAAGAAAAATTGATCGATGATGAGATTAAAGCTATTGAAAAGGAGGTTGAAAATACACCGGTAGAAGAGCCTGTGAATTTGGTTGTATCGCCGAATAAGATTGATAGCGATGTACCAGCGGCAACCTCTGCTATTGAAGAAAAAGCTGATGAAAAAGCTGATGAAAAAGAAGAAAGATCTGAAGCTGTCGCCACTACCACGACCGTTGTTGCTGTTAAGAAGAAAGCGCCGATTTTGCCGTTAACCGACGACCCACAAGAACGCTATGATTATATTAAGGAGATGTTGTCGCGGCAAGATGTAGACCCGAAAAGAATTTTGCGAGAGATTATCCCGCCCTCTGATATTTTCGCTAGAATAAATCGATATCACACAAAGCATATTAAAGCGATTAGACAATTGGTAACAGATTTGTACGCTTGCAAACCGGACATCACCGATGCTATATTAGCCGCGGAAAATCATGTTGGGCCGGATGCAGCTGCACACGCGGCAAATTTTCAAGATAAATACAAAGATACGATGCCGCTTGATTTGTATACCTTACAAGTGGGTGCTTGGTCGATTATTGGCCCGTATGCTAAAAATAATGAAAGAACATTCTTGTACAGTAAAAATTCTAAGGTATTGGATAGGATGGTTGCTGAAAGTGTAGATGCTAAGAAGCTGTTGAAGCAAATGACAGCAAAGATGAAATTGAGACAAAAGCGCAAAATGGGCAAAAAAGATGTGCCGGACTTAGCAAAACAATGGATGAAGCAAAAGCAAGTTGAAAGCGGGCTTAATGACGAATTATCAGAGGACGATGATGATATTTCAATTGATAAAGATGATGAAGAATTGCCGGATGATACTTTGGAGATTCCCGTATGGACAAATTCGGCAGATGGAAAAGGAATGGTAAAAAGAAAATTTTATGTTGAAGCAGGCGCCGATAAAAATTAAAATTCTAGCGTAGGATGTTGAACCTCTCTCTCCCACCAAACTCTTTTTTCGGCCTCATCTAGCTCTTCGCCAACCCAGTATTTTAAATTGTTCTTTCTAAAATTCATTTTACTCTTTATAGCTCTGTCTTGTCGAGTTCCATAAATCGCCAAATGTTTCGCTAATTTATTGTCTGCATCACATCCGATGTTGTTATTTATCTTTTTGATATTTGCTTCGCAGTCGCCGAATTGCCAACACGTTCCCTCGGTATTAGATTGATCATACCAATTCTTGGCGTTGCGCGGTTGTTCTTTTTCTGCGATGATCTTAGCAGCTTTGGTATATGTTGGGCTGGCCTCTGAAACACAAATTTTTTCAGATGGTGATAATATCATATTTGTATATCGGCGGTATATGAGCATACCAACAAGTTGGATTATCAGATAAAATACGACCGGTAGCAACGACTGTAATACAATACAAGAGATAATGATTAAGATCAACACAAATATATGTATGTAAATTAGTGTTAAATCACACATCTTAAAATATATAAAATGAAAGAAAAATAAAATCCATTATTTAACTATTCACAACATTTTCAAATTCAGCGAACTCAGATTCCATTACGCTTGTAACTTGCAAATTAGCCAAATCATTTACGAAAGTATTGAATACAGAATCATCTTCTTCAGTGTTAACTTCAGCGTTCGCTTCGGCATCGGTATCATCTTCTTCATCTTCATTTTTGGTTTCTATCTCTGTTTTTTCGTCTAAAACTTCCAAAAGAACATCTTCGTTTAGTTCAATTTCATTTTCTGTTGTATTTTCTGTTGTATTTTCTGTTGTATTTTCTGTTGTATTTTCCGCAGTTATTTCAACACCATTATTTTGCTTTTTCTTTTGCTTTTTCTTGTCTTTCTTTTTCTTCAAACGGTCAGAATATTTTTTCATTATCTCAGGATCGTTCGTTATCTTTTCCTTTAAACATTGATTGTACGTTTCTCCAATATCCTTTGTAAATCCCGAAATCTTCGAGAAAATATTTCGCGTATGTGCATCGGCAGAACTCTGCTTTTTGATAGCCAGTTTGTTAAATACCGCCATCACTTGTTTTATTTCCAATAATAATCCAATATCAGAAGATTTGTCCTCAGGATTTTTACCGTCGGTATTTTTGCTGTCTGATTTTGCTCCTTCTGAATGCTTTTTGTACAAATCGTTCAGATAACTTGTGATCATAGAGGATGGTGAGCCTGATAATATCGCATCTCTATTATACGATTCGTAGTTTTCAGTGAATAATTCGCTAGATTTCGAAATTACACCCAAAGCACGTTTGCATTTTTTCAGCTCTGGAATTTGCTTGACGTGCGATTCGATACCGTCAAATACGATCTTTCGCATATTTTCCGCGGAGATATCTGGCGCCGTTTGCACTTTATACAATTCTACACATTGTTCGTATAATTTCAAAAGTGTTGTTGCGATAAAGGATTTGATACCGTTTGAAGAATGTTCGTCATTCCACAAAACTGCAATGTCCAAATCTGATACCGGCTGCAGCGGCTTCAGTGTTATCTGCGAGCTTATCCAAGTTGTGTCCGGCGGCGTAGAGGTGATGAAAACCTTATACGGGACTAAATTGGCGCCCATTTGCAGTATTTTCACCGTGTTCGTTGACTTTTTGATGGTTTTCATTTGTTCTGGCAATAATTGCCTGTTTAACAAAGTTATATCTTCGGGAATATCAACCGGCACATAATTCATTTGGTTGCAAAATTCATCGAGTAGTTTGCAATCGTCTACATGTGCCGGAAATTTTACGATAAGAGCACTTGCAGTTTGCAAAATTTTCTTGATAGAACTCAATATCTTACATATTTTAATATAGTTTGGGCCGACCACCTCTATATCGCAAGAATTTGTCGACAGCAGATTTGACATATCTGCCATCGACTTTTTATTCATAATTTTGACTTTAGGAAATTTACCGGCCATTTTAATAAATGAATAGTATATAAAAAAGGATAATTTAGATATTGTCAAAATTATTCGCCGTTAATAAATATTTCGGCATCTGCTAATCTATTTGCTATACGCCAAATACAATTTTTAGTTGGTTTATCTAGCGAATTCCATTCTGTTTTTATCATCGATACTATGGTTAGTATAAAATTTTCATTATCGTCCTTTTTAATATAAGCGGAATAATCTCTATTTAGGAAATATGAATCATCGCGTTTGCGAATATACTGGCGTACATCATGTACTTTTTTCTGGCATCTATTGTAGATATCAAAACAATTTAGGTCCTTTATCTCTTGTATTAACACCTTTAAGGTTGCTAATACTGGATTATCTACACAAATATATGACGCTATCTTAACTAATTCGCAGATATTATCTTCAAAATCTGCTTTTGCTTCATCTATCGTATTATATTTATTTTCATCCATGGTAAAATTGGAAATTTTGAAATGGTAAAATTAGAAATTTTGAGAAAATTAGAAATTTTCAAAATGGTAATATATAAAAAAGAAAGAAATTAATTAGTTGCTCTTATATGATTTGTATTTATCTTCAATATTTTGGAGAGTTTCCTCTGCAATTTTCTCTGGTTTCGTATACAACGCGTTGTATAGTTCACTTTTTTCTGTATTTATCGATTTAGACATCTTTTGTAATCTTTCGTCGATCTCTCCCTCTTTTTCATACTGAGGTTGGGTTTGCTGTGATTGTTGTTGCTGTTGCTGTTGAGATTGCTGCTGCTGTTGCTGCTGTTGCTGTTGAGATTGCTGATATTGCTGTTGTTGAGGTGGTTGTTGTTGTTGTTGTTGTTGAGGTGATTGTTGATATCTGTCGATTTCTGGCTGCTGTTGATAAGAATGTACATCATCCGGCGGTGTCGCCGCTGCTTTTGTCTCTGGATCATCAGATTTTTTTAGAACATACACTAATATAATTATAATAATTAACACGCATAAAGCGATTAGACCATAATAGATATAAGAGGACCAGTCATCCTTTACCGGTTGTTGAAATTGCTGCGATTGTTGCGGTTGCTGTTGAAATTGTGGCTGCAATTGTGGCATTTGTGGACGTTGAAATTGTTGCGGTTGTTGTTGTTGTTGTTGTTGTTGTTGAAATTGTGGCATTTGAGGTTGTTGAAATTGCATTGTCGGCGGTCTTTGCATTTGTTGCATCGGCTGCATTTGTTGCATTGGCTGTGTTTGCTGTTGTGGAGCTGGCGCTACCAACACATCGTCGCCGAAATTATAACTATCCATTTTTTAATATATTGAATATATACTATTTTAAACATGGATTTTATAAATGAAAAAAAGAAGCTGTTTTTAGCAACTAAAAAAACACAAGTCGATATACAAGTCGATGAGAAAAAATCAGATGATCCCGTATATTTGTACAAGCTTTTCAGTAGTATAGTGGTAGATTCACCGAAAGCTGCAAAATTAGAGATCGATCTTATAAATCATTTGTCAGACAAAATAGTTGACAAAAATAGAGACAATTTGGAGAATTTCGCAGAATTTCGCGGCGAATTTCACAAGGATGTATCCGTTGTTAACTTGTACACTGCAACCGCGTATAAATTGGCGACTTTCAAATACAAGTATATTATCGAGAATTTTCTGAAAGAGGACAGATTATTGATCTTATCAGAATTTTCATCGCGCGCAAAATACAATATTATAGGTGATTTTGCTCTCGCCAACTTGATTCCTGTCAGTAAAAATGCAGATTTGCAGAGTATGTTCTTATGCGACGACTATACGAAAATAGTTGAGTACGATCCAACAGCGTCGCTTATCGTTTTGACAAATATCACACCGACGAATATATTTGTCAACAGCGTTAAATTGACAGATTTCAAGTATATTCATGATAAATTAGGCCCGTATTCGGATCATCGCGGTATTAACAACGAATTTATAGAGGTGTCTAATATATTTGAGGTTTACTCTGACATCACCTCAAAATTTATCTTCAAAAAAGAGGTATTTCATGGGGCGAATACGAGAAAGAGCGGGTGGGTAATCGAAACGTTAGATGGTATAAATTACCGATTTCTGTGTCCTTTTGCCGTGAAGGAAAATTTTCGCGTACCAACATATTTATTTGAGCGAATTTTAGAGGGTAAATGTGAGCAATATGCTTATTGCAAAATGACCTCTGGTATTATTTTAAACAACGCTTTTATGAAGAGAAGCATTGTAAAATCGCTGGAAAATATTGAGAAAACAGATGGAAAACTAGAGATCGGCTTTGTCAAACATAACATGAAAGAATTTCTCTTAAGTTTATACAATGTCAAATATTTGTCGTATAGTGAATTATCAGTTGATATAAATGCATTTATCGTCAATTTGTTATCAAAATATATAGCGGAGACATCAAATTCGCCGTATGAAGTAGCGGAGAGAATAACATCGTACATTTCAGAATCTGAGACAATAAGTGTATTTATCGCTAAAGAATTATTTTCTTTTATTGAAAATTTTAACAAAAGTGAAAATGTAGATTTTAATCGCGAAAACTTTGAGGTTTTAGTGTCGAAGATAATAGAAGAAAAAATAAATGCTAACTCTCCGCTGATTATAGCGACAGAATTTAAGAAAGCGTTATTAAATTACGCGTCGTCAGAGTAGTCCTCTGATAATTCTTTGCGCTTCGTTGATGATTTCTTGGCTTTTTTCTTAGTTTTTTTCGCCGGGGTCTCAACAGCGCTATTTTCACTTGATTGCCGACTGCTCTCATCGATTATCTCAAACGATGATGTTGTACTTTCTGTTTTTTCATCGCTTTCATTTTGTGTACTTTCGACGTTTGTATTTTCTACCGGTGTATTTTCATCGTCCTCTACTTTGATGCCCAAATCTTCGAATAAACTTTGCTTGTCAAAAGATTTGATGAGATTTCTATCGATAGAAATTTCTTCTTGTTGCTTCATCGCTCGCATTTCCTCTTCCATCTCCCGTTGTATTTCCTCTCTTTCCTTTTGCAAATCATCTTCTAATCGCTGTTGCATTTTACTTTCTAATGGTGTCGTTTGTTTCAATTGCTCAAATTTGCTCTGCAACTCCGCTAAATCCTGTCTCAAACTAGCCGATAAATTACTAGTCAATGTATTTTCTTTCTTCAATTCTGCTATAACGCTCTCTTGCGTTTTAACGATGTTTTCTAATACTTTCATTTTTCCAATAAGATTTTTTAATGCATCTCCGTGTACCTTTCGGATATTATCGACATTGTCGACTAAAATATTAAAACTATCGCTGGATACCGCTTTGTTAATCATCCCTTGTGTTTTTGTTGATGGGGTCGCTACATCCTGCATTTTTTTCGCCGGATTAGTTTCCATTTTTTAATCTATTTGTTAATTATAGTATATTGTAAAGTATATTATCATTTGTGATAATATCTAATGTCAAGATTTCTACCGCCAAAAGTTCGGAAACGAGGAGGAAGTGCACCGGTTACTCCGCGTACCTCTGATACGGAAAGTGATATTTCTCCGTTAATCCGGTATGGTTCAAAATTGCAACGTAACACCGTTAAAACATCGCAAATTCAAGTAGCCGTTAGGGTGCGGCCGTTTTCACAAAATGAAACAAATTGTTCCAATTGTATTGACATAAATAATACAAAGAATCAATTAACGATACATAGCAAGGATGGGATTTCAAATAGTTATGAGTTCGATAAAATATTTGATATGGATTCTACGCAAGATGATGTCTTTCAGATTTGCGGGTTGGATATCATTAACGGCGCGTTCGAAGGATATAATGGCTGCATTTTGGCATACGGCCAGACAGGATCGGGTAAAACGCATACGATGGTTGGTTCTGCGGAAACCACAAACGATATTGCAAAAACCACAAACGATATTGCAAAAACCACAAATGGTTTAATACCACAGATGCTGACCAACATATTCGAGCGTATAAACAGCGCCGAAGACTCGAAGGATTATTGTGTAACGATATCATACTTGGAGATTTACGCAGAGAAAATACGAGATTTGTTGGATTTCTCGGCGAAAAATGCATCTGATCGCGATTTGGCGATAAGATCGCACCCTACAACCGGAATTTATGTGGAAAATTTGAAGAAAATGGCGGTTACCGACCAAGCAGAAAGTATGTTATTTCTTAACCAAGGCAATACTATGCGGGCTACAGCAACAACTAACATGAATCAAAGATCATCCAGATCGCACGCTATATTTACGATAGAGCTGACAAAAACAGTTTTTATTGAGATGAATGGCGAACGATGCGAAAAGGAAAAGATCACATCAAAGATCAATTTGGTTGATTTGGCCGGCAGCGAACGCGTTGCATCATCTGGGGTTACCGGTATAAATTTAAACGAGGCAAAAGCTATCAACACTTCATTATCGCATTTAACACATATAATTTCTACTATGGTTAGTAACCAAAAGCGAATTAATGGCGGTGGCAAACCAGAGGTCGTGCAGTTTAGAAACTCAAAATTAACGAGGTTGCTAGAGGAATCGATCGGCGGCAATTCGCGGACCTTTATGATCGCGGCGATTTCGCCAGCGGACAAATATTATCAGCCAACTATCTCCACTTTGCGGTATGCAGAAAGCGCAAAGCAGATAAAGAATAATATTAAGATTAATCGCAGGTCTGATACGGCGACAGTTAAATTGTTGCAGCAGGAAATTGACACATTACGCGAAGAGTTGTCAAAGCAGACAAAATTAGGTAGTGGAGAGGAAATTAGTAGATTAAGGGAAGAGGTCACACAAAGAGAGAAAATATTAGAGGATATGAAGCAAACGTGGGAGGAAAAATTGGCGGCCACCGTAACAGCAAAGGAAGAATTACACAAAGTGTTAGAGGAGACAAAATTTGCGTTTAATAAATTGTCGGAAGAACACGCGGATTTAGTGCAACATGTTGCTGTTTTGGATGAACAGCGCCGAACCGAGGTTGCGGTTATAGAGGAAAAAGTGCAAAATAGCGTTGAGCAGGCTTTAACTCAGCAGATGATAGATTTGCGGTGTGCATACGAGAAAATATTATCGGAGTCGTTAGAGGAAAAGGATAGAGAGATAGAGAAATTAGAGGCAAAATGGAAGGAAGCGGCGACAAAATATAATTTGACCACGATAAAAATCAACGAATTAACGGATGAAATATCACGTATGAAAAAATTGGTGGAAGAGGAAAAATTATCTCATACGCAGTCTAAAGAATTGTATTCTGCTGTGATAAATGAAAATTTAGGCAAAACAAGCTCAATAGACGATTTGAAACGCGAATTAGAAAATACAAGAAAATGCTCGTTACAATTGTCAACTTTCGAATCGGTTGTCGGCGACTTGTCAAATGTGTTGAAATCTGCTGTTGATTTGAAAAATTCAGTTGTGCATTTTAATAACGAATCTAATCGTATAAACGCCGAACATGCAAGCTATTATGCAAGCACACAGTTGGCAATTGGTTTGATGTCGGAAATCGATTGTTCGCTAAAGCGCGATGTTGAAATGTCGAATGAAATTATCTCTAATCAGCAATCGGAAATATGCAAATTAAAACGCGAAATTGAAGAATCAAATCAACTGATTAATCAGTTTATTTGTGACAAAAAAATTGTTGACGAGCGTGTGTTAGCAGACCAACAAGAGATAAATACTTTGTGTGAGCAGATAAAAAAATTAGAGGAGGAGAATAAACAGCTGAGTTTAGAATACGATGAATTGAATGATCAACTGGTGGAATCTATGAAAACTAACACCGACAAAATAGAGGAGATGAAAGTGATAGCGAATAAAATGGATGATTTGAAAAATGAAGATGTTAATATTGATGCTGAAAATGAAGATTTAAAGTTCAATTTGGCATTTTACATAAAGCAAACCTCTGCGGAAATCGCTTCGGCAAACGGTTATATAAAGGATTTGGAATCGCAAAAGGATAAATTAGTAGGTGAATTGAAGGATAGAAATGACGAAATATCTCAGTTGAGAAATTTATTGGAGCGGCTGCAAATGGATCATAGCGGGTTATTCGCCAACTTGACAGATAAAGATAAAGCTTTGTTAATTTCTCATTCGGATTATGAGAAATTGCGGCAGATACACGAGCGGCAAGTAAGGAAAGTTAAAGGGGTAATCGAAGCATTTAAGGATGTGCAAAAAAAATCGTTGAAGAAACCGGTTAAAATTGAAAATTTTGATAAAATTAATCTAGATGATGCTGCTGCACAATCTGCACAATGAAATTAGAATACGCTGAAAATATTTGTTGTGGCAAAATCCAATTATTTGCCAACGATTCAAAATGGGATCTAGCATGCTCTATTTTTGACCGCCAGTTTATATTAGATTCTAATATATTGTTTGGTAAAATCTGCAAGTTATTATCTGAATACGGGTATGAACATACGGCGTCTAGTAAATTGATCAAATTAACACAATTTGATTGGCGTTTGTCGCTGAAAATCAAATAACATTTCAAATTCCAAGGTGCAACGAATATTTTGCATTTGTTGAAAATAGATTGCATAGCCAGCATTAGTTGAATATGAATCCACGACCAGTTTGTAGGATGCGGCCATCTACATACGAAATAGCCTAATTTGCTGACCTTTTGAACATTTGTCATTAAACAACCACCTAATTTACTGATATTTTCATTCTCAACTGACACATCATTTATGACAACATCATACTCGGGCATATTTTTTGTGAATTCGATCAATTGTTGTTGTGTCAGCATGTTAGAGATATCACCATCGTTTACCTCTGCTAAATGGCAAAATTGGCTATTATCCTTTGCGTTAATTCCTTTCATCAGCTCGAGTTTGTCAGCTTTAAAATAAACCGGAGGGGTGAGGGTTGAGGTATTTGGTTTTTTTGCCATTTTGCTTATACCATGCCAATTGTATGTGAAATTATACAGAGATGAGTAAGGTGATCCGTATAAAACATGTTTGAAGCCGCGCAATTGGTGGAATGGTGATCCGGTTTGCCACATCATAAACTTTGTATTTTCGCGTTTGTACTCTGATGTTTGCGGCGATGGTTTATCCAACAAAATTTTTCTTGCCAGCTCAACACCGATCAACCAATCTCCGCATGGGGTGTCGGCAGAAAATTTACTGAATTCATCTAACATTTCATTGAAATTTTGCGGCGAGTAATTTGGCGGAAATTGAAAATATCTGTATCCTTTAATTTCCGGCAGCAATAGCGGGCTGATAGGATTATTTTGCAGTTTGTTAAAGTTCTCTTTCCAATCTTCTATTGAGTGTTCTATATTGTCGATTGCAGGTAACTCGAAATAATATTGTTCGATGGTATCGAAATTGGCGACAAAATTATTGCTAATACCACTGGTGTGTTTTAAGTTTTTTGTTTCGCAATTAATATCGTCATTATTGTTATTATCTTTGTTTTCGGTGTCAGTGTCAGTATCGCTATTATCATCATTGACATATTTTAAATCTAATGATAATGGCTGTATCATTTTGCTGCGATTCTTTGCCGCTTTCTTAGCAGATTTCTTCAATAATTCTTCGAAATCATCCTTGTATGATTTCGAACCTACGCTGTTTAAGCTATGCAAAAGATCGTCGTATGACATTTTACAAAAGATTATATAAATTGTATAAAAGATTATATAAAGTAATATACTAGATTTCTAGCACGAAAAAAATGGGAAATTCAAGTTCATCAGAGTCTAAATCGAAAACATTCTTAGAATCTGTCACAAATGCGTTTATGGCAAATATAACGAATTGTATGTCTGTTACAACCGTACAGCAACAGGTTACCATAAAGGGAAATGGAAATATTTTAGATGGTGTTACTATGATACAAGCTAATGCTATTTCTATATCTTGTTCACAGTCATCGCAGCAGTTTAATGACTTTCAAAATAACATGGTGGCTGCTATAAAACAATCCGCGGCAAATACCGACGCATCGTTGAATATCGCCGGCAAATCTAACTCTTCTTCTGATACGGAGTTAACTCAGAAAATTAAAACCGATATCTCAATGCAAAATATACAGAATATCGTTTCTACCACTAATCAACAACAAGGGTTGTCCGTTACCGGTAACAACAATATTATACGGAATTTTACACAAAAGCAAACGATGGATTTGCTAGCGTCAAATATCCAGCAGAGTTTGGCGTCGAGTAAGACGATCGGCTCTATTGCTGCGCAATTAGATCAAAACAGCACAAATGTTACAAAAAATCAGCTGTCAGATATTATCTCTAGTGTGTTCAGTGGATTAACATCGATGACCGGTTTGATCGTTATCGTTTTGATCGTTTTGATTATCGCTGTTGTTTTGCTAGGGCCGACATTGATAAAGGCTTTCTTCGGCGATAAATCGGAGAATATTGACGAAGCGGCGCAAAAAACAGCACCGGGTTCGCTAGAGGTCAGCGGTGGTGGCAGCGGTAAAATGAGTGATATTCTCACTATTATTGCATCAGCGTAAAATTTTCACGGCATCATACAGTTGGCGACAGTGTAAAGCAAAAGCGATGATTTCTTCTTCTCACCGAGAGCGGTTAAGAAAGCTTTTGCTGCTTCTTCGTTGAATTTTGTTTTTTGCGCTTCCGTTAACTGACAATTAATCAGGTATAAATTCTTACCGTCTAATAGGGGATTCGGCGACAATTTAAATTTTTTGCAGAGAATATGCGCGCTAATGGCAATTTCTCTCGTTGAGTATGATGTATACAAAGCACATGTTGTGCTCGGCAATACCTCGCTTGTGAAATGTGGTATGTTTGCGTTTATCTTCGATTCGCCGCTTGTCGACAAATCTGCAATGTATTGATTCAGTGAAGTTATCATTAATTGAATTTTCTCGGAGGTTTTCATCGGTGTTTTTGGCGGATTGCCCCTAGGCTGTGGATTTTCATCCACTTTGATTTTACCATAAGCGTAAATTGTAAATGGTTGGGATGCCATCGCTTTAGCATAGCTGTTGATGTATTCGCTAGCGTTTTCTTTCGAAATGTAAGAGATCGGTACTTTATTTTCGTCAAGGGGCGACATTGAATTGTAAATGTTTGACAGCATAGTTGGCGAAATGCAGAAAGGAGAAAGCATAGGGATCACTTTTTTAAGGGATGAATTAACAGCAGATAAAGCCGCTTTAATATCATACGATAGCCAACATTTGCCGCTATCAAAAGACCATTTTACGTTCTTAATACCTGATGATTCGGTTCTGAGTGGATCAGCGCCGACAATGGACAAGATTTTAGTGAAAATCGCATTAGTAATGATCGCATTTGGCAGATTTTTACCATAAATTTTATAGTTGCGTTGTACGGAGATAGCATCGATTATATCTCCGTTCACTTTCCATCCTATTAGAATTGTCATACCAGCATACTTATTCGGTACCTTAAGTTGGAACACGATTCTCGATTTTGATTCGGCCATTTCAAATACAACGCTATATACACGGTATTTAAAATTTAATATTCATTAATAAATTTACTATATTAATCTAATGATGTGTTTTGGGTATTTTTTTCATAGTGAAATAAATGATTGTTAAAAATTGAAAATGTACTTTAATATAACGATCCGAACCTGATCAGCAAAATTTATTAGATATATTACATATTATTGAGAATGTCTCGTAAATCCAACACCGAAGATGAAAATACTAAAACTTTGGAGCATAAAGAAACTAAAACGGAAATTAAAGAATATTTGCAATTAGCAATTGCTATATGTGTCCAGTATATGGGCCCTGATGTAAATAAAAGATTCAATAATAAAGACCACCGTATGTTTCAATTTCTGGTAGAACTTAGAACTGAAGAGAATAAAGTCGGAAATAGCGATTTTACTAAAGCTCAACAACAATCCGCTAAAGCTTGGATTGCAAAGTACAAACATAAAAAACAAATTGCTTCGGTTAATCCTGAATCAGTTCAATGCTTATATGTTATTATAAAGACTCTCGTAGAGGATTTGGAGAGTGTGAAGGATGATCCTGATCTGGATGTTTCTAAAAATCCTACAAGAGAGGAATTTGTTAGAAATTTCAGAGATGTTATCAACAATAAAGGAAGCATTAAATTGATGCATGTTATTTTCGAATGGCTTGCACTTTGCGATTGTTTGCCTGACTTCACCGAGAGAACAACCGAGGACAGAAAACAAAATAATCCAACGGATCGCCATTATACCCCTGCTTTCACTCTGAAGAAGAAAATGGAAAATATTCTTCAAGAAAGATTGTCAAAGAACAGAAATTTGCAAAGCGTTGGTAGAAAACTCATCAACAAGACTTTGTATGAGATCGCGAAATGGTACTCCAATCTTATCGTCAACAAAACTTATGCTTTGGGTGCCGGTACGATTGAAGCATTCTTCCGAGAAATACAAAGATATACTACCGCTGTGAATCCAGCTCTCACCGTAGACGATATTATTGAAGAGATTCGATCATATCTGCAGGATAGCGGTAAAGGTAAACGCGGATCCAAGAAATCAACCGTCGATGATGACGATGATGAAGATGACAGCGAAGACGAGAAAAAGAAATCGCGCAAGAAGAAAGCTGCTAGCGACGATGAAGACAGTGATGATGAGAAAAAGAAACCATCGTCTAAAGCAAACGGTAAAAAGGCAGCTGCAAGCGATGATGAAGATGAACCTAAAACTCCGCCACCAAAGAAATCGAAGAAAGCAGATTCTGACGACGATGAAGATGACGCGCCAAAGAGAACACCAGCGAAGAAAGCGAAAAAAGCAGCAGATTCTGACGATGATGAAGATGAAGATGCACCGAAAAGAACCCCTTCTAAGAAAACCAAGAAAGCAGCTGATTCTGATGACGAAGACGATGCACCAAAGAAATCTCCTGCAAAGAAGACTACAAAGACCGCTGATTCTGATGAAGAAGATTAAAATGTAAAATTTACTAAATTTCCTTAAAATTTTAAAGTTAAAAGATATTATTTTTTTCTTTTTTCATCTTATATAACATGCAGTTTCAACAAGAACTCGTCGCTATTTGTGAGTTGGCATACCCGATTATCTTAAAGTTCGCTAGTGAAAATGTAGAGGTTAAATTTCCTGAAGATTTTAAGGGTGACCCAAAAGGATTGATGTTACAAGATGTAAAGAACAATATAGTTTATAACGTAAAATTAATGGACAAAGATGATGAAAAAAGATTGAAAACTTTACAATCAATTTTTATCTTTGATCAGGTTAAGATGTTGTTTAAGATGATACCAGATGGTTTACAAAAGTTCGTCAATGGTAGTATTGTAAGCGGGCAAAAGATTAAAATTACTTGGCATGATGATATGAAATATTGTTGTGAAATTAATGGAGTTAAAAAAGATTTCTTTATCTATCCTGTAAAAACAAACGATGTGTTAATTGACAACTACTCGCTACCGTATTCGCATACCGAAGGAGTTTGTTGTGATTTAGATGGAGAGGATAATGATGGTGATGATGACGAAGATCATGGTGAAGATTGTTGGAATGGTGAAAAATAGCTGGAATAGAAAAAATAGAAAGTTTTATGTTTTTTTAACCTTTAATCCTTTTATTTTTAAATTTTAGTCGTCAGCTGTGAAATCTTCCATTATAGTGGTGATATCAACAGATTCTTCATTGATCTCTTCAGCTTCCTTTTTAACATTATAATATTTATCATATTGTTGCTTCAGATTTTTCTTGAACTTTTTACTGCGTTCATTAAATTCCTTATAATATTTTTTAGCTGCAAAGATAGTCCAGTCCTTTTCACTTGCCTTTGATTTTGCCTTTTTCTCTGCTTTAACCATCGTATCAAATGTTTCCCTATCAACAATCTTATCGAGGAGTTGAGGATCGGTTGCAACAACATCGATAAAGAATTGTCTTTCGGTAACGGTTGGTTTTGTAGGTTCAGCAGAAGACGAAGAGCTCGACGCTTTCTTTCCGCCGCCGCTCGATTTCTTAGATAATTGTTGTTGGCGGAGCTCTCTGACTTCAATCATAAGTGCTTGCAATAAACTTAGTGTCATAATAGATCTTTTATCTTCTGGCATAGCAGCAAGCTCTTCAAAGGTATATTCTCTATTAAATTCATTTGTTTGAGTTGTATTTACAGTTGCCGTCGCAGGTTCTGACGATACCGCGGTTGCTTGGTTCTCCGTTACAACAGGTGTATTTGCAGTTGAATCTGCTTCAATATTGCCGTTCTTTTCATCAACGTGATTAGTAGACATCTTTAACTTTTCTAATTTATTAACTTGTTTTTTGAATCTATCTACTGATGCTATAAATTGCACAGCACTAGCAGTTAACATAAACAAGTTAACGTATATAGCACACTAGTAAATTTCAATTTTTGAACTTATATAAAAAATGACAATCACTAGTGAGATAGCGATCGTCTGCTTGCCATAAAATAGATCGGTTTAAACTTGTTTTGTGTTGACAACTAATGTTGTTTTATCTTATGTTTGAGCGCAAGCATTTTGGATGAATGATAGATGGTCCCCACCAGCAAATAGCGTTCTTTATGCCGCTTGCCGATCACAAGATACCTTTTGGTACGGGGGACCATCTTACAATTAATGAGATTTGTCTTTAATCCTCAAATAATTTATATCTTTTGAGAGTATCTTCAAACGGTATTAATTTTGCCCAAACCGAGTCAGAAATGTTCAAATTGGGCTTTATTTTCGTTATGAACTTGACAGCCATTGTCTGACCTGTTGTATTGTCAACCCGCCGCGCTGTGTTATATGTCCATACGGCTATCAGATATGCGGCGGAGAACAAACACGCGAGAAAATCTCCATTATTTTCATCATAAAGCATAACACAACCTTTGGTTTTTCTGTTAGTATAGTGATTAATGATGTATGCGCATCTCGCCAATTTTTTCTCAAAATTTTCATTGTTAATATCAGCACATTGAATATTATATAGGTGAAATTTGCCCTTTTCCGCCATATTTTTTACCTCTTGCGTTGGCTCGTTTATGCCTATGTGTATACATGCTGTAACCTCATGATCCTCCAACATATCGGATGTGATCTGCAAAGCACCGGTAACATACAGTTTGCTTTGAATAATCGAGGTAACATTAGGATATGCCATTTTTCTTTTTTGAAAATAAAATTTTCTCAACTTAAGCAAGTTATATCAATATTAAGTTTTGTTTTTTAAATCAGAAAAAACAATTTATAAAGTTTAACTGTGAGAATTCCCTCTGATATTCGAGTATACATCCCAAGTGCACTCTTCATCTGGGTATAAATTTGTGTATAAAATTGTATCTTTTGCAAGTAAAATACTGTCTTTATACTCGATAATTACCTTCTGTATCCATTTGCGAATGTCTTCCGCGTCCTTTTTACAGTTGCATCCATCGATATTTATCGTGCCTTCAGGGGTAATGCGCACACTTGTTGTCTTTATACTTTTTTTCTGCTTATACCCTAATTCCAACCTTCGAGTTCTATTAAATAACAACTGCAAAGAGACAATTTTAGAGGTGTTATAATTTATCTCGTATAAGCTGATCGGATTCTGCGCTGTTAATTGTAAAATATTCGAATGAAATTTTTTATCGATCGGCATCGCCGACAATATATTTCTGTAAGTTTTTATGTGTTCGATGCTGTTTTGATAACCGCAAACGATCGAATATAATTTGTTTACGTTAATGTTCAACCTTGGTAACGCAAGTTTACACTGGTAATTTTCCATAGAGGATTTTATCGACTTTAATTTCACCTCTCTGTCGTAAAATTCCGACAAATAAACGCATAATTCATTTATTAATGGTTTGATATCGGTCATATTTTCATCTAATATGCCGGGTATTTGAATGACGCCATTTCTGAAAACTTTTATAGGATATACTTTCGGTAGCTCATCTATTTCATGAACATCGCTTAGTTTATATTTTAACGACAACATCGTAAAGGTTATGGATGGATTCATATCTTTGCCACATCCAACTTGTTTGCGCCCTTTATCGACTTTCTTTAACGTTTTCACTTGCTTATATTTATTGTAAAGTATCTTATACCATCCTTTGATTTTTGCATTGTGATTGCTGGTGATCATGACAATTCTTCCATTACATTTCATAGATGAAACATCAGTTTTTTCATCTATTATCAAATTTTCTAATTCGCCGTTGCCGCTTATAGTGGACAATGTCAAATTTGTGATAATATCAACCTTTTGCCTTTTGTATTGTTTTTTCCCTTTATTTTCATCTTTGTTTTTGCCATCTTTGTCATTGTTTTTGCCATCTTTGTCATTGTTTTTATTTTGATTTTTCTCATCTTTTTCATCATCTTCATCATCAGAATCTATTATTCGGTGCCGATAAATTGACACCATTTTTAGAGGTTTATATTTAAAAAAATCTAAATTCAAAATTTGATCGTTTTTACTCTGATAATAAATCTTCTAGTGTCAATGTCTCTCTTTTTTCTTTCTTTTTCTTTGATTTCTCATTTGATTTTTCATTTGATTTCTCATTTGATTTTTCATTTTCCTCCGCCGAACCATGGTATATCTTTTCGCCAAATCCAAATGCTTTTCTAAACATATTCACTAGTCGAGTGCCAGAAAATCCGCGTTCGACTATCAGATGATCTATTAATTTGTTCATACTAGAAGGGGATGTAAATGGCCTTTTGAAATTCTTCTCTTTGGGTATATCATCGCCAGCCATGTATTTCATTGCTTTTACCATATTTGATGTGATAATAGAGGATACATCGACCGGGCTTTCGAATATATCAATTGCTATTTTCACAAATTTATTCTCAAATTTTTTATTTGGTTTCAACACCATCTTTATAGCGGTCTTCGGGCCGATACCCTTAAATAAGGGCCTTTTGTCAACGTTATCATCTTCACCTTTGTTATCGTTGTCGTTATTGTCATTGTTATCGTCACTTTCGTTATCGCTCGTATCGTCTAGATAGATCTTCTCTAAAGTTTTATTTTTTTGATTTTTCTGACCTTTGTCATTATCTTCGTTATCATCTTCGTTATCTTTATTTTTATCTTTGTCATTCGCCGGCTTATCATCGTAATAATCACAACCGATAACGATCGCATACAACACTAATTGGTGAGGGGTAATCTCAGCCCCTTCTAACATTTGTTTTGTGTTGACCAACTCAAAATATTTTTTCTTCGTGTCAAAATTCATCATTCTGCGTAGAACGAGTGGCGCACCAAACACATGAGCATCAGCATCCTTTGACTCAACTATATCCACGTATTTCTCTATGGCGAGCCAAGCAGCAGTTTTTTCAGCATCAACACCAGGCGGCGAATCGATATACGGCAAATGGAAGCAATCCATGATAAATTTTACCATTTCGATTTGCGAACTGTCGATTTTGAATCCGCGTTTTTCCAGCGCTCTGATCTTTTCCTTTTTGATAATCGACTTTTTCTCCAACAAACTGTCACCTTTTTTGATCATCTCGCGTATATCGTTGTTTATATCCAACCCGCTCATCAACGATGGATTTGCCTTGACGAACTCATCGATCTCTTGTATTTCAGCTTCCGAGATCTCTACTTTTTTATCCTCTTCCTCCAATTGTTTTAGCTCCTCTTCAGCTTTTGCTTTGATTGCCGCGCGATTTTTCAAAATATATTTGTGTACGTTTGGCACAACAGAGTCGAATACACCGATTATGCCTATGTTTGCTCTGCGATATTCCTTGAATCTTGCAATGATGCTTTGTATGTACATTGTTGGATTTCCATATTTATCGGTTAATTTTGGCCCGCCGCCGAGTGAACACGCATAAATGGCTTCACTCATATCTATTGCTATTAATTTGCCACTTAGCGCCGACAAATCGCGTATTATAGTCCGACCATGCGGAAACATAGTAGAGAAGTTTTTCAGGCCCATTCTTAAAATTACAAGTAATTTTTATTTTGCAAATTTACCAATTTTCACAAACACTATAAAAATTACTTTATTTCAATTTTAATATATTATAATATTATAATATATTGATTTGTCTTTAAAGAGATAAATATATAAAAATGCCGGGAGATACAACCGGAAATGTGCGCGATGATATTATGTTTGAGCAATTTTATGACCAAACCTATATGTTTGGGCCCAACCCCGATGAACTTTTAGACTCTCATTCTCGTGATACTTTGTGTGATTTATCACCGGATGCTCCGTTTTTGGCATCCGACGAACCGCGAAATGGTCGAGATCCGATAACCGGCGATCGTCGAATGGGCGGCAGATTTTCGGAATCGCGAATTTGTCTGCAAACAACTGGCGCCAGACGAGATGTTGATGTTTATATGCCAGAAGGAACATTTATCGATTATGATTTTCTCGGCGCCGATCCGCGTGGAACCTTTGAAAACCCGAATATGCGCGATATGGTAAAACATACCCAATCAAGAAAGAAAGAGTTCAAATTATACAACGATGCAGAATATACAATGCCATCTGGTGGTATTAACCCAAAAGCGATAAATTATATGAAGAGAGATGTGCGTGTGCTAACAAAAGGTTATATGCCATGGTTTTCTACCTCTTTAGATAATTATGTTTATTCTGACCCAAAATTCGGCCCGCGAAATAACAACTTAACAACGATGGATGGTGAAGTAGTTGACATCTCAAAAAATTCGCTTTTGGACAGAACGACAGCTACCGCAAAATATTCGAACGAAGCGCGAATCGGCTGGCAAAGTACCCCCGATCACGAGTTTGAGGTTGCAAAATATGGAAACCCATACGGTGCTCCGGTATTTGCAACTGATGCATTTCGACGCGCACGCGATTCGGTCGAAACCAGCCAAAGAAGCGCGCGAGTAGCCGATGGGATGTTTATGCCTTCGCAACTAATTTTGGATATCGGTAACTTAATTAGAGCGAAAGATACGAGTTTTAGGATGTCCGGTGTGCGATTAGACGGCGAATCCAAAGAAGCGCGAGTTAGACGGCAGGCTGCATTCTCTAAGAACGGCGACGGTTATGGTTATGATCAGTTTAATAAAATGGATACGGAAGATGTAAAATTGCGTATCTCTCAAATCGCGCATGAGATGGCGGCGACCAATATCTCGCATATGTCGCGGAAGGGTGCTGAGATGATTAATAAGCAGCATTTTGATAATGATTTTACTCAATTTGTCGCAGAATGTTTAGACGAACAGGTGAGAGCGAATGGCAAAAATCCCGCTAAAACCAGTGGTATAAGTACGATAAATATGATCGAAAAATTTGTGGTCGGCGAAACTTTGCAGATGCAATCGAGAGCTGGGCCGACCGGTAAAAAATTTGACGGTGGAGAGGCAACTGTTCATTTTACAAATTATAAGACCGATATCGGTGTTAATTTGGATGATCATGATGTTCAATCGTATGCAAACGCGGCGCCGTTCAGACCATTCGATCCATTTGTCGCGGATATGGGAATCGCAAGCATTCATAGAATTGGCAACGATAAAGAAGCAGCAAGTTATAAGAGAACGGTGAAGAGAGAAAATACTTTAGTTGATACCGATTTTACAACGGAATTTGGCAATGATCGCGGTAGGGCGAGTGGGCGGTCTCGTGTAACGGGTGGCGGAGATATCTCCAATGTAAAAGCGATGAGAAAGATGCGATCTGGGTATGATTATGATTCTACCGAACGCGGCGCAAATGAATTGGACGGATATATGAAGTCTGCTATACAGTCGATTGATTGAAAATTGAAAGGTATTTTTTATATATTTTACTTTGTAAAATTGAAAATTAACGATTTTATTGCATAAAATGGAACCAAACATTATTCAAGTTTTGTGTAACGGTGTCCCTTATTGCATAGGGAAAATATACCCTTTGGCGATTACACTTCATATGAGTAATATCGTTGATTTTATAAAAGAAGAGATGAAAAACAACCCTAATATGAAATTTACATCAGAGGCATTAGTCACCTCTATTGATAATAAAGTATCAATAGGGGAAATTATGGACGCGTTGAATTTAGATTTGCCCGCACAACGCAGTATGGTACAAAGTACAATCGGGTATAAACCATTTGCAAATTTAAATTCTGTCCGCGGAACATACACCGAATCGCATTTACAAGAGTTAGAATCGATGAAATAATTTGAAATTTCGTAAATATGAAATTTCGTAAAATATGGAATTTTGTGAAATTTACAAAAAAAACAATTTCTATTTAATAACTTTTTTTGTAAATTTACAAATTTTACAAGCTTTTGCAAATTTTTACCTTATGCAAATGCTTCAGCGCATTCAATCGCTTGTTTAAAAGCAGCTAACTTGTTGGTTTCTTGCTGCAAGCTAGACTGATCACTCAACTCTCTATCGCAAGAGAACATATCAACGAAACACAAACGAGAAGGTTGATCCTCGTGTAAATTTTGCAGCTGAGATACAGAGCCAATATAATCTTCTGCGTTGCTTGGTTTTCGCGACTCATCGAATGGTGAAGCAACAAACAGCAAGCAATCGGTTCTCGTAAAGGCCAACGGGCAAGAATACCACATTGCAGCGCTAATACATTGCTTCATCGTTAATTCAGAGAAGATAAAGCTGCATTGATCAACCGAGTTAGAGAAGTTAAATCTGCGCTTTAGATTACTCTCTAATTTGTAAAGTGCGCCGGTGATCTGACGAATATCATCTGAGATCCCCGATTGGATGTCTTGAAATTGTTGTGTGATTAAGAATCTGATTTCATCCTGTGTGCATTTTGCTTCTGGGTTCGCTTGATAATACGCGGATAAATGTTCGGGCAACACATTTTGCAGCTTGCCGATTGTGTTGTTAACCGACAAATTATAATATAAATCGCGTAATGCGCGCGGTAGCAGATCTTTAGAGCTTGTTTTTTCGTCAAACAACTGGTCGCGAATTTTGCCGATCTCCTCGAAAATTTGTTGGCGGCCGCTCTTCGAACACGCGACAAATGGGCTTTTCTCGTCACACGCCAACTTATCGAAGCACTTTTTGAAGGTTTCTCGTGGATTATTTGACGCGGCATAACCCATGGTATCATTTTGCCACTCCTCAAACCAAGGGAAAAGATAAGATCCGCCAGATTTGAACGGCTCAAACAACAGGTAAAATGAGATTTGCGGCAGTGGCGACATCACCAACATAATGGAATTGAATGCTTCTCTGTGTTTCGCGTATGTCCAAACCAGCGCAGATACAACAGATTCCAAGAAAGGATCCGTTGTTTTGCCTTCAGCTTTGTTTAATTTTGTCGTGAATTCTTTAACGTACGCGTCTAAGATAAATCGCGCAAATTGTTGTCTGTTGCTAATCGGGTATCGGCCGCCGCCCTTTACTTTCTTTTCAACGTTTTGTGCTGTATTTGAGCTGGAGCTGGAGCCGAGTTGCTTTGGCGGACCGCGCCGACTTGCAAAGAAAGATTTCATTTCTACTTGTTCCGCACTGTCTGGCACACCATTTTTGCCGGAAACTGTCCATACGGCCATCGGCGCCTTATCACTTCTACCGATAAATTTAGTATATAAAGTTGCTTTTGAGCTGTTTTCAAATTCGATATTGCCTTTACTGGCGCTTTTAACGGGGATTTTTCTATACAACAAATTAGGAATTTCCTTCATATTCGCTGCATCTTCAGCGCTTAACAAAGCTGTTGGCACAATATGCCGCTTAATGATCGCAAGTGCCTCTTGCTGTTCACTATCGGGTTTGCTTGGCGCATCGATAATCTTTTTCAACAACGCGCTGTCTTCAGGATAGAAGAATGTAATTCCTGACGAATCGGGACCGCCTCTCGGTCTGAGATATCCATCAGCACAAAGATTAACTATGGCCTCAGCAAGTTTTTTATTTTTATCCTCTACCCATCGCAGCAAAGTGCAATATGTACCGGACATTCCGATTTATTTCACTAAAATTATAAAATATCCAACGCGCAGTATATACAGTATAAATATAATATTTGAAACGGCAAAAATAAATTATGATATATCAAATATTTTTTTAATCTAGAAAGTTACCCGTTTATTAAGTATACTATTATTACGAGCAAGCACAGAGGAAACGACGAAAAAACAACGAAAAAGAAAAATACATCGATAATGGGCAATTCAATGAATGTTCAGGGTAGCGCCGAAAATAACGCCGATAAAAAGTTAGAAAATTATATTTCTGAGCAATTTTCGAAAGAAAAAGAAGATTTGATCAGACAAATTGGCAAGGGTATGAGAAAAGCTCTTGGTAGCCAATTTACTAATAGCAACGATATTAAAGATATTACAGAGGCATTAGCAGAGAGAGTTTCTGCGTTAGAGTCTAAAAAGGTAAATACAAAGAATCAAGAAGCTGTTCTGAATGCTTTAGAAGAATCTATTAAAAGCGCCTATCCGGGCCAAAATCTTATAAATGAATCGGGTAGCGTTAAACAACGCATTGAAAATGTGTCGGAGATCATCTCTTCGCTGGTCAGAAGTTTGCACAACGATGTATTTGGTATTATCACAGATGTTAAAAATTCTATCCAAAACTTACAAGCGCTCATACCGATGTTAGAGCAAAGCGTTTCTCGCGAAAGTAAAGTGTTGGAAGCAAATTTAGAGCCGAAAGATCAGATGAAAATCGGTCAAATTCGTGAGTTTACAGAGGCCGTTGTCGAAGAGGCCAACAGACAGCTGATTATGTTGTCGCAATTACTCGACATGCGATTGATGCCAATTCATGGCGATATCGAAAAATTAATTGAGACCTCTGATTTGTCTCATTCTTTTATTCGCAAAATTAAGGGCGAATTTGGCGCTGATGAAACCGGCAAAGCACTAGCGCAGGTATTAGCAGGGTATAGCCGAGTTGGTCTTGTTGCCGGCGATCTATCGCGACGTTTGCGCGAAATGGGCGTAGATTTGCACGAATATCTTAAAACGGGCAACAAGGAAGCATTTCTTAGCAAAATCGTTGAGAAAATCTCGGCAAACTCAAAGTTGTCGCAAGATGACAAGCTGAAAGTTATCGAAGCGGTTAATACCTTGGTAAAGAACGATGATTCCTCTATGATGCTGAATGTTGGCAAAATTAAAGGCGGTTACGATGTACAAATCAGACTGCGCGGCGAAAAGAAAAATTCTATCGAACGCAGATTAGAGCGCGTTGAAAGAGGCCGCGAGGTGCTCATCAGAGAATTTGAGAAACAACTAAAGAACGCTTACAAAAATATTGTCCATTGTATGGACGCTATTAGCTCTGATATCGCTACGGGCAAATTGGAGGTCGACGATGCCGTTAAGCAATTTGCGGTTGCCTTTGTGCAAATGGACACGATCGAGCGCAAATCAATCGGCTTGGTTTTAAGCGGCTATGCGATCTCCTCCTCTGCGAATGACCGTCGAGATCAGTTCATTTCCTCTATCAAAGCGGTGATTGACAACGCAAAATCCATCGAGGGTATGAGCCCTAGCGCAAAGGAGATGAGAGTTGCTGCAGAAAATTTGTTGGCGGTTATCGAAAAATTCAAGGAAAATGTACTTTCTGTCATCACTTTGCCGACGTATATACAGCCTGTAGAGGCGAAAGTACCGCTGCGTGCTGTAAAGGGTGGTGATGGCGATGGCAACAGCGACAATAGCGATAATAGCGACGATAGAGAGATTAATCTTGCAAATATGCAGGTGGAAAGACAAAACGACGCAAAGATCTATATGATCGATGATTCTGAAGCTGGTGATGTTAGCGGCGGCGGTGACGGGCAAATGGACTCACGAAAGGTATACGTGAATATGAAATTGGCGAAAGTTCGCTTGCAACACGCGCTGAAAATCGCCAAGATCTCACGCGAAATGATCGAATCCTCTAAGGAATTGGATGAATATGGCGCAGATTATCAGCAGGTTTTGGGTGAGGCCGCAGGGGCATTAGCTAGCAAATTCGAAACCGAATACGCTGAGGATATGGAAAGTTTGCAAAATTATGACAGAAAACAACATGATAACAGCGCGTTGAGGTTGTCAGAATTATTCAAAATGTTTGTCAAGTATAAGAACGGTATGCAAGGCGCGGAAAATTCGGCAAATTTGCAAGAGGCCCGGTTGAAATTGGTGAACGAATGGGAGGAGATCGCTAAAGCTTTGTATGAGCTAAAGCACAAAAGCAGAAATGGTATGTTGAGAGTTGCCCAAGCGGTAGATTTATACATCGCAAATTTTGTGAAAGCGGCCAGCTCTCACCCCGATGAGGTCAAGCAAATCGACAAGTTGACCTCTGCTACTCAATGGATCGCTCAATTTTACAACAAAAAATCTATTGACAACGTAATTGATCTATTTGAGACCTTTCCAGGAAACTTAGCGGCAACCGTCGAATTTGAGAGTTCGACCGGTATTGGTTTCGGCTCGTGGAGCGAATATGTGCATGATTTGGCGAAAACAGAGCCTTCATCCGCGCATTATTACAGATTTGTTGAGAAAGTTATGTCCGATGGGAGCGAACACACTTTTCTCGGCAACCCATACGCGGCGATTTTACCCAAGGATAAAAAGCAATTTAACACACTGATCGATAAATTAAAGCGTGTGATCGCCGGAACTCAAGCGCTACAAAATATCGTTGAAGCATTTTATGCTGTCGGCGGTGATTATACGGGAAAATCACTAGCAACCGCTGAAAATATTCCTATGGATCCGCAACGCATGTATTTGGAGATCGTCGGATATTTGGTCGCTACTTGTTTGTCGTATGAATTTGCAAGCGGCCTTGTCAAGTATGTGCAGAAAGCGGATGCTGCTAGCAGTGAGGTAAAGGGCGATTTCTCGATATCAAATGCTGTTAACAAAATCGATTATAAATTCGATCAATCGGAATCAAAAACCAATTTGTATCAATTAGGTGCGTTTAATAACAGGCTGGAAAGTGCTGCAGCTTTGGCAAACGCGCATGCTAGGTCTCCGGATACTGTGAGCAACGATGATGCAAAAGCAGATTATTTGATGTATCCCGGCAAAAATTTCGCGGCGGGTGTATCCGGTTCGAATACCGTTACTGACACCGTTACCTCTACCGCTGGTGATGAGCAAATTAGAAAGAAAATTGCATTTTGTTTGGCGTCGATCCCCGAACCTGACGAAAAGCTGCCGACCGGCGTTGTCGTTTCCAAGCTGAAAAACGGCTTTAAGAATCATTTTAAGGAGACCGACGAACTTTTATGGATGGTTTTGAAATCATTCTGCGCAAAAACGATGATTATCGTACAGAAATTTGTTATGTTCAATAGGCCGCTGAAACAAATCGACATGAACCCAACCCGTATGATTTTGGGTGGCGCAGAGGGCGGTGCAAACATGCTAGATCATATCAACAATGAATATCCTGAAATTGTCCCCGGCGCCGCAGGGGTTTATTTGCGTTTACCATTGTTGATGGAAACGATAATCGATATGTTTGGCGTTCATGGATCGAACAACAAAGTTGTGTCGCCTTCTGGCTTGATTATCTCTTATATCCCTGACCCATCTTCGCCGTTTAATACCATGTACTCTTATATCGCTGAGAAAATGCGATCGGCGGCAGAGTTGCGCTATAGCGTGTCAGAGGAAAAACAGCTGATCAAATGGACAACGGAGATCATCAAATATTTTAAGAACAGCAAAGATTTGTCGGACGTTGTGTTGCGCGAATTCATCAAGGATGTTAACAGAAAGTATGGGTTTATGAAAGCATCCTCTTTGTTAGACTATGACAACAAATTGCGCGATCCTATCGATGTTGTTTCTTCCCCAAATGACTTGGAAGTTGATGAAACCGAGCCTCAATTTGATGTTCTAGATTTGAACTCTACTAGACCTCAGAAACCAGCGCCGTCTGACAAATACGTTGATTTTAAGCATTATGATGCTTCTATCAAAAGCGTTATCTCAAAGGATGTAAAGGATTTGATCGTCAAATTTAGGAAGAATTTGGATGATAGGCTGAGCTATGTCAAGAATAACGCGTTGATGACAATGTACCATGATAATTCTTTCAACACTTTGGATGGTATTGGATTTTCGCTAGCCCTTAGTTTCGATCATTTGATTCATGATACCGATAAGGAGTTGAGCAAAGCAACCGACAAAAAGACCAGATATGAGCTAGTCCATAAGATGCTGGATTCCGTGAATTACCATGATACTCTTTCCGTTGAGGATCTCGCACTTTACAAAGATTTGGTTTGTGCGCCGATCAAATTGTTAGACTTCATAATGGATTATGTGAAAGATTTTAGAGATCTTTGCTTCAATACCGATCTTAACAGATTGAAAACAGCTATCGCAAACGGCGGTGGCGCAAACGTTGACGCGCAATACGCGGCCGAGTTGAAGAAAGATTTTCCATACGATTACAAACAAATTTCACCTCATCAAAATTCATTCGACGGAGCAGCTGGCGCAAACGCAGAGGAGAAATTATTCAACGTTTATCATGAAACTATTGTTAGTAGCGTTTATGAAATCGCGACAAATTTGAGTGATTTTGTAACTTATTCCGTATCGGCCGACGGTGTGATTTTGCTAGATTTTACTCGATGTATGGAGTTATGTCAATCACTGATCTATGGTGTTAGGAGTGCGTTGGAGAAATACCGATCTATTTATGGTTTGAGATTGACGCGAGTTGATTCATCTTCGCTGATTCAATTAGAGGAAAGATATGATGTTTTGTTCAGAGATAAGAACAAATCTGATGTCAACAGAGCGAACAGCAGCTTGTCTCAATTTTGGAAAATGTTGCGCGATAATTCGAATAATAGAAATATGCAACTTGGCTCGTTGTACCAAAAGCTCGTTTATTGGGAGGGTAGCGAGGAATTTACTGTCGGTAATGATCAGCAATCTGAATATCCGTTTAATCTGCTACCGCGGTTCGATAATGGATTCGGCGGTATTGCAAGGGATGAATTTGAGAAAGTTATCGAGAAGAAAATTTCTGAGGTGAGACTTTCTTCTGCCTCGCTCGAAGCTATCAATGAGCGAGTTGCCGTTAAAAATTTCATTGCATTGCTGACAGAAGCCAACAGATTAACGACACAAGACTTGGAAGAGGATATGAAAGAATTAGCTTTCGGAAGGGTAAACCAATTGCAATTGACAAATAAATCGGGTAGTTTCAATCTTATGCATGTTAACAGTGGTAGTATTAATCAATTAGATTTCTCAGGTGTTAACGAAACCGTTGATCTATTCGAAGGAAGTGTGCGTTCACCTTTTATGCAAATTATCAAGTTAGTCGATGTGTTGAATCAAATTATTGCGAAAGAATCGCAGATCGTATCGTTTAAGACGATAACCGATAAAGAAGCTTTGTTCAATGCTATTAAATCGGCAAAAAATTATATTGCTGGTATCACAGATTTATTCACCGGTTTGGCGAAGGTGGTTGAACCGCAGCTAGCGAGAAAGCTTAATTACACCGAAACTTATACGAAATCTGACGGAAATGATTATTATTTGGGAGATATTGAATTCCAACAGTATGTTTCAGATGATCTTGAACAATATCATAAATTGATGAGACTATTAAACGTTTCTCTGAATACACAGAGTGTTAAGGACTCTGTTGAAGGAGCTATCGCGAAACATCTATCTACACTCATTAGAGACATGGGAGATGGTAAGGGTGCAGATCAATTTGAGGAAAATGTCCTAGAGTTAAGCGCAGATTTGAACAACAATTCTGTTAATAGAGTATATGATTATAGTGATGCAAAGCATGTGCAAAAGGTTCACGATCTGTTCAAGGATGCAATTGTGTTTTATACCGGAGCAGATGAATTCAACGTCCAATTCAAAGATTTTGGCAACCCGCATCGTTACACAAGTATCGTCGACCAAAATTATCTGCAAGATTTGAAAAACATCGAAGAACAAATAAAGCTTGTGATCGAGAAATCTTCTGCAAGTGATGTGTTTTCAATCGGCTCGGTATTGGCGTATTTTACCGGCGGTGACGCAGAACCAACACATGGTCTCGGTTTGATCGCACAATTGAACGATGTAATTTGCAATTTAATCAAATGTTCTTATGATGAGACCAGCGGTAAATTTTACTTACCGTTGATCGAATCTATTGCAAACAATATGTTGGCGCCGGCCGTTATGAAAGGCGTGAGTTTGCGTGATATGACCGCCGGCGGAGGCAGCATTATGATGGGCGATCCGGTTAACAGCGTTGTTATGTTTGCATCGGTCAGCCGAGTCATTAGAAATTTAGTATTGCTAGGTAACAATGAACAATACCAGAAATTGAACCCTCGTATCAAAATTGTCGCGGTAAAGGATGTAGAAAGTTTGCCAGTGTATTTAGTAGACTCGATGAAAGCAAATCTGCCTATTTTGTTGCGCGAACTGCAGTCCATTATCAAGAAAGCGAAATTCTTGCAATCTAGCATCAATGGCGACGGAAAAATCAGCTTGAATATGGAAAGACCTGCTTCCGCCGATCCTGGATTCTTACAGATTGAAGAGAAAAATTTATACATCGCTTATGAGAATCCATTCGATCAAGTTGATTCTAGCACTTTCAAAACAAAGATCAAATCTTTGCTAGAAGCGGTCATTAACGTCGGTTATGAATTTGCAGAGAGCACATCGCAGCTCTTTAGAAAGTTGGGCGATGCCCCGATATACGGCGAGTTGTCGAATAATTTCGTGTCATCGTATAAACAACGCAATTTGCAATTGCCATTCTGCCCCTTATCATTTGCATTGTATTCTGTCACACAAAACGCATTTTCAAATGGCTCAACTTGGGTATCGAGCAAATCAGGTTCGGATGAATACAAATACAAATATAATTTGCGCGGTTTGTTGAGAGTTGGCTCTGAAGTTAAGTTGAGCCAGTTGCCGACAGTCAAATACGCGCTGGATGAACATAATTCCTCTTCCAATAAATTGATGTCATTTAGTGAGGGATATGTAGAGGATCATGTTTCAAATATTATAGCTGCTATCAGAATTTTGCAAGATTACAATTTCAACAGAGAATACATTCATTCTGCTAATAATGTGCAAATTATGAATGTTGCTCCATTCGGGTATGCGTTTAGCTTGCCGGAGATCATCAGCAAAGTTGAAAGCAACGATCCACATACCGAATTCAAATCATACTCACAACATGAAACTAGCAACTTGCAAGCTCAAACTTACATCGATCAGCGAGCTATCAGTCGCGTGTACAACATTATGGATATTGGACCACCGATCAACCCAAATGCAATGATGCGATCTATTCCGTTTATCAATTTGATCAACGCTGATTATGTTTACGATCGCATTTTAGTCGACTCTATTGACACAACCGCGAATAATGTGGGGCCAACAACTTTGACGACAAAGGTCGAACATCTGCTGATCAAACTGCTGCAAAATCCATTCTGCCCCGTATATTCGCGAGAGTACATTGATTTGCTCCCAGCTCTTATGAGAGGAGATAATATGGTTATCGGTGATTTCAGCAGGCCGAAAGCTCTTACGGAGTTGTGGAATAGCGTGTTGTTGCAAAATATCTATCACAAAACATCACGCGGCGATTTTGCCGATGGAGAGGTCGATCAATTCGGCCCAGTCGCGCCAGCTATCTACAATCGGTATAACACGTATGTATCGAGGCCGGCAAATGATGCAAGCAGGGTTATGGAGTCGAGAAGCGACAGATTCAGAAACCACCCAGCTGCAGACAATCTTTCATACACCGTCAAATTAAATGGCAAAACTCAGATTAGAACCGTTGACTTAAACGGATACAAGAATAATTATCTGTTCTTTATGTCACGCGCAAGATTTGATACCAAGCTGATAAGATATTTGTTTTGGTCGGTATTGACTCAATTGATGTTGCAAGTTATCATTACTCGCCGCGTTGAAGCCGATAACTTCCCCGTTGTAGAGGAGACCGCTGGAGCAAAACCATCGATTACTCGGTCATTCTTGGGCAACGAAGACGATTTTGAGAGATTCATCTAAAAAATTGTAAACTTCAAAGTTGTAAATTTTCTAAAAATCGTAGATTTTAAAATTTTATTTTTTATATGGTAAAATGAAAATTGAAAATATAAACTGCGTTTTCAGATTTGCAGACCAGTATGGTAGATGGCACGTTGAAATAAACAACGATGAGATGAAAAAATTAAAGCATGTACATTTGTGTATGTGCAAAGTTAAAAAATCAAAGGATCCATTAGCGCCAGAAAATTTACTCGTCGAGTTAAAGTTCGCAGATGATATAGAGGATACCGACGAAGAAAAATTACAGCAAATGAAAAAGCCCTTTAATGAAAAAACCAAATTGTTATGTATTGTTATCGCTGAAAAATACAAAAAGCTAAAGGTAAAGTTAGAAAACGGCAGAAAAATACAAATAAGCGGCGTGGCATCAAAATATAAGTATGAGGACAAACCAGGTTGGACTTTCAAGGTTAATACGATTACTTTGAAAGATTAAAAAATTTCTAATTTTCCAAAATTAAAAAATTCCAACTTTCTAAGATTAAAAATTTAATTTTAACATATTAAGAATATATTGCTTTTTAATATAGTAAAATGTCAATTAAAAGATCTCTTATACCGTTCGGGAAAAATATACCATTACCGTTCGGTTTAGAGAATAGCGGTGCTAAATGTTACTTTAATGCATTTTTACAAGCTATCATAACGTGTAGTTCATTTAATCAGGTTATTTTAGAGCAAAGCTCCAACGAATTATATTTGAGAAATCCAGTATATTGTATTTTACTGGAGTTCATTAGAAGCGCTGTTTGCAGAAAGGATGCACCGTGTATACAAACCATCGATGATATTTCAGACTACAAAGCTATTGAAAATTTAGACAATAACATTGCCGAATCAAAGGAATTTATGACAAATATGTTGCCCTGGTCGACAAAAATTTGGAATGTAATAATGAACGTTGTAATCGCAAAGAGACAAAAGGATAAATATATCGCGACATTTAGCGGCAACGAAGATGCATCAGAGATAATGTTGTATTTCTTTGAATCAATAGAGGAATTGCAGGAATTACATTATATATTCCAGTATAAGGTGAATGTAATCGTATACTGTCATTTGTGCAAAAATATCGTTGTAAATAAGAATGAATACCATAATATTTATGAGGTTGAACCAAACTTAAATTGCGATGTGGAAAATGTTGATTTGCAAAATATCGACAAAGCGCCAAGTAATGTTGACGAAAAAAGACCATTATTGTCGTATATTGTAAAGAATAAAAGTGAAGTTGATACAGATTACAAATGCAAATTTTGCAATGAAAATAATACAAGTGGTGTGAGAGCAAAACGATTGAAAGTAACACGTTTAGGATATTTAGGTGATGTATTGATAGTATTGACAAAAAATTATAGCGCGCAGAAAATAGAGACAAAATTTGACAGCAAATTATATTTTCCGTCGGCAAAGGGCGTAAAGGTGTATGTGCCTGTATCATACATCGATTGTTCTGGGGTTGGCCAAGCAGCTGGGCATTATTGGACTTTCGCCAAGCGGAAAGAGACAAATCTGCTGAAAAATACACAAAATCAATTTGATAACGCCGATAATTTTACTAATTTCGACAAAATTGATAATTTTGACAAAACAAAATGGTACAGATTAGATGATTCTAGCTTCAGCAAATCAACTGATTTTAATCCTACAAATCAAACTTACGTTGTGTTTTATCATTTTAGCGGGTATGAATAGAATGTATGTTTTTTCATTAGTTTTATTTTATATTATTTTATATTATTTTATATATCCTTATCTTCAGCTATTAATATAGTGCTGTTAACGATGGAGGAACATTTACTTACGCTAGTAGCGGTGTTGGTGCTGTTAATTCTAATTATAGTTTTGTGGAATGCATTTTCAAGATATTCTTCTTCTTGTAAGCGCGAATGTGAAGAGGGAGCTGTAAATGCTTATACGTGGCTGCCGGGTAAAGCGAAACCAAAAACATTTCGCCAACCAAGACAAAAGTTAGAGGGATATACCGCAGAGCAAGCGGCAGAAGCACAAGCGGCTCTGGCTACTTTGCCGGCCGATCCAGAGGGTGCGAGCCAAGATTTCCCTGATGCAACAGGTGAGCAAGATCATATGTCATATGTGGCGCGAGTCGGCGTTGGCGATGGTGTTATGAAGAGCCACAGAAAATGGCAAAAGGATATGCTTTATACCGTTGGTAATGCAGCGAAGATGTCAATTGTAGATGATGCTAAAAACTTGAACTCTTATGTTGGTTTGCGCAGACCAGAATATAAGATAAGGCCGACAGGCGGTGCTCGTACTGTGCCTTCTGAAGATAGCACTCAGCTGAGCTCTGGGCCGCAACTAAGATTCGCTAGCGGTAAATCTGCGGCTGCACCATCCGATTATTACTCTACTGATGATAACGGATTTACAAAAAATGATTACGAAGATCAGTGGTAAAATTAGGAATTTTGGAAAACTTTAAAAAGTAAAAAATAACTTATAATTTTTTTTTCATTTTTAAAATTTAGAAATTTTTACTTTCAAAATTTCTAAATTTTACATCATTCATCGATGATATCTAAATTCATACTGTCCAATGCATTATTCAGCATACTTGACCTATATTCATTAACGATATACTTTGAGATTACAGGAACCTCTTGTCCGTTTAATCCGCGCAAGAAATTTCTTATCACTTTATTCTTATGATGTAACTTGCAAATTTTCTTCACCTCTGTTCGTATACTTGTTATAACTTGCATACCTTTGTTATAACTTTCCTCTTGCAATAGTTCATTTAATTTTTCATCTGCTAATTTTTGTATTTTCTCTAAGATTTCATTGTTGCTCTTCAACTTGCCGAGTGAATTAACTTTGCCAACATCAATCTTATCGATTATCTCGCGGTTTGAATTTACAGCGATCATATCAGATGGTCTCTCTGATATACCAGATGCTTTTATCAGCGCTGAAACTACAAACTCATAAATTTGTGTTCGCTTTCTAATCCAAGATGAAACAACCCCATTGTTGTAAGCTAATTTATTCTTTATATCTAGCAATTCGTTGTTAAATCTGCTTTCGAATACCTCCTCTGTAATAACACTATCACTATTCGGGTAATTGCAATATAATTTGTAAATTTCATCGAATTTTTCAGTCGCACGTTTTTGTCGCTTTTCTGACATTTTTGCTTTGAATTTCGCCGAACTATTCATTTTGATAAAATCATGCAAGAATTCAGTTATCTCCTCTAAGATATCATCTCTATTTGATTTCTTCGAGTATTTTACCCTTACATTTCTCTCAATTTCATCAACGATCGAATCAAATATCTGATCTATCGAATCGATTGACCCAAGGGGCGCATTGTAAATATATTTATTTAACATAGAGCGTTTGTGCTTGTCTACATTTGCCCGCCCAATAGAATTTTCTACAAATCTTGAGCTGTATTGATAAATTTCTCTCACGCTATTTGAAGCATTTTTATTCGTTTCAAAGTACCTAGACGCGTAATTTATCAAGAATTTTTTCGCCGCTTTATACTCTGCTATCTCAATAGTGTTGTGTTCTGCATCATTATCGCCAATTTGATCGATATGAAATTGTTTGTGATAAATGATAATTCTAGCCAACTGACTACAAATAGATGTCATATAGTGGTCTAAATCAAGCGGTAATTTATTCTCGATTGCATATTCTAAGAGTTCGCCGCGTTCGCCGACAGAAGAATGAACGACATGCCCGTCATAATCATAAAAGTGTTTTTTAACGGATAAGGTCACAAATGAAATACGCTCGTATGGAACTAATGGGCGCCCTTCCGCTTGTAATTTATCGGCCATTTTCAACAAGGATTTATTGCCCTTTCCTTTAGCCCTATCCTCTAACGACATAGGTTTGAACATTAAAGCTTTTGCAAAATCTTTATGCTCTAATTTGTCGCGATTCTCATAAATTTCATCGATTTTATTTAGCACCAACTCAATTGGACTGTATAAGTTATCCACTTGAAAGCTTGTTATCAAGATCTCTTCGTAAATTCTGCGCAGCAGCGGATAAGTGCCGCGTTTAATAGCGTCGATACCGCGCAAGAACAAATCCTCGAGCTTTCTAACGGAGAACTTTGCAGCTTTCTCATGTTTTATACCAGCGTATTTTTTCTTCGCTAAGAAAATCGCATAATATAAAACTTTCTCAAATGCCATCTCTAAATATTTTGTACCTGTTATTTTGCACAAATGTTTGTTGATTGCATCTCTCATTTCTTTCGCCATATCGGCGGTTATCTCAAATAATCTGGTGACATACGCGAGCTTTTCCATATTTCCAGAATAATACATTCGGTCTAAATCGGCGAATGTTTTTGGTGTTATCGAGAAGAATAAACTGTCCGTATCACCATAATATCGCTTTGCACCAAATTGTGTTGTTATCACTTTATTAGCCTCGGTAATGAAATACTGGCCTCTTTGTGTGATAGTTCCTGCAATTTCGATAGCGTGAATTGGCGATTTTGAATTACCAATAACACCATATGTTGTATTTGAAATAAGTTTGATGCCAGTTTGAATAGCATCGTATAATTCCGTTCGCTGAGAAACGATATCATAATTGTACTTTGCATCATCTGCTTCGAACAATTCTTGATATCTATCATTGCGTCGATAAACTTTATAATGTTGTAAATTATCGTTTACCGTACTGCAAATTAATTTGCTTAATCTATTGTCATTTGAATCAGCGATCTTATCGGTATAATCGACAGCAGAATAATCGACCTCTTTTATACTGCCGATAGCTTCTTGCTGTTGCTTTTTCTCCTCTAACTCTTGTTCTTCTTGAATATCTTTACTTACAGCAAATCCGTTCCCGTCGCCGCCATCACCATCATCTATTTGTTCTGCGTTTCTCGGCAACTTACTGATCTCTACCATATCAACATCTCCACTGTTTTCGTCAGTTTCATCGATGGTTTCATCTTCAATATCAATCTCCTCATCTAAATCTATCTGTACAGAGGTGTCAATTGACATTATCGTTGATGAATTTGCGTTTATTTTGCGCTTTGATTTTGCTTTCATCTTAACATCTTGTTGACTATCAACTAAAACGAATAAACATTTAGATGGTGTGTCCATTACATTTTTGAAATCACTTGCATCTGCTTTCAGCAAATCACGCAATTCATCAGGGGTTGGATACACCAAATTTTCCAAATATTTAATGTCGTCGGCGCTTAAATCATTCTCTAAGCTGAGTGATTGAATGATATCGCTCACTTTCGCCCGCTTTTTCAGCTCTTTCTGGGTGTTGTTGATCAAATCATTGTCCATCATACTTTTACAAGCAAATACCATCTGCCGAGCAGAGATTTCCTCTTGTTTGCGATGTTTCATCCATAATTCTACATTCTCGTATGCTTCCATCGGCACTTTCGCCAATTTACGATCGCGTTTCCATTCCAGCAAAATACTCGGCACAACTCCCATATTTAATCCGCTATCTTTGCATTCTGCTTTAATTTTCTCGTCGACCACATCGAAATGTTGGATCATCCACCCGTATACCTCAGATCCGTCATATGCAAATCTGAGCTGTTCCAACCTATATCCGTCGGCGACCGCTTTTTTCATAACTTGCAAGCATTTAGCGATGCTGTTGCCAAATAATCTAGGGCAAATCAATTTCTCAGGGGATAAATTGTAATTTAATATAATAGACGGGTACAGAGAGGAGAAGTCTAAGGTCGCCACAGGATATCCTGTGTTTTCTAAGATGAAATCGGCAAATGGCCGCTCAAATCGTTGAACTTTCTTTTCCGCGGCATAATCTATTAAAATTTGCTCTACTTTGCCCCTATCCGCTTCATAAACTGGTATCTTACCCTCGGCAATCCCTTCTTTGAATATATTGATACGATGTTTTATATCATTTGTTAAATCCGCGAACTCAAAGTATGGGATTTGCCTTCGTTCTTCACAGGGCGGATTTATATACCGCGAAGGGTGTTGTTTTCTGTCGTCTACTATTAATTGTGCCTTTTTCACCCTTTCCTCTATCGTTAACTTTGGCATAACCGGACCTTTAATAGGGTTAAATACCATAGCACCAGCATATTTCACACCAGCTTTAACAACGTGCATAATACGCGTTGTCATATTTAATTTTCTAATATAACACTCTCTAGCAACGCGATTTTGCACTTTGCAGCCGCCCGCTCTAAAGAATGAATCAAACAAGCTAACAAATGATGTAATGCCCGCTGCTCGTTTTCTTCCTATTGCGTTTTGCGACTGTATCAATTGGTGCACTCGAAAAGCATCGTACATACAATATACAACGATTTGGCGAATTCTATCGCACAAGGCGCCAAATTCCTCTATTGATTTGTCGATGTCAGCATCATTGCCGATTGGTATATCTGGAACAATATGATATTGCGGATGATATTCTTCTGATTTGTCGAAATCTTCCATCATTAATTCTGAATCTGCGCAAGTTTGATCTTCCAATTTGCGCAGATAAACCTTAAGGATCTCTTCGTTTGTAAAATCATAACTGTTCGGATCTTCATCCTCTTCAATATCGTCGATTTCTACTATATTTTGCACATTAATATTACCTCCCGCATCGATTTTCTCTTGTCTGGACATAGGGATAGTCGGGTAATAGTCGTAATGCAAATTACTGTACTTTGTCAGCAAACCATTTTGTTTGTCATTTTTGTAAGTTCTTTTCGTATACAATTTGACAAATTCTCGCCAATTATCAGCTAATACAAATTCTTTGACGCGGCCGAAACAGCCATGCATTTCTTGCGGTGTCATTTCTTTTTTTAGCGGCAATTTGCACATTTGCAAGAAGAAATCTAATGAACTTTTGCCTGTCTTCGGGTATTCTTGGCGCAAGTATATACGCGAATCAAATGGTAAATAGCCGTCGGCGAATAAATATTTGCCTTTAACCGACAAAGTTGCCTCTATTTTATGCTTTTCCTCTCTGTAAATATATCCAGTTTGGTCTAATCTAATTTCCTTTAACATGCCAACTCTCTGTATAAATTCCTTTGTGATTTTATGTCGTTGCACTCGCTCCATTATCCAAGGCCAATCATAATCAGAGTCATTGAACCCGCAAATAAATTCCGGCATCATTTTCTCTATTACTTTGCTAGCGGTCAGCAACAAATCCTTTTCGCAAGTGCATAAGATCGTTAACAACTCATTTGATGGCTTTGATGGCGCTGTCGTTAAACATATAGCCCATATTGGTTTTTTGCTGTGCGGAAATGTGAATACCAACGATAACACAAATAATTCGCTGTTGCGCAACATACAATTCGGAACCGAACCGTTTGTCGACCAAGTTTCCACATCAAAACATAATATAATAGAATTGTCCTTTTGCAGCAATTTATTTGTCAAAACGTTACCTCTGTATGTTTTTACGTTGGTGAAATCTACGCGAATCAGCGGCATATCGGCGTCTGTTTTAATAAGATCGTGAACGACATTTACATCATATTTGTTCTCTGAAATTTGTAGCCATGTGCACAAAGATGTATCATTTTCACGCGAAACTACTCGCGGATAATATGAGATATCATCCCAACTCGTTTCGATTTCCGGATATGTATTATGCAAATATTCGATAAATTTCTTGCGATTCCAAATAGATTTGAAGTAAATATACAAATACGGGTGTAAATCGCGTTCATAACCCATAAATCGTTTTTCATAATTTATCTCGATTTTGCAGCATTTTCTCTCATTTTCGTCGCCGATAACTTTATTTCTTATCCAAGCTTCGAATTCCTTTGCATCCGTATATTTATCGGGTGTGCGAACAGAAACTTTCGGATCGATCCCTTCAACACATAAGGTTGCTTTACGGCCAGATGGTAATACACCAAAGAGCAGCATTTTATAAGAATAACTCGAGTATTTATACGAGGATTCGCGTTCGCTCCAATCTTTCGGCGGAGCAGACGGTAGAAAATACATTTCTTTTTTACAGCTTATATATTCTTCTTCCTCACATATTATTTCAGATGATAAGAAATCTATTCGGCTGGACAGCGCTTCGACCGAATCCGATCGAATAACTTGGCCATGCCGAGTAATTTCAGCTGACATTTTACAATGAAAATATATAAACATTTTCATTTTTTTAAGGCGGAAAAAAGACAGAAATATTATTTATATCATACATTCTTGAATATTTCAAAGAAATATCATACATTCTTGAATATTTCAAAGAAATATCATACATTCTTGAATATTCCAAAGAAATATCATACATTAATGTCATACAAAGGATTGTATGTTATATCCAAAGTGCAATAATTTACTGGATTCAATGCGTAATTTACCGGCTGATAAATGCCGCATTCAACGGCCTCTTGCAAAATTATCTTAAATCTCGACCAAAATGGCTGTTTATGGGACCAGGTTTCGGTGGCAATGTGTGTTAATTCGTGTAATGCAACGAATATCAGCACGTTATGGCTAATAATGTGTGATTTTTCGGTTAACGCGCCGCGCAAACATAACGAGATGATGTCACCTTTATTAACCACAAATGAGGTATTTTCGCTTGTCAGTGGTCTATTCTCCTCAAAATTTTCCGGGTTATACAAGTGCAACATCCTTGTCGTTAAGAAAGCCCGCTCTTCAAAATTTATTTTTGCTTGACCGCTTAAGAGGTTATCTTCATCGATGTACTTTTTCTTCATGCTGTGAAGTAATTTGATTATATCTCTGTTTACCTCTGCCAACATTTCAGAAGCTCTCTGATTAGTAGAAACATCATGAGTGTTGTCTATCAAATAACACCTGCCGTCTAGATTGTTGCAAACTGGGCTTTTAGGTGCTTCGTTCGGATTAAATCCACTTGTGAAATTTTCTCTCTGTGTATTTTCATTCGGTGTAAATTTGTAAATTACAAATTGTAAAATTATTATTATGAATATAAAGATAAATATAGTAAAATATATTATTTTATCATCCATAGTATTCTTTATATAAAATATACGGTGGACTCAGAATATATAATTTTATAATAAAAAATGGTGCTTTATGATATTAATGGCGATGTTATCGATGAAAAAATAGAGAAATGCGAAGATAAAAAGAAGAAAACTACTGAAGATTGCAAATGGCAGCAAATTTATGATTTCTTCGCATCTATAAATTATGTTCTGGGTATTTTAGTGTTTATACTTTATATTTTGCTAAATACAACGACGGTTACCTCGTATGTTTTGGCACCGGCCGGATTATACGACGATGTTAATGGTTTGTCAACGAAAGGAATTTTATTATGTGGGGTATTCGTAAGTATGTTCGTTATTTTCGCTGAGCGGATATTGAGATAAATAGTTTGTAAATTACAAATCCTATTGCAAAATCCACTGCAAACAAGCTTATTACAGCATAGATAAAATATTGTGGAAATTTTAATATTATAACTGCCGTTGCAATCAATAATAAAATTTTTAACGCGTTTGAAATTAATTTCAACATATTTTTTATTATGAAATTATATATTCTAGATGAATCATTTTAATGGAGTAATATTTGGCAGAGACCAAGTTGGATATACCTCTGAATATAACGATGCATTGTTGCAAGATTTGCCGCAGAAAAATGTAGGAATTTCATGGCGAGATAGGAATAATGTGGTTAGAAAGATCCCTGATCGACCCATCGTATACGAGAATTTGAGAAACAGCGCTGATGATGCAAATGACAGCGACAAAAATGACAAAAATGATAAAAATGACAACGATAATAAAAGTGATAAAAACAGCAATGTGGAAGGATTTTCTAATAATCCACTAGCTTGTATGACAAATATAATAGAGAGCACCGTTAAATTTTACTCTTATATTTTGATAATGGTGATTATTTTAATAGTAGCAATCAGCATATTGATAGTAGCTGGTTTGTACATTATTTATTCAAATGGTGAAAAAACAACAGAATTAAAAAATTGATGATGAAATTTTGAGAAAATTGTAAATTTTGAGAGAATTATACTTTTTTTTGAGAAATTTATGTGATCTCTCGCAATGTTGCCGCACCATCGCTGTATGTCATAAATCCGATCGCTTGCGCAAACGCCAACAAAGTTGTAACGTTAGTGTTGGAAATATAAGAGGATTTGTAATTGATGTAAAATTCTCTGCCTTGTGACAAGTTAATGTGCCCAGATGGCTGAGAGCCAGCGCTGTTATTAAATCCGACGACAAACCATCCGGGATCATCAGAGGATACTAAATCTTTGTTGCCCGATTTGAAATGTGTTGCATTTGACCAAAATTCTGGTTTCATACGAGGATAAATAGAAACGCCGTTCGAATCAAACCCAACCTCATCAATTGTGTTAGTTTCCATGTAAAATTTACCGTAATTTGTTGTTATTGTGTGCGGGGTGCCGACAGATGTCACTACAGCTTCCTCTACCTGGTATAAACTTTGCGCGGACATACGATGCCACAATTGCGAATTTGTTAAATTTGCCTTTGGTCTGAATCCAAAGTAAATAGTTTCAACGGGGAATTTAAAGTCATTCATCCAAATGTTGCCGAATGAATTGGTCAGCTGCTTTGTAAAATGCTGATGAATGCGAACGATTTGGATAAAGGATCTGCCGAGATAAATATCGATCACCTCCTCTGGCACATACAAATGATTTGTGATCAATTCCGCTACCTCAATTTTTGGTAAAGCGCTGTAATCTCCCGTCCCAGAATTGTTTGCTAACGATACCATATTAGCAACATCCGTAAATTTAAAGGTCATAACTGTGCTATCTAATCGCATATTGCCGATAGGATAAGCATTCGCTGTGTCTTTAAACCAGAAAATCTGTGGAATAAACATATCGAAAGCAGGCTGAGTATTCTTCAGCGTTTGCTGGCCAATCGTATACTGTCTAACGCAAGCAAAATCATCGGTTGTCGGCTCCATAATCAGAGACCCCGTATAAGCAACCTGTTGTCCAACTGCTCGCTGCCATGCAATTTTCTTATCAGCTGACACATTAAACTGATAATATCTATTGAAATCTTCAGAGTAAACTTTGTCAAGCAAAACTCCATCTTGCTTGAAATCGACCCATTCCAGCAGTCTATGGCCGGGAAATGCAGTCCATCTGACCCTATCCGAAGCGCTGATCGCAGAAAACGAAGACAATCTAACGTGCAAATAGCAATCCGATATGAATTGCCCGCAATTTTCAATTGGAAACGATAAAGTTCCGCCGAACGCCATGGAACCATTTTTTCTCGCAGAAACGCGATATTCGTTTGTAATTTGCACAAACGGTTTGTATGTTTTGAACACAGGGATGAAACAATATTTTGACAATTCGATCAATGTAGGCGTAACGTAATTTTCATTTTCCGGATCTTGCATCGTCAACCTTTTATCAATTTTACCTATCAATTCACCTAGTTTTTTCATATTTGAAATGATGACCTCTTGTTTACCGTCATTTAGTTGGAGCAAATAAGGGCCCGCGCCACTCATTTTAAATCGATGTCTAAAATTAAACTAAGCAAAGTATATAATAAACTATAATAAAAATATTTATAATACTTTATTATATTTTAGTGTTATAATGAGTTCGTTTATCAATATTTTCAACGCCGACTTAGAAAACAACAAGATTTATGAGACTTATGTCGCAGATTTGCTGATAGATTTCAAGAATCGTATAGAGGAAGAGCATATAAAGGGCCAAAGATCGATTGTGTTGGAAATACCGACAAATATTCACGTTGTTAATGTGAAAGCACACGATGCTGCTGACGAAATAATATATAGGTTAGTAAAAGAACTTGCTAAAGACAAATTACGCATGCAATTATTAGAGGAAAATAAAATATTGATAGTTTGGTTTAAATCAGAAGATGTTTTGCACGCGAAGAAAAGGGCTGCGATACTTGAATGGATGAAAAGGCCGATCGATGAGCGATTTAAAAATGAGAATATGATGACCCCTAGCGAAGAGATAAATGAAGTCGAAAGGACGCTAGAGGAGACATATTATCAGCATAAAACAGAGCAGGAGAAGGAAAATTAAAGGTTTGATTTTTTCAAGGTTTTTTCAATCCTTTTCAAAGTTTTTTCAATCCTTTAGCCAATATCCGCCGATGTTCCATTTTATCCTCTCATAATTCTCTATTTTGCCGGTTAATGGCTCGCAAGACCCCTCTACCGGGTAATCCTCTACCATAATCGTGTCATTTTCGATCTTTCCATTGTAAACCTGTATATTATCCCCTGTGACAACTTTAATGTGAGATTTATCGGTTGGAAATATGATTTTCGGTGTAACGCTCGCATCTTTCCATATCCCTGTCAAATGAGCGTTTTTTATCGTTTGACGTTCCCACTGCGTACAAAGTAGTAAAATCACAATAAATAAAATAACCATCGCTATGAAAATAATTAAATATGATGCAGAGATCGTTTCGACATAATATACCTCTGTTTCTTGCATATTTTGCGATTTGTAAAATGCATCGTTTAATTCATCGTCGATTTTTTTCGCAAATTCTTGAGTTGCCATTTTCCAATTTTTATAATTTATTTTTTTATATATTTACCCTTGCCCTATATATACTTGGCTTTGATAACTTTTCTTATAATAAAATGACTATCGGAGCAGTCTTCAATTTGCTGTCTGCGGACGGCAAACAAGACAAATTATTGATCGCAAATGGCCTACTTCTTCGTAGATTGAAGATGATTGAAGATATTAGAGCTAACGACCCGTCGGTCGAGGATCCTACCCCTACTTTGTTGGATGTAGAGCGAACCCACGTTGTTTTCATGCACGCTAGATTTAAACCATTCGCCGCTGTTGCATTCGAATACAACACTACCGGATCTGCATCTGGCCCCCAAACCATTACATCATCTGCTTCAAACTCTAAAATTTTATTCAATGTTCAACAATTCGGCGACTTCATTGCCGATATGGGCATTTATGTGTCTTTGACCGCGCCCACCATTACCAGAACCGATACACTTTCATCTACTACTCGCGCGAATTGCCCTGCAGCTAGATGGTGCGATTATCCAGGCGAGAGAATCTTTTCCTCTCTTGCTTTTACTGTCAACGGCGCTGATTTGGACCGATACGACAAAGTCGCCTATAACTTTTATAGAAACTACCATGTGAGCTCTGAAAAACTTGCCGGTTATAAACGCATGATGGGCCAAGAAGCCGAATTGAATGGTTTCATGAGACAACCAGGTGTTGACAGAACCGGCACCTCTGATACCGCGACTGGTATTGCAGGAAATGGCGCTGATCCATCATCGCATAGAATCCCTATGAAGGTAGCAAATGGCTGGCAAACCCCTAAAACCACGTTGGATAATTTGACTATGATTATTCCTACTATGTTCTTCTTTAACGAGGATGTTAGAACCTCCCTTGCTTCTGTTGCTATCCCCAACGGACAGCGATATGTTGAAGCTACTTTGGCCGCTTCCACCGATTTGGTCGGCCTTGTTCCCCGCGGATCGGGTACTTGGGCTGCTCCTCGCGGCTCTCTCGGCTCTATTACCATTGCCGATATCCAGCTGTACGCTAACAACTTGTTTGTTAATCCTGAGGTTCACGATATTATTATCGCTCGTGTTGGCTTTACTCTCGTCCGAGTTCACAGATTCCAGCAACAAGCAACCTCTAAATCCGCTGAGCAAATCCAGTTGTCTCAATTTAAATGGCCTGTCGAATACATCTATTTCGGCTTGAAATTAACCGAGCAGGAAACGTCAACTAGACATTTGGATTCTTGGCACTTGTTCTCTCAGCGTGTTTGTACCGCTTTTGATATGGAAGGTGCTCTCGGCTCTCAGCAGCTGATCACTTTGACCGGTACCTCTCACGCTATTGCATCGGGAACTGGTAACGTCACCGGTATTGGTACCTCTTACGATACCCAACTTACCCCAGGTGTAACGGTTTGTATCGGCGGCGCTATGGGTGTTGTTCAAGCTTCCCCTGCTATTACCGCAACTACTTTCACTATGTCGCCTGCTATCTCCGCTACCGCCGTTGCCGCACAAGGTATCGGTTATATCGTTGATGTGCCGACCGCTGAGGTTAGCGTGCTTAATTCTCTCGTTGATACCGTTGCAGTGCAAGCGCATGGTATTGATCTGTATAAATCTGCGCCGATTATGTTCTATAACGCTTACTTGCCTTATCAATTTGGTGGACAAAATGTCTGCACTCCCGCTGACCCAGGAACCGCTTTCATCAACTTCTCGCTGTTCCCCAAGACATTCCAACCTAGCGGTTATGTAAACATTTCTCGCGCGCGTGAGTTCTTCGTTTCTTGGACCTCATCTATTGTCACCTCAAACGCGCCAGCTACCGCATACTGGGTCGGAAAAGCTATCAACTTCTTGCTGTTGTCTGATGGTACCGCTGTATTGAGATACTCAACGTAAATTGTTGAAAAAAACGTAAAGTGTTGAAAAAATGTAAATTGTTGAAATCTGTAAATTTTTTGCTTGTTATTTTCCACCTGTTATTTTCCACCTGTTATTTTCCACCTGTTATTTTTTAAAAGTGAAAGGTATAAATTAAAAGATGCAAAGATACCACATTCAAAACAAACTCAATCTATCGTATGATTTCTACGAAGTTAGAATATACTTACGTGAGTATTTAGTAAACAACTTATTCGCCGCCAAATTGAAATACGAGTGTTTTAATAACAGAATAAACTTCGTTAATCTTTTACTAAAAATAAGGGTAAAACCACAAAATGTATTTTACATCGTCAACAGATTATTTGACGAAGGACTACAGCAATTATTTTGTCTGCGCAAAAAATTAGAGGACTATTCAGCAAATGTTAAAGAAATATTTCGCTTTGTAAATAAATCGAATTATATCGTTATTGAAACGATGAAGAATATGTTCGTTGATAGAAAAAATATAACTTTATTTAAGATCGCCGCAAAAATTGCCGGAATTGATGCTTTTGACATAAATTATGCGTTGTATAAATTGATACCCAGGTATGAGATAACACTAGATACCTTTGAGAATAATACAAAGGTAGAAGAATTATTCGTTGATAAAATTACGTTGATAGAAAATTTTCTCACCGAGTATAATAAAAATGAACACAGCAAAATAGATTATGAATATTTCGACATGATTTGTAACGTTAATTTCACCGTGCAAAATGTAGATCTTTCTTTATTCGTTTAAACGATGTATTTTTTCAACTGTTAAATTGCCTGTGTATATAAAAATATACTGTTGTAATTTCAAGATTACTCTTGTAATCTTAAAATGCCTGACGTTGAAGAGATTGAGGTTGATGAAAACGGCACAGAAATCCACGATGAATCCGACGAGAAATCTGAAAAAATGGATAAGAAAGACGACGTTATTAGTTTCGATGAATTCCTCAAAAAACATAAGGAGGAAACCGAACCATTAGCTAATAAAATAAATGAAAAGATTGCAACGGACAATACTTTGCAAGATAAAGTATCATTATTGCAAAGCGAAGTTGCTAATTTACATGAGAAAATTTACGAAATGAAAATAGCAGACGAAGGAGATGATAAAAAATTAAAGCTCAAAAAATATGAACTTAATCAGGCTAAAGATGAATATTTGAAATCCAGCAGAGATTTGCTTAGATTGAGAACTGAATTTCAGATTAAGATCAGCGATTTTGCCAACAGACTGCTGAATATGAAACTTACAGCGGTCAGACAGGAGCAAGAGCAAGGACAAGAACAATCGCAAGATGAACGTAGAGAGCAGCCAAAGCAAACGACAACCCCTTCAAAGAAACTTGTTACTAAGAAGAAGTGAAAAATTTCACGAAATTTAAGATTTCAAAATTTTACAAAAAGAACTTCGTTATTTTTTGATTTGTAAATTTTTTCCTTTTGCAAATTTTACAATCCTAAAATTTCCCTGCTATTTATATATTCAAATGGCGGAGAGGAAAAAGACAAAACTAACTAATTTACCTATCCAATTGGATAATAATGCTACGACAAGACCATCAGATGGCGTATTAAAAGAATTTGAAAATTGGTCAAAGAAATTCTTTAATCCTGCATCATCTTCAAAATACGCGAAATCATCGAAGAATATAATAGAGAAGGCAAGAAATTATATCGCCGCACATTGCGGGGTTAACGGCAAATACACAGTGTTATTTACATCCGGCGCATCTGAATCGAACTGTACCGCTATTAGATCGTGCGTTGTAGCTTACGCGAAACATAAAAACCCGCATATTGTCTGTTCGGCAATCGAACATCATTCTATAATTTCCTGTATAGAAGCATTACAATTAGAGACAAAATTAGAGGTGAGTTGGATCAAACCGACGATCAGAGGGCAGATAGACCCGGAGAAAGTTGCCGAGGAAATAAAACAAAATACATGCTTGGTAATAGTTATGTTTGCGAACAATGAAACTGGCGCGATAAATGATATACCGACAATTGGTGAAGTTTGCCGGAAGCATGGAGTGCCGTTATTATCTGACATGGTGCAAATTTTCGGCAAAGCAAAGATAAATTTAGATGAAAAAAACATCGACATTGCAACGGTTTCCTTTCATAAATTTCATGGATTCGTCGGATCTGGCCTTCTCATCATAAATAATGATGTGATATCCGGGTATAAATTACACGGGATAATCAATGGCACACAACAAAATGGATTGCGCGGCGGAACCGAAAGTGTGCCGTTAATCGCGAGTTCTTTGCGGGCCCTTATCGAAGCGTTCAGCTTGAAGGATAGAAAGAAGAAAAACACTTATTTAAATGATATGCGGACAGCGATAATCGAGTCATTGAAACAAAGATGGACCTTCACGAAAATAGAAAATTTATACGCTGGGTATATCGACAATGTAGCTGAAAAGAAGCCTATTTTCGTCGTTATCGGGCCAGAGGAAAAGGGCGAATATTTACCGAACACTTTGATGTTGTGCTTTATTAACCCGTTGGAAGTCCCTTATATTAAAAAACCATCCGCTGAAATACCAGAAAATGTCAAATTTTGCAACGTTAAATTGAAGAATGATTTGGATAAAATGGGTTTCATGTGCTCTATTGCAAGCGCTTGTTTGACGGAAATATCTCATGCTTCTCATGTTATTCAGTCTATGGATCCGCCAGCTTGCGTTAATCATGGAATTCTCCGTATAAGTATGTCGGATATGACAGTGAAAGCTGAAATAAAATATTTTATACCGGCGTTAATTCAAGCCGTTGAGAAGCAGATTAAGTGAAGTTTTTTATATATAATAGCAGTGTTAGTGAATAATATTATGAAAATATCATCTTTGTTGATTGAAATATGTAAACTATTTAATGAAAAATATATATGTTTGGTATTAAAGAACAATAAATCTGTCGGTGAAAACTGGTATACAGAAAATATATACAATGTAGATGGTAATATAATCCCTAAAAAATATAACAAATGGATATTTCAAAGCACAATTGAATCCGTTGTCGAACAACTGCGAAATAAAATTGTATTTAGCAAATGTATTAAATGTTGTCCGCCAAAATTCATCTGTGAATTCGAATACATGTCAAATTTAGAGTTTAATATTTTGATGTTTGGTGATAGCGAGGATAATAATAGCGATGCGTTAGAGATCAATGATGAATTTTGGCTGAAAATCGCATTTGTCCTTTGTCAAAACCACATATATTGGTTAAATGAATTTCACAGCAACTTTGTGTTCAATATGAAATTAAAATCAAAATTGCATTTGAATACTATTATCAACTCTTTGAAGGATTTGGCGACAAAGATCGACGACAAAATAATAGATGTCGCATCTGACGCATCATCTGAGCTGTCGTATAATATATCGGATATAATAGAATTGTCTAAGCTTGTTCTTGGCTCGTTAACCTTAAATAAGTCAATTACAACGATAGACGAAATAATAAGAGCGGCAATTTCCTCTTGCCAAATGCAATTGCAATCAAAGGATATGATCTCATACCATATAGAGGATAATGTGCCAAAATACATATTTACAGATGGATCTCGCGTGCAGCAAGTAATTTACAATTTGCTAAAAAATTCTATCAATTCTATTGTACCAAATTCAACCCCTCATATAAATATCTATGTAACCTCTACAATTTTGCCCTCTGATATAAAGGACATTTATTTGGTAGAATTTACCGTTTCTGATTTTGGCAGCGGTATAACACATACATTGGTGAAGAATATATTTGATTCATTTTGGATGAATATTGACAGTTGTTTGTGGAGCGAAAGTGATTCTGCCAATAATTTGATGGAAAATACAGGGTTGGGTTTAGCAATCTCTAATAAATTGTGCAAGTTACTCGGCGGCGATTTATGGCTAGATGAAACAAAAGATAACAGCGGAACATCAATCAAATTTAATATAAAGGTTACCGCTGATGAATATCCGTCGTATATATCAATGCATAGTTTGAGGTCAATAAAAAACAAAAGAGTTTTGGTAATAGAGCCGCTCGCCGAATATAGAATATCAATTGTTTTGACTTTGAGAAAATGGGGAATAGTGGTTAACGCTGTCCAAACGGCAATCGAAGCATTTGAGTTGTATTTATCTCGTGAGCGGTATGATCTGATCATCTTAAATGAATCATGTGATATGAAATCATCTGATGTAATTTACAACGTTAAAGAACACCATCCTTCAACTATTTTCGTTATAATCGGCGCATATGTCGACACAAACGATAATTTGACAAAGATACATCCAAGTTTGAAATTGCCGGTTAGCGCAAAGGATTTATTAGAATGTGTAACAAAAGTTTTATCTTGCCAGCGTATACTTATACCGAGCGAAATCTCGATTTTGATCATACAGAATATAAAATCAACGTTATTAGAGAATTTACTACGCGTCAACGGATATACGAAGATAACGATAAAAAATGATGCAAAAGAAGCATATTCGATGATTCAAGCATTTCCGCTGATGTACGATGTTATCATAATCGATTACAAAATATCGCAATCAATTTCGCCGCATCTAATGAAAATGCCAAATTTTCTGCTGAATAAAAATAATATCATTGTATGCAAAGATTTCGACTATTCTTCACTAATAAAGGACGTTGAGAAGATTATAAATGAAAACTCTACACTTCATTCAATCTATTAATTCCAAAATCCATCTTGAAAGTAGAAGAGGAGGTTCTGTTTAATACTGGTGTTTGAAGATTCGGGAATGTATGCGATGAGGTCTGAGGTTGCAAAATCGGAGTCAATGTTTGCGGCAAACTTTGCAATTGAACCGCTGCGATTTCTACTTTCTCCGCCGAATTCTGCTTAATATCGCCATTTTGTATCTTTTTCATCAGATGAACATCCGATCTGACGATATTATTCTCTTTGCAATAATCATCGTATTCTTTTTTGACCTTATTCGAAATGTAAAAGTTCAATTTGCTTATCTTTTCCGTTCTGTTTTTTATCTCTTCGTATGCACTTTGCATATTCTCTGGTGTTATCCTCATATAATATTTTATGTCATTTAACGTCAATCTTGTCAAGTTTACTATCTCTAAGCCTTCACTCATCTTTTCCGTTGAGTTAGTCCGTTTGTATTTTCTCACCATTAACATAATTGCAGACCCGCACACAGTACTTATTGTCGTAGAAAATATTTGTATTATTTCATTTTGAATTGTATTTATCAATGTGAAAATTATAATGACGCAAGCTAATATCATGTGAATTAAATCGGTTCTCTCATCCTTTATCTTCATATAATCTAACTCTCGCGAAATTTGCCACTCATTTTCATGGTTTATAGCGAAATAAACGCCGATGGTTTCCAAGAATTTTTCTTTGTCCATTATAAATTGAATTTTTACAATATATTTAATTCCTATTAACAATATAAATCTAGCAATATATTAGAAACAAATTCAATTTATAAATGACCGACTATGGGTATAATCCAAAGAAAGCAAATTTACCGATTAGTGAGATAATTGGTGTAACCTTTTCGTTAATTGGCGATAAAGATATAAAAGAATCCTCTTGCGTTTCCATAGGAAATGTTAGAGGAACTAGTAGACAGCAAAAGGTTGATGGTGGTATAAATGATATTAGATTGGGGACAATTCACCAAGGTTTACCTTGCGGAACATGTTTCCATTATAAAGCAAATTGTATCGGCCACCCAGGCGACTTAAAACTTAGATATCCGTTGCCAAACGTAATGGAATTAAATTGGATAACATGGTGGTTAAACGCTATATGTTGGCATTGCGGTAGATTTCGCGCTCAACCAAAGAAAACATTAGTGAGTAAACATGCGCTAGATGATATACATTCGCAATCGGTTAATGTTGTTATTTGCCCCTGGTCATCTTGCCGCGCCCAGCAATGGAAAGCACAAAGGGGCGTAGAATTCTCGCTAGAATATACGGCGACTCCTATCAGACCAAAAAGAACATCAAATAAATTTGTTACGGAAAATGGGCCATCTGAACCTCGAGTATTATATTACCATGTTATTCATGAAATTTTGCATAAAATCGCAGATTCAACCGCTTTATCAATCGGCATTTCATTAGAATCGCATCCGAGAAAATTAGTAAATTGGTATATCGAAGTTCCCTCTACAACTATACGCCCAGAGATGACAATTCACGGCAAAAATAAAACAGCGAGTAATGATTTAACCTCAATGTTAGGCGGCATAATCGACGCAAATTTGCGTTTGCCAGCCGAAATCCCAGAAGAAATCAGCTCGCTAACTCGCAGAGAATACAACGATTTTGTCTCATTGTACGATGGCTATATCAACGGCACTACACAATCAAAAGCACATAAGGTGCAAGTTATCGCTGGCTCTGGTCGCGTATTAGAAAGTGCGAAAGCTAGATTAAAATCTAAACAAGGGATGTTGAGACAAAATGCATTTGGCAAGCGAACAAGATTTAACGCGCGATGTGTAATTGTCGGCGATCCGGAGCTCCGTATAGACGAGGTCGGCGTACCGCTTTCCATCGCTATGTCTCAAACGATTTGCGAAACCGTAACCGTTGACAATATCGATCAATTATCAATTTATTATAATAACGGACCTACAAAATACCCAGGGTGCCCATACGTTGAGAAAAAGGACATTGGTTGCTTCGGCGTAGCAAAATTACATGCGCAAAATTACGCTATCAAAATAGGCGATATCATATACAGACATTTGATCGATGGCGATCCTGTCAGCTTTGGCCGACAACCATCATTATACCCGACTAGTTTGTGCGGGCATCGAATCAAAGTATTTAGAGGCTTGAAAGTATTTACTATTAATCCATCGGTCTGCCCATTTTACAACGCAGATTTTGACGGCGATTGCATGCTGATGATATTTTATACGAATCCAGGGGCAATCATCGAATGTAAGTATGTTTCGTACATCGGCAACTTGATAATTGACATGCAAAATTCAATTCCGTTGACCGGCGCTTATCAAGATTCGCTCGTAATGGCCGCGCTGATGACATTAAATCAATACCCAAAAATAGACCCTTGGTATGCAAAACAAATGTTTTGTAAAATATTATCGTTAGGGCCCGGCAATAAATTAGCTTCTTGGTCATTCGACAAATCTACACATCCGCGCGAATTGTTATCTAAGATTATCCCCGGTATAAACTTGCACGGATTCAAACCAACGATTTATCAAGAGCCTTATGAGCCATTTATCGAATATGATCCGCTTGATACAAAAGTGCTGATTGAAAACGGGCAAATAAAATCCGGTGTAATTGATGCTAATACCATTGGTAAAGGTGCAAAAAATGGTATCATACACACTATATTCATTGAACATGGGCCGGAGGTTGCAATCGAAACGATAGCGAACATACATAAGTTATCTTCACAATTTCTCCCATACGATGGGTTTACTATGAAATTATCAGATGTTATGGTGACGAATAAAGAGGATTTTGATGATACGCAGAAGTTAAAGCAAATTTTGCTCGGTCGCGCGCAAGAATTAATCGACGATTTGAAAGAGGGCAGATTGAAGCCGCCACTCAACATGAACATGGAAACATATTTTGAGCGTTTGATGATCGATAAACTACAACCTTTGAAAGAATTTAGTGGGCCGATTTTGCGAAATTGCGACTTTTATAACAACGGATTTCAAGTGTTGATGAATATCGGCTCAAAGGGAAAACCAACAAACTTAACATCGCTCGCGGTGACAATCGGCCAAGCATTCGTTGGAAATAACAGACCAGGTTTTACCGCCGGCTGGTTTCGCTGTTCGCCGTATGGGCAGAGATTTTCATTGCAGCCTGTTGATCATGGTTATATTCAGCAAGCGTATACTCAAGGGATAGCACCGGAATCAACTTGCCACGCCAGCGCGGAAACCAGACACAGTCTTATTCAAAATGCGTTGAAAACAGCGGAAACGGGTACAGCAAATCGCGAATCGATTATCGCTTTGGCAACTATACTTTTAGATTATTATTTACATTGCACAAAGGAAAATGGCACATTGGTGCAATCGCTATACGGTGAGAATGGTATCGATCCTCGGTATACCGAAACCGTCAAGCTGAATACAATCATGATGTCAGATGCGGAATTTGAGAAAGCTTATAAGAATAATGTTAATAAAGCTGATAAAGCTAATGGTGACGAAAAAATACCGCAAAATTTATACGACGATGAATTTGCTGCGTTGACGCTCGACCGTGAAAAACATCGACAAACAGCGGTGAACATTGAAAAATTTGAGGCTGCGACATTTCGGCCATTTTCAGCGTCAATCGCGTCCGCTGTTAATGTAGAACGCGTTATTATTAATGTGTTAAAGGATATCGCCTCTGATAATGTCAACGATAGCTTTGAGGATGAATATGATCCTGTGAAAGCTGTAGAGATGGTAAATGCTGCGATCAGCGCATTGCCAGATTATATCTCGTATGGGTCAACAAAAGCAGCGGATAACCGAAAATTGCCGCATTTATTGGCCGCTGTTGAGCCTCTTGGCTTTATCATCAGAGCTGAACTGTGCACAAGAAAGTTGGAAGAACGCGGAATAAAGAACAAAACTTTACAGCGTATATTAGATGCAATCGGATATACCTATGTAAATGCATTGATGGAGCCTGGGAGAGCTGTCGGGGTTTTGGCCGCCCAATGTTATTGTGCACCGTTGACACAATTTATGTTAGATTCTAAACATAGGGTCGGCGCTGGTACGAGCTCAAAAACCTCTCCTATTATTAGATTAGATGAGATCATTAAAGCGGTAAAGGAAATCTCTAACCCTCGTATGTTTATATTCTTGAAGCCAGAGTATAATAATCCGGCTTTCATACGAGAATTCTCTAATAAAATTGAGATGGCGATCATAAACGATTACATTAAAACGGCATCGATTTTATACAATTCATTTGGGAATATCGTACACCCAGATTACAAAACGGATAATGAGTTCATAAGCAACGTGTTGAAGAAAAACCCGATGAATCAGCCGCCGAATTCATTAACACCATGGTGTATAAGATTAGAGTTCAATTATCCGTTGATGATGATGAAAAATATAACTTTGGAATCTATTATCTTATGCTTGAAAAAATATTTTAAGTACACTGGGTATATAATTAATACATCAGAGCACGCAAAGGATATCGTTATTTGGATATTCTTATTAGAGGAATTCTTCATTAAAAAGCAAAAGAAATCTGACAAACAACGTGTAATAAATTTGTTGGAGAATGAAATCTTACAGCTGTATATTAGAGGGATAAACGGTATAAAATCGGCGGAGATTAGAAAGCGCCCTGAAACATACATCGATGAAGATGGAACTATCAAGCAGCGCGAACAGGCCGAATTTATCATAACGGACGGCACAAATTTAGAGGCAATTTTGGCATTCGAAGAGGTTGATGCGAGCAGGACACGTAGCGATTCTATTTTAGAGTTAGAGCAAATTTATGGGATTGAAGTTGCACGGGCGGCAATCATCTCAGAGATGGAAGCTATTATGCCGAATGTGATAAGCACTCATCCTCAATTATATGCAAGCGAAATGTGTCAGACTGGCCGCGTTACAGCTGTGCAAAAAAATGGCGTAAGAGAACGAGATAGAGATAACATCGCGCAACGAGTAGCGTTGGGTAACCCTATGGCATCGCTGAGTGATGCGGTAATCCATAATTTGACCGACCCTGCTTCGGGTGTATCCGGTGCGCTATTATGGGGTAAAATACCGCATATCGGCACTCGGTATCACAAATTGGCGATTGATGAAGATATGATTGAATCGTTGGAGGAGAATATGGACGAAGAGATCGATAATATTTGGGAGTAAATTGGAGATGAAAAAAGTAAAGGTTAAAGAGTAAAATTAAGATTTAATTTTTTTATAGTTTCCGCGAATTTATATTACGAAAATTCAATTGTTTCAGGGAAAATATCAGGTTCTCCTTTTATTATTTCAATTATTTGATGTATAGTAGGCCTTTCATCAACATATCCCAAACATATAGATATCAAAGATTTGAAATCTTCTGTGTATTTTGATTCTTCGATTTTATCCCAATCTATACCATTGACAACGAAATTTCTATCAATATATGTTTCATATAATATTACACCGTATACCCATATATCATTCTTTATGAGAACTTCAATTATTTCATCACTCGAAAGGTTATCAAAATTATCTTTAATCTTCTTAAATTCTTCTGACATATATTGAGGTGTACAAGGAAATCTTTGTTTGTTGCGTAGACAACTCATTAGTGAAGCTTGCTCTGTGTATAGATGCGAATCGACATATATAGATTCTAAATCTATTACATGTGCTTTCACCTGTGGTTGCAAAGCGATAACGATATTGTCTGGTTTTAAATCCATAAATGTAAATTTACTTTCATGCATCTTCTCTAATGTTACAGCTAGCTGCTTGAATATTGTTCCATAATCAGCTCCGCTAATCAATTCTGTTTTAAATAAATCTCTCATAGATTTACCTATATTTCTTCTTGAAATTTCTCTTGCATAATCCGTTCTCAATGATGGTTTTAATGAAATTTTATCATAATATGCTATATTTGGGATATCCCTCTCTTTCAATATATTATTTATAATCATTTCATTTACAACATCAACATTATTATCCGATTTCTTATAGAAATGTTCATCGTCCACTCTGATATCAAATCTTTTGCTTTCTATTTTATTTTCTGTTTTATCTTCTGCTGCATTCAACTTCGCACAATATTGATTGAACATATTTTCGATAACGAGGATTTGTTTTTTATAACAACTATGCTAGATCTGTATTTTATATTCAAAATGAAAATCTAGTAGAATCTTTTGAGCTGCAAAAACCAGTATAATCACGTCCTATTAAAAATGAATATTAGATTTGTTATACTGATTCGTCTTTTGAAATCTTGTTTGTTTGTGAATAAGAAATATATTTTCTTTAAAATGAGCGAAAGAAAAGATAAGGTAAAGTCTCCTGATACACCATCAACCCCTGTTCCTGTTTCGATGGGCACCCCCGTAAAGGAGAAAGAGGTAGAAACCAAGCATAAAGTTAAAAAGAACAGAAAGCCTAGAAACATTGTGCCAGCTAATAAATTAAAGCCTATTGATTTTGATAAACAATTTAAAGAAACGAAGGTTACACATAGATTGCCTCGTGTTGCTCATATTATCGATGCTAGCATCCACCATGAGCTGAGATCTAGACCTCTGAGAGTTATACAAGATTATAAAGATATGAAGCGTAAATTGGTTGAAATGTTAGAGGAATCAAATCATTTATTTGCAGCTACCGCAATTCATCGTGCTTACAAATATTACATGGAGCGACTTAAAGCAGCAAGCAAATATGTTGATTTCCAAAAATACAGAGAGGATGATGAAGCTAAGAAGAAGCGTCCTATGATTTTGCCCGACAACTTCGATCATAAAGCTGTCGCAAGCTCTGTAAAATCCTCTGACGATCACGAGGAAATTAAAGAATTGAGCGGTGACTTTATCAATCTTTGCAAAGCGATGGATAAATCCGACGAAGAAAATTTGGAGAGAAAGAGAAAGTCAGGCAGCGGCAGAACCGCCGAAAAGCATGAGGTGAAAAATGCCGTGACTCTCGGATATTTCCGCTATCTTTCTCACTATTCGACTCACAAACATTCCGAGAAATTGTTGGCCGAATGGAACAAATTGAGCGAAGATGAGCAAAAATCTCTTCGCAAAAACGGAAAGAGAGCCCCAAAGAAATACCCGCATCCTGGAGCTTATGTTGCCGACCCTCTCGCAGAGATCCAGAATCCGTATGATCAAGCAGAATTTATCATCAAATCTTATTCTGTGATTGTCGGCAAAAACGCAATTGCTGCGGTTACCAGTATTTTGGATACGATCGGCACAGATTTGATCGTTCAATCTGTTAGAACTTGCTTGGCAGAAGAGAAGAGAAAGACCATCAGCGTTGATCATTTGTTCAAGAATGTCGCAAGAGAATCTAAATTTTACCGGCTGGTGTCCAATACCGATTGTTGGAGAGACTTGTACAAGCGCTATATGGCCGATCAATCCATTGATGATATTGACAATTTGTTGCAAGTTGCATTCAAGTTGCCGGAAACAAAAGATTTTCTTGATGCCCCTCTCGGCCGTATGAAATCCATTGAGGAGTTAGAAAACGAAGATCAAGATGATATCCCTGATGATACCTCTGAAGCTGTCGACGAAGATGACGAAGAGGAATCTGAAGCTGGTGACGATCAAGAGAGCGTTCATGAAATTGATGACGACGCTGATATTATCGTTCCTAAAACCATCGCAAAGGTAAAGAAAGATAAAGTTAAAAAGGACAAGAAACATGGTATTAGAGATCTGTTCTCAACTGTCCAATTGTTGGTTAAACAAGTACAAGGTGTGCTGATCGATCAATGTTATTCGGGCAATATTATGAGCAACAAAATATCCGTAAGTAACTTAAAATCTAGAGCGATTACTATCAGCCATTTAAAAGTTTCAAGAGAATTCAAGCGGGCTATCGCCAGTGTTTTGTTTGAATACTGCTACCGTTTGATTAAAGGATTGTTGAATGTTATGCAAGAGAACAACAAGCATACTATTCAAACTAAAATGGTTTATACAGCGCTGCAAATCTTGGCAGAAGGTGCAGCGGTCAACAGCGAAGCAATTTACAACTCTGTACTTTCTAAAACAAGAAGCTTGGCCAAATATAGAGATGGTGAAGATTTCTCTGAAACGGCTAGTGTTAGCAACGTAAAATTCTCTACGCCAAAGGTTAAGAAAGAGAAAGAAAATGGACGCCATGAAGACGGCACTAGTAAAAGAAAACTTTACACCCCTGTAAAGATGGAGGATGTAGATGATATGCTACATTCTGATTAAAGGATTAAAATTTAAAATGTTACAAAATCTAATAAAATCTTACAAAATCTTACAAAATTTTACAAAATTTTACAAATTTTAACAAAGTTAAAAAAAGAGTAGAGAATATAATCTCTTCATTTGCAATTTTTTGTCGAATTTCACATTTTTTCATTTTTAAATTCCGCAAAATTTCATAAAGTTTTCATAAATTTTCATAAAGTTTTTATAAATTTTCACATAGTCATAGATATCTTTTGCAAAATCTCCTCTTGCTTTTTATTAATCCGGTCTAAAACCGAATGTAAATTATACGCGGCTAAATCAGATCTCGAGTAAGAATTAACGTAACTTTCTGCCCAATCATAGATAAATAACAAATAACAAACTACTAATAAACATACTAATGCAATTAATCCCCATAACCATGTTTTCCAGCTATACCCAAAATATAATTTTTCAGCGGCCTCTTGCTCTGTATTCGGCTTAATATCAGCTGCCAACGCGTTTGTGGTAGAATCCATATTGCTAAATATATCAAATATAAAAATAAAATTTATTATGCAAAAAAGTTAATTATTATTCCTTAATATTATTCCACTATCATTTTATTTATTTATCTTTTACGCGATTTTTTACTGTGCGTATAGAGTCTTTTGCAAATTTGCCTCAGACAAATCGGACTTTTTAACGGGTGCATTCGGGTTTGATCTAATCGAATGTTGATGAGATTGCGCAGAGAACAACTTACCAGGGTTTGCAATATCTGCGCCACCAGGTTGGCCAGCCAAACCATTAATTCTATATAAATTACTATCATCAGATCCCAAATGAGACAGCGAGGTATTCAAAGAACCGCCTGCAGGATAAACGGTCTTCATAAGTCTAGCATTTGCCAAACCAGATTTAGTAGCGCCGACTTGCGCTAGAATAAACAAGAATACCCAAATAACAACGAGTACGAGAAGTACCCAAAACCAACCACTTCTAGTTGGCAAGCTTGCCCAGCTCCACTCTAGATCACCGAACATTTTAATGCTAATAATTGAAGCGATAATTGACTCAACTAGCAGTATATTATTGGCGGCCAAAAACAAATAAAAAAATAATTATTTCCACCTCTCTATTTTTCTACAAATTTACATCTCTGAACATCACACCTTTTGCGCGCAACGGTATACCATCGTCGGATTTGTCTTCATACTCGACAGATATTTTTCTGCCCTTGTATTTTTTATCGAACATATTATTTTCACATTCCAAATAAACCTCTCGATTTTTCTGCCTGTTAGAGTGTTTTGGCGTCACATTAAATCTTTTTCCTTTAAATTCGCAAATCCATATAATGCAGTTCTGATTAGCACCTTTACCACAGGTATAATCTACAACAACGAACTCTTCAATGTAGGTCGGTTTGCGCTTTTGCAAATTTTTGCTGCGTCTAGAATCCGGCGAATTATCCGTTGTCAAATATTTTCCTGCTATATTTCTCAGCATTATACCCTCAAATTTCATAGAAACCACAGTTTGATATAAGAATTCACAATCGAGCCTATTCTCTATCGTTATACGTGGTATCAACGTTAACCACTTCCAAGTGTAAAATGCAATCGATAGCGGCGTCTGTATTTTTTCAGGGGTTTCGATCAAACTATTAGCATATTCTTTAAATTCGTGAGCTTTTTCGATCGATTCGAATCCGCGCAAATTCACGTCTGCGGAATCATTGTTTTCCGCTAATTTTGTTTCCATTTCAATCATATCAACCACATAATTTACGTGTTGTTTGATATTATTTATTTTTGCCGTATAAACTTTCTTCTCTACTTTTTTACCTACAAATATGCTCTTTATGTATTTTCTGCGTTGTTCATTATTTTCGTCGATTTTCGCCGGATAAAATGCGTCGAATATATGAAAATATACAGGGTTTTCATTTAAATTGTTACTTTTATCTTCATTGCGCACAATCGACGTTATAAATTGCAATTTTAAACCGAATCTGTAAAATTCGCCGTCTAATCTAATTGATTCGCCGCTTTCCACATCAAATAAATTTATCAATACGTGCAGTAATTGCTTTTTTACTTGTGCCAAACCAGGAAATACTATTAAATCTCGAGAGTGAATTATAACATTATGATATGTCAAGGATGAACTGTCGCCGGATTGCAGACCTTTTCGCTCCTCTTCCGTTAAACATAAGTATGCTATCGCTCTGGTTCCGTCTAACTTCGGCTCGACATATACCGGAAATTTAATATGTTGCCAAGATTTTTCATAATCTTGAGCCAGCATAGGATAATATAATTTGTTAAGATCAGAGGTGTCGACTGTCCCATAACTGTTTTTCGCCAATTTCTTGCTTGTTTTAAAGCCAGCTTTAATCTTTGTCTCGTATTCATCGTTGCCAATGATAATAGCTGTCATCAACGCATTTCTCTGATTTGCCTGGCCCCAATTTTTCTCGTCTGCATATTTCGGCGGTGATCTGGATATTTTTTTGCCGACTATCCCTGTTTCTGTCCAATACTGCGCTATGCCAATTGATGGATCTAACGACAGTGCTTTCGTTAGAAATTCCATAGACAAAGGAACAATCGAATCCTCTAACAACGACCAATTTTGATCCCTTTCTAACTCTCTAACATTTTCATTCGCTTCATTTATCTCTTTAACAACGCGTATTTTAAATTCCCATTGTCTAATAGCGCCGGTTTTCGATTCGCTGTATAGCGGACCAAATATATATTGATCATCAACTATTTTCCCAGGGTAAACGGTGAAATCTACATATTGTCGAGTTTTAGCGGACATTCTTTTTAAAATTGCAAACTATAAATTTATCACGTTCATTTTTTTAAATCGACAATATATACCCTTGCTATTTAAAATTGCAAAATTTTAGAAAATTTACAAAAAAAAAAATGTCATTAGTTGACACAACAACCTCGCCTACCCCTGCTAAAATCAATCTATTATCGCTGCCAAACGGCACGAATAACTCTGATACATTCTTATGGAACGGCACAAATTGGACAGTCGGCGCTGCAATTACCGGCGGCCATCCAGCGATACACCAGATAAATGACGGTACAACGAGCGGTCCAGCATATTCCTTTACCTCCGATACCGCTACCGGATTATACTTGAAAGCTTCACATTCGCCGTATTTATCCGCTAATAACACCGATGTATTCGGTGTTACCCCTACGAAAGTAGATATATTAAAAGCAGTTTCCATAACGGATTCAACAGCATTTACACCGGGTGATGGAACTCTCGGGTGCTTATACAAGAAAAGTGGATCGGATGGTATTTTCTGGAAAACTTCAACAACCGAATATGATTTAACAAATCCTTTGGTAACGAGCGTAACTTACCCGTTAACAGGTTCTGCAGGGTCTGCATCTGCGCCAACCTACTCATTTTCCGCGGATGCAACAACAGGTTTATATAGGGTGTCAGCTGGTGTAATCGGCGTTTCTATCGCGTCAACTTTGAGCGGCAAATTCGACGCTAGCGGCTTAAAGTTGCTTGACGGCACCACCGCGGCCCCTTCACTTTCCTTTATCTCCTCTACTGGTGTCGGTATAAAACGAAGCTCAGCAAACGATTCTGTTGCGTTCGTTAAAGCATCAGCTATAACAGCAGAAATCGGCGGCGATCTACTCGTAAATTCTATCGTGCGAAATGCCGCCGGCTCAAATTCAGCGCCATCTTACACATTTACCGGCAATGTTAACTGCGGTTTGTATGCTGCCGGCGCAAATGATGTCCGTTTAACCGCGGCATCAACAGATATCTTAAGCGTTACATCGAGCACCTTAAAATCATTTAAACCTTTGACCTTTGTCGAAGGATCGGCGCCGAGCACACCAGGAGATGGTACAACCGGCATTTTATACAAGAAAACTGGCGATGACCAATTATATTGGAAAACATTGGGATCCGGCGAACAAGTCGCGATTACATCGAATCCCTCGTATAATTCTATTATATTAGACAGTACATCATCAACTCAATTGATTTGTCGAAAATCGGGCAATTCAGGCAATGTTTTCGTAGTTGATACGTCGGGATCGGCCGTTACGATTACAGGAAGTTTGAATGTTTCCTCTAACGTTGTTGTTTCCGGTTCTGCGCAATTCGTAAGTAATATGGTCAATTTAAATTCAACGAACTCTAGCGATATCACCGATGTCGGCATATACGGCACTTACGTGTCTTCGGGAACAAAATACGCTGCGATATACCGCGATTCTGTCGACAAAAAATTCAAGGTTGGAACAACGAGTGTGTTGCCGAGTAATGTAGTTTCCTCTATTGTATTGGGCGATTTTCAAGCGGCGAATTTATACGGAACGGTGGCAACCAGTGCACAACCGAACATCACAACCTTAGCAAACGTTACAACTTTGCGATCTATTACATCAAGCGCTTTAGATTATTTGGTCGGAACAGATCAATTTCTCTTGACAACATCAAATGTAACACATTATTCTATTACATCCTCCACCTTTGTGCAAACTTCAACGCTAAATGCCGCGTCTGACATCACCGTTAATGGCGTCGGATTTAACAATTTCTATTCGCAAATGCAGACCTTATCAGCAACGGTTGCCGCAAACAGTGCTAGTATCAGCGCGTTACCCGCTGGATTAAGCTCATTAACCTCTAGCGAAGTTACACAATTGTCAAATATCAATTCAACAACCGTTTCCTCTGCAACTTGGGCGTATTTGGGCGCGCTGAATCAATCGGTTGCGACAGGCGCAAATGTCAGCTTCGGGCAGGTCAATTTCACCGCTAACGCTAGCGCTGCACGCGGCCCGGGAACAAATGACACCTTAGATATTGCGTCCTCTGGCACCGGTGCTATCAGACTGATGAAGACCGCAGTCGCTTGCTTTACGATAAATGACAGCGTTGTATCAAATTTAGTGGCAACTTTTAGATTAAATGCAAGCACGCCGAAGATAAACTTCTTGGATTCCGGATCGACAATAGGATACAATATTAACTTTAATTCTGTCGCCGATGCACTCACCATAACCTCTACCGATTCAACTGGCGCATCAACTGGCACGACTTATCTGACGATTAAATCAAACGGCAATGTAATCGTCGGTAATTTATCAGCTAGCCGGTATGTCAAAACAGCATCAGATTCTGCATTTACAACAACGGCGACCATACCGTTCACTGATATTAGTGGGACTGCCAGCGGAATCAACAGCCAAGTTAGTACATTGGTGCAAAATGGCACAGGGATCTCTTGGGTTTATTCGAGCGGTGCCGGCACTCTCACCCCTACCGTTTCATTGGCAGCTTTCACAACCGATGTTTTGCCAGAGGGATCTACAAATAAATATTGTTCGGCGACAAATGTTCGCGCGCAAATCTCTGGCGGTGTTGGCATAACGATCACCTCTGGCTCTATCGCCACCTCCGTTGGTTTAATCCAATCTGGATATTATACCCCTGCATTCGTTGGGGTTTCCAATGTTACCTCGGCAGTATCTAACGCTGACGCAAAATATACGCGGGAAGGTCGCGTCGTAAAAATTACATTTTCTGCGGCTGTTACATTGACAGCTTCAACCGGGGCCGCCGGCGTTGTTGGATCTTTTACTATGTCGTTACCGTCAAATCCAGCTCTGAATCCTACTTTCGCGAACACAACAGACGGCCGAGGACATGGTGCAGGTTACAACACCGCGTATGCGTTGTGCAGTGCTTTTGCTGCTTCTACTAACGGTGCTGCAACGATAACCGTTACCTTAATCTCAAACGTCGCGTATTCTAATGCAACCGCGGTGAATGTCGAAGGATCCGTTACCTATTTGGTGGCTTCGGCTACAGCGTAGTTTAAAATTTCACAAATTTCACAAATTTCACAAATTTCACAAATTTCAAAAATTTCAAAAATTTCACAATTTTTTATATACTTTGCAAAATGAATGCAATAGAATTCGGCGAATTGTTGATGATAATTGGCTTATTCGCTTTGATAATAGGATTCATTATGATCTTATACGCGAACACATTAAAGAATGAAGAGGAACAACGAGCAAAATATATACGGTCGAAAAGGCATCTATTCTCTTTAGACAACTCACAAAAGATGATGAAATGTGTTGCCGATACCGGCTCGCTGGCAAATTGCAAGAAAAAAGAACTACGCGATATGCAACAAAATAAGCGTATCGCGTACCGTCAGCGGACAGATAGAATGTTGCCGGATGGTGATGATGACCCTCATTCTTGCCAAAATTTGCTAAATGAATATCCTGATATCAATAAATTTTACACCTCAAGCGACTGGAAGCTGAAAAATACAGGAAGTTTGGCGATGGTTTCGCAAGAATATGCTAATTATATGTAAAATTTTATGTAAAATTTTATGTGAAATTTATGTAAAATTTTATTTTTTATTGCAAAAAATTTATTTTTTATCATGTAAAATATGATTCCTTTAGGTAAATCGCAATCCCATAAATCGGCGATTTCATATTTTTCAACACCTCAAATTTTTCAATGGCTTTGTTAACCGGCAAATTTTTCATCTCGCCCTCTTCATCACATAACACAAGATATCCGCTTTTTATAGCATTATCGTTGTACTCATCGAGCATTGTAATATACCCGTCATTGATTATCTTACGCCAGTATAGAATATTTATCTTTGACGGTTCAAATTCTACCTCTTTTATATCGCCGTTCGGCAAGAGCAAAGTATATGTACAAATTTCTTCTTTTTTATCTTCGGCCATCTTTTACAAACATTATATTTTGGTATTTAAATTCACTTTTTAATTGGCATTTAAAAATGATTATTCAGCTTGTTATATAATAATGGAAGCGGAGCTCAAATTAGACTGTATAAAAGAGACAGAATTTTCTGCAATTCACATTTGTTCGACCGAATCTTTGCTCGAACACGATTGTTATTTTATAGAATCTATGGATAGCAGAAACAATGAAAGACAAAATACAGTTCGCAAGCGAATAAAGAAAAATGGTAAGGTTGCATCCGTTTACATGTTGATCGATGCTGCAAAATACACGGATAATTCCGGTTGTAAAATCGGCAAAACGGACAAACAAATCGAGGAATTGCTCGCTGGATACCGTGAAAATCAATACCCTGTGATATTGCGAACTTTTCGAAGGTTGCCGGAGGTTGTGCGCGAAGATGAAGAAAACATCAAATTTCTGCTGAAAGATTATCGAACTGTCGCAAATCCTGACAAAAACACACTCACAGAGTGGTATATGATAAAGTACGAGCCGTTAGCAGAGTTGGTAAACGGCTATATGAAATTAGCCGATGTCACCCCTTTGCGCAGTATTATCAGTCATTTTCGAAAAAATAAACTGCAAATAAGTTCGCCTCTCTCTGAAAGTACAGAAGATTCCGAATCTGAACCCGGCGAACCTGAAGAAGGATATACCACACCTATCGTAACCCCGCGGGATAATTCGCCACAAACTATCAAAAAAGAGCAGGTTAAAACGCCGATCACAGATTTTCTCGGCAAATCTGCGGCGGTATTAGCAGATATGTTTAACCCGTTTTCTTCAGCGTCAGCTTCATCGGCGTCAGCTTCATCAGCTTCATCGGCTTCATCAGCGTCAGCTTCATCGGCTTCATCAGCGTCAACAACATCATCAACTTCAAAGAATTCGCAAAATTCACAGAATTCGCAAAATTCACAATATTCTATTCCAATCCCAGACTATCAGAGACCAAAATTTGTACCGCCGATAATCAGCACAGAAAAATACAACGTTATATATTCTTGTTTGGGTCAATGTCTGAATATACGCGAACACAAGATAACAACTGACGGTGCTTGGTATGAGTTAGAGTTTAAGGGTATAACCCAAACAATTCGTGATTTGTGCAATGCTAAGCATCCCGGCCGCTTCGATTTGGAAAAAGCGGATATAACAGCGTTCATGAAAAAATATCCGCATATCGCTTGTATGCGAGGAAAAAATAGCGAAGACAGAAAACAATATATAAGATTGGCCGTTTTGAATTTTCCTCCTATCACATAATTACACAACGTTGCTTGCGATAAGCGACACGAGCGGTCGGCTGTTTGCCGCAGCGTGCTCTCGTTGATAAGTATTTAAGTAAGGAGCTGATGTCATCGAATCGGTTTCGCCAGGCGTAGAGCCAACCGAGGCTCCGCGACGAAATAGACTAGTTTGAGGATGCGGGTTCACAAATTTCGCGTAGCGATTTGCTTCTACCTCGCCCGCCATTGGCGGCTCTCCCCTAACGATAATCCACTCAGGGGTGAAAGAAACAGCGTCCTTTAATACATAAGTGTTGCCGTTCACTGAATCATACCAGATATCATTTTTTCTGTAGCCGTTTGCGGAATTCTCTGACAATCCAGGTGGAAATTGTTTAATATATTGGACACCGCCGACTTTGTTGATAAAGTCAATCAGATCAAGTTCGTCGTAAGATACAGGGGATAAACCACTATTTTTTACGATTCTTTTATTTACATCATTCGAAATATAATGTGACATCTCTCCGCCAACATCCTCATCGCCGTATAAATCATTTGTCAAATGTTCGATTTTATGTTTTTCTCTCTTATATTGAGATGTTTTCTTGTTATTTGGCGCGGACGTGAATGTTTCCCGTGTTCCTTCCATGCCTTCACCATATCCGTTGTGCATTCGCGCGTGTGATTTGTAGCAGGATCGTTCTCTCCCTGGATGTTCATAACAAGCGGTGTTATTACTATTTGTCACCAAGAAAATAATGATGATTACTATAATCAACAAGAACATACAGATACAAAACACATAATAAAATTCCTCGTCTGACATTTTATTCACTTTGGTTAATAGTATACTGTCAAAGGTATATATTAGATTAAATAAAAAGAAAAATAAAAAAATGTCGGATATTAAAAATCTTTCGATTGAGCAAAAATACGAAATTTATTTGACTCTTTGCGCGCTGTCAAAAGATATAACCAACGTTGTTGTTATAGGTGGCGGTGGTAGTAACAGCAGCAATAGCAATGGCACCAACAGCAACAGCAGCAACAGCAACAGCAGCAATAGCGAAAAAATTAACGATCATACCATTAATCTGTCGATTTCACTCGATGATAATCAAGATGAAAGTTTAAATATCACACAATAATCTATTGCATTCAAGAATTTATCATATACAATTTCATAATTGTGTTTTTTGAATTTGTCAACTACAAATTTGTAACTAACATCGTTAACAACGTAATGTTTATCCGTCAAGTTCATTTGCATTTTCATAAAGCTGTTATATCTTTCGATCTCTGCTACAACTTTATCCTCTATGTTCTTATCGATTACTATAATGATTCCGTTTTCCTTCAAACATTTTATCAATTTGGAAACTGGCACCTTGAAATGATAAAAGGACATGTCTAGTATTAAAATATCAATATCATTATGTTTGAATATCAAATCAGCTGGATTGTATAATTTTGCGCCCAAATATAATACATCCCTATCATCAAATGCATACCCGTCTACTGACAATTGCTGAGCAAATTCGCCTACTAAATTATATATGTAATTAGAGTTATACGATGCAATCTTTAGGTTTTTATTATCAAAACCATCGTATAAGCTAAAGGGCAAACTTCTGTAAATTTCATTCGATCTTGTCGGCGATGTGACAAACAATTTCATTCTATTAAGGTTATTGTTGCTGCTATTACCACCAACAACATTTGATATGTCCTCTTCTAATACATTGTTACCGTTGTTATCATTATATAAATTTAAGATATCATTATCGATCATTATACACCATCCGTGTACATTTTTCACATACCGTTTACCATGTACCAACGGTATATTATTACCTGGCAATACGATAATTGGCGAGTTGCATTTCAACTGAATATTTCGCAGTATTATCACCGGCGCATTATCTACCTCTCTGTCAACCACATTAGTAAAGATTTTATCAGGGTATATATATTCTCGCGTCAGATTAATCAATGTTTTCGACGATCTTGCAGTGCTTTCTAAGCTATTCGGCGGACAATACCTAGTTACGATCTCTGAGATAATCGGTACCATCTCTTGTGGAGTTTTTCTATTTTTCTTCCTTTTGCTCGCAGATTTAACATCGTTTGATTCTGCGCCACCTTTCTCTATTATCCTTGATGTTTTCAAATCCAGCTTTCTAAATATCAACATCTTATAAAGTTTAGCGAACTCAATATCATCTTCGCTTGTCAATTTGCTGGTATCAAACGACTTTGACTCTACAAGTTTCATCCCAACGATTTCATCAATTGCGCTTATCAAACTGTTAGGATCAACTAAATATTCGTCGTAAAATGCGCCATCTGAAAATGGCAACTTTAGCTGTATTTTTATACCCCAAGGTAACTCTTTCACATCGGTGAATTTAAACTCAGGATCATCACTTTCGCCTTTCAGAAATTTGCTCTTTGACTTAAAATGATACTTTTCGCCATCACCGATTTTGAAATCACGATTTGCCCGGTGTAATAGTTTTGCGACAGCCATTCCGTCTAAAATTACGACAGCAAAGTACGATTTCGGCGCTGCAAATTCGGCCAATTTTCGCAAGAATTTCGATATGGTTTTCTCAGACTCGGCAAAATAATGCAAACTTAAACTAGAGATTATCAGCTGATAATTATTTTCATAAGGCAGCCCTCTAACTTTCAATTCTTCTATCAATTTACCGCGCTGAATATTTGCGTCTGTGCATACTGTGTAAATACCAAGTGGATTGTTCTGCGAATTTGAATGCACGTGAGAATGGTTTATCGAAGAATATTTTCTAGAGATCAACTCGTAAATCGCTCTTCCATCTTGCTCAATACCGACAACATTATTGACCTTTATTTCACGTAATCTATTGACATCTTGGCCTTTGCCTATACCGATATCCAGCGCCCAATTCAAATGTAAATCTATTTGTTGGCTGTCATTTGCTATAAAATTGTACATTTCCGTCTTACCAACGGAGATACAAGTGCGCAACGCTTTGTATTTTTTATCATCGTGAACGCGAAAATAGCCTAAATCACCACTATCTTTATCGGTCGAAGACAGCGGAGAGGTCATCATTTTATACGTGACATATGCGCTTGGTAGATGTTGAGCGATGGTCATTTCTGCAATTCTAAAATCATTGCCAAAGTATTTATTGCTTTTGACATCCAAAATTCTATCTTCGCGAATGTGCATCAGCTTTAATTTTTTCGCCGCTAAATTGATTGAAAATTCGCCGACACAACCATCTAACTCTTTGCCAAGATGATGCAAATTATCACCTTCCCATTGGTATGCATTTTTCCATTCTGTCGGCTGAAACATAATAGGATAGTATTTATCTGCATCAATCCCTGGAAATAACACGCTATAACCTTTCGGCAGCTGCAAATTGAATTTTCTCGCATATTCATTTCGGATACCGCAAAATAGCCAATATTTGCAGTTTGAGACAGAGAGCGGCATTGGATTTCGTTTTATGAGTAAATCTATCGTTGTCAGCGCTAGCGGTTTCCATTTCAACGGATGAGCGCTATACGGCGCTGATGCTTGTGTGAAAATCAAACCGTCGATATTATATTGATTCGTTATAGATTTTATAAAATACGAGTCAAAATCATCGGACATTTGTGACATCGACATCGATTCGCCTTCCATCGGCATTATCTTCGCTATATCGTTGTAAAATTTAGCGGATAACTTAATGATAGGCTTCAAGTTGATATTTGCAAATTGTTTTGCGATCTCTTGTAATTTTAGCAATCTGATATCATAAGACAAATCGATGTACGATTCGCCGCAATACAGCAAGTCAAAAGCATAAATTTTGCCGTCTATAATTTCGGCGTCCAAAATAGTATATTCCAAATCGGTTATCTTTTGCTCCTCTATCGACCCATCTATTATTGTAATTTTATCGGTTATTACCATTATAACCTTATCGATTACAACAAATCCACGTATACCATGTGCTTTGTCCGTTACATACCAATCTGTTGGATTTCTTGTGATTTGCTCCCAATTGTTGATATCCATAGCGTAAGCTTGTGTACTGATGGCTTTTAGCGTTGAATTTCTAAACTGATTCGCTTTACCGATTCCATGTAACTTTACAGCTATCTCGTAGATTTTCTTTGAGATATTATCAGATATCTTAATAGGTTCTGGATTTCTGCTAATTTTGTCAAAGTTGCTAATTTTGTCAATATCATCGTTGTTGTTGCTGTTGTCACCGCCGCCAGAAATATTATTCGTCAAATCAGCGACTTGCGAACTGATACAATTAATCGCGTTTATAAAATCCTTTTCCGTAATATTATTGTTGACATTAACATATTCTATTTCTAATTCATGCGCTGTTGAATTCCACGGTGCAAATTGCAAACATTGATCAAATGATGGATTTTCGCGCAATACAACCGGAAATATTTTATCGCGCGAATTTTTCGTGAAAGAAATCAACTCTAACGGTGAAGCGCCAATGTATTCTTTTACCAACGTCAAATGCAAATCAAAAGCTGGCGTTAGCTTTTTTGAGAACCGCATTTTCATACGAACACAATCAATATTCTTTGAGTCAAATTGATCTTTATTTATCGGCTCTTCATTCGCGAATGTAAATTTATAAAGGATGTTGTCCCGTATTAAATATACCGGGTATGTTAGCCTAAACTTCTGATAAATTTCCGGTGATTTTCCTATTATATTTCGCTTAACCAACATATTCCCTCCTGTAGAGGTTTTTATAAAATTTATACTGCATTCGACATTAATAGGATCATTAACGAAGTTTTTCTTGAAATATTCGATTGCACTGCACAATCCATCGTGTTTTAGAGTATTTTCAAAGTTAACGCTGTTGATAATACCCGATATCTTTATTTCCGATTCCACATTTTGCTTGTCGATTATGTAAGAATTGATGATATCCTCTATAACGGACGGCATAGCTGTAAAATATATAAAAAATAACTTTCAATTTATAAATCATCTATTATCGAAATTTTGCTGCCTATAAACTCATATAAGTTACTTTCTTTTTTCTGAATCAGACTTAAGTCCACAACCAGTATGTTATTTGGTTTATCTCTGATAAGTTGCGAATTTAACGCTATACTTTTGTGAAAATATCTAGATACATATGCTGTTTTGCTTTTATTCCATGTTGCCGCTGACAATCTATATCCTTCATAAATGCATAATTTCAGTTTGCGAATTTCTGCAGCGAATAAATTTTTGTCGCTTACCATGTCGATTAAATTGTAATTTTGATACGGGATATCCAAACCATTGTAAAATATATTGAGATCTTGCGACAACATAGCGTAAATTATTTCATCACGCAAACTAGACACCGCTTGTAATCCGCGTAATGAAAATGAATTTTTCGCGACCCATTTTATCAGCAACTCATAAGCTTGCAGTGGATTGGCGCTCGAAAATGTTTTACCGAGAAATTTGATGTATTTCAACCAAATAAACAATTTGTCTATTATTTCGCATTTATGCACTTTGCTTATCTCATTCGACTTTAAAGTTTGCATTTTATATTTGAAAGGCGACCCATCGTATAAATTTACGTTACTTTCGATTACAGCTGCTATTGTGATCAAATCAATAATTGACGCGCCGTGCTGATACCCAGATAATATCATCTTTGCCGACTCCAGACGAATTTTTCTTATATTTGACCCTATTATACCAAGCGCTGTAGGGGACAAATCACTGTTGATAAACCCTAACATATATAATTTATTAGCTGCATACCGGATTGAATCGTAAGGAGGTAATGTCATCAACTTGACATTTTTCATGCTAAAATCGCTTTCATACTTTGTAACTTTGTAAAATCCATTTTGTTTTCTGAAATCATAAGCATCCTCGTTGCTGCAAACTTCAATGGTTGATTTCGTTTGCTCTATTAACAACTCTAATAACACTTGCGTAAATTCATCTATTATGATCTTTGGTAGTTGATCATCCTCAAATAACTCGTATGTATCCTTTGTATACAACAAATAAGCTATCCCTGGTGCTTTTCTGCCGACTCGACCAACACGTTGTCTATGCATAAATTTGGTGATATTTGAACTTATCATCGTTTTCGCAGAGGATAATGGGTCAAATCCGACCTTTTTGACAAACCCCGAATCGATAATATATTTGGCCGTTGGGATAGTAAATCCGGTTTCGATAAAATTAGTTGATATTATTACACGCCTGTGAGGTATTTTGCCGTTATATCTAATTGATTGCCTAGGGGACAAAATATCAGCGTAATCTTTGCCGCCTTTCACGAACACATCTCGCGATAGTCCAATCGGGTATATCAGCCCACATTTCTCTACTTTTTCCTCTAAATTCAGCGATTCAATCAGCTCGAGTATAATTTTGATGTCATTTGCGCCCTTTACGAAAATGATAATATCCCGCATCTCTTCTTTGTTCGACAAATCCTCTACGCAATGAATGTGTTTTATGATACCAACAGCTGTTTTTATCCAATTTGAAGTCGGCGCATCCAACCATCTGCGTGTAATCGGGTATGAAAATCCTTCTACAGCGATATAATTGCCAGCCGGCACATCAAAGTAATTTTCTAATGTTTTTCTCGGCATAGTAGCGGACATTAAGATTATGGTAGGGCAAAATTTCTCATCTTTAAATTGTTCCATCATATGTTTTATGTGAGCGAGAACCGTATCGGTTATGATATCGCGCTCGTGAACTTCATCTATTATGATAAAATTATACCGTTTTGCGACCCATTCATATCCGTTTATATCAAATTGCATCTTTAATACGCCAGTTGTTGCAAATACGAGAGAGTTTTTCTCGCTAGCATATTTTTTTGTGAAACCTGTTTGATATCCTATGTTTTTTCCAAGCGTGAACTTTTCGTCGTATTTTACGATGTCACTAACGATTGATAAGCAGGTTACTATACGCGGCTCTGTAACAATGCATTTGCCGCTAAAATATTTGAATATATTTGTCGTCAAAACCGTTGATTTACCGGATGCAGTACCCGACTCCACTATAAGCACCTTTGATCTTCTCGCGTCTATCCATTTTATGATAAACTCGACAGCTTGCATTGTCTTTATTTGTGCTATCTCTTTGCTTGTCATCCATTTTTGCTCTTGTATTTTGCCTCTTTGCAATAATGTTAAATCTGTCATTTATTATAATATAATATTAGTATAATGTTCAGATGTCTAGCATAACTATATATCTATGTTTGCTAACAATTATCATTATTTTATTTTATATTTATTCTGTACAATTTTCCCATCCTAGATACCAGTCTATGCCGTTGAAAGATATCAAACCAAGGCTAAAAACAGGCGATTTAATTCTTTTCAAAGCTTTAGATAACCCCAATTCTATATTCATTGGTTCATACTACACACATGTTGGAGTGGTTTATATCGATCCTGAATTCCCAAATTTACCGCTGATATGTGAAGCTGCGCATACAAAATATATGTACACCTCTCCTGGGAGAGACAGATCCGGTATATTCGTAGAACCTTTAATACCACGTGTCACAAAATACCGAGGTTATGTGTTTTACAAAGAATATAAAAGAAAGGTCCCTGATTGGATTATTGTTGAATGTAAAAAATTCTTGCAGTATGCGAAAGAAAAGATGTATTATAATAACAGTGTATTGTCAAATGGAATAAAGAAGATAATCGGGTATGAAAAATGTAATAAAGCGACAAATTGTGGAGAATTTACTATGTTAATGTTGATGAAATTAAAAATAATAGATTTGCAAGAATACGATACTGCAAGATATCACTTGAAATATATTTGTGATTTACCAGGGTATCATACGCCAAAATATATAAGTTATGATCCGTTTGATGTTGAGTCAATTTATTTATCTTGAAGTTTATTGACAACATCGCGCATCTCTGCGAATACAGAGTTGAGTTCTTTCGTTAGCGATTCCACCCTATTGGTTAGCTGTTCTAGTTGTTTTTGCAGCAGTTCTTTGTTGTCGACGTTTGTGATGCAGATAGACCAGGTATCAGCTGGAGCTTCAACTGGGGCTTCAACTGGGGCTTCAACTGGGGCTTCAACTGGGGCTTCAACTGGGGCTTCAACTGGGGCTTCAACTGGGGCTTCAACTGGGGCTTCAACTGGGGCTTCAACTGGGGCTTCAACGGGCAATTCAACGGGCACACTAATCAGCGCTTCAGCTGACAATTCAGCTGGAATATTAACCAACAATTCAACTGGGGCTTCAACTGATACTTCGGCTGATTTTTCAATCTGCACTTCAACTGGCAATTCAACTGGCAATTCAACTGGCAATTCAACTGGCAATTCAACTGGCAATTCAACTGGCAATTCAACTGGCAATTCAACTGGCAATTCAACTGGCAATTCAACTGGCAATTTAACTGGCAATTCAACTGGCAATTTAACTGGCAATTTAACTGGCACTTCAGCGGGCACTTCAACTGGCAATTCAGCGGGCAATTCGGCTGGCAATTCGGCTGGCGCTTCAACTGGGGTACTAATCGGTGCTTCAACTGGCAATTCAACTGGCAATTTGGCTGGTACTTCAACTGGCAATTCAGCGGGCAATTCAACTGGCAATTCAACTGGCATACTAATCGGCTGCTCAAACCTCAAATCTGCCAGATCTATCAACCCGTCGTCTATCAAACTCTCTTTATTCTCTACATAGCCGATAAATACATCGCTTGCTATTTTCGTTTCGATAGATGGAAATTGTTCGATTTTTTGCTGATCTTGCGTATTTGATTTATTTGGCTGCTCTGAACAGCTTGAATCTTGTTGTTTTAGTTGATCTGGCTGATCTGATTGGTTTGCAGATTTTAACTCGCCGATCGTTAACCTTGTATCATACGTTGGGAATAGGATCCTTATATTATCAATATGATTTATCGTAAACTCAATAGTGTTCTCATCTTCGTATTTCACAACATCACATAAGGATTTTATTCTCTCTACAAATTCTACCCAGCTAGGCGACTTGAAATTTTTATCACGTGATGTTGCGAGAAATTTAGTTAGCCCACCATGGTAATCTTTGTATACCAGTGCAATAGTCGCATCTTGCAAAATTTCATCCTCTACAGATCCCATTGATCTTTTCAGCACATTAGCATAATAATTCGCTATATCGCTAGCCAAATCCCACAATTCAACGCGGAATATCAGAATATTTTTCGACAATCCTGCTATTCCCAATATTTTCGCGCTGTTGATAATACTGGAATCTCGTGGTATGTCAGCCCATATTTTTGTCTTTCCAGCATTCAACAATGTATTTTTTGTGTTTTGATCAAGTTCACAAGAGATAAATCCGCGTATGGAATTCCAACATTTTAAACTATCTGATGTAAATGCAACCGACAAAATATAATCTTCTTCGTCCTTTTCTGTCAATAATTTTACATTAAACTGCAATCCATTTTTCTGGAGATTATCCGCTAATTTTTCGGGAATATTCCTCAAAATGCTTAATATTCTCGGCTCTTCCGAATTCGGTCTGAAATATCGCCAGACAGCGCCTATACAACCATTTTGTTCAGAGCTGTAAAATATCTCAGCTTGAAAGTTGGATGATGATGGTTGGCAATCAAAGCAGACAAATTTTTTGCCAACATCCTTTATTAAGTGCCAGTGAACGGGTGCTTTTTGTACAGCTCTTGGCTCGTGTGATATTCTCGCCAAAACATTATAAAGATAACTTGCAATTTTATACTCGTCAAATAACTTTTCTTCTCTTCCATAAAATACTATATCTTCCATTTTTTTAATGTTAATAAAATAGTATTTTTATAGTATATACCACAGTATAAAAATATATGAAAAAGATTCAAATTATAAAATGAGTTTTGTCAATAAATTCTTCAGCAGACAATATGAAGAGACAAAATACGCATATACATTGTCATCTTTGTTTATGGCAACGGATAACTTGACAAAATTATCTCGTGTTGTTAAGATAAAATATTTTCGATTGAACAATATGCAAATTATGGAAAAAACCAAACAACTCGCCGATAAATTTGCGACCGAAAACAAGCTCTTTAATAATTCACTAGATGAAGAAAATGAAGTAGCGATCGATGATACTCTGGAATATTACAACAATAAATTTATTAGAGAATTTGAAGACGGTACAAATTCAACAGATCTGCGCGCGGACATAACGGATAATATCGACAATCCACATAGGCACTTTATAAATACCCAATTTGGCAAGATCAACCCAGATTATATGACAGCTGACACCATGGAAAATATGAGCTTTTCGAGAAATAAAGGGATATTTGCGCCCAATTCTCGTATGAGAAATAACAATCGTATTCCGCCGCAAAGAAAAATTGCAAGACATTACGACAGTGACAACATCGATGGTTTGGCAACATCAAACGATCGCAGCAGTTTAAGTGTACCAGTCCGGAAGATGAACGGAAAAAATAAGTTGTACACTTAAAAATTTAAATTTTATCAAATTTTCGTGAAATTTTATCAAATTTTCGTGAAAATTTAAACGTCAATCTCATAAGAGATCTCCTCTTCATCCTCTCGGATACCCGCGCTGCCGTTTAGCGCATATTCGGTCGGTTTTAATTCAAAGAAATTCTTTTTTTGTTCAGCGTAAAATACATGCATAAATTCAAATGGCTGGTCTTGAATAGGAAAACATTCTTTATATCCCGCGCCGATTAATATCAAATTTGCAATACATTCGATATAAACACGCACGTCATTGATTGGCAATCCGGGTAATCCTTTGCCGAGTAATTCTTGCGCATATCTAAATTCAATATCAACAGCTTCCTTTGTCATAATATGAGCTGCAGCTTCCGGTAATTTATTCTTCGGCGAAATGTAATTATAATGTTTAATATCCTCTTTAGCATGCAATAATTCATCTCTGCTGATCAGATTGTTATATTGCAATATACCTTGTAATTTGCCGCGCGTGTTTGTAACAAACCAAGTTATGAAGAGAAAACTGTTGGGAAAGAATATACCTTCTGTCAATGCAAGGCCAAACAAATCCTTCGCTAAACTCTGCTCTTCTGCATCATTTTGGTTATAATCACCAAAATCACTCGAATCGCTGTTGTCGTCGTTTAGTAAGAATTTTTTGCACCATGCATTTTTCTCTGCGATAACAGAGCTTGATCTTGCTTCGCATAAGCGAATATCTCTCTCATCTTTGTCTGGTATAACAGCTTTAAACATCAGTCCGTATGATCGCTGATGAACAAATTCAATAGCCGATTGAATGGTAAAATACGCTACAGCTTCCGTAGCTTTTAACTTGCTTAACAATCTTTTTTTAATGTAAGATACGACAATGGAATCAGCTATGGCGAAATATGTTTGCACTTTTTTTAGTGCTTCAACTGCACGATCATTAATTTCTTTATCCGGCAATAATAATCCTTCTTTTAATTCGGATATATCCTTTGCCATATTAACTTGGTTATGAGACCACATTTTACTTAATTGTTCTTCAAATGCATTCCAAGATGCTATTAAATTAATATTATCGAGTACTTCAACATCATTTTTGCTGTCTAATAATACATTACTCATTTTAATAAAGTATATTAATAAATTTCATTTTTTAAACGGAAAAAAATTATTGGATTAATTATTTTTAGACTAATCATTTAGTTCGAAATTATTTAATTAACCTTCTCATCTATTGGATCTTTCTTGTTAACGAATACATTTTTACAGGTCAAACATTTGTAAATCATCTTCATATCATTCGCAGTATACATCCATACGAATAATCGCTGTGTTTCGCATTTGCTGCAATAACTAAAATCTCTGTTACCGCAATGATCATGTTCCATATCCTTGATATAAGTTATATATTTTGTGTCATTAGATTCAACATTCTGCTTTTTATATAATAGGGTATCTTCCGGCAAAGCTTTATACTCGGCATTACATGTATTACATTTAAATAATATGCTTTCTGCTGTTAAGATCTCTATTAAACGCTTGCCGCAACTGTCGCAAAATCTCATTTTTTAATATAATTTTTGTTTTCAAATTTTGAAAATTTTGAAATTTTGAAATTTTGAAATTTAACTAAATTTAATAGAATAAAATGTCAAAACGAATAATTAGAATGACCGATATTTATATCCAAAAAGATCCGGATAAATATCAAAAATTATTCGAAAATGATGAAATTAACCCGTTGTGTATAACACAACAAGGTATATATTTAAAGTACAATACAAATTCTAAAATTTTAATATCAAGTTTGCAGAAGATATTTCAGATAAAAACTAGAATGCCGGGGAGGAAAATCAGATTTTCGTATATCTCCGATTCCTCACACGATAGGAAAGAAAAATCTCTGATATTACCAAGATTCGGTATACTTTACTACTTAAAACACGATTGTGTCAAAAGAGTAAGATTACGAAATATATTAGACCAAATCAATGTTAATATACGTATTGTCAACTGCTTAAAGCCATTTAAACCTTTAGAAAATGCAAAATGTAAAATAGAACTAGATAACAATCAGAGTTTAATACTAAACTATTTGATCTCAAATATTTATACAGAAGATATGATGAAAGTTGGTGCAAGCGGCTGCATTTTGCCGATGCCACCTGGCAGTGGTAAATCATATGTTGGTAGTGTTTTAATCTCGAAATTGAAGATGAAATCTATTGTCATATGTCATACGCGAGGGGTTGCCAGAGGATGGAAGAAAATATTTTCGCTGTATTTCAAAAACGTTTCAATAGGGCAATTTTATGACAGCAAAAAAATAGACGGCGATATTGTCATTGCTGTAATCAATACTATCGCAAATTTAGATTTATCCTCTGAAATTACCATAAAATTTCATGGAAGCGACGGCAAATTATATGATAAAACCGTTAAATGCTTTAAATATTTGGCGCAATTCGGCTTGGCGATATATGATGAATCACAAATTTACTGTAATAAGATGGGGGTTAAAGCCTACCAAAATCTGCAAACAACATGCATGTTAGGGCTTTCTGCAACACCAAACCAGCGTATTGACAAATTCGATCCTATAGCTTGGTGGAATTTAGGCCCGGTGATCGACTTAGATGATATCAAAGGTTATGATTGGACAGAGACTAAATTCAGAGGGAAAATTTGCGTAAAGCGATATTCTGGGCACCCAAATTTTATCGAGCCCGTTTATAACGTAACAACTGGTGAAGTCTCAACTTCCGGTATGACCTCTCAATTATCGAGGGATCCGTATAGATTGCGGCTGGTAGTCGATGAAATCTATAATTTATTGAGATTTGGTCACAAAGTTTTAGTTTTCGCCGATAGAAAAAGCTATCTGCATACTGTACAAAAGGCAATGTGCAAATACCGCGCTGAATATAAAATGTCTGAGGAAGGTGAAGCACTTTTAGAAAATGAAGATTCGTGTATTATTACAACGGATAAAGAAGCAAATGACAAATTAATGACGCTAACCGGCGGCGCGTCAGATGAAAAATTCACCTTAGCAGAGATAAATGCAAAGGTTATCTTTACGACATATCAATATTTTGGGGTCGGTGTATCAATCGACACATTAACGAGCGTCGTCTTATTGACTCCGCGAAAAACCGGAATACATCAAAATATTTCGCGATGTTTCAGAGGCAAAAATAACGCGAAAGGTCGTCGCATAATTGACATAGTTGATGTTAAAACATCTCTCGGCAAGCAATTTTCTGCTAGAAAATCAGTTTATAAATTGCAGCCGAGTATAGGCCGCGAGCTGAAAATTATAGAGGATGAGATCTCTTACAACAGTTTAGAGCCGATGTATGTAGATCAAGAGAATGAAGTTGGTGAAAATAACGAAGAGAATAACAACGAAGAAAATGAAAGTGATGACGATGACGACGATGAAGTTGATCCTGATCTCAACCTGTTCGATCAGATAGAAGGGGCAGCGAATGTATTTGTTAAAAATTAAAAAATTTTGTTAAAAATTAAAAAAAATTGTTAAAAATTGAAAATATTCGAGAAAATTGAAAAAATTTTGTTAAAAATTGAAACTGCTGTTTTTTATATAAGATGGCAGAGGAAAAGGTCGATTGTCAAAATTCTCAATCTTACCAAACTTTGCAAAAGCGATTTGAGGCCCCAGATTCGCTGAGTGAATTGCCGGAAAATGGTACCATTTGGTACACTGAGCTATTTAAAAATTTAATTCCATTTAAGGATTGGCTCAATGTTTTATTCGGCTCTGAACAACGACAAAAAGCCCTAGTAACTGCATTAAATGCCGTTTGCGAAGATTCTCGCTCAGAATTGCTGCGAATTAGACCTGACCCAGGTGATTTATTTGCATTTGCGCGGTATACGAAAGTTGAAGATATAAGGGTCGTTATTATCGGCCAGGATCCATACCCTAATGATCATGCTCACGGTATATGCTTTTCCAGCTTGCAAAATTCAATGCCAAAATCAGCGTTGAACATATTTAAATGTTTGTGTAAAAGCAAAATTATTGACTCTATAGATGACATATCCTCGTATGATTTGCGGCCGTGGTGCACTCAAGGGGTATTGATGTTAAATACAGCATTAACCACGCTAGATAAAAACCCAAAAAAACATACGGAGATTTGGAAAGATTACATGACGTTAGTTGTATCAAAGATCGTAAAGCAGATAAACGAATATAAATCGATTGAACCTGTATTTTGGATGTTATGGGGTAAAGATGCTTATGAGTGGGAAAATGTCATCTCAAAGTACAATCCGCACGCAAAACATCACATCTTAAAGTGGGGCCATCCATCGCCCCTTTCAGCGTTAAATCAAACGGATAATCCGAAGAATTTTGTAAATTGTACACATTTCATCGAGGTAAACGATTATTTAAAATCATTCAAAAGAGATATCATTTGGGATACGCGAGCTTTAACAAAATCATTGCATTTGTTCTTACATATCGACAAAGGAAATAAGAAAGTAATGCTTTATTGCTCTCAAGGATTTATGATAGGTAAAAGATTACAGGAAAGTTATAGCGATGAAAATGTTTCCAAAAAACAAATTTTGAGCGTCATCAAAAAATTTCTCGCGGGAATACCACAAGATGGGTATGATTCTTGTAAAGTTTATTGTGATATATCAGTTGATGTGCCAAAGACAAGTACGGTGGTATTCAAGCAAATAGCCGATAATGCTGAAATTATCAAGCAAAGTATGAAATCTGAACAAAGAGCAAAGTATATTATTGACGGTTTCAAAAATGTTAAAGTTTAAAATTTTGTGAAATTTAGTAAAATTTCAAATTTCACGATTTTTTAAAATCGCTCGGCAAACTCTTGCAAACGCGAAAGGGTTCGCGGCCCTTCAAAGATATGCTTTTGTCCCTCTTTATCTACAGCATAAATTGTCGGGTATAATTTAACTTTAAACTCCTCTACGATCGAACTATTTATTTCCATCGAAGCATCTATTGTCTCTGTATTTTTTCCCCGCGCAAATATATTCCATGTGGGGCCAAATTCCATGCAATAACTGCATGCTGGTTTATAAAAGTATATGAATTTAACCGTGTAATATTTATTATAATAATACAAAACTATTATGATAACAATAGACGCTATGATAGCAGATATAAAGCTTATAAGCAGATCCTTAACAATTTCGTTCATGGTATATATTATAAAAATTGAACTTTTATTGTTTTTATATTTTTAAGAATGGACACCGTTGAAAGTGAGACAAAAAACGAGACAAAAGATGAAATAAAGATAATGCAAAGTCCACTAAAACGCAAATTCATACTGATAGAAGATGAAGATGAAAATAAAACTGATAACCCTCAAAATATAGAAACGGCTATCGTTTTGAAACGCAGAAAGATACTCTCAGAAGGTTTTATCTTGTGTTCTATTCAGCCAGCAGATGAAAAGACATCTGTCGACAAACAGTTGTTATGTGAAACCTCAGATATTTTCAGAGAAAGATTTTCGCAAGTTACAAACAACACAATAACTTTACGAAATACACCTATGGAAATTCGCATCTTAGTGAACTTTATCCGATATAACATTATACCTCACACAAAAATTATCGAATTAATGCACTTGTGCGTAGATTTCAAAGTGAAAAGTTATATTATGATGTCTTTGTGGGATAAATTACTAACTTATATCTCATCAAAATTATTCCCGACCATTACACCGGAAGTTGATGTTGTTCAAGTTTATGACAACGGTCACACTTTATTCAACAGGGTATTTCCCTCTTGGTGTGATGTTACATATCTTTTAACGATAGAAAATCAAGTATTCAAGAAAATATTGCTAATGTTTGCGTTATTCTCCGCTACTCACAAACATTTAAAATGTGAAATTATCTCCAACAAATTTGCGATTGAAAAAATGTGCAAAGTACTCTCTGTCATTATGTCAGAGTATGATACAACGATGAAATTTCTCGCTATTAAGAGCGGCATGGCGCAACTACAATTTGGTATCAATGATTTATTTTCGCACATTTATCCTTTCAACATTTGAACTTTGCATTATAAACCTCTACAACAACAGGTTTTGGCGCATCATCATCACTGCCGCCAGATGAAACACTTAAATTGTTGATATCATCGATAAACTTTATATTATCTTGTATCTTGGATAATCTCGCTGATAATTCTGCTTTTTTGACGCCGACCGCCAACATTTTTTCACAAACTTCCTTATTGTCGGCAAATGTGTGCTGTAATTTACTTTCGTATTCTATAATGTATTTTAAACGCTCGCTTGATGCACCTTTGTCGATATTATCTTGCATTATCAACATTAAATCTTGCAAATGTTCTTCTTTAATCGTTTGTATTTGCAAACGCAAATCTAACTGCTTTTTTTCCTCGCCAAGTAATTCGCGCAAAATTGCATTGCCTTCAACCGTTAATTTATACATCTCTAATTTTCTCTTCCAATAATCTTGGCGATTATCGAGTGTAACATTGAATGTGTGTTCTTCACTTGCCATCTTTGAAAATCACACAATATATAAAAAATAAATTTCTCTATACAGCAAACTGCTTACCTTGCAAATTGGCGACAAAATAAGAATTACAATCAAATTTGTTATTTTTCACTAACATAGTGAAAGTTTTGATACGATAGTAAAATTTATCCTCTTCATTAAACAAAACATCATCTAGCAATTTTACGATACTTTCCGGGGTCAAACCTTGCTCACATCCCATACTCGATGTCATAATATGTTGGTGACCGAAGAACAACGCTGTTGAAATCGCATTTCTTATCTTTTGTTTTTCGATGTTAAATTTTACCTCATCACTCGCATCAAATTGTACCGGTGTATAAATAATACCCGAAATAACGGGTATCGGATTGTCCTTTGACAAACTTTTGTAATCTTTCTCTTCGCTGTCGAAAATAAACTTGATATCTGGTATCATTATAACGGTATCATCTACTAACGGGTAAAATCCGTTGATAACGGTATTGTTTATAGCGAGCGATATTGTCGTTCTGAAGTAAAATAATTCTTCAAAGCCATTTCTCCCTTGCAAATATTCTCCGCCAGGCTGCATACGCGAACCAGGTATTATGATACATGGCGGCCTTTTCATTTTCTCAACAAATTTCGTTATTTCTTCTGTCAAATTTGCAGTATCCTTTATTCTAATTGATATTCTTTTGTCTGTCTTAACCTCAGGTTCAACATTGTAAATTACTTCATTATTGTAATTTGTGTAATTTGGTTTCAACAGCTCAAAACTTGCATTTTTAATCGGATAACATTTTTCTATATTTTTGAATATTTGCTTCGCTTCAATTTCGCCTATGTTCGCAGGATTCAGCTCTAACTCTAACAATTCCTCTAATTTCGCCTCTTGTTCGCTGGTGATCTTTCCCTCGTCTGCAGCCTTAATATATTCGCGTTTTTGTTGCTTTTCATCTACCGTTAGCGGCCGTTTCCTCAAAACCCTATGCAAAATCTCACAACGTCCCTGAACCTTCTCTAAAATGCTCTTTCTAAATAATTCCCGCCGATAAACTTCGTTTTTCTTCTCCTTATCTAGTTTGTTAACTACATCGTTGTATTCGAATTTAGCATCCTTAGCCTCATTATCCTTAGCGGATTCTACAAATATTCCGCGTTTTGCATAATCGGTGTATGCATCCGTCGGCCTTGCTCTAGTATCAAATCTGTCGTGTTTTGAAGATGCCATTGCTTGGCAATAAAATTTAATACTAATACTTTATAACAATATATTATATAGCTTTTAATGAATATTTTAGAGGACATTTACGTGTGTTATTTAGATGCAGAGTTAAAATGCATACAGATAATTGCATTTTCGAGCGATAAAAAAGAATACAATCCTGAATTACCGACAAATACAATAGGTAAAAAGTTCCATGAAATCATTAACGATAAAAGATACGATGTGTCAGATGAGAACTTTACGCAAATTACATCAAATTCGAATTCGAATGTTATAGGTGGAGATGATTATTCTAGTGAAATCAGAGCTATCGAGGCCGCACTTTTGAAAGAGGATATTTCTTCCTTTAACATAAATGAAAGTAATAAAATTAACAATGACAAAATTAACAATGATAAAATTAACAACGCCAACAAAAATACAAATCAATTTGAAGAGATAAAATATTCTAACCTGTGTATTTATCAATTTGACAAGATCTCAGAATTAAAGGAGAAAATTTATATGGAAACTAAAATTTTGCCATGCGAACAACACTTATTCGTTCACAATAACATAAGCGGTGTAATGCCAATTTCATACGAGATAATGGTGGAATTTTCCCCTAAGAAAATAAACATAATTAATGCGTTGGGTTCAAAAAACAAGATAAAATCCATACCAATAGATGTGGATTTGTCGCAAAATGAAATCAAGGTAAATGCTTATGATTGGTTTACTATCATCAAAGAGATCAATAAACAATACGCTACTAATACAATTTTCCTAATGAATGTAAAGGATATAGTTTACAATGTATCTTCGAGTGATATTGAAATCGTATACAAAGGTTTTATTCGTTTATTCTTTCCTATGTTCTCGACGCTTGAGTGTTTCAAATCGTATATTTTACAAAATAACTGGCAAATTACATACCCGATGTTGTCTCCAGATTACAACATATTGCAGCGCAAATTTACGTTAGAGAGGGAAATTTTGCAAAAGCTAGAAACTTGGCAGAAAATGAAAGAATGTGAGAAACAAATTGTCACCTCTATAACATCGGCGATTGTAACAACGAGCTCTCTTGGTTCTGTGTATATACAATTGATGAATTTATTCAATTTACTACCGCTAGATGAGAATATAACATGTTGCCGATTACATTACTATTTAGATGGGAAAAAAATAGATGTCGCTAAATATTACATGGAAGAGTACAAATTCCCTGTAAAAGGTACCATCCCTGCCAATTCCATCATGTATAGATTGGCGCCGAATATAAGCGTTCAGATCCAAGCAACCGGAAAGATAACGATAAAATCCACTTGGTCGGAGACATTAGCTTATGGTTTTGATGAAGTTTTAAACGAATTGAAGGTTTATGTCGAGCCGCTACTACAAAAGATAAACAAATTAGGGCAAAAGGTATTTTCCGTTTCGTCAATCGACAAACTTCCGGAAAAATTAGTTGTTACAAATACTCACTTTTCCGAGGTAAATATTGCGTTATCGTGGAGAAAATCGCTCAGCGAAAATGGCGCGAGAAAATTATCGCAAATAATCAGCAAAATGTCAGACGCGGGCTTCTGGACCCCAGGTATAGACAATGAATATTTTATCAAAAAGGGTATGTTCGATTATAATTTATCGCGTTTAAACAGACTAGTTGAAGTGGACAATTCATTTAGCTGGCTAATAACAGCGGCGATACAGCAACGATGGGATACGATCTTTAACAAATCTAGATCGATGCTGATCATACCGCGATATAACGACATTTATATGTCTGTGATCGGTGTCAGAGAAAAGGAATACGAGTACTTTTACATCGTAATTTTGTGCTTTGTTATGTTAGTAGACGAATATATTAATTACAAAGAGGATGAAGCGGCAGCATCATCTCACGGAGAGAAAACGGTCGGCGCTCTCGTAGATTTGGCGAGAAAAAATCCGCTAAAACTCTTAAAAGAAGCGGATCCGAACTTATACAAACACAAAGGCAAAAGTCCATACTCGAAAATATGTCAGAAAAAATTTCAACCATTGATATTATCAGAGCAACAATTATCGCAACTGAACAAAGAACAATCGAATCGCGTGTTAAAATACTGGAATTTCACAACTCACTCAACAGCGTATTATTATTGCCCGAATCCAAAATTTCCAAATGCAAGATTTATAGCCGGCAAACATGATGCAGGATATTGCATTCCCTGCTGTAAAATGACAGATTTAGATGAGTCCTCTTCCAGAAAACAACAACTGCATAAATTATGTGTTGAAAAACATATAGTTTCGCAAGATGATATTCCAAAGCGCGAAACAGGCTCTATACGATACATTTCGCAGTTCAGCACGCGTTTGGAAGCGGGAAGAATCGCTCAATTGCCGACAAATTCGCCGCTAGTCAAAAGATTTCCAAATTTGTACATTGTCTCGATAGCGCAAAATATATCAAAGAATGCGACTATATTTGATTGTTTGTCGAATATTTTCGATGAGAACATCTATGAAAAAGCTGCAAAGGATGTCGCCGCCGATTTGTCAATTAAAAGAAAGATGATAATGTTGAGCAAAAACGAAATTGACCCAATAGAATACGCAAAATGGTATCTTACAACAACTATAATAGAGTTGATCGACGGCAAATATCTACGCGTACCACAGGGGAAGATAGAAAACTCAATTATTTTGCTCTTTAATTCCGGCGAAATTTACCATCCTATTTACAAACTTGACGCAAAAACATATTTTATAACGAACGAAGCAGAGAAAATCTTCTCAAGCGGAGAGTTATACGATGCTATCAAAGCGCTGGAAAAATCATCGCTAGATCTGGAAAATTCCAAGGGCGACAACAACATATTCGATTTGAAATTAATCGAAAATTTCACAAACTACAATAAAGATTGGTCTATTGTAAAATATCACTTTAACAACAGAGGATTATGTTATTATCTGACGTTAACGTTCAAAATTTCCAATTTTGATAAAATCGGCAAATCCAATATTTACCATGTGCCGATCGTTGAATCAAAGATTTTACATTCGAGTATTTTACAAGAGGTTGAGTTGAACGACAAACAATTTCCTATTAAACCCGGCGAAAGAAATAATTTGTTAAAGTTCATAGAAGCATTCAATAAATTTGCGGCAAAGAACAACATTTCGCTTATAAATAGAACAACTCGGGTATTAAACGCAGAAGGAGATGAAATCGGCATCAAATCACATGATTTGTATTTTATAGGCGGAGTATCTTACAAACCAACTAACACAATTGTATTGCTGTATGATCCGCGCGAAGTTAACAAATTTATAATAGATTTTGTCAAGTCGGGTGAAATATCAATTTCAAAAGAAATGCAAATTTCAAAAGAAATGCAAATTTCAAAAGAAATGCAAATTTCATACTATAACATATACTGGCCGCGCGTTTTCCTGATTAACTTTATAAATTGTATATCAAATATTAAAAACACAAAGGTTCGTAAATTACTCGGCAAGATCCTTAAAAATTATGTGTTTTCTAAGCCACTAGAGGGCCTCGTGCACCGTATTAATAAAGTCGACAGTATAAACATACAAGATAAGGAGAAAATTATAACCTTAGCATCTTTGCACTATCCAAACAAAGATCAGCTAATTTATGCGGTGAACAACACAAATTTTACGTTTGATAATGAAGAATTTTATAAATTGCACGAAAGGAAAGAGAGTGAAATTAAAGCAAATGTCGTGAAAATAGCGAAGAAATATTGCCAGATATCGAGCAATCCGTTATTATCACCGTATAACTTGTTATCTGACAACATTCTGATAAAAAAAGAACATTTTGACAATATAACTGATTTTATAACATACCGTATAAAAAATAACATTAACATCTATACAGGACTAGATCTTAATAAAATGATAATTTCGCGCGATTTCATTGAGCGGCCAAAGGAAACAATTTATGTGATCGATTGAAATTTTCTAAAATTTTAGAATTTTTAGAATTTCAAAAATTTGATTTGATTTTTATCATATAAGCTAATAGATAATATAATATATCTCCGTTAGACAAAATGGAGTTTAAAACAGTTTCATTCGATGATATCTCATCGAAAATTTCTACACCTAGAACCCCTAGAACTGACAGAGAAAAAGAAAAAACTCAACAAATCTCCTATCAGTTCACAGAAGAATTAACGCACGTTATTAACTCTAAAAAAGAACAAGAACCTTATGATTTTAGTAAAATTCAAGGAAAAATTCAACGATTGATTGACATCGAACCAAAGATAAATGTTATACACGCTGCCACCGTTACAGGAAAGGTCGGCGCTAAACTTTATAATAACATCAGCACTTCAGAGATCGATATGATGGCATCTGACGTGTGCGAAAATTTGGCGATCGAAACCCCAGAATATACAATTTTGGCCGCTAGATTATTAGCCGAAAACACACAAAAGTACACATCAAAAAATATACGAGAGGTTTATGATGAAGCGATGAATTATTTTGATAAGGATACAGGAAAAATTATTCCGCTAATCCATCCCTTCGTATACGAATTTGTCAAGGAAAATGCTGAATGGCTCAACTCTGTCATCGATGATACGCGAGATTTTCTCTTGACAAGATTCGGCATTATGACACTCCGCGAAAAATATTTGCTGAGAAATACAGAAAATAAAATTATCGAGCGTATACAGTTCATGAGATTACGCGAAGCGATGGGCATTCACGTTATGTCAAAATTAGTTTACAAAGAATTAAGTTGGGAAGAGATTAAAAAACGAATTGTTGAAACTTATAATTTGACCTCAACATTGAAGATGACAGGGGCAACGCCTACCATACAAAATGCGTCGACCCCTTTTAATCAGTTGATCTCTTGTAATTTGGGCGTTTGTGATGATACGACAGAATCGATCTCGCGCGATTGCTCTTATTCTGCCGCGGTATTATCAAAGCATGGAGCAGGGGTTTCGATTTCGTTCGACCCAATTAGAGCGAACGGTTCGAGGATTTGTGGCACGGGCGCTAAAGGAAGATCAGCACCTTTGTATAAAACTTTGCGAATTTACGAAGCGATTTTCGACTTATTCGATCAGGGCGGCGGCAAACGTCGTGGGTCGATGTCCGCTTATCTCTCTATTCATAACGTCAATATTTTCGATTTCCTAACCGCCATTGACAAACATAGTCCGCCGGATATAACGGTTTTGGATATCTTTTACGGGTTGTCAATACACGAGTATTTCGAAAAGCGCGTAAAAAACAAAGAGATGTGGTCACTTTTCAACTCTAAATTGCCCGAGGTTCAAGAATTGAATAATTTGTGGGGTAAAAAATACATCGACAAATACTTAGAGCTAGAGGAGAAAAAACTATACACGATGCAAGTGCCAAGCGTAGATTTGTGGCGCAAAATATGCAAATCTAGGATTGAAAATGGTATGCCATATCTTTGTAACATGGATGCTTTTAATCGCAAAAGCAATCAACAAAATATTGGATCTATCATTCAATCAAATTTATGCACTGAAATTGCATTGCCGACCAAACCCGGTGAATGGCAAAATTGTGTTATTAATAGTATCGCTGTGCAAAATTTCATATACGATTCTTACAGCGAAGAAGAATTAAAGTTACCTGTTAGCGAGCGCAGAAAATTAAATCATGAGTTTCCAGAAAATCCCGTCGTAAATTACGAGGAGTTGGCGAAGGTTGCAGGGATCGCCAATAGAAATTTAGATACGATCATTGACATCAACCATTATGCGCAAGATTGCATTAAAAAGCCAAACTTAGAGAGCAGACCAACGGGGATCGGCGTACAAGGTTTAGCTGATGCATTTCACAAATGTAAATTGGTGTATGGAAGCCCAGAAGCTAATCAGTTGAGTGCAAATCTGCATGAAGCAATTTTATACGGCGCTATGGTTATGTCAAATAAACGTGCTGCGAAATATGGAGCTTACCCGTTGTATAAAAATTCGCCCTTGTATCACGGATATTATCAACCTGATATGTGGAATATCGAAAAGTTGATCAAAGAGGAGAAATTACCCGATTTGTCAATTGAAGAGCTGATTAACTTAGAGTACAAACAACAAATGGACAACGTTAAATATCAGAGCGACCAAAATCTATTCAATTGGGATATATTGCGCGAACTTGGCGAAGAATATGGGTTTAGAAATTCAGAGTTCACCGCTGATATGCCGACCGCATCCACTAGCCAAATTTTGGGCAGCAACGAGGGAACAGAGCCTTTTACAAGCAATTTGTACATTAGATCAACCGATTCTGGTATGTTCTTTTGCATCAACAAATATTTGATCCATGAAATGCGAAAGTTAAATATTGACAATAAAAGATTAGGCTTGTATTTAGCGTTGAATAAAGGATCTGTCGCCAATCTAGACGGAATGCCAGATATCTTAAAGAAAAGATTTGCCACCGTTTGGGAGATGAAAAAGGTGCCGTTGATCGATTTAGCATATACACATGGTAGATTTATCACACAGTCTGAAAGCAGAAATATTTACATTTCACCTGAGAATCTGAGCGTTTCATCGCTGACAACTCTCGACATGAAAACTATGCAACGTGGTATTAAAACCATCGCGTATTATTTGCGATCTAAACCAGCAAAAGCAATTGAGTTGCCGATTAGCAAAAATCAAGAGAAAGAAATAGAGGATTATACCGAGAAATTAAAGGATTACTTCAAGGAAAACGCAGAGGAAGCAACCTCGCTTATGCCAGGGGCAACCAACAGCAAAAAAATATGCTTGTCTTGCCAGTAAAGTTTTCTAAAAAATTAATTTTTTCAATTGACAACCTCTTCGCTCGCCGCTTGCAGCGTATACTTACGTGTGCTATGTGCAATTGGTATTTTTTTGCGGATATCCTTCGCGCTGGCCAAAAGTTTGTAATCCTCTTCTGGGTTAATGTACCCTGCGGTCTCATCTGCCAACTCCGTAAATTTCTCAACGGAATCAACGATATTTGATTCATAAGGCGCCAAATTCATATCCTTTGTATTCTCTTGTATATTCTCATAGGAAACTGTATTTTCAGCGTTAGTAATAGCTTGCTCAATCTCTATTAAATTTATACCATGCTCTGGTGATGAAGCAGAATATAAAGTCAAAATAACACGCAATTCATTAGCAGATTCAACTAATTTCGACTGATTTTCGACAGCTTGCGATGATCCATGCGAAATTTGGTTAAAGGAAATTTCATCTCCTATATCCCTTTCGTATTCTCTATCGTCTATTAATTCATCTGCGTTTAGTTTAATAGACGGTTTATCATCTTTACTTTTGCTTTTACTTTTGTCTTTATTTTTGTTATCCTTTGCCACCATATTAAATATATTTCCAATCTTATCTTTGATTGTATCACACCGCATTGTCATATTGGGGCTATCTAATAATCGGTTATTTTTCGATAATTTCACAATTCGCGCTCTAAAATCCTTTAATTTGCCGATTGTTTTGTCAACTTCATTTACCCGCGCAATCGAAGTTTTCTTCTCATAATCTTGCAATTCCTCACATTTTTTATCATTTGTAAGTGCCGCGTATAACAATATGATTATGATAAATATAACTATAATACATAAAACGATAATCGTTGGATCCATAGCGGATTATATTTTACAGCGAAAAAAACAACAATTAAAAAATGAAAACACAAAATATAAAATAACTCAATAACATCTCAATGACATCCCAGTATAATACAGTCGACTCTAAGGAGTTCAAAGGTGTATTTTATATACCGATCAGCTTTTCTGCAGCTCACGTATCAAAAAATTGCTTTAGAGAAATTTTAACGAATGAATCAAATAACAAAATAAAAGAATATTTAAAGACCTTTATTAGTCTTTGCGGCACAGATATTAAAGGCAAATATGATCATATTATGTCATTTACTAACTCAAAACCCAAGAACGATTTTGTTGTTATCGCAGATTTAGAGCAGTATATTTCGCAGCTGCCAAAGTTGCCATTTCAACCAGATTTTAACATCGAAACTTTACTATCAAAATATACGGAGGAAAAACAAAAGGTTTTGATTGTTGCAAATTATACAGCGCAAATAGATACAAAGGATAAGGTTGGTAAAGATTTGAATATATACTGGCATTTACATTCAAAAGAATTAGAGTACAAAGATAATACTTTTGACAGAATATTCTTGGTCAAATGTTTGTCAAATGAAAGTTCTATCAGTGAATTCTTACAAGAATGTCAGCGTGTATTGGCACCAAACGGCAAAATAATAGTGCAAGATCACGATACAACACAATTTGATTTAGAAGAGGATATATCCCATTTAATGTCTTGTTTCATAACTATCGTTAATTTATTCTGCGATATTCATTTGAAAATACAACATAGACAAAAATATTGGAAAAAATACACAACTTATATTGAAGAATTCGCAGCGATAAACATGGCGATCTCCCCGGAAAATCCAAAATATTCCGCATCGAATATAACACAATTATTTACATTTGTTGCAACTCAGAAATCGTAAAGATGATAACTTTGAGGTTGATATTGAGGTTTAGATTGAACTGTATTTTTTGCGATTTTCACGCCTTTTGTATTTTTTACATTTTTCAAATTCGCGCCACCGCCGAATATACTATCAACTATTGCTATCTCCTCATGCATTAGTTTGAATACAACGTTATTGTACTCTGTTGACCCTGGAACGACCTTTTCCTTATCCTCTGTATACAATGTGAAATTATTCCCGGGAAATCCAGAGTAAAAGTATTTTGCACCATCAACCTTAACAGAGTTAACCTTTTTCTTCGTCAACACCTCTTCAACACATGAATTTGGGTATTTCATATCATTTTCAATAGAATCCATGTATAAAAGCTGGTTATTGCAAGAGCACATTTTACACTGCAATTTTTTTACCAAAGAGGGAGGTAATTTATCATGATAAACTTTGCATTCAGCCGACGATATCATCATCAGCATGTGAAAACTGTCAACTAAAGCCTGTTTTTTTATAGAATTCTCATAAATTTCAACGTCGGTCGGGGTATCCTCCAATTTTATATCTTGCGGATACGTCGACAAATAAACGTAAATGTGAACTTTTCGTTTTTCAATCGGCAATTTAACATGTGCGCGTAATCGCAATGCTCTGCCGATAAATTGTCTGTTGAGAGTTTGCGTCCAATTTGGAGTGGGGATATACATACGCGTGACGGATTCTGTGTTAATCCCTTCAAATGCCGCCGGACCCAATATCAACAGATAAATGTTAGGATTTTGAATGAAATTTTTCCTAATCACATCCCTGTATTCAGCGTCAACATTTCCTGTTATCACACAAAAGTATTTCTCTTTTTTGTCAATTCCCCTACCCAAAACGATATTTTTCTTGTCTGAGAAATAGTCAGAGATAATGTCGAAATTCAGCGGATTATCATCATTGTTGTCATCGTTGTTGTCATCATTACAACAATTACCACTAGCACCAGCACCGATAATAAACTCTTTCCAATGTCTAGCTTTCAAGATAGCTGTCTGCACCTCTATCCCTTCGCCGCTGACAATAGCACAACCTATCATTTGTTTTTCCGGTATGTTCGCCTCGATTTCATCAAACATCGCTTTGTATTTCGGCGACCAAATGTGCAGATCATCCGTTAAATCCTCTACCGTTAACTTTGAAACATCATTCTCAACTTGCAATTTTTTCTTGCCCTTTACCTCTATTAAACGCGTTGCATGCGGCGGGAATACGAATAAACCGTTTTGCCGCGATCTAATTCGATAAGTTGATGTTGTGTCCGCATGCCCAAATCGCCGCGATGCAGCCGCAACTATCTTATATCCGGTCTTACCCTCTGATAATTCTGATAATCTCGAATCCGCGTATTTATTATACTGCTCTATGCTCATTGGTACGTTGACGATATTCCACGGCAATTCTTCTGCCATATCAGGGTCATTTTCCTTTTTGTAAGCTTCACCATAATAAGCTACTAGCCCATAAATTCGATTCGTATAAATTTCGGCATTTTTAACCGTGTTATTTTCAACATTTACAAACCACTGATAAAATTCCTCGCGTGTTTCCGGCAATAATTTTTCGCCGCTTAACATGTTGAAACAAGGAACCGATTCGAATGGATCGTCTGTCATAGGGGTAGCCGACATCAGCAATAATCTTATGTTTTTCGTTTTGCAAACTAAATCGTAGAATTTCAGTGCATTTTGCGAGCCATTTGTGATAGAATTGAATAGATGTTGGGCTTCATCTACGAATATCGCGGTATTTTCCAATATGTTATTTTTGACGTTGTCCGATAAAATCTCGCGTTTGATATCATCTAAATTGCCTAATTTGCTTCTAATTCGCTTGTCCGCGGCATTATCGTTGTATTTATAATCGTTTATCGTTGATACCAACGAGCTGAACATATTAGAGGAGTTCATAGTTACAAATTTAAATTTCGGCGTTTTCATACCAACAGAATGAGAATAAAACTTGATGGTCTCTAAAAACTCCTCTTGATTACTTTTCTTCGACATAAAGATTAACTTTCTCGTCGGATCTTGATTTGCAATATACACCATGATACTTGCGGCCGTTCGCGTTTTTCCCAAACCGAGGAAATGATCAAGTAAAATACCGCGAGCATTAACGGTATTTTCGATAAACCATTTAAAATATTCTAATACGAGGTATTGGTGTAAGCGCAATAATTTGCTAATTTCGCCATTTATTTTCGTTTCCTCTAAATATCTCTGATAAAATTCCGACAATTTCTTCTGCACTATATCGGGGAAATTTGTGTTATTTCTCGACAACATGGTAAAATTTGTATATTAAAAAAATTTAAAGAATTTGTTATTCTTTTAATCTACTAAGTAAACATCCTCTTCGTCAATATCGGTGTCTCCGTCATTATTTTTCGTGTCAGTTCTCTCATTAACATTTTCGTTGTCACTTTCACTATCACTGTTGCTATCATCTTCACTGCTAGATTCATTTCCCCCATCGCTTTTTGTAATCTTTACAAATTGCTTTTTAGCTTTCTTTTTACCCTTCTTTTGCAAATCATCTCTATTCAATATGATATTTATCCTATTTTTCTCCGGAATCAACGATAGGAATTTCTCGGTATTTTTACTCTTAATTCGCGTAATTTCACTATCCGGCACAGATTCGCGCTCTTTAATACGGTATATATCCTCTTTCATCTCTTGCACCAATTCGTCGTTTAGCGTCGTCAATTTCAAATCTTTTTCATCAAACGATATAGTTGATGTTCGTTTTCTGTTATTATATTCTTCACACATACGTGCATAATATTGATCTACCGTTTCCTCTTTTACATATTGCAAATCATATAATGCTTGTTCTAACACACTATAATATTCTTTCGTTTCCTTTTTCTCTATTACAACGGGCATCGATCCGCTACCCAATTCGCTTGCAACATCGCTATATTTCTCATCAAAATTTACTTTCTCATATCCTTTGTTGATTTTATCATCTTTATTTTCATCATCTTTATTTTCATTGTCATCGCGGTTGCCATTATCATCGTTACTGTTATTATCATCATCGCTGTTATCATCGTCATTATCATCATATTCTGTTTTCGGATCGGATATCTCATTTATTTTCCTATCTAACTCCTTTGAATAGTCGTTGGAAACAGAAACTAATGTATTTTTCTTATTATCATCTATGTATAATTTCTCTCCTTTTTGTAAGGAATCGCCCGCGCGTAAGAATCTGCATCCTATACAAGATAAATAACCGTTGCGATCTTTCAATATCATCTTTGATACAACGCTATTTTGTAGCTTGCGTTCGATACCGCGCAAAATGTTCGCTTCTTTTTCTTGGCTATTAAATTTCATTCTATACCATTCTAAATAACAATCGATAACCTTTTCGAGAGGTTGCCGAGTCTTCTCTGGTTTGCCAGTGACGCATCTTTCGGCGATGAATTGCGCGATTTTATCCTGTGCGATTCGCAATTTCTCCGTTGAAATTATGACGTTTGGGTGAGGAACTTTGTTGATATCGCGGTTGTATTTGACGCAATAAATACGGCGATATTCCAGCAAAATTGCCAACATCGCATCGCGGTATTCTTGCTCCTCTATTTTCTTCATCAGCGCTGGGTTTGCCAATGACTCGTATGGATTTTTCGGGTCGTACGATTCGCCAACTTGCTTGAAAGTTTTCTCAAAGTCAAACTTCTCAAAGCGGCGAAATGTGCCGTGTGTCAAATCATCCAACTCAATATCGTTATTTCCCGTTTGAAAGAACGAGCAATTTAACACAACGTTCATCATATCGCGAAATAATTTGCGCAGCGGCACCAAATCATCGCCTGTCAACAATTTGATAATCGACATATTAATACGCTGATTTGTGTCATTTTCATTGATAAAGACAACTTTGCGGCCTATGATCATAGCCAAATCAGGGGTTGCGTTGCCGCCGGGCGCCGATCGGCCGGTGATCGAGGATGTTGGAATTGCCGCGCAATAATCGTTGCCGAGCGCTAATCTAATCAACTTTAGCAACAGCGATTTGGCATTACCACCTTCACCGAACAACAAACGATATTTTAAGCTAGAGCTCATACCATCCATTGTGCTGGCAAAAGCACACAATAAATACTCGTGTGTGTCGGATTTTTTCGGCAAGAATATTTGGCGCAATATCTTCAGCAATTCAGCTTGTATCGGATCCTCTGGATTATACTCGATATACCGAGCGGTTGTAGTTTTCATAACCTTATAATCATTATAACCTTTGATGAAAGTGTTAGAACCGTCTGCGTTCAACACCAACACACCACCGGCAACCCCCAGCACATTCGGCAACAAGTCTAACTGGTCGGTGAATTTATACCGGTATAGTTTATATTTCAAGGTTCTAACAACCCCGGAGATAAATCCAGCATCAGAGAAATTATTTATCGAGGTCGCGAAAGTACGCAGCAAATCACTTTTTGACTTGATTAATATTTTTGCCGCAGCTTTTTTCTCCTCGGCAGTTATCTTCTCCTCTATTGTTGCCGTGAAAATCGTCTCCGGTTTCTGCTTGTACAAAGTATTATATACCTCTGATGCTATCTCTGTCAACTTTCCCGGTATGAAAGTAGCAACTTTATGAAGTTCTTTCGAGCATCTTCGCCATTTATAATGGTATAAATCGGATTCGCCTTCGTCCTTTGGTATAACATACTCGTACGCTACTTCACATTGCCCATTTTCCGTTATGATGTTATCGATAACATAAATATCCTTGAAATTATCATAAACGATAGCGGCAACATGTGCATGTCGCAAAGCCCCTACAACATTAGGTTTGCTTATGGTCTTAACAAGTTTGCTTGCTGTACTTTTATTTTCCATACGGTTGTAGATTTCTGGATTGTCTTGCTTTAACCATCCTTGCAAATTTCGCATACCATAAAAGTATTGTTTGTTGTTGCCTAAACTATTATTGTACGCGACACGTTGGCAAGCATCCTCCCACATCGTTTCAAATCCCGTTTGATTCCATTGTGTACTGCGCCGACTAAAATACTCGGCGAGCGGTTTGTAATGCGACGAAATGTTAGCGATTGCCCAAATGACATTTTTCCAATATGCAAAATTTGTTGCTCTCCATTGCCCTAAATTCTCAACGATCTCCTTCACCTCTCGCGAATCCGGGTCGGCGATTATCAGCTCTCTGATATTTTCCTCTAGCTGCTTTTCTTTGTCAATTATATCTTTCGGCGTATGTTGGAAAAGCTGTTGTAAAGATTTTGAGTCCGATGTCTTACACTGCAACTCATATGCTGTTTTTGGATACATCAAAGTTTTTTTGATGATGCCATTTTTTCTTGTGAAAATCAGCGATAATTCGTGGTGTAAGTTAATATCTTCGAACGCCGAAGGATTTTTTATTACATTTTGAAATTTATCATCTAAAGTTATCATAACATTTGAGGACATCACTCTAATCTTGTAAATATTTTGCAATCTATATGGTTCCTTCGGTCTTGCCGGATCATCCCCTGTGCGTACCGTTCCATGTATAAATATAGTAGAAGCTACAGGCTGTAAGTCAACTATCTCTGAGATAGCGACAAATTGCTGTTTGCAGTCTAATTGATTAAAATATTCAATCATCGATTGTTTAAATTTATCTAAGATTATAAAACGCAAACCGCGGGAGATCATTGGGCCCAGTACACGAATGTGTAACCCGTCCCTATAAATTTCGCGCTCTGTCGGCACATCCGGATACTTTGATGCTCTTTTTGCCTGCGACATTCGCTCTATCGCATGTCTGCTTGAAAATGAAACGTAGAAAGTGTACGATAGCATTTTATCAAGTAAATTGACATGTTCTTTGTATAATTCTGCAATTACACCAGAGATATACTCAAAATCATTCGTCGATAATAAACGAGTGCAAGTATATTGTGCTATGTCAAAGTCGATAAATAAACAGTTTTGATCGAGTTGCTTTTCGATAACGCCGATTCTCATGCGGTCTAAACAGCACTCTTTAATACAATCAAATAAAACGTCAATTTCATCCTCTTCGCGCGTTTCATATCGAAGTCCCGTATCACATTTTATGACGATAATTTGAGCAAATGGTTTTTTATCGCCGGACACTACATATCGCGATTTTGTAACTAATTCTATTAAATTCCTGTATGACGGGGTATTTTTATAAAACAATTCATTTAATGAAGAATCGTTTTGTAACTCATACGCCATTTATTCAAAACGGCATTTATATAAAACTATTTCATTTTTTAATAGAAGAAAAAATCATATATTTGTCGGTATCATTTTGTACAGCATCTCTACCTTTTTGCCTGTTTTAACGTGCGAAATACAGCATTCATCGACGTCAACGAGAAGATTTCCGATCGTTAGGGTCTTTTCGCATTTGCAAATTTTGTTAACTAAATTCAAACTTATCTGATTTTCATACATCAAACTGAGTAATTTGAAGTAAAATAACAGTGATGGATTTGATATTTTATCGTCGAATGCTACAATTTTTACGCTGTATAAATTTAATTTATAAATCAATTTACACCATAAAATCAGCAAATCTGTACATAACATTGTAAATGTAGAGATTATGAAGGATTTTGCTATAGCGAACATATACTTGTATTGCATTTTGTAAATTTTGTAAAATTTTGCAAATTTTGAATCTCTTAAATATATTATAAATTGACAAGTGGGTAAAATATACTTATCATTAAAAAATATACTTATTGATATAAAATGAGCGATGCTGGCGATGATAATTTTGACGATATAGATGAAGAATTTGATGAAGATTACGATGATGCATACGATATAGAAGATGATAAAAATGATGTAGACGGCGAGATAGAAGCGGAAGTCGAGGTTGATGCAGAAGTTGATATAGGAGAGGTAGATGCTGACATCGCTGATGATGCCGCTGATATAGATGATAATGTTGATGCTAACGAAGGGATCAGAAAGGAATCAATTGTTTTAGAGGATGATGGAAATGACAGTAATGAAGGGGTTGGCGATGGCAAATCAAAGGACGAGAATAAATACTTTAAAACATCCTTTCTGTCGATTAATACCAGCAAAGCCGATAAGGATAAGAGATATAACGCGTTATATATAGTTGATAAGATAATCACGGGAGATTCGCGACGTTCAAGCGCAAAAATGACATTAGCAGAATTTTCCAGTATAGTTACAACGAGGATTATGCATATAAATAACGGTAGCGCACCGTTTGTCATACCACATAAAAATGCTTCATCAGAGGAAATAGTGCTCTCTGAATTAGCAAAGAAAAAATGTCCGTTGATGATATTGCGGCCTGTCAGCAGAGATACATACGAGTTGTGGAGAGCAAAGGAGATGATTTTGCCGAGAATCCAGAACAAATTTTCTAATTTTAATTGAAAAATTAGAAAATTAGAAAAAATAGAAAAATAAATTTTAAGATATTTTAAATTTTAAACTTTAAATTTTAAATCGGATTGTTTTTTTCTTTTAATCCTTCAATTTTTCAGCGTTAGCCTCCTCTAATTTTACAATTCGCTGCTTCAAAATGTTAAAATCGCCATCGAATTCTTTGCACAATTTGCAAAATCCAACATAAAAGTGTTCTTGGGTATGATTTCGTGTGCTGTGTCTAGCATCATCTTTCTTTTGTTTTTCCTTTTGTTTTTCCTTTTGTTTTTCGTTATCCTTAACCTCTGTATAAACGCTTTCCACCCCTTTGTTGATCAATTGCATAATAGCGAGAAGGGGTCCGTGATTTTTTCTGAAGGAATTTGGGTTGACCATAATCCAATTTAAACCGTCAATATTTTCATACACCATCAATTTACTTTCCAACGGATATATGATTTCCAAATATTCGGATACGGAGATTTCATCCTTGTCAGTGAATAAAATGCACAATTTAGCAGCTTCAATATACAAATCTATTTCATAATTGTCGACCTCTTTGCCGATTTTAACTCGAAGTTTTGGGTCAACACTATGCTTCTGTATAATTTCCTTGATACTTCTTCTAACAGAATCAAGATGAACATCATTCGGGGTTTTCTTGACCCTTATAGCTTTTTGTTTTACCATCCGCTCTTCAATTGGTTTTCTTCTGATATTGAAATGTAAGAAGATTTCATCCGGGATATCATCATATTTTTCATTCGGAAAAGATTCCATCAAACTTGTGATACCCATCGTTGTTAATGTTACGATACTATCGTATTCATCAATAGCATGCAAATATCGCTCTGTTGCATCACTCAATTTACTGACAATTTCATTGCCCTCCGCTTCTGAGATATTTAACAGCTCAAATATATCCTCGGCAGCGTATACAGTCGAAGATTTTAGTTGTGATGTTTTAAATTCTCGGATGTCGCTGAAATCCATTTTTCTTCCGTTTGAACTTTGAAATTAAGCGACAAATATATAAGTTATCTTTTATTTAATTTTAATACTTGGTTAATTTATAGACTGGTGATAATCAATTTTATTGTGAGAAAAAATTACAAATTGTCGATTTTTTAATTTAATAGTTTTCGTCATCGTCGCCATTGTCGCCATCTTCACCATCTTCACCATCACCATCATCATCGTTTTCGCCATCACCATCGCCGTCACTTTCATCTTTATCTATTTTACTCTTAGATAAAATGTCATCATCATCGCTATCATATTGATTATCCTCTATATCTTCAATCAACATGTTATTTATCGGCTTTGAAAAGTCAAATTCGGCATCATTTATCTTCTTTTGTAAAATACTGAAATCCACATCTTTTTCATCAGGATATTTTATATCCGGCGAGAATATTTCAATATTATTATTGTTTGATATTAATAATCCGATTGTAGCTTGTAACTTTATTAGTAAATTTTTGAACATATATTTGTCTGCTATATTTAACAATTCACACCACACTTTAGCTTTCACATAAACATTTTCGGCACAACTTCTATCAATAGCATCCCATAATTTTACCTCCTCTAGCGTTAAGAAACCATCAACTTTATCATAGTTGACCTCTGGCTGCAAATTTATTTTTTCGATACCTTTGCTATATATTTTAGCGTATAGCATCAGAAAATGCACTTGAAATGTGTCGATTGGCAATTTGCAACATTTATCCTCTTCGTGAAAATTCGGCTCATCAAAATATGAAGTTATCTTTTTTAATATCTTTACTGGTATCTTCCATTTAGCGCCACTTAACGATTCAATAAATATAGACATTTACCACAGTATATATTTTATATCAAATTTTCATATTTTAAAGTGGAAAATATTTCATATTTTAAAAATCAATGTCCGAGTCGAAGCTCGTAAAAATAGATGATAATATACTGAAAAATCTCCATGATAAATACCCAGAGTATTCACAATTTAAAGAGCTTGAAATGTTCAAAGCTGAAAATAATGCAAATTTGTATTACAGAAAAACGGCCGTTTCTAAACTTTTGCGGTTGAAAAAATCAGAGATGAACGAATTCTTAACGGACGAAAATATCATCATTTATGATAGCCATGCGTATATAAATATCGAGGGTTTGCTGACATGTATTTATAATTCTGATACCGATGTTGCAAAGTTATTCAAAACTTTCAACGCTATATTAATCGAGACAATTTTGCAAGATGGAGTAGCAATATTAGATGATATTTTGCGAAAGACTCGCGATAAAGTACCAGAGTTAATACGCAAAATAAGGCATTCGTCGGCTTTGCTCAAGTTACAAGCGGAAGAATTTAGAGCGGCAGAAACGACTATAATCAGACTGCGCCGTATGAACGAAGAGCTAAAGAAGAACAATGAAAATATCGTTAGTAAAATCAAAAAAGCAGAGGATGTTACCATACGCGAAATAAAGGAAATCAGCCCTGCAGAATATATAATGATATTACATCAATGTTTTATGAAAAGCGTTTACATCTATATCAATATTGTTCCGAGTGAAAGATTGAATATAATATCAATGGACAATATACAAATTGCCGATAAACAAGTTGATAAACAAATTGATAAACAAATTGATAAACCAATTGAAAAAAGAATAAAACAAATGAGCAGACCAAAAGGCAGATCAAAGATAAATGGCAATGGAGACAATAACGACGACAACAGCGACAATAATAGCGATAATAACGACAATAATAAAGAGGAGAAAAATTACTTTGTTGAGTCGGATAATTTAGATTATTTGGACCCGGACTATGAACAGTTCTCGATTGAATCGCCGCCATTAAATGATGTTCCATTTATCTATTCTATTTCAGATAAACATATTGCAGAACCCGCTCGCAAAAAACTTGTTGCTATCGAGTATATTTGCAATTCATCCGATTATAAAGAATTAAAAACGATGTTAGTCAACGGTATAGGCGATAAGATTATACCGGAGAAAGTAAAAGCATTTAGATGCACTTTGAAAGATTTACAAGAGATAATACGAAACTTTCGATACCAAGGTGTCAAGAAACTTGCCAAGGCAAAAAATATAAATTTCGTCGGCAAATTCCACGATATGGAAAATATAATTGATGCAAATGATAATATCGGCTCTTATTTGGACGAATGCGGTCTTGATTATCAAGTTTAATATGTTAAAAAGAAAACTTTAGTTTTTACCTAGCAAATCAATTTGTAAAGTGCCGTTTTGTCCTCTTCACTCAAATCTAATAGTATTTTCGGATCTTTTTTAACAGCACTAACAATATCCGCTAATCTATCACGCATAGTAGTATCCTCTACCAAACGTGCATTTTTGCATGATTTATACTCCAGTACAGACCAATATTCTTTATCACGCTTCAAAGCTTCCAAACTGGAAGTGTAAACGTTGCCAAGTTCCTCATCGCTAAATGATTTCACTTTCTTTCTGTATATATCTCTATGCAATTCTCTTATATAAACAGCTCGTGGTATTGCCCATCTTTCAACAGCTCTGTCCGACGCCTCGTATTTTTTCTTGCGCAAAGTTTCATCATCGATCGTTTTGGTTTTTTCATCGCTACCACCAGAGATAATCTCCGTTCCGTCTTCCAAAATAGTCTTCTGATCATTTTCCACTGAAGTATCATCCTTCTTTGCATTTTTTCGCTGTTTTTTTCTTCTATTCCTCAGCCGTTTTTTCTCTAATTCTTCATCTTCTATCTCAAATTCGTTGATCATACCCAACATAATGATGAAAGCTCGCTGAGAATATTGCTTTTGAATAGCCATGTATTTGCTAACAACAGGAAATTCCTTGCAAAATATACCATATTTGGATCTTACCGACTTGTATTTTTGCTCATCAGGAATCTTATCGTAATTGTTTGTACCGTCTGGATTTTCCATATTTTTATAAGAGTAAATTACATGCTTAAATATTTTTTTCGCCATTATCACAGCGGAGATAATCTTCTCCTCTCTACTATCATTTATATCGCCAACAAATTTGCGGTATTTCTTATTCAAGTTATAAATTTCTCGTTTAGTCAAGTCTTCATCGCTTTTGACATTGTTGACATTGTTGACATTGTTGGTATTGTTTTTAACATCTAAAACGTCCTCTTTTTTAACGCCGAATTCATTAGCGTGCGGTTGTACATTTTCTGTCTCCATGACTATATTACATAAAAAATGTCTTTTTATAAAATGTTTAATGACCTCGATGAAGAAAATTTCTGATACTCGTCGGCAAATTGTACATTGCTTTGTTTCCTCCTATCCCGCAATTTTTCTGTGCCATTTATGTATAATCTGTCCCATACCGCCATATCAGAGTTTTTTCCGCTATTTTTCGACGATTTTGCAGATGATCTTCTTGAGGTTGCCCCTGCCGATCCCGCTCGTTTGTGTTTATTTGGCGTTTTAACACTCTTCTCCAGTTGTCGCATAGAGGTCGACAAACTTTCCATCGTTCTAGATAACATCAAAATCGATTGGTGATTTTCCGCTATAATACTTTTCAGTTGTTTGTTCTCCTCTATAACATCTGCGGACACCGCTGCCGTCGCCAGATTTGGGTCGCTTTGCCCAAAGGTCGCCTGTTTTATCTCTATTTTCTCAATATTGAACGTTTTGTGTGATCTTCTTCCGCGCGCAAATTTTCTGACATTTTGTATCCGTTTGATCGTTTTGTACATATCTTTGTGGATAGAATGTGCGTTTGATTCGATAAATGATTTTTCGTCGTCTGTTGATGCAGGGGTTGGTGTTGGTGATACTGACATAGAGGTCATTGCTTTTCGCAGCGCTATGGCCTCTTCTGTCATCATATTTTTATCGTTGTATTCTTCAAAATCACTATTATCATTTTGTACAATGCTTGTAATTTCCGAATCTGAAAACGCATCATCTGCGTTTAAATCATCGTGTATATCTGGATCTATGTTGTTTGTATTATTTTTGCTAAAATTGCTAATTTTATCAATTTTATTAATTTTATCAATTTTACTAGCATTAACAAACGCTTTGCTTATAACAGATCTAACATTTAATTTTGCTTGATTTTCGGCTATATCGAATTTGGACGCCATAAAATTGAAAGCTTTCAATATATAATCTTCGTATTAAATATTTAGATTGAAATAACTATAAATAAAAATATTTATTAAAATGACCGATTTATCGCGTATGCCGCAATCTTTTAAAAGTACACAAACGAGAAAATTAGACTTGAAGAATATTGGCAAATTTATAAGTTTACACGATATATCTATTACGGACAAAACATACAAAGAGGAAGAATTACCACCTGCTTCCATACCGGAAATGCCAGGGGTAATATTTACACATTATCAGCGATCTGCAGCAAAACGACTACTAGATTTAGAGGAAAAGGCACATATTATGCTGGAATCAAAGGACAAGATTGTCGACCTGTATTACAACACCTTATCGCTTACATTGCAATCCGGGTCTGGCAAAACCATGATAATGCTTTATGTTATGTGTTTGAGATTTTCGGCGCCGAAACGCCCAGAAATACGTGTGATAAAACCATATCGCCCAGACCCGACAAGTGACGAAATAAAGGAGTCGGCGGCCGTAAAAATGTCATATCAGAGGCAATTCAAGCCTAATCTGCTGATCGTTGCAACATCCGTCGTATATCAATTTATTTACGAAATCGAAACATTTACTAATTTCAAATATTTTGTCGCAAATAATAAATCCTCTATGGTTAAATTGATAAATATAATAGAAAACGGAACGGTGAACGATTATGATATCATTTTGGTGAGAAATGGAATCATGTCTATGACACAACAGCTGCCTGAAGGCGAAATTGTCGCACATTTCAACGATAAATTAAACACATACATCCCAAATGTTTTGGCGAATATAACAGGCCAATGGAACAGAATTTGGCGAGATGACTTTGGGATAAAGGAAAGTTCCGTTATCGGGCTGCCATCCGCGCGGAGCACAATTTTGGTGTCAGCTACCTTGGGTATTAACGCAAAAAATATACGCGGTAATAATCACAAAACAAATCAAAGCTGTGCGTTGGATAATAGATATCCTTTCGATACCTACTCAAATTACTTACTAAACGGCAATTTATTGGTGAATTTGAATATCAATTGCAGCAAAGATTACATTGCCGCGTATACGAATTTATCCGAGCCAAAATTCTTCCGCATAACCTTTGTTCAAAAAGCGCTCTCGAAAACCCTTGGTTTATTGTCCGGTATAAACGATGAGAAAACGGAAACTATTCTAGAGATGTTAGAGGCCGGCGCAATAGATCAAGCTTGCAAAGAGGCTGGAGCACATGAAAATTCATACGAAGGGGTATGCAAAAAGTTGTTGGAGGGCCAATTTGAGAAGTTCAGAGATGTAAAACGTGTGCTGAAAATATGCGATAAAATTTACAAACTAATAGAGAATAATAAGCTGAAAGATGCAAAATTCAACATTAAAAAGGAAACTTACGGGAAGAAAAAACTTCTCGCTGGTATTTTACCAAAGTATAAATTTAGCAATTTAAACAATTTATTAAAGGAAGTTGAAACAGAATACAAAAATTTGGAGAAAGAATACAGTAGTAAGATTGATACCATGAAAGATAACATAAAATTTAACGTTTGCCCGGTTTGCAGAGGAAATATAACAGAGAAGAATAAAATCAAAAAGATAAGCAGTAGCGATGTTAACGCTGACGATGACAACGACAACGAAACCAAATCTAACGCCGACAGCGATTCTGATTCATCATCAGAGGACGAATCTGCGTATCTGCCGAAAAGTATAGCAGTGAAGGTAAAATTATTCAAAGAAGAGAAAAACGATCATATAATTTTGCTTTGCTGCGGCGCGGTCGGCTGCGCGAAATGTATCTCGCACGCGTTGAATTTACAATCTAAAAACAAATTTAACAATAAATGTCCTTCTTGCACACAGATGGTTACTATGAAAAATATAGTTTATTTGGGCTCTGATTTTGATATGGCGAATATGCTGGAAAATATCGAGATAAAGGATGAAGAATTGAATGTTCCGCTGGAAATCGTAAGCGAAGAGAAAATTGCGATTCCAGCACACCGGTATAAGAAAGAACATGCTATTGTCGACATTATAAACGGCAATAAATTATCTATTGCTCCAGTGGAAACGAAGAAAAACATAGAGGCTATAATGACAGGAAATTTGCCATACAAGAGAAATTTTCAATATCATAAAGTCATAGTATTCAATAAATTTACAGAGGGTATATCAATTTTAGAAGAGAAATTGAACAAAGCAAATATAAAATTTATAACGTTGAAAGGGCGCGATGTAGACAAAGCAAAACAAGTTCGGCAATTCCAAAAATGGAAAAAGAGTAATTGTTGCATGTTGGTAAATTCTTCGCAGGATTGCGCAGGGTTAAATTTGACATTTGCAACTGATGTTATTTGCACACACAGCAACAAAAATAAAGGAGAGGAAGCTCAAAGTATCGGCAGAGCACAACGTATCGGTAGAAATCCGGAGATATCTTTGCATGTGTATGAATTGGTATTTGAGGGTGAAAAATGAAAAATGTAGGGTGAAAAATGAAAAAAGTGAATTTTTTTATCCTTTGCATACAAGATGACGATGTTCAAGACTAACCAGGATATGATCGATTGGCTCAGCAAATATCTCGATGGTTTCAAAGCCAACCCGTTTCCTCTGGCCGCTGATAAAAGAGAGATGGAGAAATTGAAAAAGGAAATCGCAGATTTGATAAAGGCAGGGCCAAACGAGAGATATAGGTCTCCAACATCATATCTCTCTGTGAAAAAACCCCGCAAACCATTCATCCGCGTTAGACCGACCACAGCACAAAATGCCAGTGGTATATTGCCAATTCCAACTTCACTGCCAACACCAACGTCAACTTCAGCCCCAGCTTCAGCTTCAGCTCCAACATCAATCCTGAAACCAACACAAACATCGACACCGAAAAAGATGAAAAATCCGCTGTCAAAACTGGTAACAAAACGTGTGGGTTTCCAACTGCCAAAGATAAACACACAAAATTTGACAATCATATCACCATCAAATTCACCAGCAGACCTATCACCGGTATCGCCAATATCACCAAAATCAACAGGTTCATCAAGTTCAACGGATTCGTTCTCAAGTTCATCAACAGCATCCTCTCTTCAGCCATCCGACATCGAGCCAGTTTCTCCCACATTCTCTGTTGGATCTATTGCTGAAAGTTGGATAACCTCTCCAAGAGCTTTCGTTCCAGTTCCCAAAAAAACCAGTGGATTTAACACAAGCGTTGTACTTTGCTTCAAAAATGCCAAGGTGTACGATAGCGATACTGAGAGTGATGTCGATATGTAAAAAATTGAATTTTTTTATCCTTTTCTATACTCTCCAACAGTGTAATAACACTTTAAAAAATGGAAGCTTCTCATTTCACTAAGTGCGGTATTGAACTCAGCTGTTTGAATGATATGATCTTAACATTCAAATCGAACAAAAAGGACATCACCCCAGAGGTAGAATCTCTCATTTTGCATTTCAGCAATGAAATTCGCAAATTGCAGATTGATTATGCCCAGCGTATTGATGAAATGAACCAAAAGTTTCTCGATACAAAACATGTTGACCCTATTGTTCCAAAGCAAACCGCTGAAATCTTCGCAGAATCTGACTCTGAGTATGAATCCGACCCAGATGATTCTCCCAAGAAAAAGACCCCTGCTTCGAAGATCCCACAGCCGCGCAAAGTTCAACCTACGCAAAAGCCCCAAATTCAACCGGTACCAGTGCAAAAACCCCAAGTTCAACCGGTGCCAGTGCAAAAACCCCAATTGCCGCAAGTTCAACAGCAACGAAAACCCAAAAACTCAACCGAGTATTTCGCTCTTGAATTCTCCGTTGTCAAACGTGCTTATCTTTGCCATGCTCTCAAACAGGTGGCAATCGACAACGACAAAAGGCTGACACTCGAGTATAGCAATACTTTGAGTGCTCTCGGAAAGTTGCCCGATGAAAATTTCTCAGATAATTTCATCAATATCGCATCTGCTTTCGGCGAGCAGATCGGTTTCCGCGGTATCTTGCAACGGATCGATATCGTCATCAAGGAAAAAGCTGAGCAAGCTCAGAGACATCGATAAGTTAAAATTGCAATTTTTTAAAAAATTGAATATTTTTTTGTTTTTTATACACTGCACCAGCTTAAACCAGCTTAAAATGAGCCAACCTTGGGAAGACGCCGTTGATTTTGACAGATCTCGCAACCAAAGACCACAATCCAGATCAAGATCAAAGTCCAGATCAAGACAGCAACTGCAGCCGCAACAACAGCAACCACAGCCACAACAACGTCAATCCAGAGCCCACTCAAGATCCCGCAACACCTTCAACGACGAAAGAGCAAGAGCCCGAAGCAAATCAAGGACAAGGATCAACAGAAATGTCACAAACAATATCAACCGAAAGGTGGATGTTCAACAACAAACAAACTTCAACGAGTTCGAAAAAAGTTGTGAGAAAATTTCCGGAACCCCAAGACCTAATATCATTGACGCTGTTGATGCTGTTGCCTCCGAATCAGGATCATCCACTGTCATTGGTATAATTTTGTTCAAAGAAAAGCTTGCTTTGCTTAGTGATGTAGATTTCAAAAATACATTCATTAACGAGTGCGAGCGTTTCTGTAGTCAAAACAACTTGGATCTCTGCAACTTCATCATCTATCTCGCAAACGAAATACAATCGTATTAAACTTCAAAATTCATTTTGGGTTAATATAATAGTATTTCAATTTGCCGCCATTCTCCAAGTCCTTGTAAATTAATCGCTTCCTTATCATAGAACATAGCACATTGCTATTGTCCTCTATGTCCAGCCCTATTTTTTTCGCAATAGCGATCAGAAAATTCTTTGATTGCGGGCCACAAGCCGAGCCCTTTTCAACCTTACGCTCATCAGTATACTTTATCTGTTTTTGCCGCGGATTTCGTATCTTAAATATGCTATTACTTTTTCTGTCCATATACCCTATTATCAAATCGTTCTCTTCTATTTCATCGAACCATTTGCTATTAGTGTCTTCTTTGCTACAATTATTCCATATCTCTTTGTATTCCAAACAGCCGCCAGAATACGTTACATACCCACGCACATTTTTTCTGTTGTTATTTTCTTTAAGCCAACTTACTAATTTGTAAACGTAATTTTTCGATGAATCCGGCAACCATTTTATACCGGTGTTAACATCTTTAGAAAATTTACTATTTTCAGAAAATTTACCATTTTCAATATCATTAGCATTTTCAATATTTTCAAAACTTTCAAAGTTATCCCAAAATATCAAGCCAAACAAATGATAATAGCATATAATCAGCGCTGTTGTCATATCGAATCTTTTGTGTATCGTTTCAATAGCCTCTGCTATGATCATATCTTGCTCGCTTCCATTTAATTTCAGCAATACATTATCATAAGTTTCAATATCTTCATTGTTTTTCAAATCTAACTGACTTATCTTTATATTCTTTGAACTTCCCCAAACCTCATCCAAATCTATTATGTTACTTTGCGGTTTTTCACACAAAATTCTATACGGTATATCAACATCTAATATCTCATTATTATCGGCATCAATCGGCGTCAAAATGTAATATTTCCCAATTATCTTAATCTTTGCATAAGATTCGCCAGGGATAGCAACTATCATCTCATACGGATCTAACAATTCGTCGATAGTCGGCGCGTTTAATGTAGAATCCTTTATCTTCTTTGTCGCTTGAGTCAAACGATGCAAAGCTATCTTAATTGCATCTTCGCTGAAATATTTAGAGGACATAGAATCCAAATCATTAGATTTCACATAGTTTACAATATCTTCGTATAACCATACAGAGGATATCTCAACGAACAATCGCTTGATTATCCTAATTAATCTGTGAACTTCATCCTCTGCGTATAAAATATTATAAGTTGAAACATCGGAGGCCAGATTTACTTTCGGTGGTTCTGGCAACGGCAATACCCCAAGAGATTTCTTCTTATAATCGGCGTCTGCAACTTTATTTATATCAGAAGCATAAAATATGTTATCGTACGCGGCGATATTTATCGCTCTGTCTATTTCTTGCACAACCTTATATAAGTCCATTTTTCGCTTATACATCGATTCTTCATAACTTAATTTCCCGCCAGCAATAGAGGACACAAATATGTAAATTCTAATGTTTCTTTCCGCTTTTGGGTACCCGTTTAATGCGCCGGATCGCCTAACTCGCCCAACTATTTGAATTAACTCAGGGATTGTGTTGGGTCTCGACAATATCATCTGATTTTTCATACCATTCGTGTCAAATGATTCGCGCAATTTTCTCGAGCCGACCAAAACCAAAATATTATCGCCGTATAAATTTTCCGGCAAATTAACCAACGATATAATTTTTGCAAGGTAACTATCGTCCATCTCGCCGTGTGCCAATACAAAACTGCTCGCTGTAAACACATTGCATGATTTTCCGCCATTTTTGCTTTTATTTCCACTATTTTTATGATTTTCGTAGATATCTCCGCACTTATAACATATCGTTTCTGAAACAGGATTATCGCCGTATTCGATAAATCCGTTCATTCGCAATACCTCACCTATGAAATTAACCCCTGACATCCTAATAAAAGGATGATAAACGAATGTTTTTCCTCTTCGATTTTGCGCAATATCTCTCATTATGTCAACAAATTTTCCATATTTTTGCGAAATTACATTGCCAAGATGCGGCTGTCGCAAAGCATCCCCGGTTATAAATCCATTTCGTATGCTTATTTTATGTTTTGTTTTCCACTCAACGCTGGCCGCTGACAATTCAGCTTCAACATGAGAGGTTTGAAACATTCCCGCGTCATTCGGCAAATTATACATAACGTTATATTTTCCGGGCGACGGCAAGATAAAATCATTCAAATACTGCGCGTCTTGACTCAGAGCCTTATTGTTTATGCTTTCATAAGTGTATTGTTGTAATTTTGTCATTTTGCACCGTATAAATTTCAACATTGGTATATTTTTAATGGGAACTCCCATATATTCGACCGTTGGATATCTGTCGACAGCCGGGTCTTGCAAAAATGATACCTTGCCGCGCAATAATTTTGTTATCTTTTGAAGCGCACCCGGCCGCAATTTTCCATCGCCTGATCCGTCGAATAAATCTATACGCTGCATGTATTTTCCGTCCGGCAGCTCCTCTTTCGGCACAAGCAAATTGATAACATCAATAATCTCCTCAGGGGTATTAACAGGGGTAGCCGACATAATGATAATTCGCATATTCAACGCTTCTTTGTATGAAAATAAAACTTTCAACGCTACACCCCAATTGTTAATATTTTGGCTGTTATACGAATGGTGAATTTCGTCACATATGATCATCCCATTCTTAAATGAATTTATTAGTTCTTCATTGATTAAGATTTTTTTCTCGGCAATTTCACGCATTATATCAGCTTCCGACATCATATAGATATTAAACGATGGTTTGCTATTTTTTACGATATTGTCATTTACATTTTCAATATTACTATTGCTGCCAAAACTGTCGATTAATTCCGCGTAAATGCTGTAATGTTCTGGATTTGGCCTGAAAATCAGCGACAATAAACTTTTGTATCCGTAAAACCGAAATCTGCCGATCGGCGTTTGCATATTATTAAATCGCCGCGATATCATCGATATGAATTCTCGTCGTTTTTCCTCGGCGTTTGGCACATCTCGTAATATATTTTGCTGAATCTGCGCAAATTCCGCCAGCTCCTCTCGCGTAATAAAACCCAATTCCGGGTATTTCATTAAATCTTTGCGAAATGTGTGCGAGGTAAATCCGATAACGGTAACCCATCCCTCTTGTATAGTTTTGCCGAGCTCTTTATTGTAAATATTATCATTGTATTGAGATTGTAGAAATTTCACCGCAGGATAAATGGAACCTATTGTCTTTCCTATACCCGGCGGCCATTTCAATAGAACGATCGGCGATTTCCAATTTCGCGACGTGTATCTTTCAGCTAATACCTGGTAAGGGTGATATATTAAATGATTTGATAACAAAGGTTGTAAGCATCGTATACCATGGGCGCTTGTATGTAACGGTATAATCGATTTATCACCTATCGCAGCAAATTCTTTCTTCTTCGCTATTTTCTCTAGATATTTTTCATCGTTTATTAACGGGTATGACATCTTTTTTATATAAAGTTTAGTATACTTTATATTTTATATTTTATATTTTTATATTTTATATTTTATATTTTTATATTTTATTATTAATATACTTTATTCTTCGATAATGTAAAATTGAAAATAAATTTTGTAAAATTGAAAACAAATTTTATAAAAAACATGAAACATTTCATATACTTATTCAGCGATATAAATGAATCAATTCTCGATAAAACCGCTTTTGTGGTTGTTTGCAGCCCGAAAAAAATAATTGATTTTGAAACAAAATATTTTATACTATCCTCGTATCAAGAATTATTCGACGTTATGAAAATACCAAAGAGCTTGTTAAATTTAATAAGCGACAAAAAAGAAAAGGAAGAATTCGTCAATAATCTATTAAATTTTGACAAAGATTCTCTTTTCGTTTACACAATCGGCCAAATTTACATCAATCCAGTTAAATTATTAAACGAAATCAAAAGATTATTTATTTAAAGTTTTCTAAAGTTTTCTTAAATTTTCTAAAGTTTTCTTAAATTTTCTAATTTTTACAATATTTTTTTAAAATTTCCCAAAATTTCCCAAAATTTCCCAAAATTTACAAATACTTGTACCTTTTCCCGTATAAAGGCTTTCTCAATTTTTTGTACTCTTTGAAAATCAACTCAACAACGGACAACAACCTGTCAATGTACATTTGATCTTGCATGATGGATTTTATCCGCTGAGTAGAAAACCATCCGATGGTCTGCACTTCATTTGTGCCGTTTATTTTGAAATTCAACGACGGCTCCCACTTCATATCATACGGCTCAGCGATATGATAATAGTTGATGTAAACAAAAGTTCTATCCTTTTCACAAACCTGGTATTGTTGTTTTATCGGCAAAGACAGCATGTAAAATCGGATTTTGTCCAATCCGCTCCCAATTTCCTCTTTGCATTCACGCAAAGTTGTGTCAAATTCTTTTTCTCCGGTTTGTGGCCGACCTTTCGGCAACTCCCAAATTGTCGATGAAGATTTACTTTCACTCATCAATCTCATTACCAAATGTTTGCTTCGCGCAAATTCGTTATGAAACATCGTTTTTCGCTTGGCGTAAAATTCATACGAGCTGAATGAAGTATTTTGGTTGTAATTTGCGCTAAATCGTGTTGTCGGCGCCTCTACTATTTTCACCTCATCATTTGCAGAGAATCCACTGTGTGAGTTGCCGAATCCAAAATAATTGTTGCGCGGCGCCGATGAATCGCGCACATCAGAGGTCACCCGAGACAATTTTGTTGGCTGCGTCACTATATGCGGGGTGTTTAATACGACAATATCTTGTTCCTCTTGCGGTATAGAACCGCAGATCGATTTCCATAAAATATCATAATCGAAAGATGAAATCAATTCTTTCTCTAAAATCGTCATCGAGTCGAAAATGTTCAATAATTCCTTTTCTGTTTTATATTTGTCGAATTCCATGACAAATCTTGTGAAAGCGTACGTGTGCTTTTTTTGCACAAGCAAAATTTCATATTCGCCTGTTTTTACGTTTTGTCTGCAGCAGGCAACACCGAATGCAATTTTCTGTCGCGGACTGCGGTATTTTTTGACCATCTTCCATACAACGGAAAAAATAAATCTTTATGTGATTAAATTATAGTCGGGAATAATTATCTTTTTTCCTTGGTGGTACCGCACGAAATTTTCGCACTTGTCAAATATTATATTTTTATTGTAAATTTCAAAATTTATGTCGATTTTCGCTTGCAAATTTGCCACTACCGATAGTGGTAACACCTCTCTAAATTTGTAATTTTCGAATTCGAACGGATAAAATATCGGGTGATAACAGCTCACAACGCCCATTTCTGCAACATTATTTGTGGTATCAGCGGTATTTTCTTCGCTAAAATCGATAAAATCGATTTCTTGGTCTTTGTCAATAATATAAACGTCTTCTTCATCCACATCACTCATTTTGTCAAAATTACTATCGATTTTGTATCTTTTCAAATCATACAAATGGCTGTATCTTGGCGAAGATCTAACATATTGCAAATAAACTCTACTTTCCAACGCATTCAACGGCATAGAAAATCCTCTAGAGATAAATTTGTTAATTATGTCAATAGGGGTAGTTTGCGATGTAAACCATTTGTAATTTTCATTCAAGCCAGTCAATAAACTTGTAACAGCTGACCTCAGAAAATACAAATTATCATTTATATATACGCTTCTCACACACGGCAGATGATATTTCGCGACAGTTTGCAGCGCTGTTTGGCCGCCGGAAACATGAAACATATCAAAGGTTCGAGGGATCCCCGGCCCATATATTTCGTATTTTAGCTTGCCGCTCGGTGCCTTGATTCGTCGTATGTAAACGGGTTTCTTTGCAAATAACTTCACATGTTCATAAATTATAAAGCAAACATCAACGTAATCTGTGTATAATTTGCAATGAATGGATATATCCAAATCGGAGATCGGATTAAACTCAGGTTTCTCATATCTTTCCCTTTCCTTTGGCGTTTTGCAAATCTCCTCATAATCTGCGAATTGTAAACTTTCATACCCGTAGTATAAATTCATTAATATAATCATGAATTTTTGTATGTTTTTGTCGTGTAAAACCTTTTTGATATGATCACTTTTATTGTTACAATTATCGTCACCGTTAACAAAATGTTTGAAGTAAATCTCCACTATTTTTTCCGGCGGAATGTGTATCATATATAATTCTGCGATTTTATCATACAAAGTACTCCAATTGTTGCAAGCTAAAACGATCGATCCAGAAAATCCGATCTCAACATTTTTGAGTTTCTCCGGCAATTTCACCTCGGTATCAAATACGCCGCCTGTTGCAATTGAAAATCTCTCTTTGAACTCCGCTAAACTCAATATTTTTCGCTCACATTTGACATACATTGGCGAAATCGATTCGGGTTGCACGCAGCCGACCGGTTGCTGAAAATACGGATTTATTGACATTGTCGCGTCAAAATAAGGCAATCTACTAGCTTCATCAGCGGTGAAAACAAATCTATATGTTAAGCCCGCTCCCTTGCCGATTAAATTCTCCTCTCTGCTTAATATGTAAAATGCGAAATGCAACATATATAAGAGCTGTTTTTTCGAATCAACGAACAATTTCTTTGCGATTTCCCAATAATCAGCATATTTTATAACATGGCAAGTTTCATTGCAGGTTGTCAATTTGAATAGATATTTTCTTGCGAACTGCACGAAATTTAATCGCAGCAGTGTTTCGACGATATTCAGCTGCGATTTTATCTGGTCGCAACCTACATATTGTTCTGGCCGCAGCATGTTTATAAAATATTTGTTGTTGTAAGTTCCATACAAATATGCTATTTGCAATTTTCTCTCATACGCTGACTCGTATGATCCATCGCGCAGCTCAACCGGATACTGCACATCTATCTTTTTGTTGTTTCCGCTTTTGTGATATGATCGCCATTCTTTAGAGGACATATCTGATATCGGCCAATATCTGTTGGTAAATACCGTATATAAATAATCTGTTTCTTGCGAAATATACGACCAGTATGAGCTCGCATATTGGTTTTCCGTAAATTTCTTCACAATCGCAAAGATATGATTTTTGACATTTAGTATCTTTTCTGTAATTTCGTCGGCATCGGCATCGGCATCGGCATCAGCATCGGCATCATTTTCATTCGCAAAATTAACCTTATTATTTTTTAAGATCAAATCAATTAATTTCAATATATTTTCGCAACATAATTCATTGTAAATTATGTTTTGCAACAGTTCTAATATAGTTTGTAAACCGCATTCTATTTGTATATCAATAGATGATACATTGTCGAAAATAGATGGTTTAATCGATTTGATCTGCGCTAATATATGAGGCTTCCGCACAATCTTATACCCTGCTTGAGGTATGATAAATTCTTCGTTATAAATGTGAACGACAGCATATATATTTTTACCGAAGTTTCTCGCTTCGATTAATTCTTGCATATTGTATTTTGATCGGAATTTCAAATTTTGAAAATGCAAGAAATTAAATTATTCAATTTATTATTATGGGAGCCTGGCCAAACATCGATCGTCCCCGATGATATCAGCAAAAATATATACAAATACGTTACGTGGAATGCATTCTATAAATCTTTGTTAAATTACGAAAAATTCGGTAAGTTAACATTAAAGGAGCAAAATGCTATAATGAGAGAGATTATCGAATCATACTGGACATCTATGATTAACAAAGCAAAACAATTAGATATCATCTACATTAGTAGTTTATCTCTAGAGGATGATTTATCAAGCGATTTCACATCATTAATTAGTTATAGGTGCCAAGAAATTGCAAGCGCGTTAGATATTAGAGAAAAATCATCTGATGTAAAATTTATAGAGAAAGTTGTAAATTTAGCAGAAAAAAAAGAATCTAATGAATTATGTGATTTGTTGTCGAGTGATGTGATAAACTTTAATTTTAATACGGCAAAGATCGCAAATGAAATAAAGGATAGCGTTATTCATAAATATGTTGCTGTTGGTACACGCTCGGATCAATATCCTTGCCCAAATTGCGGCAAACGATGTGTTAACATACAAAAAGCTCAGAACAGATCCGCTGATGAGGCGATAGGGGATGATTTAGAATGCGAAATATGCCATCACACATGGATCGTATAAAATTTTAATTTTTAAATTTACATATTTTTTAATTTACATTAATATAATCCATTAAAATTTGAAAATGGATAGTGATGTCGGTGACGATTTGTTCAATACAGTGCATAGTACTTTGACAACCTTATTGGAGAAAAATAATGCATTGGAAGAAGGCTATAATGCGTTAAAAACAGAGGTAAAAACGATGATTTCCACTCAGCCGCAACAGCAGCCGCAACCACAGCAATCGACGCTCATCTCAAGTTTGGTTGGCTTGGCCGGTGCTGGAATCAGCAGTGTATTTGATTTTGAAAGCAAACATATTGACAAATCGAAAAAGCAATATACGGAAAAGGACGATCATTTACTCGATGCAGACTATGTCAACAGCAGACAAAGTTTCATCGATCAGGAAAATCAGCGGCGAATGCAATTAGCGGCAAAGGATACCTCTGAAGAGGACAGAAATTGGGAAGAGATCGAGAGAACAGCGCGAGCACTGTTGCAAGTGAAAAGCGAGCAAAAATCAACGAAAAATAGGCTGGAATTTGCAAAATTGGAGATTGAAGCGTTGCAATTAGAAGCCAATTATCATTTACTAAAACGCAAATTACAACTGATAAACGCACAAGAATACAATAAACAACATCGTCGTGTGCAAAGTCTCCAACATGAAGCGAAAAACGAGCTGTCAGATGCAACAAACGCGCAAGCTTACAAAAGTTATCTAGAGTCCATAAAGGTTCAGCCTGACAATACCATTGTTGCGTCTTGCATTGTCAAATACGATGAAAAATATACACTGAATCCTTTGCTCGAAAAGGAGTTGCAAGAATATTTGTAAGTTGAAAATTTGCTAAATTTCGCTAAAATTTTCTAATTTTTAACGGAGTTAACATGAGAGATTGCTCGCTTTATCATGCTATAAACGACAACTTTCGCTTCGATAATCATGTCTATTTTTAAATTTATAAAAGGATTTATACCATGCATATTTTCGCTGGAACCCCAGATATTGTCCTCTGAAGAGGTAGGAACCGCATGTTTATCATCGCCAGATTTGTGTATGGATTGAGATCCATTTAAATGAATTAGTGAAATCATACCACGAGTTATAGTAGGTTCAAGTAATTTAACGTACAAATTGCTAGATTCATATGACAAATCATAGCTAGATGACACATAAATGTGCGCGGTGTCCAAACAAAACCCGACATCCAAATTAGCAAACTTTTCCTCTAAAATTGCACTTGACAACAAATTTATATCTTCCGGATGAATAAACTGCGATTTCTCCGGTACATTCTCTGCTAAAATCTTAAATTCGCTGTCATCATCGTCACTTTCGACAATATCATTTTGGCTTTCGTTCGGATTTTGCAACTTACAGCTGCATCTTGATGCTATATGCTCCAGTATGAATTTCGGCAATTTCAAATCTGGCACATCATTTTTCTCCTTATATTTGCCGATTATCTTGTTTAATTTCGCTAATCTGCTTATAACCTTGCTTATTGTCGTTTTGCCGGGCAAATGAAATACAACGCCTTTGGCTCCGCAATCTTTGCCGACTAACAACATATCCAATATATTTAATGATTCTTCTTTCGAAGGCTCATCACTCCATTTTATAGTGACATATGGAGCATGGATGTATAAATTTATATTTAGCTCTTTGCAAGTGAACTTTAGCAATTTCAAGTCGATATTCTTCGATAACGCACATTTTTTCTGCGGATTATGCGTGAATATTTGCGCACATTTCATATTTGCTTTTTCAGCGCTGTATCTTATACTGTCACTGATATCACCAAAATCTCCTTTATAAACATGATATCCTATGTTATACATGTTAAATTTGAAAATTATATTTTTTATATTCTTTGAAATGCTCTATATCAAAAAAATAAAAGATTCAAATTTGAAAACATTAAATGTTCTTGCAAGATGCATAGTAAATATGCGATTAGGTAAGAAACTCCTAAATGTCAAGAGTAGCACGTTAAAATTAAAGGAATTTGAGGATTTCGAAGATTTGAAAGATTTCAACACGTTAATCACAAAATATGGCATAAAATACGAGGCAACATCGATACCTCGTATTAAAGTAATAATTTTGGGAGAATCTCAATTTTATCACGAAGAGGACATTTACAAAGAGCTAGAGAAGATAACCAAGCTGATAAAAGACACATATCCCAATGATATCAAGATTAGCGTCCCATTTAATCAAAATATCAGCGGAACCAACAATTATACGTTGGCCACTTATAATACATTTGTCATACATTTATTGCGAAAGTTAATAGACAATTGCGAACTTGAAGTGGTTAAGGTCGATGATATTGAAATTTCTGCGATTCAAGGATACATCGGCGAAACTTTCGGCACAATTTTACTCGACTCGTATAATGTGTTTGATATAGAGCATATCACATTTATGATGGATCCACCGATCAATGAAGAGTTACACATCTACAAAAACTTATTGGATTGGCCAATAACGCTAAATAGAAATCATTCAAATATGTTCGAAATGTTCGCGAATACCATACCTCCGATCGTTAATTTGACAGTAGAAACATTAAGGACATCCCCTATAAATTTCGATAATTTAAAGACCTCCGGCGTTGCCCAACTAAACAATATCCTTGATAAATTAACCGCTCAAATATTGCACGTTAAAATATCGCAAATAGATTACGAGGACATTTGTGATGATCTAAAAGCATTTCCGGAGCCAAATGTATTGTTAAATACAGGAAATGATCAACTTTACGTTTATTACATATGCGGTATAGCAAACATGATATTTTCTGGGAAATCAGAGAAAGAGATAATAAACTCTAATGTTATAAAACAAGCAAATTCTGAAAATACAAAGAAGAAAAATCAAACTATCGGCAACATTTATCAATTGGATAAAAAACCTCTCGGGATACAAAAAAGTACAACACCACAGAAAAAACATCAAACGATAAAGGTAGAAACTATATTATCATTTAATGAAAAAGTAAGGGAGAAATATCGCCGCGAGTTAGACAAAATATCAGAGGATGAGAAAATGAGCAAATTATTCGAAGAGGATATTGATAGCGAGATCAATGGCAAAATCTGCGAAGGATATGGAATACCGATGACAGAAACCACAAGATACAAAGCGAAAGCAGCTTGGAAAATGATAGATCCAAATATTTGCGGGTTATGCAGATTATTATGTTGTGGTAACTCTTATGTGTTATGTGTAAAAAGCGCGTATTATGCATTTTGCCCGATTTGTTTCCCGATAATTTGGTCTTGTGCTCATCATATACCGGTATCCAAAAGCTATATGAAATCAAATGTTATTCCGCTCCCATATTGGTTCAAATTAGAGAAAATAGCAGATGAGATAAAAGAAGCTACAAATGTGTTTATTACAACATTTCCCAACCCATTGACCTCTCGTATAAAAATGTTCACTGATCATTTTGTCGACGAAGCGAACAGAAATTTATTCAGGAAAACATTAAAATTATTCATTTCAAAGGAGGAAAATGAGATAAAAACAAACACTAACGGCATTCGTATATTTGAATTTGATAAGAAAATATTAATTTATGTAGATGTTCAACATAACGCAACTTACAAAGATATATCATACATCTCTAATATTATGGAATCGATGGAAAAACCATTCATTGTTTGTTCTCCGATATTAGGAACGATATTCAAAAAACATAACATGATCGGTATATTTGCAAACAGCGAAAATGAATTTACACCGACCATTTCATAAATCTAAAAATTACAAAATTTCTATCATACCACCACCATGTTCTTTAATAAATTGGCGTCTCGTAAAATATCTTGTTGATTTTCAATAGATTTCCAATGTTCAACCCATTCCTTGCCTATTATCTTTGCTTTCGCGCCGATAAAAGCATGGTATAATATACGCCATTTATAAACCCATTTATTTTTGCCGTTTGAAAATGAAGAAATCGACAATAAATATTTGTCACTGCTACATTTTGCCGCATCTAACAAGAATAAATTACCCCATACAACCCATTCATTGCTATCAACAAACATCGACAAGAACCATTTTTTCATCTCTGCAGGTGTTATATCGCACATCATCATAAAGTTCGCCATAATCATCGACCGCTCTGAATCATGCAAATATCCGTATTTTTGCGCGCGTGAAATCGCCATATCCACGTTAAACAATCCAACCCCTTTGCTGCCATCTGTCCATTGGCCGCTATCCCAATTTATTTTCTTTGTCGCTTGTAAATGATTCGGCAGTTCAGATTCACCAAAAGCTCTGTAAATGATATAAATATACTCTCTGTAAAATAGCGATTTGATAAATTCATAATATGATAAATGCGGTATTTCACCTTTGCGGAAAGCTTCATCTATGCAACAAATTACATAGATTGGTGTCAACAAACCAATATTTAGGTAAGCGGACAACCAAGAATGATTCATACGCGAATTTTCCTCGTCGATAAATCGCTGATATTCGGCAAAATTTGGGAGAAATATCATAATGAATCGCTGTAATTCCCAGCTTGCTTCAGCGTGATTAATAGCATATCTGCGCGTTATTAAAGTGTTAGAAGTTACATCAAATGCATTTTTTTCCGCTTCCTCAACCGCTTGATTCCAGTATAATCTCCCTATTTTCGTTTTATTTTTGTTATAATGCGTTACCCTATAAACTTCCTCCTCTTGAAATTCAGCGATCATATCTTGTCTTGCTGTGTCACAAGGGACAATTTTCTTGTTCTTTATCGTTTTAGTTTTAGTTTTAGTTTTAGTTTTAGTTTTAGTTTTTGTTTCATTTTCGCTCTGTTCATCGTCCGTTATACCGAGCAATACACTACATTTTGCGAAGAAATCATCAAAGGTGTACTTTGAATTTGACTTAACATCGCTGATAAATTCACTTCGCAACATCGGGTCTAAGATAAACATAGGAGAAGCATAAATTATATGGTTGGTAGAATTTGTAATTTGTTTCATAATCTCATAATCTGCAGGATCGTATACAATCACATTAAAACTAGATAATATTGTGCCAAATTTACTATCAAATTGATCTTTTTGCAAAACTTTCAAATTATATTCTGGCATTTTTTTGGAGAAATCATCTTTAAAGAATGCTATTGCAGCGTGTAATAACGTGTATTTTGTCTTATGTAGAAATTTATAGAATTTTGGATGTTCGACAAACCAAAATAATTTACATTTGTGATGTTCCGCTATAATTTTAAAGTAATCATAATGAAATAGTTGATGAGGAAATATTAATATCGCGTCTTGCATTTTATATTAACTTTATATTAAATTTATATTAAGTTTAAAAAATGAATATTTTTATACGATTTATATTTTGCATTTTAAAAATTTAGTAAATTTAGTAAATTTCATTAAAATTTAACATGGAAGAGGCCAAAAAGTTGATAGAAAATGAACATATTTTCAAACGATTATCTCGTGAATTGCGAGAATACGCTAAATTAAAGAAAAAAGCGAAAAAAGAAGCTGATTCTAAAGAAATAGATTCCAAAGAAAATACACCCTGGTATAAATTAGTTGATGATGTTTACATAGGATTCTCTGATAAAACAGATTCGCTAATACCGCTGTATGGGATGATTTATGGTGTAAAGGACACCCCATATGAATATTCATTCTTACTCTTTGAAATTATCCCGTCGAAAGATTATCCGGCGACCCCACCTAAATTTAAATTCATATCACCTGACAACGAAAATTGTCGTATGCATCCAAATTTGTATGCTTGTGGAAAGTGTTGCCTGTCAATCTTAAATACGTGGGCAGAAAATCAATATAATCCGGGATTAACTTTGCGAAATATTTTGATGACAATCCGCAGTATTTTGATACCGTCGCCTATCACACAAGAACCAGTTTATGAAAGTATGAAAGAAAATGACCCAAACGCGATAAATTATAAAATTAGAGCACGCATACAATCCGCAAGATGTGGAATTTTGCGAATTTTAGAGGGTAAAACCCCGGAAAATGTCCCAACAGAATTTATTGAAATTGCAAAAAGTCGAATTTTATCGGAGATACCCGATATAATCGCCTCGCTATTGAAATACAAAGATATAGAAATAAATACATCTTCATCGTCCTCATTTACATTTCTCCATGGTTCGGCCAGCGATTACAAAGCAGCGATCGACAAGTTAATTACGAAAATATCGAAATATGAAGTGTAGAAATTCTGCGAAATTTGGTAAAATTTCTAAAAATTTCACAAACTTTTCAATATGTATACCAAAACCAAGGTTTACTCTCAATCATCAATTTGTAAACTATAACTTTGCATCTTCTAACGGTTGGGTATTCATCTTCTGTCGGCAGTTGATCCATATTTTTCTTGTTAAATGCCGAAAATAAATTGCTGGAAGCCGGCGTTTCATCCAACATTGATGTGGTCTGAATCTTACATCTGTTTAAATGATATGCTAATCGCTCCGGAACATCACAATAAATTATGATACAAGCATACCCTCTAGAGTCCGCTAGCTTCAAAATGTCCTTTCTATCATCTACAGATGCATTATACCCATCTATTATGATATTTATGTTTTCAGAGAGGTAATTTGCCATAACGGTCAATAATTTTTTCGGCGTGTTAATCGACTTATTCTCTATCTTTTTGCAAGCGTTCGTATTATAATTATTATATAACAGTGAAAATATATGTTTTGACAGCGTCGTTTTGCCACTCCCCGGTCTACCACACAACAATATCAAAATATTCCTATTTAAAAATTTCTTGATAGTTTGTTCGATATTTATCATCGTCGTTTCATATTCCTCTCTGTTGCAAGATTCGATAATTTGTTTTTTCTCGGCGCTTGTTAATATGAAATTCGGATATGCCCATGGCCTGTTTTGCATACAGTTGCAGAATATTTCATCGTATGAAACATAGGTCAAGCCGAGATTTTCAGCAAACGCTCTATCTATATAATCGTTGTCCTTTTTGCACTTTTTGAACTTGCTGTTCGCTAAAAGTGCAGTTCGGCCGCCATTTGTCCCGATATAAATCGATTCGGAAACTTTCGGCTTCATATTGCAAAATAAATCTTGCAAAATATACCACGAATTTGTAAATGGCTTTGAAAATGTATCATTTTTAATCATTAAAATAACCATAATATAAATACCAGAAGCTTCTAATAAATTACAAATATTGTCGATCATTTTAGTAACAACAGACCTCTCTACTTTGCCGCGAGATAATGCAAAATAATTGTCTAAAATACACAAACAAGCTCCATCCCTTTGCATCTCCTCAAGTTTGCTAATCACATTATTATTGATAAATTTCCAGTCTGATTTATCAAATGGTATCTTTTTACCGGTTGGATGTTCGATAATAGACGGTAATGATATTAATACAACAGACGGTAGGAATTTATACTCTGGTTGGGGATATCTAATAAACACACTTTTCCTATAATCCCACTTAGATTTTGAATCCATTCTTATATTCTCTGCAAAAAAATAAGTTTAAAAGTCAGTTAACACAGAGGATATATATTTAAATCCGCTGCCCAAATCAACAGCATTATCAGCATCCTCTAAAATATTGTCGGCTGTTTCATTACCACCAATAGCACTTTCTGTGAAATCGTCCAAAATATCATCTAAAACATCGGTATTGTCTGCGTTATCATCGCTCGCGTCGCTGTCATCATTTTCATCATCATTATCCTCTATATCATCCAAGATGTTATCAGAGAATACTTCATCAGAGAACACATCCTCTGAAAATCCGTAGGTGTTAGCTCCACCCTTTACGCTCATTTTGTACTCGCGATCAGGTCCGTATATGTTTATGTTGATAGAATCTGCTGTTTTGCTTGTTTTATTTGACTTATACTGTGTATCCTCTTTATTGTCATCGTTATCATCACCGTCTACCTTTTTCAATTCTTCTAATACATCATCTAACAATTTCAACTCTTCGCTTGTTAATGTTTTCTTCGAACGATTGCCGCCACCACTAATCGCGTTTTCAACGATGATTGAATTGCCGCCGAATACAAAGTACATTTTTCAAAATTTTACAATATATTACTACTGAAAAAAGAATTTATTGTCTGACACTAATAACATACTGGTATATAGCATCAATACATTCATCTCTTTTATCCCCCAATTTTGGCAAATATATAATAGATCCCTGCTTTGGTTTTTCAATTAAAGCATCGCCATTCATCGACATTACGATCTTTCCTATATGATTTCGCTGTGTTAAACTCAGATATGGGATGTTCGTTTTGCAATATGCAAACTTTTGATCTATTGTCATCGCTTTATTTTCCTGAGTTTGCTCCGACATTCTTGCCATTGATTAGCAAAGATAACAATTGAGTTAATGTAGGATTTCTATTCTCCGGTTTTATATTCTCTGCTAATTCAATCACAGATTGTATATACATTATATAATCCGTTATCATTAACTGGATACATTTGTTATAATCTTCTTCACATACAACAGGGATCACAAAATATTTACTTTTTTTCTTGTCTGATTTCTCACCACTCCCGTATGTAATTTCAAGCTGATTTATTCTATTTGGATCTAAAATAGAGGAATGTTGCATAGTTTTCCTCGCAGTTTGCAACGTTAAATTTGTGTTTTTATCCTTATCAATTATGATAAGATCGTCGCCTTCTTCATCGCTTGCTGGCTCATCTATCTCCGTTATATCATTTGATGTCAGCAAATCTTTTTCCGTTTCCTTTCTAATATATAATTTATTAAACACCTCATAAGTTTCCTTTGTCGACAGCGGCGCAAATTTATCCTCTTCAAATACGGTTGTTATTGTTGTATTCTCTTCATTTTTACCGCCGATAATTTTCCCGTCTATATCAACTTTGTGGCAATAATCAGGGATATCGTTAGTTATAAACACGACAGGTTGAGATCTATCTGACTCTATAAATCTAATGCAATACTTCCAATTGCAAGAGATAAATTTTTCGCTAAATAATTCTACCGCTTCAAACCCGTTAAATTTTTCCTCATATGTGATAAATGGATGAATTATACTAATTAGTTTTTTCAACGAAGCGCCAGCTCCTTTTTTCATTGCTTCGAATTTATCATATGTTTCTTTGCAATAATCAATTAATTTTTTAGTTTCATCGAGCAATATTGTTTTGTTCATACCACCGAGTAAGGTTACAGGATTTCGCACTATTGACAATGGTTTTGCGATAATAACGATTTTTTTCCTAACAGAATATTCGATCGTATCAACTATAACTGGCACAATATCATTTATATGCGGTGGGGTAACCCCATCTAGATTTAAAATTATATGCGCTTCGTCGTTTTGCAGAATAAATTTTCTGCTCATAGAGGTGATATTCGTCACTTTTGCGTTGGAAATTATCGTACCCGGCGTATAAATTATGCAAAGCGCCATGAATTTTACTGCGACAATTGCCTCTCGCTGCAACATCTCTCTGTTAATTACCTTCATCGAAACCTCCTCTAACTCTGTAATTTGATCAATATAATGCCGTTTATAGCAAGATTTCTCATAGATACGCCGCAATTTAGCGAGAATTTTATCGTGTTTACTATCATATAATCCATCATAAATATCTATATTTATAGAAACTACAAATCTTTTGAAAACTTTCATGTTATATGTATATACACATCTTCAAATTTTAAAATGGAAAAAATATCATTTTCCAACATATTAATATCTATCAGTATTGTATTTATTATATTGTTAATAATATACTTTTATATGGAGTATGAATACAAAGCATGGCAGCTCAATAAGTTGAATTTATACGATGGTTATCTAATAATATTTCCTGATTATATAAATTTGCTCTGGGAAAAAATATATTATCAGATTATAAGACAAAAAACATTGTTATTGACCTATCTTTAACGCGCGAAAATGAAAATTGCAATCTTTATACACCGCAGAGATTTGCGAATAATCGACAACACCGGCCTCATAAGTATGTTAAGCAGAAAATATGACAAATATCACAATATATTCATTTTGGATCCCGCGCAGATAAAATCAAATCCATATTTTTCACAAAACGCATTTGATTTCATGGTCGAATCCATCATGGAGGTGCCAAATATCGTTGTTTACTCTGGGGTCCCTCATGAAATAATCGAAAGTTTATTGGAGGAAGCCAGCGAAAATGACGATGAATTAGCATTTTACGTCAACGCAGATTACACAAAATACTCAAAAATGCGGGATTCGCGTATGCAAAGCGTTGTCGATAAATACGACAGCAAAATGTATTCCTTTGATGATATCCCACTTTGCCCAGAGATGATAAGCGCAAACTACAAAAAATTCACACCGTTTTATGCAGGCTGCTGCCAATATACACCGCAAGATGTCAATTCCGGCGAAGATTTAGCGGCAAAATTGACCCCTATAACGATGTGCAAAGATAAAATTGAAAATTTTGATAAAATCATTGATAAAATTACAACAGAAAATAAAGAGTTAAAGACCGAACGGCAAAAGGGCGGCAGACAAAATGGGCTTTATATCCTACAAAATTTCGACAGCAAACTGTACGAAACCAACAGAGATGATTTGTCAAAGGAAACATCTAGATTGTCGCCGCATCTGAAATTCGGCACTATTTCCATCAGAGAGTGTTATCACAGCGCTCAAAATGAGAAATTTCGCGAGGAGTTATACTGGAGAGATTTTTATTTGCAAATTGCAAATTGCAACCCACGTATATTCAGTAGAGCATTTAAGGAGAAATATGACAACTTACAATGGATAACCTCAGAGAAAAACAAGAAATTTATCGCGTGGTGTGAAGGGCGAACAGGATTCTTAATAATCGACGCTAGTATGAAACTTCTCAACAACACCGGCTATATGCCGAACAGAACGAGGATGATATGCGCAACATTCTTAACGAAAGATTTACATGTGCATTGGCAGCTCGGCGAACGATATTTCGCGACAAAATTGACTGATTATGACCCGTCGTCGAATAATGGCGGCTGGCAATGGTGTGCTTCTACCGGCGCCGACTCAACCCCTTATTTCCGCGTATTTAACCCGTGGACGCAACAAAAAACACACGATGCAAATTGCATATTTGTTAAGAAAAATTTGCCAGAATTCGCTGATATACCAAACGATATAATTTTAAATTGGGAATCTGAGCAAACGAGAGAATCGGCAAGGAAAGAATATCAACAGCTTGAGAATTATCCAGAGCCGATCGTAGATCATTATGTCGAGGTCGAAAAAACCAAGGAATATTTTAAAACAGTACTTTCTTAATATTTTGCTCGGTTAATTTAATATTTGGATTCGCGCGTATAAACTCTCGTATTTTCTCATATGAGACAATATCAAGCTCAGGCATCTCTTTTACGGCGGTTTTGTAATCAATTAAGAATAAATGATTGTTTTTAAGATAAATATTTGAGATCGTTGATTTTTCCATATTGGTTAATCCTTCAGATCTTTCTTCCCTATCACATAGTAAAATTATAATTAATATTATGCAAAATACAGTCAACAAAATTGCTAAAATCAGCATTTTATAATGGCCGAGTATATTTTTCTCAAGAAAAAACAAAAAATAAAAAACACACAAGACAATTAAGCTAACTAAAATTTACAAATTTACAAATTTACAAATTTACAAAATTTAACAGTTAACAAAAGCAAACAAACGGAGTCTTATGGGGCCTGACCTGGGATAGAGAGTAGGTGAGGAAAGGAAGATGAAGTGAATGTATCTGATTCCGACATCAATGGCGAGAGCCTTCTACTAACCAATAAGAGGAGCCGCCACTTGAAAAGTTAATACAAACTCGTTGGACTCGAAGTGCCGTAGTAAATAGACTTGATAGAGGTACGCATACATGTTCAAATCTAGATGCACGAAGTTAAATGTATTAACAGTACAGTGACGACCGCTTTTAAACTAATGGGTTTTCGGGACCCCCGGCAAAGAAGCCATAGGCAGATAGTTTGGAGTGAGGTTGAAGAAGAAACAGCAAAGTTAGAATTCGAAAATTCTGTTGGAAGGTTGTTTGTTGCAAATAATGTTTGCAACTGGCAATTTAGATAACATTGCTAATCATCAAACATCGTGGGGTTTATAGAAACAACCCAACAGAAATATGCTCGCCTCGTCCTTTTTGAGAACGAGGCATATAACTTTTTGTTAATTTGATATTTCTGTTATGTTAATTTTCTATATATTTTACATGATAAAAATTCAATTTTTGCAAAGCGTGAAAAAAGCGAAAAAACAAGTGAAAAAAGCAAAATGAAAACAATTAACTTTAATCACAACCTTTTAGTTTATTTTTTATTTTATTTTAATTTACTCATTCGAGTGCAAGAAAGTGCAATACTTGCCTTTATCGCATTTTCTGTCGAAATGACACGGGACCTGTTTGTACGCGTTCAATTTCTTCAGATACTCAACATACTCTTCCCACTTTTCCTTGAGATCCTTGAGATCTTTGCGAGGATTGCGAGATTTAATGTGTTTGTACTTACAATCCTCTCTGTCGCAAGTACCTTTAAGTTGGTAGACGCAATATCCGAAAGGATAAGGTCTCTTTGCAACATGTTTCACCTCTTCTTCCTCTTCGTTCTCATCCTCTTCGTTCTCTCTCGGCTCTTCAGGCTCTTCAGGCTCTTCAGCATTGGCGTATAGAGAAACTACGAATTTTTTGCCGGCAGGGGAAACGTTTTCGACAACCTTATACGAAGATTCATCGAGCAAAGTTGACACGAAAATGTCGTTTTTTGACTCAATTTCTCCTTTGTATTGGGCGGCGAGTACCTTTAATGCCATTTTTTTGCTGCATTCAACAGCGATTTCTTTAAGCTCTTTGGTTTCGACCTTTTCGAACAAGCTCATGATTTTATTTACGATCTCCTCTTTTGAGAGTTTTTGTTCAACTTTCGACTCGACCTTTGGTGCTTCCGGCTCGATTTTCAGCTGAATTTCAACTTTCGGTTCGATTTTTGGTTCTGATTTCAGCACTTCTGGTTCGACTTTCGGCTCAACTTTCGGCTCGATCTTCAATTCGGTGGTCTTTTTCGCGAGATCCGCAACCTCCTCGATGGAATTGCCGATCTCAGCATTCTCATCAGGTTGTGAGGTTTTGTCGAACTGATCAATATCTTCCCTATAGCAAGGGACAGAATTTTCGTAGTAGAATCCATTGGATCCAGAATTTCCTTGCATAGTATATGCGTTGAAATCAGGATACATTGGCGGCATCTGCGGCGAAAATACCGGGAAATATTGCATTGGCACAGGGATAAACATTGGCATTGGCGGCATTTGCTGCTGCTGGCTCATCGGAGAATAATAGCGTTGTTTGTTATCGTTGGATGACATTTCCGTTGGTAGAATTATATAAGATAAAAAAATTCAATTTTTTAAAACTCAAATAGAATCATCATCGTCGCTGTTATTTTCAGCGTCCTCTTTCTTCTTGACAACTTTTTTCTTCGGCGCGGCCTCTTTCGCAGGAGATTTCACCAAATCAGGTTGATTCGGCAACAATTTTGCGCAAATTGACAGTGCAACCGTTGAAGATTCGCTGTGAACACATGCGATTCTTGCCACAATGTTTGCGTTTTCCTCTGGGGTCAGGTTGTTGTTTTTAATATCCGTTGGTGTAAAATTCTTGCCAGAATGCAATCTTTTCACACATTTCAAGTATAATTGCGCAGAAATTCCATCTAACGCGGTTTTGACGGTTACGTCGCCAATAATATACTTGCGTAATTTGTCAACGATGGATTTCTTTGCATTTATATTATACAAATCTGTTGACAGCAAACCACAAAGGAAATTTGCAGCTGCAACGATATTTTTCTTTGTAACAAAATCACCTGTATAACAGATAACTTGCCCATTTGTGCTGAGAACTGGCTCTTTTTCCTTTACATCATGTATGATCCATCCGTTTGCAGCAACATCCTTTAATTCATCGATCTGCTTTATATCAAGCGCAAATCCGATGTTTAAATTGTTGATTTCAAACACATTCGGTGATTCATTGACACGTTTTGCGTCAGTTCCAAAGGCTTCAACGACTCTGCTTTCCCACTTTTCGGCCATTTTAAATTTTGAAAGCTAAAGGTTATAAGTATATTTACATTTGCAAAATTCAATTTTATAAAATTTTAACAATTTCGCGAAATTTCAACAATTTTAACAATTTCGCGAAATTTACAAATGTCAAACCCATATATAAGTAAAATCGTCTGTTTAATAGACGAATTATACGCGGCAAGAAAAAATATACAATCTTCGGGAAATATACAACCACCGATTAATGATGAAAATGGTCAAGATTTGACAAATTATATACAAAAATACAATAATCTACAAAAAAACCACGCGGAACTCAAAAAGTTATACGATGTGAAATGTGCAGAATATGAGATTGTCGAAAAGAAAAATCATTTGTACACGCTGACAAATTACAACGAATCGATTGCCGTCGATTCAAAATCGTCTCAGCGAAAAGGTAAATACGGCGAAGATTTTGTGATGAAATATTTGCGCGATTTGTTTCCGCTAGCCGACATAATAGATTGTCACAACATTCCACATTCGTGTGACATAATATGTGATGTTGGGTATGGCAAAATTGCAATCGATGTCAAGTTCAAGAATTCTATAAAGAATGATGATATAGAAAAATTACACAGAGATGTGAAAGAACATAAAGAATGGGTCGGCTGTATTTTGATAAGTTTAGAATCGACAATTCATACATACGGCAATTTTCACTTTGAAATGTTCGATGAGAGGCCAATAGTTTTATTTTATCTATCTGCGCCAGAGATAATCTTAAGTGCTTTCACTATCATAAAACAACATACCACGTATATGAAAAATATTAACAGAATTAACAATGAAAATAACAATGAAAATGAAAATAACAATGAAAATAACAATGAAAGTAAAAATAATGATTTTCACCGTATGACAAAATGGTGTAGATTGATGGTTATTAAATGCCAACAGACATTGCAGCTGGTCGAAACCGTTTCAAAGAAAAACAGTTTCGTAGAGGAATCTTTACAACAATCAACGAGATCCCTTAATAATCTATTATTGTTAGAGAGCGAATTAGCGAAAAAATATTTCGTCGATTATCAAACAACATATGTCGAAAAAATCGTAGACCAATGCGTTTATAAAACGCAACCGTTGGTTGGTATATGGCCGCCGAATAAAATGAAAAAGATAGCAAAATCTATAAACGCATGCGTTTTGCGCGGCGAAACATACAACGTGAAAATAACGGATCTTATAAGCGAAACTGACTCGCTGAAGATTTTATCGCGGAATACAGGACATTTGTTCGATATTTTATGTAGGTTGTATTTACAATACCCGGTTATTCGTAGCGAAATTTCATCGCAGATAATAAAAGAATATAAGTATGTTTGTGATAAAAAGATTGGTTTGCCCCTTGATATTTTCGTCGAGCAGATTCCGGATGATTATCCTAATTTCTTCGATCGTAATAATTGGAGTTTGTTAGAGATGTATTTATGGATACATAAAAATGATAAGAATTTATTGTTATTAGAAGTACCGAAGATACATAAATATAACATAAATTTGGTATTCCCGTTGTATAAATCTTCTATTGCGCCAGAGTTACATATGAAATTTGTTAAGGAGATAAAGAAATTATGTAAACTAAGCGAAGATATCTCATACGAGAACCTCTCTGTAAAATACGGCGATTTTAACTTTGAAGAGCTAATGATCAGATGTTGTTTTGAGATACCAAGTTTAATCGATAAATTATCGGAGTTGGGAATTGATAAAAACTGAAAAGTTATTTTTTATATCGCTTTGATAATAAAATGGAGCAACAGCCATCACAAACGCAGCAACAAAGATTATCAGTAAATGCAATTTCATTTGTTCCGGGCCAATTTATAGTAAAGGACGCGTTAAAAAAACAGCAAAATCAGGAGAGCAAACAATCTCAAGACTGGTTTGCAGAACAAAATATTACACAAGAATCTATTGACAATATCGCTCAAAAGATAACAACTAATCGAATGCAACAACCACAAGCAGATGTACAAATGATTAATTTTCCAGCTGTAAAACCACCTCAACAACCACTCCAGCAAAGTATAACCATCACAAGACCAACTTTAGAAGGGGAAGCAGGTGAAATTCTGGTAGAAAATCCAGACGATGCAGAGTTTAAATACCCTACTGTAGAAAATGCACAAATGCAAGAATTCATAAAAAATGCATACAATCCTATTTCAAACGCATATAAATTATTGTATGATATCACAGTGGATTCTGTTTGGAATAGATATTGGACCCCTTCAAAAATTTTAGTCGTCAAGTGCCAAATAGAAGAAGCGATTAGAACAAGAGGCGATAAACCATTAAATATTGTCATTGCAGAATGGAATAACGTTTTAGTCAGATCAACCGGTGAAGAATATGATTTTCAATTGAGGCAGAAATTGCCGACTTTATCAGCAGAAAATAGAGATATTTTCCCACTAAATTTTCTAATTTTCGGCGATTACAAAGTTATGAAAGCTTACGAACGCAGATATGTGTCAGAATTCTCTGTTCATCTATGTAGATTTACTGGAAATATCTTAGATCGTTTAACGATCGAAGCCAACAAAATCTGCAACGATTGCGCTGTGACATGCGAATTTAAGCCAATTATGGAAAGTAATAGCTGTGATCTACCATGCGATGCTTGCTTGGGTACATTTGTATTTACTCTAAACATAAACCCTCGTATTTCACCAGAGGATCTCTTAGCTTGCTCAACCTCGTATAAACCATCTGCTGAAACAATAAACTTTATAAAATCTCAAGAATTATATTCGTATACCCCGATTAAGAAATCGAGAAAAGCAGGTGATGATACAATTGTGCAATATAGCAAACAGCTTGAAAAGCCGAAAAAATCAAAATGTTTAATTCAATAAAATTTACTGAAATTTACTGAAATTTACTGAAATTTACTGAAATTTTCAAAAGGTCCTAAAGGTAACGGATATACGCCGATTTCGATAAATTCTGTTGACCTCTCCACTTTTAAGCATAATATCATCGTATTTCACAGAATCTATACTGTGCTTATATTTAAATCGACTGTCACCAGATAAAACGACTAATGTTCGTGGTTTAATATAAAATGATTTATTTTTTGCCCCTTTCATATTAAATTTAACCGCGGATAACAATGATAAGGTTGTTATAACAGGTCCAAATGATTTATGATCGGTATGCGCTGTTATACCCTGACCTGGCTCATATTCATTAATAATACATTGATTTGGCATATCCATTAGTGCATGTTTCGTTATCTTCTTTGCAATTTGTGCAACTTTATCAGGCATCTCCTCTGCTTTGCCCTCTACCTCCCGGCTTTTATAGTCATATTTATATCCGTATTGTTGTGTTCTACGATTTAGTTCATTAGACCACTCTAGCGAGTCTATCTCGTCAATTAATTCCTTTTCTTCCTCTTCTGTTATGAACTCTTTCAAAATGTACATACCGGGAATATCGGTCATCTTATAAAAAAAAATAAAATTTCAAAATTTCATGAAATTTTTACAAACCCCAAATTTTTACAAACCCCAAATTTTTACAAACCCCAAATTTTTACAAACATGTAAAATCAGGCGCCAAATTTGATATATCAGCTCGCACAATACCATACTTTTCAGGACTATTCTCCAAAACCACATGATCTTTAGAGGTGTACATAGCGTCGTATTTTCCCGCTGTTGCCTTATCAAAATATGCTCTAAAGGTCTCTTCGCTCAACAATGGGCTACCAATAGACTGGTATATTTCCTTAACAAATTTCATATTCTTAACACGGAAATAAATGAAATTATCGAATAAAATCTGCAAATCTGGATTGAAGTATTTCATGCAATAATCCGCGCAAACAACAACATTTATGTTCAATTTGTGACAATATTTCATTAAATATAATAAACAATCATATTTGTCGTCTGTTAATTCGATGTTATCTATGAAAATTAAAGTAGGACTAAATATATTAATCTCGCCTTTTTTCATATCATCATCCAACAATTTAAGTAAATCTTGCACAAATCCCTTAAGTGCTGCAGAATCAAATACCTCGCAAGAAATACGGCCTAATAATATTTTCAAGCGTTCGGGGGTCTCATATATCGATCCAACAGAGGACATAACGAATGCCCGTTTAAATCCTTTTAACACGTGCAATTCAGAGATAACAGATAACGCCATAGATGTTTTGCCGCTCCGACAACTGCCCATGCACAACCACGAGTACGTGTTATTTATCGACTTTTCTATCTTCATCAATTTCGGCAAAATATTCAACTTAACCTCTAATGTCATCCTTAATATTTTTTACTCAACTATTTTTATTTTGCTTTTACTATACTAAAAATATATCTTTAATATTATTAATATTATTAATATAGTAATATCATCACCAAAATATTTCGCATACTCAAATGGCAGATTCGCTTAATAGCTCTGCTTTTCTCGTTATCAACTCAGCGGACAGAAATAATGTTTTAGATCCGACATCAGATTTCAAAATAGATTTGCCTTATAAATTACAAGGGATATACCAGATGTTCAATATTATCTTCCCAAATTCCATGTATAATGTAGATTCAACAAACAGTACAATTTATTTTAACGATGGTACTGCAAATCGCACATGTAATTTGCCAGAAGGATTTTATTCGACCTCTGACATAACGGCGGCGATAAAAACAGCGATGGAAGGGGTTTCAACGACAACTTTCACCGTCACGTTGGATTCGGCGACCCAAAAGTTGTCAATTGCCGGATCTACCCCATTTTCGCTAACTTTCGGCACTCATACAACAAATTCTATTGCATCAACGATCGGGTATAAAAACGTCGATACAAATACCGCTTCTTCACATGTCGCCGATTATATCATCGATTTATCATACCCAAGGATGTTATTGTTCACTATAAACGGCAGAAAAAACGTTGTGACAACAAAGGGAATTGATGCAACTATGGCCGTTGCAATTAACGCAAATTCCACAGAATTTATTACAGAGTATGTTGTTAAGGATTTTGCTATGCAAGTCCAATTAGACAACGATACTACACTTGCAGTAAGTGTAGCAGATGAATACGGAGATACGCTCGACTTAAATGGCGCAAATTGGCAGATGATCTTAAAAAGAGTTGCCGGTTGGTGATTTCAAATGTCGGTTGCAGAAACAAATGCATTTTGCTCCTTAAATTTGTCATATATCAGCGAAAATACATTTCCATTTAATTGATCGCTCGTTATAGTAATCATAAATTGTTTTTCAAATACAACGCTTTTTGTCGTATCTTTATAATATCTCATTTGAGCTGATACAAAATATTCTGTTTTATTGTCGGGATTTTCGCTTTGTAATTTTCTGACGATCTGACATGCGCCGTGACATGTAACGGTCAGCCCACTGATAGCTACCCCGAACGGTGCTTCAATTTGATCCTCTACTAATATAGCCATTGTTAAACCTGTGGTGGTTATGTTAATATAATTACAATAGTAATTACAATATAATCATAATATAATTACAATATATTTATCAATTTAAAATGAGCGCAAATGAAAATGCAGAGAAGAAATTTTACAGAGAGCTGATCAACAAAGAATTTTATGCAAAGTTTGGCATACCACTCGATGTATTTGAAAATATCAACCAACTTGATACCAATACAATTTCCGAAGAGAAATTACTCGACATCTGTTTACATTTGCACGAGAAATCTGTAAATACAACAACGGAAAATGAAAATTATGGTTTATACGCGAGTAATTATTTTGGCGAAATGACGAGAAAGTTAACTGAGTTAGCAAAGAACACAGCTCTGCAGGAGAAAATCAACGAAATATCCAGCTCTAATATATGGAATGAGATAAAATTAGAGACAACATCGCAGCAGAAAATAGAGCGCGGACTTAAGATAATAGATAAAAATAAAGATAAATTTGCCTTAGCAGGCTTCAAATTTCACAACGCTTCACAAATGCAAATTATCTCCGGCGATAAGATTTACAAAGCAAAATACTATTTTATCGGCAAAATCATTCGCGAAATGTTCGTTTGGTATATGTATTTTAACAGAAACCCGTTGCGAACATTCTCCTCTAATATAGATTTTATAAATTTCATAACGCTGAACATCACACCGTATAACAAAATAAACAGAAAATTCATCGATATGATAGCATCGTTATTGAGCGCGGATTGTGTTATAAATCACAACGATAATATATTCGTTGTTTATCTAAAGAAAATGACATCGAATGATGATAATAATGAAAATAATGAAAATAATGAAAATAATGAAAATAATGAAAATAATGAAAATAAAATTAACAACCAACTTCTATTACACACAAACTATAAATTAGCTATCTCTCGCTGTGTATGTGGCAAAACATACGATTTGAAATCTTGTAGTTTGTGTAATTTTGTAAAATACTGCTCTAGAGAATGTCAGAAATCGAACTGGAAAACACACAAATTAATATGTAGTCAATTAGCAAGCTGAGGGTTTCTTTTTTGCACTTTAATATATTAACAGCTTTTTATATATAAAATGATACGGGTTTCCGGATCAAAAAGCACAACGAATGCAGCATCATCCAGCGCTAATACGGGTAGTACCCAACTAGATTCTACTATAACATCAAATTCAGCCGACGCTTTCAATGTTATAAAAGCAAGCACAAATACGCCGATATTTAACGTAGATGCAAACACTGGCAAGGTAAATATAGTAGGCGACTTATACGTTGTCGGAAATACAACATTCACAACGATAACGGAAGTTGATATAAAAAACAACTTTCTCGAGTTGTCAATTAATAACACCGATGATTTAGTAGATTATGGATTTTACGGCCAATTTGTCGAGAGTGCACAATTGTGGTATAGCGGATTGTATAGAAGCAGCGCGAATAACAAATACTATTTGGCAAAATTTCAAACGAAACCATCATCAACCGTAACAAACTCTTACCAATTAGAGGATTTGTATGTAAATTCTCTATACGGTGTGTTGGCAACAAACGCCCAACCAAATATCACGTCGATCGGCTCATTTAACGGCGTATTAAAGGCCACAGATGGTGCGCTCAGCGGAAATTCAACAACGGACGATATTCCAGAGGGCAAATCAAACTTATATTTTACGAACAATAGAGTTTTCCAAGCGATAACCGGCTCATCCCCTGTCCATTTTGATCAGCTCACAGGGATAATTTCAATCGATACATCCGCGCAGCTTACTATCAACGGTGTAATTTCAACAACCGATATAGTCGGCAAAAATTTCATCTCACAGTCGCCGGATAATGTTGAAGGCGGCGGAATTTTGATTGCAGCGCCAGGATTTTCGCCGACTGGATTTTCGGCAAATTCAAGCTGGAAAATAAATTCGGCGAGTTCAACCCCGGCGAATTTATCATTTTCCTTCAAAGATTCACTCGGCGTTTCAACAACGATATTCGAGGTTGTTTCAAACACAAATACGCTGAAATTAAACAATTTAACGGCAAATTCATTCTTAAAATTAGATAACAGCAAACAAATCATATCAACCTCTCTCGCAACCTCTGACATCACATCATACAGCGCTGACACCCGCGCGCTATTTTCTGCAAATTCCGGTATAAACTATAACCAATCAACGGGGGTATTTTCAACCGATCCCACATATGATTTTATCGGCAATAGTTTCACCGCAAAAAATACCGTGCTTAACTCACAAGATGCAACATTCGGCGGGCAGCTGACCTTAGCATACGGCGGCAATTCTGCGGCGATCCCAAACGGAAATTCAACGTGGTTGCTGTTCGTCAACTCAAAAACGCTACAATTCGAGTCGATAGCCGCCGATTCCACTAAGATAATTTCATTGAAAATAGCAGAGTCCGGAAGCATAAATTTGCCATTATTAACCGCAGCGCAGTATGTAAAAACGGATAACTTGAAAAATTTGGTGACTGTCTCCTCCATTCCGACCTCCGATATCGCATCGTTCTCCACTGATGTTCACGCGCTATTTTCAGCCGGCACAGGGGTAACTTACAACTCTAGCACCGGCGCTATCTCAATCGGCCAAGATGTCGCCACTTCCGCTGCGCCAACTTTCGCCGATGTACAATTGACTAACTTGACCGCGGTACAGTATGTTAAAACAGACAACTTGAAAAATTTAACGACAGTCAGCGCTATTCCGAGCTCTGATATCTCAGGGCTGACCACCGCTATCCGCACCGCGCTATCTGCCGGCACCGGCGTTACTTACAACTCGACAACCGGTGTAATTTCAATCGGTCAAGATATCTCCACAACAAGCGCGCCAACTTTCACAACGGTACAATTATCAAACTTAACTATATCACAGTATGTGAAAACAGACAACTTGAAAAATTTAGTGACTGTCAGCTCTATCCCAACCTCAGACATCGCGTCGTTCAGCGCAGACGTTCGTGCGTTATTCTCCGCTGGCACTGGCGTCACTTATAACTCGACAACCGGCGCAATCTCCATCGGTCAAGATGTGGCCGTTTCTGCCTCACCAACTTTCAATAACATAACCGTTTCAACCGTAAGCTTTTCATCGTATTTATACGCTGATAATCCAATTACAAACGATAAATTTATCGAATACACTTCAAATGGAAGTCTTTACTTTTACAATGCACATACGACAAATACGGGATTTGTGCCGGGAACAATATCATTATCATATGATTCGGCGACATTTTACTGTAAAGCAATATTAGATTCAACGGGAAAATTTTATGTAGCAAATACGATAAATATCAGTGCACTTACAGCATCACAATATGTAAAAACAGACGGCTCTAAAAATTTGGTGACAGTTTCCTCTATCCCAACCTCAGACATCGCATCGTTCTCCACTGATGTTCATGCGTTATTTTCAGCCGGCACCGGCGTTACTTATAACTCTAGCACCGGTGTTATCGCCATTGGTCAAGATGTGGCTACTTCCGCCGCGCCAACTTTCACAACGGTACAATTATCAAACTTAACCATTACACAGTATGTGAAAACCGACGCATCCAAAAATTTGGTGACAGTTAGCGCTATTCCGAGCTCTGATATCTCAGGGCTAACAACTGCAATTCGCACCGCATTATCTGCTGGCAACGGCGTAACTTACAATTCAACCACCGGTGTAATTTCAATCGGTCAAGATGTTAGTAGTTCAGCCACGCCAACTTTCGCCGATGTTCAATTGACTAATTTGACCATATCACAGTATGTGAAAACGGACGCATCAAAAAATTTAGTGACGGTCAGCTCTATTCCAACCTCCGATATCGCATCGTTTAGCGCTGATGTTCATGCGTTATTTTCAGCCGGCACAGGGGTAACTTACAACTCTAGCACCGGCGCTATCTCCATAGGCCAATCGGTTGCAACAACAAGCGCGCCAACTTTCGCCGATGTTCAATTGACTAATTTGACCGCGGTACAGTATGTGAAAACCGATGCATCTAAAAATTTAGTGACTGTCTCCTCCATTCCGACCTCCGATATCGCATCGTTTAGCGCTGATGTTCATGCGTTATTCTCCGCTGGCACTGGGGTAACTTACAACTCAACCACTGGTGCTATCGCCATAGGTCAAGATGTCGCCGCTTCAGCTTCACCAACTTTCAGCAATCTAAACTGCTCTGTGTTAAAACCAACCTCATATTTATACTTTAATATAACAACATCAACTGATCGATTTATCCAGTATGCAGACAGCGGCAATCTATACTTTTACAACGCTTCATCGATAAATACACAATCTATCTCTGGGTTTACAGATGTTTTATACGACTCATTGACCTTCAAAAGCAAAGCGGTAATAGATTCAACGGGAAAATTTTATGTAGCAAATACGATAAATATCAGTGCACTTACTGCATCTCAGTATGTAAAAACAGATAGCTCTAAAAATTTGGTGACGGTCAGCGCTATCCCAAGCTCTGATATCTCAGGGCTAACAACTGCAATTCGCACCGCGTTATCTGCTGGCACTGGAGTAACTTACAACTCGACAACCGGTGTTATCGCCATTGGTCAAGATGTCGCCACTTCCGCCGCGCCAACTTTTGCCGATGTACAATTGACAGGTTTAACAGCATCTCAATATGTTAAAACAGACGCATCTAAAAATTTGGTGACAGTTTCTTCAATTCCGAACTCTGATATCTCAGGGCTAACAACAGCGATTCGCACCGCGTTATCTGCTGGCACAGGGGTAACTTACAACTCTAGCACCGGTGTTATCGCCATTGGTCAAGACATCTCCACAACCGCCGCGCCAACTTTCGCCGATGTCCAATTGACTAACTTAACCGCGACACAGTATGTGAAAACAGACGCATCTAAAAATTTAGTGACTGTTTCCTCGATACCGACCTCTGATATTGCATCGTTCAGCGCCGATGTTCATGCGTTATTTTCAGCAGGCACTGGCGTCACTTACAACTCGACAACCGGTGCGATCTCAATCGGCCAATCTGTTGCAACGACAGCCACTCCGACCTTTGATTCAATTTCATTAACGAATTATAATTATTGGCCCGCTGCATCAGCTGCAACAAGCTATTTAATCTCTGTTACTAGCGGTCAGCTAAATTTTATGAATGCGTCGACGACTAATACCCAATCAATTTCCGGTATAACAGACGTCGCTTATCAAACACGCACATTCAAAGCAAAATTATCGATTGATTCAACCGGTGTATTATCAACGATAAATATTAACGTTAGTGCACTCTCTGCATCGCAATATGTGAAAACGGACGCATCAAAAAATTTAGTGACAGTTTCCTCGATACCAACAACAGATATTACATCATTTAACAGCGTTGTTAGAGGTTTACTCAGCGGAACGAACGGCGTTTCTTACAGCTCATCAACAGGGGTTATCTCATTAGATTCAACATATTCGCCGACATTTAACAATGTAATCGGCAAAAATTTCATCTCGCAAGCGACAGATGTAACGAACGGCGGCAAAATTGTTTTGGGCTATGGAAACTCAACAGCTATCACTGCCGAAGGTAAGAGCACTTGGGTGTTGAATGTTTCATCGAGTAATTTTCAATTATACGCGAATACAAGCGCTGGCGCTACAACGAATATTTTCTCCGTATCCGATTCTGGCACATTCACCTTCAATATTTTGACCGCTTCACAGTATGTGAAAACCGACAGCTCTAAAAATCTGGTGACGGTCAGCTCTATCCCAACCTCCGATATCGCATCATTTGCAGCCGACGTTCACGCGTTATTCTCCGCTGGCACAGGGGTCACTTACAACTCAACAACCGGCGCAATCTCCATAGGTCAATCGGTTGCAACAACAGCCACACCAACCTTTAGCGGTTTAACCTTGACAGGATTTTCTGGGTATGTAAAATCAACCGCCGGTGTCCTCTCTGCTAGCACAACCATCCCAACCTCTGATATCGCATCGTTCACCACGGATGTCCGCGCACAATTTACAGCCGGCGCAGGTATCGCCATTGTTAACGGCCAAATTTCGCAAGATCTAACCGCTTCAGAGACAATGACAGGATTAACCGTAACAAATTCTGCCGCCCAAACCATCATATCGATCATTGATGCAGAATCAAACACAAACGAGAGTCAACTTAACTTTTACAAGCGCAGAAGTGCTGCAAGTGCAAATACAAGCGATTTACTGTTTACTATAAACAGCTATTTCAGAAATTCTGCAAGCGCCGACATATGTGCTTTTAAGATATCAGGGGTGATAACGGACAATACAAGTACTTCAGAGGACGCAACGACACAATTCAAAAATATTGCCGCCGGCACATTAACGACGCTCATAACTTTCGTATCAGCTAATATCCAACTTAACAACATAACTGCAAGTTCTTTATTGTCGCTCGATTCATCGAAAAATATCATACCGTCGACTATTGGTAACAGTTTATCGTGGGCTACCAATACGCTAGACACAATTCAAGACATTAGAAATACCGCGGCACCAACTTTCAATAGTTTAACCTTATTATCAACGACAACTCAACCATCTTTAACGATCAACAATTTGCAAACAGCGGCAACCGAGGGCCAATTATCCATTTACAAATCGCGAAACGGTTCAGCGTCAAGCGCAAATGATTATTATGGTTCTATCAATTTCTACTTTAAGAATTCTACACCAACCGATACCTTGGGTTTCCGTATAAAATCACAAGTTACAACGGTGACAGCCAGCGCAGAAAATTCAACGGTCAACTTTGACAACATTTCAAACGGTGTTATAATAACATTATTGTCATTTGTCAATAATACGATTAAATTACCGCAATTTTCATCAAGCTCATTGTTGGGTGTAAGTAGTACCGGCCAAATTTTACAACCAACAATTAGCAGTAATTTAACATATTCACTTAACACACTCGATACCATTCAAAATATCACAACTACAGCGGCGCCGACTTTCAGCGGTTTGAGCTTGACGAAGACATCAGTTGATGCTATCGGCGTGCAGATAACAACGTTAAAATCTCGATCAGGCGGCGCAGTCAGCGCAAATGATCAAATTTTAGATATAACCGCCGCATTCATAAACTCTACAACAACGCAAAAAACAGGCTTTGAAATCGCCGCCGTTGCAAATTCAAGCACTAACACAAGTGAAAATGTTACATTTTCTATATCGCAAATTATAAGTGGCACTCTCACAAGCGTTTTATCCTCTGATACCAGCGGAAACTTAACGATCGCCAAAAATTTAGCGGTTACAACGATTACCGCTGGCACATGGCAAGCAACAACGATAGGCACACAATATGGCGGCACCGGTGCAACATCATACACCGATGGTCAATTATTAATCGGCAATTCAAGCACAAGCGGCTTAACAAAAGCAACCTTAACGAGTGGTAATGGAATTACAACTACAAATGGTAATGGTTCTATTACGTTGGCCGTCGCATACAACACAACTAATTTGAAGATAACAGCTTCCCAAATTAACACAATTCAAGATATTGCAACATCCGCCAGCCCAACTTTTGCCGGTTTAACACTAGTTGGACTCAGTGGCGTATTAAAAGCATCAGCTGGCGTCATTTCCGGATCGGCGACAACAACCGATTTAACAGAGGGCACAAATTTATATTTTACGACAGCCCGAGCATTAAGCGCCGTAACCGCTACAACAATCACCGGTATTTTACCCGTCGCATCCGGCGGCACAAATATCTCATCGTATACCATAGGTGATTTAATTTATGCTAGCGGAACGACAACATTAGCAAAATTAAGTGGGGTGGCGACAGGAAATGCACTGATCTCCGGTGGTGTCGGCGCTGCGCCATCTTGGGGTAAAATTAACCTAACAACCCATATAACAGGCACTTTACCCGTCACATCCGGCGGCACCGGTGCAACATCATACACCGATGGTCAATTATTAATCGGCAATTCAAGCACAAGCGGCTTAACAACCAACACCTTAGCCGCTGGCGCAAACATCTCTATTACGAACGGTAACGGATTGATAACGATAGCCGCTACATCATCCTCTACCATAACAGCGCTAAATATTGTCAATAATGCCGCAAATTCAATCGCGAAATTATACAATTCTGCTGGTGGAGGCACCGGATACGCGTTGTCAAATGATGTATCCTCTGGTGCGCTATTGATATCATCAACTGATAACGCGGGAACACTATCAAACACATTAGCATCAATTTCGTCAACGAATTTGGTGACAATCGGCTCAAATGCAGCCACAACAGCGTTATTTAATGTTGCAAAAAATTCATACAATACAACAAATACCTTTGTGTCGATTGAAGGCTCAATTATCGGCACAGCATCAACTAACACAAAATACGGTATATCCAACACTTTGACGATAGCACCGACTTACACACTATCTGCTATTACTAGTGCTTTTGGTGATTATACCAACATAACATTTGCGTTGGCAGCTAGCGTCGTTGTTACAACAGCAGCATCGATATATGTGGATGCTGGGTCAATCGCCGGCAATTTGGGCACGATAACAACGGGTTATTCTCTTTACATCAAACATCCAACATTCGGCGCAACAAAATACACTGCGGTACTCGGTGATGCATCAAACACGCTGGTCGGCGTTGGTACAGCAACCCCCGCTTATATGTTGGATATCGCTGGCCAAGCGCAAATAAATCCCGCCATTACCTCCTCAGCGTCAACTGCAATGTTGATAATAACCGGAAATTTAACGGGAACAACATCAAATTCGCAATACAGCATAAAGTTAACACCGACCTTAACCTCTACAACAACAGGAATCGGCTCAGCGTATAGCTTTTACAACAACACTACTTTTGTAGGAACTACACCAATTACCACCGCGTATGGAATTTATTGTGACATCGGCTCTTCATCCGGCACAGTGACAACCGGCTACGCGTTGTATGTTAAACAACCGGCGTACGGCGCAACAAAATATACCGCGGTTCTTGGTGACACAACATCAACATTGGTCGGCGTTGGCACGGCAACCCCTGCATGTGCGCTGGATATCAATGGTTTTGCGCAGATTTCCACAACGCAAACGGTTAGCTCGGCAACAAATATTTTGTCAATTTCGGCGACCGTAACCATCACATCTAGCGCAGCATTGGCCGCGATTTCAAATACCACAGTTTTAAAGTCGTCAACTAGCGCTGCAACAGCGTTATACGGGTATTATTCCAATATTTCTACGAATGGAACAGCGGTTACACCAACATTAGCAGCTTCGATGTATCTGGATGCAGGTGCTACAAGCGGAAATAATCCAACAACCGGCTACTCGCTGTATGTAAAGCACCCAAATTTCGGCACAACAAAATACACAGCGGTTATCGGTGACGCTTCAACTGCTCTCGTCGGCATTGGTAACTCCACGCCAGCGTATATGTTAGATGTTACCGGGCAGATTCGCAGCAATCCAACTATTTCCACGGCTACAACGGGCCTCGCCGCGCTAATCTTAAGCGGTACGATGACCTCAACCGCCGCAATCGTTATCGCCGCAATATCTAACACAACAGCTTTAACCTCAATCACAACCGGTGCAACAAGCGTTTATGGCTATTACGCAAACCATTCGATAACTGGAACGGCGACAATAACCACAGCTTATAGCTTATTTCTAGATACCGGTGCTACATCCGGCACAATAACAACCGGCTACTCACTGTATGTAAAAAATCCAGCGTACGGTACAACAAAATATACAGCGGTTATCGGTGACGCATCCACCGCGCTGGTAGGTATCGGCACTGCAACCCCCGCTTATATGCTGGATGTTAGCGGTCAAATTCGCGCGAATCCAACGATTTCCACTACAACAACTGGTCTCGCAGCATTTATGCTAACGGGAACAATGACCTCAACCGCTGCAATTAACATTGCTGCACTTAGAAATACCACAGCTCTTACCTCCACGACAGTCGGTGCCACAGCTGTGTACGGTTATTACGCAAACCATTCGATAACGGGAACAACGACAATAACAAGCGCGTACACTCTATATTTGGACGCCGGTGCTACATCCGGCACAATAACAACCGGTTACTCGTTGTATGTCAAACATCCAAGTTTTGGCACGACAAAATACACAGCCATCATTGGTGATGCTTCAACAACTTTGGTGGGTATCGGTACAGCAACCCCAGCTTATATGCTGGATGTAAGCGGCCAAGTCCAAGTAAATCCAACCATCTCCACTGCAACAACGGGCCTCGGCGCTTTGATAGTAAACGGTGTGATAACAACAACTGCTGCAATCACAACCGCTGGAATTGCAAATCTTGCAGATTTCACCTCTATTACAACAGGAGCGACAAGCGTTTATGGTTATTATGCTAATCATGTCATAACGGGAACGGCGACAATAACAAGCGCTTATACTCTATACCTGGATGCAGGCACAACATCCGGTACCATCACCACAGGTTATTCGATGTATGTAAAAAATCCAGCATACGGTACAACAAAATATACAGCGGTTATCGGTGATGCATCAAACACATTAGTTGGCGTCGGTACAGCAACCCCAGCTTATATGCTGGATGTAAGCGGCCAAATTCAAGTAAATCCAACCATCTCCACTGCAACAACGGGCCTCGCTGCACTAATCTTAAGCGGCACGATGACCTCAACTGCAGCAATTACTATCGCTGGTATAAAAAATACAACAGCTATCACCTCTATTACAACAGGAGCAACAAGCGTTTATGGCTATTATGCCAATCATTCGATAACAGGAACTGCAACGATAACCACAGCGTATACTTTGTATCTAGATGCGGGCACCACTTCCGGCACAATAACAACCGGATATTCCCTTTACATCAAACACCCAGCGTATGGTACAACAAAATACACCGCGATAATTGGCGATGCATCGACGGCTCTCGTCGGCATTGGTACGGCAACCCCAGCTTATATGTTAGATGTAAGCGGCCAAATTCGCGCGAATCCAACGGTTTCCACGGCCACAACGAATACAGGAGCATTTATGTTAATTGGTACGATGACCTCAACCGCTGCAATAACTATCGCGGCGGTCAGAAATACTACAGCGATCACCTCTATAACAACAGGGGCAACCGCTGTTTACGGCTACTATGCAAATCATACGATAACAGGAACTGCGACAATAACCGCAGCTTACACATTATATCTGGATACCGGTGCTACATCCGGCACAATAACAACCGGATATTCGCTGTATGTCAAACATCCATCATACGGTACAACGAAATACACCGCGATAATTGGCGATGCATCAAACGCGCTAGTCGGCATTGGTAACTCCACGCCAGCTTATATGTTAGATGTTACCGGTCAAATCCGCGCAAATCCAGCGATTTCTACCGCAACAACAGGTTTGGCAGCGTTAATCTTAAGCGGTACGATGACAGCAACCGCCGCAATAACTATCGCTGCAATATCCAACACAACAGCATTAACCTCTACGACAATCGGTGCAACAAGCGTTTACGGCTATTATTCTAACCATTCGATAACGGGAACCACAACAATAACGAGCGCTTATACATTATACCTCGATGCGGGCACCACTTCCGGCACAATAACAACCGGCTACTCCTTATATGTTAAACACCCATCGTACGGCACGACAAAATACACTGCGATAATCGGTGATGCTTCAACGGCCCTCGTTGGTATTGGCACAACAGCGCCAGCTTATATGCTGGATGTTACCGGCCAAATCCGCGCAAATCCAACAATTTCCACTGCAACAACAGGTTTAGCTGCATTTATACTAACAGGAACGATGACATCAACCGCTGCAATAACCATCGCTGCGATTAGAAATACTACAGCAATCACTTCAACAACAATCGGTGCCACAAGCGTTTATGGTTATTACGCCAACCATTCGATAACTGGAACTACAACTATAATAAGCGCTTATACCTTATATCTGGATGCTGGTGTTACATCTGGCACAATAACAACCGGCTATTCACTGTATGTCAAACATCCAGCGTACGGTACAACAAAATACACTGCGATAATTGGTGATGCTTCTACCACTTTGGTCGGTATCGGTACAGCAACCCCAGCTTACACCTTGGATATTAGCGGCCAAGTTCAAGTAAATCCCAATGTTTCCACGGCCACAACAGGCTTGGCGGCGCTGGTAATAGCAGGGACAATGACCTCAATTGCTGCAATTTCTATCGCGGCAATATCCAACACAACAGCTCTCACCTCTATAACAACCGGCGCTGCAAACGTTTATGGTTATTATGCCAACCATTCGATAACAGGAACAGCAACGATAACTGCAGCTTACAGCTTATTTCTAGACGTCGGCTCAGCATCCGGCACAATCACATCCGGTTATTCCTTATATGTAAAAACTCCAAATTTCGGTACAACCAAATACACAGCTGTTTTGGGTGATTCCTCCACTACATTAGTCGGCATTGGCAAATCAAATCCTTCTTATATGTTGGATATAAATGGTCAAATTCGAGCAAACCCAACAATTTCAATTTCATCTGCCTTAACTGGTATATTGTTTATAAATGCCGCTGTTACAACAACTGCAGCTATTGATTTTGCTAGCATCAGAAATACCACATCTATCACTGCAACAACCCTTACCGCTAGCGCCGTTTATGGATATTATGCCAACCATTCGATAACCGGAACATCAACGATAACAGCAGCGTACACCTTATACCTAGATGCAGGCGCTACATCAGGCACGATAACAACGGGTTATGGTCTTTATGTCAAACATCCAGCGTACGGTACAACGAAATACACAGCAATCATCGGCGATGCATCAACGGCCCTCGTAGGCATCGGCACGGCAACCCCAACTTATATGCTGGATGTGAGCGGCCAAATTCGCGCAAATCCAACCATATCCACTGCAACAACGGGCCTCGCTGCACTAATCTTAAGCGGGACAATGACCTCAACCGCTGCAATAACCATCGCCGCAATTAGAAATACTACAGCGATCACTTCAACAACTGCCGGCGCAACCGCTGTTTATGGCTATTATAGCTCAAATACCGTGACCGCGACCGCTGTGACAATATCAGCATATTACGCATTGTATGTAGATGTCGGCTCTGCAACCGGCACAATTACAGCATCTTACAGTTTATATGTTAAAACTCAATCATTTGGCAGCACAGCGTATACGGCAATCTTAGGAGATGCCGCTGGTACCTTAGTCGGCGTCGGCACAGCTACCCCAGCGAAAACCCTCGATGTTTCAGGAACATTCGCCGTATCATCAACGGTCACATTGAGCTCACTCACCGCTAGCAGATTGGTATACACCGACGCATCAAAAAATCTTGCAAGTGTTACCCTTTCCTCTAATTTGACCCTTACCGGTAGCACTTTAGATACAGCGCAAAGTATCCAAACTACATCCAGCGTAACATTCAATTCGATATTATCATCAAATCAAATAACGGCAACAACCTATGTTGCAGCTAACACAAATTTAGTCTGCAATTCCTCCTCTTCGACTGAAGGCGGACAAATTGTGCTGGCGTATGGTAACATTACAGGTTTAACAAGCGAAGCAGCTTCAACATGGAATATCGATGTTAGTGCCACATCAACCTTTAGAATTTTCCGCAAAAACGCCAGCAACGTAGCAGGAAATGCATTATACATCGATGAAACAACAGCGATAACTATGCCATTCTATACCGGTGCAAGCTATTTGAAAACAGATGGCAGCGGTTTAATCTCTTGTAGCTCGGCAACTTTCACGACCGATGTGCGCGCTCAACTCAGCGCTGGTACAGGGGTCACCTATTCAAGCGGGCAAATTTCAATAGGCCAATCAGTAGCAACTAGCGCAAATCCAACATTTGCTGGTGCAACTTTTACAAGCAACGTTATCGCATCAAGCGGACTTTCGGTCAGAAATGGTTCAACTTTGCAAATCGGAAGCGGCCCATCCACCGGAATCGATTATTACACATCTATTAGTCAATCAAACGGATTGTTGATCCTTGATTCATTTGGCGATACCGCAGCCGGCGCCCCAACAACGAGAGTTGGAACTATCTTAATGCGAGCATACAACAACGTTTCCGGCTCACAAACGATCGCGACAACATTCAAAATGGATGAAAGCGGGCATGTCGGCGTTAATAACACCTCACCCTCTTATGAGTTAGATGTGACCGGATCTTGTCGCGTTACCTCTGTGATTTCTGTTGGAACAACCCCGGCAACCAGCACAATTGCAACGATCAACATGGCATCTGCTTCGTTATTCGGCGTTAAAACAATAGGAACTGTTACATCAGCGGCATCTGCCATAAGCGGCGTATATTCAAACTTCACATTATCCCTTGCTGCATCAAACGCAAACAATGTCTATGGTATAGCATCTGCACCGATTTTCGCCATAGCATCAACATTTTCAGCAACCGGAATTTTAGCAGCGTACTATGCAACATACGCGTATACAGGCAATGCAGGCACAATTTCCAGCGCTTACGGCTTCTATTTTGATGGTGGCGGCGCATTAGTCGGCACAGCCGTAACAAAAGCATACGGCGGCTATTTCACAAACCCTGCAGCCGGCACACAAAAAACAGCACTTTACGCTGATAATTTATCGATTGGGCTGCCGAACACAGCACCGCCGACAAACGGATTGATCATCAGCGGAGTTGTCGGCATTGGCACAGCGAACACAAGCAGCGCATTGCAAATAAATTCATCATTCTCTGGCAACGGAGCCTCGTATTATGGCGCGCTCTTATCAAATACTTTCACAAACACAGGCGGCGCAACAGCAACATCTATGACAGAATTGTACATTTCATACACGGTAGTTGCAACAAATGCTATTACCAGCGTTTATGGTATATTCGTTGATGTTGGTTCGGGCTCCGGCGCTGGCGGCGTAACAACATCATATGGTTTGTATTGTAATACACCGAGCTTTGGCACCGCGAAATATACGGCGATTTTCACTGGTGGAACAACATTGGTAGGTGTTGGCACAGCTACCCCAGCGAAAACTCTCGATGTATTGGGAACATTTGCTGCTTCTTCAACGGTAACACTTGCTTCACTCACTGCCAGCCGTTTAGTTTACACCGACGCATCAAAAAATCTTACGAGTGCCGCAGTTTCTGCAAACTTAACATTCAGCGGCGGCACCCTCGACACAATACAAAACATCCAAACAACATCAACGCCGACATTTTCAAACTTAGTTGTCGGCAATGTTTTATCGAGCTCTTCATTTGCCGGAATAGCATACAGCGGATTTAACAATGGATCCTCTTATTGTATCATTCAAGATTCTATCGGTAACACTTTGGTAAATTGTGTCAGCGGTATGACACTATATTTTCGCTGTAACAACTCAGATTTACTTACGCTAACATCCTCCGCAGCAAATATGCTTGTAAGTTGTAGTATTTCATCTCTTGGAACATCAACCCCTCAATTAAAAGTTAATAACACAGATACGAACGGAGCAACTTCAGAATCACGAATTGTGTTTGCAGAAAATGGATTTTATTATCAGGGTATCGGCGGAGTTTATAATTCCGGCAACCAATATATGAGCTTTTCTGTCTCCGGCTCGGCGAATACATGGCAACAAGTAGCTTCTATGTGGAAAAATGGTGGTTTATCCGTTGGAACAACAGCGTACAGCGTACAAGCGCCGACAAACGGATTATTAGTACAAGCAAATGTGATAATCGGCTCTTCAACAAGCGGTGTCGTTTATTCCGGTGAAAATCTGCAGGTTGTCGGGTCCGCTGTGATCGGCGCTACAACCGCTTCGACAACAGGGATGCTTCGTTTTGTTTCAAATTCGAGTGTAAATTATATTCAAAGCGGTCTATCCTCGACAACAGGCTCAAGTGCACCATTGCTGTTCTCAAATATGAATAACGGCACAGAATTTATGCGCTTGACAACAACCGGCTACCTCGGTATAAACACATCGGCGCCAAGCTCATTCTTGGAAACAATTTGCGCTAGCGACTCAAAAACAGCAAAGGGTACATACAACGGTGCAGAAACGGCAATTCATGGGTTGCAAGTTTCAAGCGGGCATACGGTGTCCTCAGATTACACCTTATATATGGGCGCAGATTCCGTTGCACATTGCAGCTATATTCAATCTGTACAATGGGGAACAGCAACAGCAGCGTTGCTCTTAAATGCACGTGGCGGTAATGTCGGCATAGGTATAAACAATTCAAGCCCATCTTACACCTTGGATGTTTTAGGCAATTGCCGTGTAACATCGACATTTACAGCAAACAATTCAATTATCAGCAAAGGTTTCTTCGTTTCGCAGGCTTCGGACGCGTCAGAGGGTGGCCAATTAGTTTTAGGTTACGGCAACAATACATCGATTACAGGTCAAGCAAATTCATCTTGGAACTTTGATGTGTTTAACTCAGATTTGCGTATATTTGCAATTTCATCAACGGGGACCATTACCGTTGCAATTCAGATAACGGAAACCGGAACGGTGACTATTCCAACAGCATCAACAAATGCTTTGCTGTATACAGATGGCTCAAAAAATCTTACGAATGCAACCGTCAATTCAACCCTGTCATTTTCATCGGGGACCTTAGGCGTTTCAACAAGTGCCATGACGAGTGGAACTTACACACCAACTTTAACGAACGCAGGCAATGTTACAACTTTGACATTACTCAACGTTTATTATACAAGAAATCTTAATGTTATCACAGTGATCGGCGCAATTCATCTTACATTTACAGGATCGGTTGGAAGCTTCTTATTCGATCTGACATTACCTGTCAATGCGGGATCAAATTTTAGTACAGGATATGAGGTTATCGGTAATGCAACAAGTGCATTTTCTAATTCTGTCAGTATACAAGGACTTGGTTATATTAATGCAAGAACAGGATTTAATAACAAATGTAGGATAACATTTTACTATTCTGCTAGTTATTCTGGTGGTAGTGATGATATTTATTTCACTTTGTCTTACACCGTATAAACCCATTTAACAACATCAGATGACAAATCGCTTGATTTTACAAATCCACTAATCATAATATATTCATTCTTAACCTCAAATGTTAAATCTTCAATTTCATTGTTCGAAAAGAAAAGTGATTTTATAAAGCAAATTACATTATCAATATTTATTTTTCGCTCTTGCAAATCACAATAATCCTCTAACAAATCCATTGTAAATATCGGTCTTTGCATAGTTTTCTTCAATATCAAAGTATTATCCTCGCATTTAAAATCCAAAACAACACCATTCAAATTGTAATCTGCGTAATACAAGAATCCGTTTGAGAAATCCATTTGAGAATATATTATTCTGTTATTACTATACTATTATATGTTTTTTCTTTTTCTTCTTAAATTAAGAAAAAGAGAAAATTGAAAATTGAAAATTGAAAAAAAGAAGTTTTATATTCTTACAACAGTGTTCGAAGATGAATGCTAAACAATTTGAGCAACTTTACAAAACCATCGTATACGAATGGCAAAAAAGATACGGCAGTAACATTTTGTCAATCAAAGCATTTTCAAATCAACATGGTTATTCTTACAGCAACATATTCGATTATTTAAAAGGAAAATCGCAAAAACATGGTGCTGTTTCGTTTTATCTCAAAGAATTATTAAACATCGAGGATTATATGAAACCTCACAAAATATTAGAGTTAGAGAAATTAGATGAGAAAAACAGAGAGAAAATTGACTTGCCACTTGATACAACGGGAAGAGAGCGTTTGTTGTCTAAAATTATTCCAAATGCAGAAAATATCAAAAAACTTATATTTTGCACGCTGGATAACATCGATAAAGTCCATGATGTACAAAAATATATTGTAGCTGATACAGAGCATAAAAATACAATATCAATAGTAAAAGACAAAATAAAAGAAAGAAATAAAAATAAAGCAAATAAAGAAAAATCTAAAGATATCCAAACAGAATACGACGACGATGATATTTATGCTATTGACAATTATACAGTTGGTAATTATAACCACGATAAAATAGAAAGTACAGATGAAACGATTTTGCGCGATACCCTTTTGGAGTTCCAAATGCAAGAGGAAATCAAAATTCACATGATTATATTTTCCAGATGTCAATTGCTGAAAACCAACAAAATTGTTAAGTTTGCAGAAACATACCCTGAATATTTCAGTATAATTTATACAAAAACACCAAACGAAGATTCTGCGGAAAAATTGATGGATTTGTACATTTCGTATTTTAATGAGAACATTCCAAATACCGTTGTGTTCAGTGCGATATCATCTCGCAAGTATAATGATGAACTCGTTTATTTCATCTCACAAACGAGAAAATGTACATTTATAAATCTCTATGATAAAGAGCTCCGTGTGAAATTATACAACGGTAAAAATACAGAGGATTTGCCATCAGACCGCATTTACGAGCTGGCGGAAATCATCAAAAAACGCAAATTTGTAAAGTTGTCGAGTATAAGCAATTCATGGGCTGCAAAAATTACAAACGAGAACTTACACAACACATTATTTGTAAATGTATTGAATATGAAAATGATGCTTGTTTTAAATGTAAAAATAATAAACGATAACAATGACAACATTTACTTTGTGAACGAAGAATTTATCAACGATTTTATCGAAAAACAAAGTAGATACATTTGATAAAATCTTGGAATTTTTTAATCGACTAAAATGTCATCTTCTGCACTTTCACCGCCGCCAGAAACATCACTTGGTTTCTTCAAGTATCTGTATAGAATAACAATCGCAGAAAGTACTATGATAATAATGATAACGATCCATACCCATTCTGGTATGCCAGAGAGCAAAGAAACAGATGCAACCGCCGATGGTGCAATCACAGGAGCCGGTTGCTGCTGCTGTTGCGTTTGTTGTACTTGAGTAGTCGCAGCTTGCGGTCCTGCGCCACATGTAACGCCGAGATTATCTACCCAATCACCACTTCTACTATTATAACCGTTTACAACCTGTCCACTTGGGCAGCCCAAATTTGCGGCAATTCCGCCTGGCCCACCATATCCGTTTAAATTATCCAAATAATCTCCTGAATGAACAGGAACGGAACCCCATCCGGTTTGAGAAGAGAAAGTAAATGACTGACCATCTGCTGCATTTCCAACAGCACCCAAATCACTACCATCAGAGCATTTCATACCAACAGATGTAACGTAATTACTATTTGCGGTACCATAAAATGTGTTAGCGTATGTATTTGCCGGGCATGCTTTTGTAGGATTTGCAGCCCCTCCTTGACCTCCGGCAACCGAAATAACGGACATTATTTGCGCGTATAAAACACAATATATAACACAAAATAAAAAATAAATAAATTTTATAAAATCAAAATCAAAATCAAATTTTATAAAATCAAAATCAAATTTTACAAATTTTACAAATTTTACAAATTTACAAAATATAAACCCGCACATCAACATCGACGAATATATCATCTATCAATTTGCTGACATCTGCCCAATCCAACAAATCCAATCCACATCCTATACGCGGCATTGCGATCTCTTCAACATCCAAAATTTTACATATCTCGTATAATTTCACCAACGTATTTTTCATACTTTTTAAAGTTGGTTTATCCCAATATTTTTTCTTCGTGATCAAATTAAATATATATCTGTTCGCATTTCCTTTGATTTCAACTAATTTATCTTCGCTTATTGCGTCAACATCAACACCGTTAATAGTTCCCTCTTTGCTCTCGTATAAAATTGCCACATCCTCTGGTTTTTTACGCAAATCTAACAATCGATCTATATTTCCAAATCTATTTCGAAATAAAACAGCTATTCCTTTGCCCATCTTCATATCGGCGCTTACACAATGAGCTAACGAGATTTCATCGGTATTTTCAAATAAATCGCCTTTAATCTCTTCGATCGGCATTTTAACCTTATATTAATCATATTTCACTTTTTAACCCTCGTTAAAAACATTTGTTAAAAAACACAAACTTTATCTTTTAAACTTGCTTATTAGCTTTTTTGTATGCCAAATAGGCAAACCCAACAATATCGACAAATACTATTGCACTTACGATACCATAATCTTTATCTTCCATTTTTCTATCAAATAAGAACACCGACACAATATATAATATTATAATAACAACTAACATTGCAATAGTCAGCGCAAAATATGACATCCACCCACCTCTCGTATATTCTTCCCAGAATCCCATCTTAAAATTTGAAAGCAGATTCAATATAGCAGTGTTAATATAGCAGTGTTAATATAGTAATATATTAATATAAATAAAAATATTCCAAATGGAAAATTCGCCGTTATGTTCGATGATATGGGCTATGGACAAAAACAATGGTATTGGTTTAAACAACTCAATACCGTTCAAAGATAAAACTGACATGGGTTTATTTAAAAATTACACAATCAATCATATCGTATTGATGGGCCGAAAAACATATGATTCTATACCCAGCGCACACAAGCCATTAAGCGACAGAATCAACGTAGTTTTGACAAATAACATTAATAAAACCGAAGATAAAAACCAAGACCAAGAAAATTTATTTTACATTAACAACATCAAAGACATCCGTCAGATCCTCGAAAGATTCCCCGATAAAAAATTAATCGTTATAGGCGGCGCAGAAATTTACAAATTAGCGATCGAAAACTTTACAGTAACAGATTTACGAATTTCCGTATTTGACGATGATTATAAATGTGATGTATTCTTCCCTTTTAAAACAAACGACAAAGACATTAGAATACTTGTCACCTCTACATTTCCCGGTCTTCGTTGTCGTTATGGAGAACAAATTGACAAATTTACACTATATCATTTCAGCTATGCAAACCGCGAGGAGTCGCAATATAAAGAATTAATACAAGATATTTTAGAGAATGGCCAAGAAAGACAAGACAGAACGAAAACAGGCACAAAATCTCTCTTTAGCAAACAATTAAAGTTTTCGCTGAAAAATAATTCATTTCCTCTACTCACACTGCGCCGTATGTTCTTTAAGAATATCGTCGGCGAATTATTATGGATCTTATCAGGGGATACAAACGCAAAGCGATTATCGACAAAGTACAACGTCAACTTTTGGCTCGCCAATACCTCACAAAAGGTAATAGACGAGAGAAAATTAAATTTGCAAGTTAATGATTTAGGGCCCGTTTATGGTTTTACATTACGTCATTTCGGCGCTTCAGCAGAGTATAAAACTTCAGATACAGATTATTCCGGCAAAGGTTACGATCAACTAACAGAATTGATCAAAAACTTGAAAGAAGACCCGACAAGTCGCCGACTTATCATAAGTTTGTGGGATCCGCCGGCCTTTGAAAACGCCGCATTACCACCTTGTATGTTGTATTTCCAATTTTATGTCAAATTAAATGTTAACGGTAACGATAATACACAACATGAATTATCCTGTATAACACACATCAGATCAAGCGACGTGATCTTAGGATTGCCGCAAAATATCGCATATACTGCATTATTAACATATACCCTTGCAGAAATTTGCAACTATACAACCGGCGAACTAACCGTAAACATCGGCGATGCACACATTTACAAAGATCATATCAACGACAATTTAACAACGATGTTGCAAAGAGAATCGTTACCATACTGCAAATTGTACATTAAAAGCCCACAAAAAATAGAGCTCGATACCATTAATGTCGAAAATTTTCACATAGAAAATTATCATTGTCACAAAGCAATTAAGTTTAATATGTCAGTTTAGAAAAATGAAATTTTCACAAATTTACAAAATTTCTCGAAATTTCACAAATTCAAATCTTTCGCCAACTTTGTTAGCACGCTACCCAATAAATTTTCACCCCAATCAATTTTATTTTTTATCGCATTTTCCTTGCTAAATCCAATACCCCAAATCCTATCAACAGGGCTGGCCTCAACAAATTTGCACCCGACAAAATACAAATCTAAAAGTTTCGTTTGCAGCTGCCGATTTTGCGTAAATTTTAGGTAATTTCCCCTATAAACGATGTCTTCTTTCTCCCTATCCCACAATTCTTGCAAGAAATTTTTTACCGACCTGCCCAATCGTTTTATTTTATAAGCGTCTTTACAGTTCAAAATACTCATCGCGGTATTAAAATCCTCAAATAACAACGCTTTTTTATACATCATATATTGTTCGCAAGAATTAAATTGTTTCTTCTCCTCCACAAAAGTACACGGATACCATTGCGATAAGAATCCATTTTCATCCTTTGCAGAATAGAAGAATATATACCGCGAATTTATGGAAAGTGAAACTTTCTTGCTTGGGGTTTCCACTTTTCTCTCTGCAAAATCCATTATTTCAAGCAAAATCTTGACAAAATCTTGTCAAAACGTTGACAAAATCTTGTCAAAACATTATAAAAAATATAATTTTCAAAATTTTCAAGCTTTCATGCCAGTCCAAAATGTGCAACATCCGAGCAAAATTCCAAGCCCTGCTACACCCGCGCTAACATATATACTCAATTTATCGCTTAATAACAGCAAAATGCAGATTATAATTAAAGCGACACCGATAATCATCAAATACCACGATGAGATAATCGTTGATTTTCCACCCGTTACCATATTTACCATGTTGTTCACAGAATTTTGATCGATCTCCCCTATTCTCAACAATAAACTTTTCACGTCAGCATCCAACGCGCTGAATAGATCAACTCCAATTTTCGCCGCTTCAGCCCCACTCAATCTACTCATTTTCTTCTTTTCAGTCAAATATAAACTACTAAAAGTACCTTTCTCCAACTTTGCACCGTATGCCAAATCCATCAATTTAACATACATCGGTTTATCAATAGACTCATCATAAAATGTGCCGTGTGTTTCGCAAAATAATCTATGATTTGTCAAATATTCGCTGATAATATTTTGCATTTCAATCGGTACTATCTCCATCAGTCTGTTTATGCCGCTGGCTTTAACTGCCCGAATTTTCATACCCTCTTCTAATTCAAGCTTAAGCTTGTCATCTGCATCAAAACTATTCATTTTGTCGCGTATTTTCTCCACATCAATCTCCACCGGATACGTAGAGTTTGAAGAGCCCATTTTTCAATGAAATTTCAATAAAATTAACGAATAAAATTAACAAATGAAATTTCAACAAAATTAACAAATGATATATAAACTTCGTAATAAAATTCTCAAAAAACAAATATCATTGGTCTAAATATTTATCGACCAATTCTATTTTCTCAATGATATTGTCGATTTTAATCGATTCCACCAACAATTTGTTCTTTATCTCGCATAATTTCTGCAAATTAATCGGATCGCCGACATTATACAAGTTATCGAGCGTTTCATTCAAATCCATTAAACAATCATCCAATGTTTTTTGTTTCTTGAAATGAACATTATTCTCCGCTGACAAATCTTCGGATTTCGCTTCATCGATCTCTAAATTCATATCAAAATCTACGATATTATCCGATATATTGAATTCTATCTCGTCAAATTTACGTTTTACACTGCCATTACTATTTGCCACAGCTTTGTAAAATGTTTTAACGCATTTTGTGCATCTCATTTGTTTATTGTACTTTTGTAAAATATTCTTTGAAAATATCGGCCATGATCGTCTACTTACGCATTTCTTATCGAATGGGACCTCTCCCGGGCCAATACATTCTGCTTTTCCATTTCTATCGAATATATTCCGCACATCTTCTTGTGCAAAATCATAAATGATACCATTGTATTCGTATACGCGTCTTGAAAACATAGCGTAGTATATTTTTTATAAAACTCTATTTCATTTTTTATAAAAATCCTTTCTATTTTTTAAGCATATATTAATATACGATGTCATTTCAAACTCCACTATCTATTGTCCAAGGTGAATGGGGCAAAAAAACAAGTGCATTTCCCGTCATTAGATGCCCCGAAAATACATACGCGAAACAAATAGATTGGACAGAAAATGACTGGATACAATCTATAAATTTAACGTGCTCTGATAATTCTACAACTCAACTTTCGCCACCACAACATCAATCCGGTTGGCATTTATTCGACGCCAACCCACAAGGTTGGACAACAGCATCTGTCGGCACATCAAACGCTGTATTATCAATAAATGGTAAAAATCATAACAATAATTTAGGGATTGTAAAGACCTATTCTTGCCCAAGTGGCCAAAAGATAGTCGGCTTACAAGGCAATTACTCCGATCAAGTTGATAGTTTAGGATTCGTATGCGATTTTGATCCATCTTACTGTGTAGATAATTTAGAATCGCCATATTGTAAATCGCTCCCTTCAACATATTTGACAACAAACTTACTAAATCAAGCTTGTGCAAAAAATATAACGCAAACATGCAAAGATCGCAAAGCAGAACTTTTACCTTCCACCGTCGAAAAATACTGCAAAACTAACCTAAATGATCCATTTTGCGCATGTTATCGGCCTGTGCCAAGCTATATCGACCCAAATATTAGCGGATTACAGCAATGTTGGAATTCAGAATGTGCCCAGTATGGGTATAAACCTAACAACTCTCCTTGCCCAAACATCACAATCTGTAAGCAAAATATAGAGACTAGCGGCAGTTCCAATATATTAACAGACAACACTATCGTTTTAGACTGCTCAAAACAGCAAAATCAAGCACCTGCAACATCATCACAATCAACGCCAGCAAATTCAGCAACTCCAGCAAATTCAGCACCAGCAAATTCAGCAAATTCAACAACACAAACCCCATACTCAACTAACTCAACTCAAACGAACCAAAAAACATCAAACATATTCGATTTTGCATTTTCCAACTACCTTATAATCTTAATTATATTTGTCTTAATAACAGCAATCTTTTATGTTTTCATTTTAAAAGCCAAAAAAGAACCCCATAGTTGATTTTTGCATTCATTCCAAACTACACATAACCGTGAAGTCAGCTGTAAATGATCCATCAACGCTTATGAATAAATCAAATGGTATACCACTATTTGATACGACAAAATAAGATTCATTCAATATAGAATTAACAGAAGCCATAACATAATTATAGCTGTTACCGTTATCTCTAAATACACCAAAACCATTAGCACTCGTATAATCTGCGAAAACACTACGCACTGGCAAACTCACCCCAAAGGAAAATTCACCCAAATATTTTTCAGGATAAATGTTAACTCTGCAAGATAGCGAAATAACATTCCCAATTTTCTGGTATATGCAATGTTTGGTAGATAGCGCAGATCTTTCAGCATCTACCCCAAGGATACCTGTGATATTTGGGGTATAAACACCACTACTTTGCAAATTTGCCCTTGCAGATTTAGCGATAAAGGTCAAATTTATGAGAAAGTACACAGCGAACAAGCAACAGACAGCAATTCTCATTTTCACAGCTAGTATATAAAAAACATTAATTTTTTCATATTTTCTCAAAACTTTCTCAAAATTTACAAATTTTACAAATTTTAAACTACATACAACAATGTAAAATCACAGGTAAAACTGCTACCATTCGCGATATTAATCTGAAATGGCACACCAGAGTTAGAAAATGTAATCCGCTGCGTTCCAGATTTTGAGTTAATAGAAATGGCAACTCCTGCTTGCGATGTAGATGTGTCCCGAAAAGCACCCGTTCCCCAAGCACTCGTATAATCAGCAAAGGTCGTTCCAGATGGCAATGAAATATCAAAGGTAAATTCATTCCCAAGTGCATTTGTCGTAATATTTAACCTACCAGACATCATCATATTAGTCCCCAATCTGCTATAAATTATACTTCCGCTGGATGCCGCCCCATTCACACTCACCACATTTGTTATTGTAACCGCGTATGTTCCAGATGACAAATTCGCCGCACTTATAGATCCGGTCACGTTAACATTACCGGTAACTTGCAGTTTATAGCCGCCAGCCGATGTAGAACCAATAGCAACATTGCCGTTATCAGCGCATAAATACGAATCCAAAGTATTATTAGCGTACAATTTGTGATTAACCGTCGTCGTGTTATTCGCTTTATACAAAGTCAATGATGCATTTCCACTTGTATTAACATCTCTAAACAAACTTACAAGCGATAAATCACTCGTCGATTTTGGGTTTATCCTAATCTCACTAACGGTCGCAGAATTCAAAGTTTGTTCAATATAGCAAATTCCACCAGCCCCGTATAACTTAAACGGCTCTTTGAAACCACTAACATTCGTCGACTGAAATTTCCCTGTTGTCAACAAATCTGCTGTATACGCAGGAGGATTTGCCGCATCCACAGAAATCGCACCAGACGAGATTAAAATACCAGTTGATTGAGAAAATTGTGCCCGCACATCAGAGGTAAACGTTGCCGAACTGCATGACACCACGCCACTTCCATCCGCTTTCAAATACGAGCCAGTTAACTGCGGCAACTGCAAAACACCAGCCTCTGTAAAGGTCAACGCTGTCAAAGCACTATTTGACCCATCCTTTCTAAATAGCCGCAATTGATGAGAGCTAACCGAATCGGAAACATCCAAAACCCACATGGAACTACCCTCACTAGTCGCCGTATAATTGCCGCCATAACATAAGTTTATCTGGCCTCCCTCCGTCAAAGTTTCAGCTCGCACAACAAATGAGTTGCAAATAGCATAATTTGTGACCACCAAATTTGTCAAAGGTACAGCTAGCGAAATTGCACTTTGTGTAAATACCGCCATATCAACGTTGTTACTCCTAATGCTCACCGATCGGCTATTAGAGCAATTTATGTAAGTTGCGCCATTATTTTGCTGCAAAATACAGTAATTCAATCCGGTATTCAATCCGCTGTATGAAAATCCCGCAAAGGTACTATCCGCAATGATATTACCAACAACTAAATTTGCGAATGTCGGCGACGCGCTAGTCGCAACAGATTGCCCGATTGATATTACACCGCCAGAATATGTTACCCCAACCCCACCCGACAAACCGCTGATATCAGAGTATGGAATCGACGCCGAGCTGACCAAAACTTTAGAGCCATTTGTTTTAACGTACTGCGAAGCGGTCAAACCCGCAACGGTCAAATTTCCGCTAAATCGCACATCTCCACTAACATCTAATTTAAACCCACTCGGCATCATACCAATACCCACATTTCCACCTCGCCCATTCAGCAACAAATTAGATACCGCCGCACCATAAAGCACACTTTGAATATAACAACATCCGTTGTAAGAATCAGCGCCCATGTACAAGATTTGGTCTGATGAAATGGTTTGCCCTGTTGAAATCTGCAAACCATGCTTAGCCACTTCATTTCCTGTATAAACACCATTCCCGCCAGCATTATCGCTAGCCAACACAATATTCACCATACTTGTCGCCACGCTCGAACCAACGCTGAACAAACCCGCAGATGAAAATCTTGCCCATTCAACCGAAGAATTCATAGAGGTGAATACTAACGGTGCGCTAGATCCACTGACAGATGTCAAACCACTTTCGATGTAATTCACGCTTGAATTTGAAACAAATCGTAAAAGTCCCGTTGTCGGCGCAGTTGTTGCTCCGATTACCATAGAGCCGACTATTTGCAAATTTTCACCAGAATATACCAATCCGCTTGTCGATGACCCGACAACCAAATTTCCTTGCACTAATAATCCATTTGTCGGCGGCAAAACCCCATTCGACGTTGTTCCAATCGACAATCCGCTGTTATACCAAAATGCACCAACCGCATTCCATGTATTCACCGTTTGGCCACAAGAAAACACTAATTTTGTTGCAGCAGAGTTATATTTCCCGGAAATTCCCTGATACCAATTGCCGCCCTCTGAAAATACAATACGTGCTTCGGACGTTGTCACCCCACTGTCACCATTCGCGAAAGTTGCCAAAATTTGCGGCCCCACACTAGAATTATTCAATGTTAAACCAGCAAAACTCGGCGAAGCACTCGTCGCCACCGATTGCCCTATCGCTATCACACCACTTCCGCCTGTATAGGTTACCCCCGTTCCACCAGAGAATAATCCGCGAACATCACTAGAAAATACCGCGCTAGAGCAAGAGATCAATCCGCTGCCGTCTGTTTTCAAATAAGAAGCCCCTGTATAATACGGCATAATTATCGTTGAATCTTCATTAATTACCAATGTATTTAGCGGCGAATTTGCCGCATTTTTTCTGAAAATCCTAAATTGATTGGCGACAGACGAATCAGAAACATCCAAATTCCACGTACCAGCGGCTTCACCAATAACCCCTGTTTTATTCGCGTATGTTAATACTAACTGTCCTCCTTCCGTTGCAGACAGCGAATTGCAAATCAAATAATTTTTCACCGCGGTATAATCGGATGCTGTAATTTGTGCACTTACCGCCAAACTACTCACCGCTACAACCCCAAAGGTAACCGATGCGCCAACCGACACATCTTGCCCAATAGAGATAACCCCCGTTGTTGAATTATAACTAACCCCCGTACCAGCTGACAATACACCACGCGCTCTAACCGTCGTAAAGTACAAATTAACACCCTCTGCTAAATCTGCTGTTGTTTTCGTCGCTAATCTCGTATCCCATCGTGCGTTCGTGAAATATAAATTCGTACCCTCGATTAAGTCCGTTGTAGTCGCCGATCCAGAAACAACTCCGCTAGTAGCTTTCAACACCCCACTCAACACACCCACCGTTATACCAGCGAATGTCACTGACGCGCTGGTCGCCACCGATTGGCCGATTGATATCACACCGCCCGAGTATGTTACTCCAGTACCACCTGACAAACCACTGATATCCGAATATAAAATCGTCGAGCTTGCAGACAAAACCCCAGCGGTAAATTTCGCATACCCTGATAATGCTGTGTTAAAGGTGTAAGTTCCAGCTTCGGTGATCGTCAGCCAAGTAGCCGCTGCATTTAGCGCTGTTTTGCGGAAAATTCTAAAATCATTCGTTGTCGTAACCCCACCAACCGCCACATCAATATTCCAAGTTGATGCTGATTCACTCGTAACATTTGAGTTCCCTCCATACCCCAATACTATTTGCCCGCCCTCCGTCGCCGATGTAGACTGCGATACAACATTTTGGCCGATAATAAATCCACTAGCCGACAAAACCCCTGTTACGGAAACTCCACTTGTTGACCATGATAATCGAGTGGTAGAATCTGTCACCGTCACTAACTTTCCTCCCAAATTTCCGTATATTTTCACACCATCTATACCAGAATCATAAACTATCCCATGCAGTGTTGAAGATGTTTTCAGGTATAAATTTGTCGACCGCAACGATAAATCTCTGTAAATAACTACGCTGCTAACATCATCTATTGTCAACGCGGTTGAGGTTGCCGAAACGAACTGCAAAACATTAGCGCTAACGGATATTACCCATTGCGAAAGCGAATTTGTACCATCTGCTGATGTGTTGCCGCCGTACCCCAACACTATCTGTCCGCCAATCGTTGCATCTACCGCTTGCGAAATATATTTTTTGCCGATAAATGAATTTGTAACCGCGGTTGTAAATCCACTTCCGCTTACCGATCCTGTGAATACCGCCCCTGATTCCGCCCAAATCTTCACGCTGCGATTAGATGACGTTGTACCACCGCCGACTATATCCAACACCCCAGATGTCAGCAATCCATAGCCGATTTTCCCAGCGTTCGCTTCTTTTGTCAACCCTGCGCCAAATTCTAAATTGGAATTTCCAGCTATCTGTACATTACCACCGAAATAAGCGGTGATATTCACGCTACTTGCGCCACTCTGCCCTACAACATACAGCCCATATTTCACACTGTTCGTATATCCTGATACCCCTCCAGAGCTAGTTGCAACATTATCAACGTATATTCCATACGCGGTGGTCAGCGCTAATGTACCGCCCGATCCAACCGTCGGCGATATCGTAGAAATATACAACCCGCTGTATACGCTCAATACACCAGAGATACCAGCTCCAACGTTTATTGTCGGCGAAATATAACCAACGGAAAATGAAGCAGCTCCCGTCGCAACATTATACGCGGGCGTTAAATACACAGCCCGCAAAATCCCGGCTCCACCAACCGGCGCTGTAAATTGATTTGTGTCATAAATCGACGCGGCCAACGAACTTCCATCAACCGACGTACCGATTGCCCCATTTAACCTAATAGAATATGCTTTATTTCCGGCAATCGAAACAAAATCATATGTTCCGGGCGAACTTGTCCCCATGCAAATACGCCCATCAGCATCAATCCGCATCTTTTCCGAGGTTACCCCGGCCCCACCGTTTGCCGTACCTTTCCCCGTATAAAACGTGATAAAACCAGAGCCGGTTCGCAACCCAGATGATAATCCTTGCCGATATGTCAAATCTCCGTCTGAATTAAATCGCATCTCATTAGTATTCTGATAAATATTAGAGAAATAATCGGTTGTTGCAGCACTATAAAATACCAAAGATGCTCCATTTGCCACTCGCAATGCGTTGGAATTCCAATAAAATACATTGGTATTATTCTCGCGAAAGTACAAATTCCCACTTGATCCACAATTTAAGTAAACATCGCCATTTGACGCTGACAATAACGCATAGCTTCCAACGCTCGAATGTTTTATACCAGCGTATGTATTATCCCCGGTAATAGCTCCCACATTGCAATTTCCAAACAAACTCGTAGCGGATGTCGTAACGGCGATCAACGATAACGATGTATTATTTACAGCGCTTTGTACTCCGCTGGCAAAGGACGCGATATCAGAAGTTGAGATATTAGAGACAGTTACCAAATTAGAGGATGCATCTGTTTTTACAAATTGCGAACCTGTCAGATTCGGCAAACGCACAACACCACTCGTACTACATGTTAACGCTATAACAACACCGCTGTTATTTCTGCTGATAACCAAATTATTCGACGAATCAACAGATAATTCCCAAACCTGGTTGATTGATCCGCCGCCGGTCAACCCTGTAACATTATAATAAGCTAACGAAAGTCTACCACCTACCGAGCTAGAGGTATCTGCGTTTGATACAAAACCTTTTGAAACAACATAATTTGCTGTTGTCAGAGTCAGCGCTGTTTGATCAAAGTTAATCACCCCAGTCGATGAATTATACGATAATCCGGTCCCTGTCGCCGACAACACACCTCGCGCTCTAGCCGTCGTAAAGTACAAATTAACACCCTCTGCCAAATCCGCTGTCGTTTTCGCAGCCAGCCGTGTATCCCACCTAGCATTCGTAAAATATAAATTCGTACCCTCAATTAAGTCCGTTGTAGTCGCGGTAGTCGATAAGAATCCATTTGCAGCTTTCAAAATACCACTATAATTGCCAATTGTCGTTATGTTCGGCTGCACACTAGTCGCCAATACCCCGTATATATTTGCCGCTTGAAAATCAGACAAGGTCAAACCGCTAAAGGTTGTAGCAGGTTGCGTTAAGGTGTATCCTATTTTAAATATCGAATCTGTGTGATCTCTAAACACACCATAATATCGCGTTGTACCAGATATTTTTGCCTCTCCGTATAATCCAAAATCTACCGTATCTCCGCTGTTTCCCGACGCAATATGCATAAATGTGTCAGTTGTAACGGAAACAACAGGATTTGCATTCGTTTGTGTGCCGGAAACCGTTAAATCCCCATACACATACACATGATTTGCTTTCGAGTCAACTACAAATATATCGCCAGAATTCCCTTCCTTTCTAACAACTAACGCAGAATCAGAGGTTACATCGACAACGGTGTTACTAGCCGATACATCACCCAAATCATTTGTCCGTCTATTGGACGAATTTCTATTAACTCTCCAAGCCATTATTATAACAATGCGTTATAAAGTTTGCTGTTGATTTTATTCGCAGCAAATCCTTGTATTTTCTTTGAATCCGGCGGCAAAAATCAGCGGCGAAAAACAGCAATATTTTCTGCGCAGCGCAATATTAATACAATTAAACTCCGTAAAAAATAAAATTAAATACAAATCTCACTCAGCGCAAATTCGGCGGCATGCAAACAAAAACCAGATAAAATCGCATAAAAACAACTAAAAAACAATGATTTTATCGCCGGATGCAAATTACACCGATCGCGCCAATTGCAATTACCGGTATAAGCCATGTGAATTTAGACCACCAATCAGATTTTTGCAGACAATATTCTACGAATTCTTGCCGAACAACATCTATAAATATGGTATTTTTACACATATTATAAAATTTACTTATGTTACGGCAAATATCCTTTGTGCATATACCAATGTATTTTTTCGTATAATTTTGAAGGTCTGGATATTCCACAAAGATCAATGAACTTACGCCATTTTCATCGGCGATAGGTTGAAATAGCACATTAATTTCAAAGCATTCGAGATAAATTCCATCGTATTTATTAGAGGAATTTTTATGTTTCACACTGTAAACATTAGCATTATTTTTGTATAATTTGGCCAACAAAATGCACATTTCAACATATTCTACTTTAACCCCGCATTTTCTATATTTTTCTATCGTTTGCGGATAATCACACACATCATCAAATATAGAAATCATGGTATAAAATAATTTTGCTTTTCGCTTAAATGCAAAAAAGAACCGAATAAAATCTGAACGGCGGCCGCCAAAAAAATTCCAAAAGACCAGTATATTTCTAAATCAATGCAATATTAATATAATTAAACTTTATAATAAAATTAATTAAATACAAATCTCACTCAGTGCAAATTCAGAGGAATATAGACTCATTTAAACATTTATTTCATATATGTTCTAGCAACATGAATAAATGCAGGATTTTGCAGATCAACATCCGGGCGATCATATAATATCATAGGTAATGTTGCTGGTATTAGATTAAATGAAGACTCACATGGATAATGATATGCGGAAAAGATGGATGCGGCCATCATAATAGACCACATGAAAAGATTTAATGCTTGTGATGTAGATTTATCTCCGTAAAGTACGTCATTACTAAATATCTCACAATTATATGCAGCTCTGCCAAATAAATCGTATTTTAATTTTCCCTCTCGTTCTAATCGAATATATTTCAAGATAGTATCTGCAACATCATCATATGTTCTATCAGGATGCAACATTCCTACTTTTCTGTATTTATCATTGTATGATTCAACCTCGATAACTGCATCAGATTCATCCTTTTTGCCTGATACTGTATTTAATCCAATAACTTTTTTTATATCTTTATATTTATGTTCAAATAATACCGCTTTATGTGCAACATTAAATATACTAAGAGGCCTTTCAACCCCAGACACGTTATATTTTCCACTTCGTATATCATCGATAAAATGTCTATCCATAATTTATTGTGTTAGTGATAGAAATAAACTCGCAGCAATTATACATATCATATATCCTATATTTAATTCTCAGTTTTTTTCCACCAAAAAATTAAAATTTTCGGGCATTTCCGTTACAAAATGCCCGAAAAAAATTTTTGCAACACCCTGAAATTCTCTAATTGATGCAATATTAATACAATTAAATTTCTTAAAAAATAAAATTAATTAATTGCACTAAAAAAAATAAAAATTTGGCCGCGGATGCAAATTACACCAGTCAGAAAAGCACTAAAAAATTCCACAACTTGAAACTTTAAAATTTGAAATATAAAACACTATACTAACAGCCGCCTCGGCTTATCCTCGTTAAAAATGCTCGATGAACATACGGAAATAAAGACTAAAATTCCTAAAATTACAACGATTGATATAACGAAAGAAGAATATAAGGTCCTTAAAAGAACAACGGATATACTCGTTATAAAAATAAACGATTATGTGCTGAAGATATTTTATAGCAAAGTCCAGTATTTCGACGAGGTTATCAAAGGTAAAGTTATCAACACATTAAATCTAGAAAATATAATAACACACACAGATTATCCTTTGGTAACAACGGGAAAGGACGAAAACAACAAAGATTTAACATACAGTGCTATAAAAATGCCGTATATAGAGGGTAAAACACTACATCAAGTGAAAAATCCACCGTTAAAGGTCTTCAGTTCTCTCGCGCAAATTCTTGGCAGTTTACACAGAAATAACATCGCGTTCATCGATCTTAAACCACACAACGTTATCGTTACCCCTGATAATAAAGCATTCTTAATCGACATCGGTTCTTTGTACATTCCAAAATTTGGGCTCAAAAATAATTTCATCATGGGAACCCCACAATTTATGCCTCCAAGCTACATATCATACACAACACACGGCTTTTGTTTTCCAAAGGATTTTCCGTATACAGCAATCGATGTATGGGCTTTCGGTGTAATGATGTATTGTAAATATATTGATGTACATTTTACACGCGATTTAATATCATACATCGATACAAAAAAGATACCTTTGGCATATCCTTTCAACAGCACTATCGCATGTCTTGAAGAGAATGATTACAAACGACTAGATATTATGACAATTTATAACATGTTAATCGATGAAAAATCAATGATTTTCATATCATCGAGTATTGCTCTTAATAGCGTTTATGAGATACAAGCTGATTATATGAAAGTTTACAGGTACAAAAATAATAAAGTTGTGCAAATATTAGAATCTACGTCAGTTATAACATACATTGATAAAGACAAAAACAAAGACAAAAACAAAGAAAACAAACAGATTCCAAAATGTTCAATCTGTGATGGATCGCAGCCACATTAAAACCTCTATTTTCTCTACGGATGGATCTAAATTTTTATTTGTGTCTAATATATCATATTCTAATATTATTGTCATTTGTTTGATTAAATCTTTCTGTATATTTTTTGTGTTATATAACAAGATAGCAGATTTTAAATTACCCATCTCACAAGCGGTTTTAAAGAATAACGAATGATCCATTTTAATTTCGTTTTCTATAGCAAATTTGATAAAATTTGTATCATTACACACAAAATCTGGTATCTCAAAATTAATACCAATTTTTGAAAATAGTTTTATGAATATAGATGGACAATTTGAAAATATACTATATGTATTATGCATATAATTTTCTATCTTTTTGATATCATCTTCAGTATATTTATAATTTTCGAAACCATCATATACAAAATCTGGTATATTGATGTTGTAATTAGTATAACATATTATCGTAGAATAAACATCTGTCAATGCATTATATTTTAATAGCAAATTTAATATATTGAGACTATCTATACTATTATTACATTTAGCAGAATTTGCAAAATTATACTTATAACCAACAAAATGTCTCAGAGCTGTCTCTAATAGAGAGTCCTTTAATTCTTTACTAAACATTCTATCACCAATATGATAATTTCTAATCAGCGTATCTATCCATCCCACATATTTATTTAAATTGAACAATTCAATCACAGCACTTTCTCCGTATTTCTTAAACACATTCAAATATATACCATGCAACAGCACAGCAGAATCCTGATATCTCTTTTGCTGAATGATATATTTGGTAACCTCTAAACTTGCCGATTTATGGTGTAATAATGGCAAAACATCATACTTTTCATGCAAATATTTGACAACATCTAAACTAACAAGATCAAATGAGGTGAAATCATTTATGCCAGAAATATATTTTTCATCTATCTTTTTTAATTGTGCAAACATAAATTCAATAATGTCGATGTTATTTGTCAACAACACACTGCATGTTATCATCTTTTTGTTACGTTCTAGAGCAAATAAATCTACTTTATTCTCTTCACTCAGATCACAAACGAACTTTATTCCGTTTAAATCTCGAGTTGTTATAGAATACAACAAACCACTCATACAAACATCTGGCATAGTATCAATGTGCATTGCGCCCACTGATTTTATCAGATCGAATATTTCTTTGTTCTTTCGTTTAATAGCAGTATTAAGCGCATTGTAGTAGCCAAAATCACCATTATCAACCTTATATATTTTACTACCACGTGATTCACGAAAATTAAGCGGCTTTACAAAGTTAAACAAATCAACAAAATTAAAATACGCGATATAATTGATAAGAGGAGTTATCTCGTTTAAATTACTCTGCCGATTTATAGAATTGCATAACCAATCACAAGAGGTGTATGCTTTTTCCATATCCGTCAACTCTGGAAATTTCCACGTTTTCAACCTCATAACATCGGTATACCATTCTGTCAATTTAACGAATATATTCTGCGAATTCTCAGGCAATAATTTTATATCAGCATCTTCTTTTTCAAAATACTCTTTATAAAATCCACCAAGTAAATTCAACAAATTTGCTCGCTCTTCAGAGTCCATTTTCAATATTGCAAATATAAAAAAATAACATTCATATTTTTAAAGTGGCGTATCAGCTTCTTCAAACTCCTCGCATACGCTCTTATGAGCTTTCCAATCGGATCTCTGACATTCTAAACTACAATAATATACAGATTTGCATTTTCCGCAATATTTCATACTCTCTTCTGTTTTGCCACATTTCGCACATTCGTACATAACATCGAATAAACCATAATAATGCATCTTTCCATCTTCCTTAAAATTATAAATGTTGTCAAAGCCAACGATAAAAGAAATTTCCAGTATAATCGTTTTGATATCAGAGATTAATATTCGCGGTATCAAAACCATATTACTTTCATCTTTGATCTCAAACTTATCCTTTAATTCTCGTATTTTTGAATATACCGGTGATAATTTTGCAATATGTTCAATATCAACGTGTAAGTTTAAGTTTAAAATAATACTCTCCTCTAAATCATACGATGCTAAATAAAATGCATTCGCCAACAATACAGTCTTGTTATGATAAGCCAACATTAAACTTCTTTTATTTTCAGTAACATGATAATCACAATGACTCAAATGAGTTATATTTTTATCTTTCAAACGCTTTATATTTTCGCGCAGAACAACATCACGTATACCCAACCTGTTCTTATACCAAGCGTACATTATCATATTTGTCGGCCCATATTCTCCAACGATTTTCTGGATCTCTTCTTTTGTCGTAGATTTTTCTTCGATTACTCGTTTTTTATATTTATTGTATTTCTTCTTAACCGATTGAATTCTCTTCACATCATCAGCATATTTCTCTGATGATTCCGGGTATTTCGGCAGCAATCGTCTTTCAAAAGATTCAACCTTTCTCTTAATTTCTGTTTTGATATCAACTTTTACCTCTGTCATTTTTAATATTATAAAAAATATAGTTTTCAATTTTCTCAAAATTTTCAATTTTCTCAAAATTTTCAATTTTTCACGCTTCATAAATTTTAGTGATCATCAACTTCATTTGATCTTCAGACAACAAATTACTGATAGAATATACTAAATCTACATTTTTTGTCTTAATAATATCATTTAAATTCATATCAATTAACCATGATGCAATAACGCTCGAATATTTCGCAATCTCACTCTTGTGGTATAAATTAACAACGTTACTATATCTAATACGATTCCATAAAGAATCTATTTTAACATACTTTAATTGTAACAAAATAGATAGGATCTTATATGTTATATCAGAAATCTTTACGTTATGCCAACATCCGTATAACAAATTACACAGCGTATTGAATTCATCTAAATTAATATTATCTATTACGATACTATCATAAAATGCGATATCAAATTGTGATCTACTAACGATAATTGAGGTAAAATGAACAAATATAACTATATTATTTACATCACTAACAAAGGTCAATTTATTACAAATATGAGAAATAGGTTGGGTTTCAAGAAATTGCTTGCAAAATTCTTCATTAATCAACACTCTCTCTATTTTTTCATCACTTTGTATTTCATCACAATTGATATAAATTCTATTTTCAACAACGTTCAAGTCAAAATCATCAACCAAACTATTAGATTTTATCCTTTTCACCGATTTAATCTCGTCGATTTCATCTACCTCTAATTTACGCTTTTTATTATCCGTTTCTTTATTTTCAACATCATCAACCGTATGTTTGTATTCTCGCGGACATTTTCGCAATCTACCGCAAGTACATTCAGACAACACTGTATTTGTATGACTTTTATACGAACAGTAAACTAATTTAGTGTTGTCCTCCCTTAATGCCTGCTTTTTACACGATCTATGATATCTTTTGCCACACAAACTGCAAACAACAAATTTTGTCATCAAACTAGGGCATTTAGCGTAATTGCATTTTCTAGATATGTAAGATTTTTTAACTTTGTTCATTTTTAGCAAAATATGCTATATTTAATAAAATACTTTATATTTTCAACATAATTCACTTTTTAAAAAATGAAATAAAGTCAATATATTGCTAAAATGAACGTGTTCAAATTATACCCGGAGCTTCTCGAAGGTTTCTTTACCGTTTACTTTTCACTAGAGGATGCTAAATTAGAACATTTACCAGAATACTCTCAATCGGCGTATAAAAAAATAACTGACTTCATTCTGCAAATAACAGAGAAGAAAATATTCAAAATGCCCGATTTAACCTTTTATGAAATGGAGTCAGCTGGAATAAAATGGATAACTCAACAAACAAAAGCACTTACACAAAACAATATTCTATCTTACGCTGTCTCAAACAACAACAAACATTTGTTTAAGTTGATTATCGAAAATATACCACAGTCCGAAGTTGCAAAATCGACAGCATTTTCTCAACTCATTAAATTAATTGACAAATTATCAGAAGATGAATTAAATTATTATGCAGAATTTACCGCAATAGAAAGCAAACTATTGTTGCCGATCAGTATAAATGCATATGCTACTAACAATTTGTCAGGTATAAAATTTCTAGAAGAGAAAAAACTTTGCAAAATTATAAATAACATACAAGATGAATCGTTAGATATCAATATCGATATACCAAGGATCAGAAACGAAAGTTATTATTTACCCGATATAATACCAATATTATTAGAAACTCCAAACTCGCATCTTATCGAAAAATACAAAGAATATTTTAACAATTGCGAAGATTCGGTCGTTAAATTCAACAGATTGGACATTGCACAGCGTATAATGGAAAGCGAACCAATCACCTCACAAGATTTATTGGTAAAATACTCAATCGAGGATTATTTAGAAAATGATAACAAAATAGTAGATTTTCTATTAGAAAAGTATCCTAGCAGCTTCAATATAAGAGCAAAACTAAATAAGGTGAAGATAAACGATGTAGAAAAAGCATCTAATTTATTAGCAAAATTTAATACATTAAGAGAGGAAAAGAAAATATCAAACATTTTATATCGCGGCTACTATCAATTTATAATGGATTGCGCAAAGGAAGAAGACCGCTCGGTAAAACCAATGACAGAAAATATGAAATATTTGATAAAAACAACTACATCAAATCCAGAGGAAATGATCGATATTATCGCATCTACAACAAAAAACTACGATATATCTCCTATATTTGATTGTTTCAATAGTATAAATCCAAGCAGCATATTCCACAACTTTATACTCTGTGATAACATCAACAACGCTATACAATTAATGCAAAAACACAAAATATCAGATGATGATATTATCAAAGCTATCGCATTCTACGCAGACTGTAATTATAAGATACCAGAGGAAACAGCCATAAAAATAGATAAAATCTTAGAGGATGTTAAAGATAACGACAAGATAATCAGCATATTATCCCACGCAAAGGATGTAGATTTTGCTGTAAGAATTGTTAAAAGATACTTAAAGAACATAAATAAAAATATAGATCTTATCTTCAATATTCTAACGAAAATATTAGAAACATCCTCTGATGATGAATTTATCTCGTATGAAAACGCAAAACATATAGTTTATTTGTCTTCGCTCGTATAATTTTTTCAAACTTTAAAATATCCAAATATAACTCGACATGCTGCTCCTAATTGGCCTGTTCGTTTTTATTAGTCATTGTCATTTTGCTAATATCCTCTCAACAATGGTAGGCGATGATGGAGGGGTTGTCGCATATAAACACAATAAAAGCCCGCTATTTAGAATATTAGATAATTTCGATACAGATACCGATACAATCAAATCTCACCAATATTATTGGGCGTTTACAACAAACGGCGAATTTAGCGTAGTCAAATTTCCAGGAGACGCAAATGTAGTAGATTCTGTTTTAAGTGGCAAAAATATAGAATTTGTAAACAAAATCGATTGCACTTTCAATACACATGGTCCATATTACACGACCCAACTTATCCTAATAAACGCCAACGGAGTAAAATATTTTACAAAAAAATATTCCACTGTAGATTTTACAGCGCCCCAAGTTTGTATGCGGCCGAAATCGACGAAAAATCGATGTTTTTTGCCTCAAATGTCGAAGAAAATCGATCGCCGCCGAGCAAAATCTGACTCAACGGTTTATGGCCGACAAAAACTGGTCAGGAAAATTTCCAGAAAAAACAGCCTTATATATTTCAAGTACGCTAATATAATAACTTGTAACGAAAATTTGTTAATTTCAAACGTAAATTTTTGGCGCCGCATGCAAATTTTCGCCGACAAATATATGCTGCAAAAACACATTTTTTCTGTTTTTTTTGCCCCGCGATCACAAAAAAGCGAAAACATCGTTTAAAAAATCATTTTGCACATTTAACAATGTAAAAATTGAATTCTACTACTAAAATTATATTTTTAACCAACAGCTAAATGTCTCAGCTTCAACATACCCCGAGAGAGGAAAAATTAAAGACACAAATTTTGCGCGGACAAAATAAAATTAAACAATTAGAAAATGAACTGAATAATGTCCTTTATAAAGTGCACGAAGAATTATTTGGGTATATGCCAGATACAGAAATTACAATGGAAGATCTCGTCGGTATTATACGAAGCAAATATCGAGTTGTGAAATGTCGGTATTTTCCGCAATGTAACAATGGAAATCATTGCAGTTATTCGCACAATTAAAATTTAAAACTTCAAATTTCAAATTTCAAATTTGAAAAATTTATTGTTTTTTATATTCAACGCTTAAAAATGGCAGAACGCAGATTTCCGATACCACTAGAAGATTTCAAAGCGAAGATCAAAAGCGCTTATGATCAATCTGTGCAGAACACACAATATCCAGAGGGTTTTGATCCGGTTAAATTCGTCTTCGAAGATAACAATGAGGAGGTTTATGTAAAAAATAACATGGTTTATTTTGAGATAAATCTAATCAGTTGCTTTTCACAAAACCTAGATGTGATGGATTATTACTACGGTTCAGATGACGCAAAACAAGAGGTGCAGAAAAAATTCGTCATCTCAACTTGGCCGGAATTCAAATGCACGGAGTTTTATCAAATTTTCATGGATGAACTATTCGGATATGACACAAAACTCGATGATAACATTGCTATCAAATTTGAAGACCTCAAAGAATTATACAATGCATTGCATCCTGACAAATCATTTGACGAAGAGCACAGAAAAATCTTTGGCGAGTATGCGGAAGCCCACAAAAACCTTGTCTCATCAGATTGAAAAAAACATTTCACCGTTTATCTTGTATTTTTTGCAACATATTCATCAGTATTAAACGAATATTGTAGTATAAAAATACATTAAAAACTGAACTTTATTTTTTATACACCATGTCAAATCTCCCAACTTTATTTACGCTGTATCCGTTCTTATACGATGGGTTTTACAAAGCATATTTTGAGATAAAGGATAGTTCTTTCGAAAACTTGCCGGAATTGGCAAAATCTGCATATCGCAAGCTAGAAAAATGGGCAGAAAATCTTACAGAATCAAAGAAAATTGCAATACCAGACCTAACCGAAATGGAAATGAACTATATTAATATCGACTGGATTAGAAAACAATTCATTAAAAATATGTTAACTCATTGTATTAAAACCAACAGTGTGCTGTTCTTCGATTACATATTAACAAATATTAAACAGACACAATATCAATATGCTAGTGCATTTATTCATACGTTGAAAGAATGTAAATTTGACTTTGCTACAAAATTATTGAATAAAATCGATGAAACTTACTTAAATGTAATAAATTTAATGGTGTATATAAATTACAGTGATCAATCCATAAAATTCTTAGAAGAGAACAAATTACATATTTTAGACGTTACACAAAATAGATTGGTCAATATCATTCTGTTTAATGACAAAAAGATAGATATAGTCGATAAATATCTTACAAGATTCACGAAGAGTAAAGAAGTAATATATAGATCTGATAATCTTCAATTATTTCAGCAATACCTAGAAGATGGAACTTATAAAAATAGAATAATGATGGAAATTATAGAATTGATCGTATATGATAGAGAAGATATTAAATCATCCAAAATAGTAGAATATATAATAAAGAATTATTATGCTGCATACAAACATATATTTATCAACATGATTCTTAAGCGTCTTAATAAACATTATATAAACTACAACAATGTAAATTACTTATCATCTTTAATGGAAGCTAAAGATAGTGAAAGCTTTATCGGGACAATTATAAAATGTACAGAGGATCCTTCACATGACCAAATTAAAGTCAGCGAAAATTTAGATCAATTATACAAATTATATGAAAAGAATAAAGATAAAAATTATGATTCTTTGATTTATCATTTATCATATAGTAGGTTAGATGCAGATATTATCTATTTATACGAGAATAAAGAAGAATTTAAAAACGAAAAATATATCAATGATCTATTTGATGATTATGATTTTCAAAATATATCAGATGATATGTTAAAATGGTTCATTAAAAATGGTGCGTCCGATGATTCGATACAAAATACTTTTATTGAGAATTTGTGTATAGACAAATACGGATGTAAATCAATGAAAAAATTCATACCATATGTACCGCATTTACTCAAAAATGGTTTAAAATCTGCGATAAATGAAAATGCATATGAAAATACGGTTTTATTGTTGGCTGCAATTAAATTCAAACCAAAATTTATCAATGAATTAATTAACGAAATTATCGAGAGACATAAATCTTTTGACGAATCCATTGATGATTCTATTCCCATTCTCGTATATCTATGCAGATTATTTGAATAAATTGAAAAAAACTGAACTTTATTTTTTATACATCATGTCAAATCTTCCGATTTTGTTCACTTTGCATCCGTTCTTATACGATGGATTTTACAAAGCATATTTTGAGATAAAAGACAGTTCTTTCGAAAACTTGCCGGAATTAGCAAAATCTGCATATAGTAAGCTAGAAAAATGGGCCGCTCGATTTACGGAAACCAAAAAGTTTTCGATGCCAAATCTTACCGAAACAGAGATGAATTATATCAATATCAACTGGATTAGAAAGCAACCCGTTAAAAATATATTAGCTCATTGTGTAAAAACCAACAGCGAACTATTCTTCGATTATATATTTGCGAATATTTCGCGATCTCCATACCAGTATACAAATGCATTTATTCACGCGGTGAAAGAATGCAAATTCGACTTTGCTACAAAATTATTGGAAAAATTCGACAAAACATATTTGAATGTAATAAATTTGATATCATATATATACGGCGACAGCAGATCAATAGAATTCTTAGAGGAGAACAAACTCCATATTTTAGATGTGACAAAAAACAACTTAATCAATGTTTTACTATTCGGCGACAAAAAATTAAACATAACACATTCAAACAAAGAAAAATTCACGAAGAGTAAAATAATAATTTATAGATCTGATAATACCGAGTTATTTCAATATCTTTTGGAAAACAACACATATGATGAATGTGATATAAAAGCATTCATAAAATTACCACTGTATGATAAAGAAAATATTAAACGATCAAAGATAATAGAATACATTGCAAAATCACACTATGATTTATTCAAAGAAATGTTATTAGACAGCCTTGAAATACGATCTAATGATATGTATTTAAAAGATAACATAAATTATAACAATGCTAAATACATATCAACTTTGATTGAATCTAAAGAGGATAAAAATAAATTTATAAACATAATTGTGAAAAATCCAATATACACATCAACATCTCAATGTAAGCCCAGAGAAAACATCGAACAATTATATGATCTGTATAACCAAGGTAAAGAAAATGGAGGATATATTGAATTGACCTATCATTTGGGTAAAAACAAATTAAACGCAGATATTATATATCTTTATGATAATAAAGAAGAACTCCAAACCGACGACTATGCAAATGATGTATTCGACAGTTACGATATACATGATATATCAGATGATATGTTAAAATGGTTTGTTGACAACGGTGCATCTAATGATTCATTAACCGAAGTATTCATAGAGGTACTATCAAAAGATCCAGAAGGTTATGAATCTCTCAAAAAATTCATCCCTCATATGTATAGATCGGTAGAGGATAGTATCACCTCTGACAAATACGAGATAATAAAGGATGGTCTCAAAGTCGCAATAAAGGAAAATATTTATGATAATAGTGTCTTACTACTGAAAAGTATGGATTTTGACCCTAAATTCATCAATAAATTGATAGAAGATTTGATAAAGAAAGATAAAGCAGAAAGTACGCCAATCTTGGTATATTTATGCAAGTTGTTTGTTGAAAATTGAAAGATTTTCTTTTTTTCATATACTCTCATTGTAATATTACAATGAACAAACACCTCGTTAATTTGTTAGGAGAAACAAGCTTCTTCAAAACACTCGCAGAAGATGCGAAATGCACGTTAGATGAGTTGCCAGAATATCCGCGTGTAATTTACAATAAACTCGAATTATGGTATAACCAAATCATTTCAACTAAACAATATCACGTTCTACAATTAAATTTAGAACAAGTAAACTATATCTGCTCTGATTCCATCACAGAAGAAATATTAAGTATTGATCAAAAAGAAGAGATCTTACATTACAGTATAACAACGAAAAACAAACCATTTATACGATTTATATTAAACAATTTACATTATGATGTAACATCTAAACTTCGTATATTACTTCATTTATCAATTTATAAATTCAATGATATTGCAGATGAAATCAAATTCAATTCCGACGAAATCATTACAAATAATCACATTTTATCCACTATTTTGCTACAAGAAAAGATAGCAGGCACATCTTATATAAGAGAAAGATTTCTCGTTAATAAAAAAGATATACCAAATTTATCAATTAAATATTTTAAAACGGAAGGAACGGGATCACGTATACTAAAGATTTTAATAACAGAAAATAGAGAATATCTCAAAAAAATATACACAGCCGCAGATTTTAAGGAAAAAGCACTACTAAAATCTTGCATATTAAATACAATACCTCGATTTTGCGAAATACCAAGATTAGATTTCATATTATTCATGGTAGAAGAGTTAAAGATATTTGCTATGCCAGCATTCTATGCTTGTATAAAAAACAAGTGTGAAAGCAATTTATATCCACAGATGAAAGATAAACCTGATATAAATCCAATAAACAATTTAATCGATGAATTATTAGACAACAAAATATTGTTAGATCCTATCACAAATATAGTCGGTTTTATCGACAATAGAGATGTAATTTACAAATTGATTAATCATAATGAAGAATATATCGCTGATATACTAGAGAAAACATCAATTGATTTCAGCAAAGATAAAGATTTATTTAATCTAATCATTGCAAAATTCAACATGCAAAATATGAGTATTTTACACATACAAGAAATACTTATGAATTATACTTTGCTAACATCAGAAAATAAAGTAAAGGTGAGAGAAAAACTAAATAAAGTTCATATACAAAGGATATCAGATGCTTTTGTAAACATATTAGTAAATCATACCATTAACAAAGCAGAATTGACCAGAATAAAAGCCATTTACAAAGTATTCAAACAAAAGATCAGTGTGTCAAGAATTCATAACGCAGTTCATTCAGTAGAAAAAAAGCTAAGGGAACTAGCCGAGTATACGATGAATTACGAAAATATAAACAATTTGATTGAATTGTTGAAATTTATGTTATTTGTTTGATTTTCTCAATAAACTCGTTCATTCTTACAACGATATACAATCCGTCAAATCCTTCAATCTTTTTAAGGATATTGTAAATTACAGTTGGTATATGAATTTCATCATTGTATGATTCTGCAACGTGAAATCTAAATAAACCGTTGCATTTGGTATCAAAATACATATCGAATATTTCAATCTTATCCTGCATATTTGGATCAAAATGTTGCAAGTAATTTACGATATTTTTATTGTACGCGGCTAACTCTTGTATTAAATTATACAGTTCATCTTGCGATTCTTTCAAATCATCGATATTTAACTCTTTGGTATCATTTTTATCTTCATTTTCATCATTCGATGGTATTCCAAGCACACTATTCGACGTATTCGTTAATGTTTCCGTTATTGTGCTGAATGCTTTTGATTCCTCTCCTTGCATACGACTTGCCAAAGCACCTGTGATAGCAGTTGTGATAGAAGAGGTCATTCTAGCAAAATTTATGATAGGTTTCATTGCTTTTTCGAAAAGACCTGATGTATCATAATCATTATACGCAATAGCAGATTTTAAGAAGAGAATCAAATTTTCGTTAGCTTTTTCTATTTTCAATTCAACGATATCACGTCGTTTACTTTCGCGTTTTTTAACATCAATATCTTCGTCCTTTACAAATTTATAAAATTCAAACAAAACACTCTTGTATTTTTCGATATATTCAAACACCATTGGCTTGATCCTTTCAACATATTTCTCACATAAATTATTGAAATCAGCTTTAAAATCCTCGATCCATTTCTCGTTTAACTCATTTAATTCATTTAATTCACTCATTTTTTATACACTGAAAATATTCAATTTTAACGCTATTTGTTTAAGGTGGCGACAAAGTCCGATAAAATCCTCTTATATATTTCAAATTTATCGTTTATCTTTTCATCTTCCAAGTTGCGATCTGCACCTTCAACGATTTCCGGTATAGCAAACACAGATGCAGATTGTTTAAATCTCGCAAAAGAATATTTCAAATTAACATTATACCAACCTAATAATTTTCCTATAATCTTATTGCGTTTTTTGCCCTTTTTAAACTCTATATTTTTCATCATCGACTCAACATGTTCATCTAACTTGTCCACTTTAACATTAACAAATGCATCCGGTACTTTGCGATCTTCCGACAAAGCACGAAGCCACCACATAAATTTGTCGAGTAAAGTATTTGTGCTTAAATTGTTTACGCAAAATAATATTATTCTTCTGATGTTCTTTATACATTGCAAATATTGCATTTTGTAAAATATCAACTCGCCGAAAGTACAATTGTCAAATAAACTTAATATATCAGTGTATGATATACCGAAATCATCCTTTGTATTTTCCAACACCTCCAACAAAGCATTTAATACAGCGACTGTATCAGCAAATTTATCGGTAAATTGCGCCATTAAAACTGAATGTAAAGTGGATATAAACTGTTAGCATTCAACTTTGGCAAATTAACAAAATTTTAACAAAATAACAAATGTCAGAGGACAAAGACGAAATTCAATATGCTAAATCAGAAGAAGCAAAGGAAAATATAGTAAAATTATTCAAAGAAATCAATATATTAATAGATGGTATCAAAGATGATAAAATTTTAATACATAGCGCGTATCAGCAAAATACAGAGAAAACACTAGATTATCACAGAGCAAATGAAGTTATCAAGAAAAAGCTAGAGAACTTCTGCAACTTTGGCGGTTTGCGATTTGAGACAGACCTGCGTGATATAAATGGATTTGCCATCCATATAAATGATAAAAAAACAGCATTATCATTAATCGACTTCTTAGAGGAAAAATGCAAACTATTAGAGAATCACGAAGAAAGAGCGATATTCTTCATTAAGACACTGAAAAAATCCACAGAGGATGATAAAATTGACAATGTTTATATGTTCAAACTACTTGTTTTATTCAACATTTTGTTCTTCGAAGACAAAATACAAACTTCATGCTCTGACTGGTATAGCGAAACGACTACCATCAACTTCAACTGGCAGCTGACGAAATACTTAGCTTATGACAGCAATCAAAACCAAATCAAACCATTTGTGCACAGTATCGGCAGCGACGAAGAACTAAACAACGTAATAAAATGCTATTTGGAAATCTGCGAAATGTTGCAAGATAAAATGCAAATACAACCTCTATTCGACATCAACGGCGATTTATACCTGACAACTTACAATGAATTGTTCTTAAACGACTTATACACGGTAGAAGAATTATACATAAAATTCAATGAAAACTTCACCTCTTATTTCGGTGAAATCCGCGAAAAATGCAAAGATCGAGATTACAGCGAACCAATAGGCGCATATTGCAATTTTACAGTTTAAAATTATATTTTTTTTTTGCACTTTAAAATTTTCATTCAAACACAGGAGATGGTTCTGACGATTTCCAATCACTCTGTTGTTTTGCATTTTCAGCAGCTAAACCCACCGTATCACTTTCTATCGCAGGTTGCACAATATAAACTAAAATCAAAGACAGTACTATAATCATAATGATACCGAGCACAAGTAGAAAGGTTGCCCAATGATCGATTTTATTCCCGCCGAGTAAATCAAAACCCAACCATGAAGCTCCAACTACCGCAAATAATCCACCGATACCAAAACCACCATAAATACAATATTCTGCAGTGTACTCATTCTCTAAAGAATTGGAAATTTTATCAAATGGCATCGACATTCGCCAATTATAATGCGCTAAAGTCTCTACTTTATCACCATCGTATAAAACGCAACCATCCTTTCTTGCATCCGGCTTGTCAACTTTTTTCGTCCCCGCTGAACATGTTAATGTATGAGTACTTCCGCTAGCAGCATTAGCAGTATGATTTATGTATCTTTTGTAATCGACAAATGAATCCATCGAGTATATAAAAAACCGCAAAAAAATACACAGAAAAATATATTTTAATTTACACATTTCTCTTCGATGCAATCAATGAATTTAGCCATTTTATGGTTGCATAATTGCAAGATCTCAATACACTACTATAAAGCAAATATACCAATATATCTGGAATTTTATACTTTGCATATATTGTTTTTAATTTCGGCAAATGTTCATCAATATCTTTATTATGCAAATTAAAGGAAGGTTCAAATAATCTTATAGCGCTCTGTTCAGAATTCACGCATTCTAAATATATACCACAATTACATTCGTAAATTGACAAATCCTGGTCAATGGTATAACCTTTATTAACCAACAATTTGAAACATTTCACATCGATACGTTCAATCCATTTTTTATTTTCAACAAATAAATTCATGTTAAAATCAAATCGATTAATGCAAAAGTTCACTAATGAATCGTTTATATTAAAGGAAACAATAGCTTCTATCAATAGTTGCCCAGCATCATTTATCTTTCCGGTTTCGAACAATAAATTTAATTTAGCATATAAATTAAATTCATCATTAGAGTTCGATCTAACATAAATCTTGTGACTTTTCATAAATACATCTTTATAATTAATCGCTATATTGTTAGAATTAGTAAACGAAATAAAATCATGTAATTCATTTAAGCTATTTGGTTCATCCGAGAGCAAAATACTCGGCAATATTGTCTTGTAATAAACATCATTTTCAATGTACTTTTTCAGAATATCCAAAGTTTTCGATTCGAAATTTTTCCTCATATTATGATAAATACTATCTATATAATCGCAAACATGAGTATTGTATTTTACAAAGATTATATCAATTATGTCAATAGATTTTGACATAGATGCAAGCAAAATATTGCCGCGCGCTTTGAAATAATCCTCGGTATCTAATTTTTCCTCTATCAAATATCGTAACATCTTTTCATCATCATTAATGATTGCTATCTTAATGGATTCCTCTGCGAAACCCCCTCTTTTATTTGGCGATAAACTATATTTTTGAGAAGTTTCCAGATCACAACCATGTAAGAATCCACGAGCAATAATTTTCTTATTAGAATCTGTCAATAAGATATTCTCCTCGATAAATTCTAATAAATTAACATATTTAAATATACCGCACATAAACAGAATAACTCTAAAATCATTCTCATACCCGGAAATTCCAATCAACCACTTACAAGATGTGTAATAAACTTGATCAGAGGTCAAATTTATCGGCTTCCATTCTTTACATTCCACAACTTCCGTATACCATCTTGTCAATACACCCCAGATATTTTTACTATACTCAGGCAAATCATCTACGCTGGCGTCCGGTTTTGCAAAATATTCAGCGAAGAAACCATCGAACAATTTAACGGACATCCTTATAAAAAACACATATTCAATTTTCTAATATTGTATCAATTAGAAAATTGAAACATACTATTTTTATAAGATCTGATACGATGCGTTTCGCATATCCGATAAAATTAGAGGATTTCGCAAAGCGCATACGACAATATTTCGACAAAGATGAAGACAAAAAAGATTATGGTGAACATTTCAATCCTGTATATTACATTTTGCAAAAAAACAACGATTTAGAGATAAAAAACGGTTACGCTTACTTCAAAATAAATTTAGAGGATGCTTTTGATAGTAATTTAGATTCTCTACAAAATAATTATGAAGAGGATATAAATTGTAAATTCGTTCTAAACGGTTGGGCAAGAAACGAAGAAAGACATATATATTTTCTACTCTATCTAGATGATCTATTCGGATACAACACAGAATATATGGACTATACATGTGGTGTGTATCTTCGCGATCTAGCGGATTTATACGAGAAAAATACAGGAAAATCATTCAAACACGAACATAACAGAATCTTCGGCGAATATGCAAAAAAACATCTAGAATTGGTACATTTGAAAACAAAAGAGGACATTTTGGAACAATTAAACGACAATACATATAATGAACCAGCAATGTAAACATAACATGAAAAACACAAAAAACATAAATATTCCAAATAAATTTTTTAAATCTGCCGGCAAAGTATTTAAAACGCCGATGTTTGGCACCGCGCGAAATCGTGGAAAAATCGCGATTTTCCGGGCAAAACGTCGAAGAAATCGGTCGCCGCCGGGCAAAATTGCAACTTTAAAAAAGTGCCCAAAAACATCGATTCGCGGCCGCAAAAAGTGCAAAAAAACATCGATTCGCGGCCGCAAAAAGTGCAAAAAACATCGATTCGCGGCCGCAAATTCGCCCAATTCCGACACTTTTCAAACAAAAAAATGTTGCCGATCTGTCGATTTTCGCGCAAAAAAACATGCAAAAATCACGATTTTTCGCAACTTTGGCCGCCGGATACAACTTTCGCTAGCCAGATCAGCATGTCGCCATCCTCATACATTTTATATTTATTACCCATAGCGCGGTATAAAACCTTATCATAAATGACACGAACATGATTTTTCAATTTGAATTTATCGTATAAATACATTGCTTGTTCTACATTGCCGATTAAGCAAGTCGATTCAAATAAATGTACGATATTATCATGTGCAGAATCAACTTTACTTTCTTCAATGATATATTTCAACAACATATTATTTTTTGCCAGCACAGGGATAAATTCAATATGAAATGGCCAAAATCCTTTATCGATCAATATATTCATTTTCTCGATATTCAGATACATTTTTTCTGCAAATATATTTTCATAGAATCGATCGATGTCAAAATTAGCATGATTGACAACAATCTTAAACAGATCTATGCTTATATCGTAAGATGCAAGTATCGTATGTAACATAGTATCAGGCTCGACAACAGAGCATTTATTAAATATAATACGAAGTTTATCCTCTAATAGTTTTATATCTACGTTTTTAAGTATACCTTTGTCAATTTTATGTGTGTTAAATATCTCGTCGTTACCACTCATCCCATATTCAATAGGATCAAAATCAGTTAAAATAGTTGTGAAATCCACATTTATTTTATTCTCTTCTATGTAATTTATTATATCGCAAAATAATTCGATTGGCAAATTTTGCAAAATATTAAATTGTAATATCTTTAACATATAATTGTCTTGTTTTTCCTCCCAATCCGGTATAAGTTCTGTTATTTTATCCCTGAAATTTATGAAGAAACTTGTGTATATCTTTCCGCGATTCATGTACATTGTATCTTCGTATTTCATACGAGTACAAATTTTAATGACATCAATATTTTTAGTTGAAGAAGCTAATACCAACATATTTTCCTCAAATGTATTATCGAGATTTCTGTTCTTCTCATATAGATATTTCAACGCAACCAGATGACCGCTCAATATAGAATGCGGAAACAAATATAATTGACTGGCACCACCAGAATATTTATTCATCAAATCTTCATCATTGTTATAAATAGCAGCTTCATGCACCAATGATTTAATTGATGCTTTGCCAATTTTAGCAATGTTGATTTCGATAAAATTCAATAAATATCGATTTTTCTTTACAGCATACCTTAAAACACTTTTAATTTCTGTCAACTTGTTGTTTTCGCATTCTAAATTTATCCATTCACAACACGTATATTTTCTTTCTTCTTCCGTTAGGAAATTACATAACATTGGCCATTTCTTTAATTCTATTACGGAATTTTGCCAACTCAATAATTTATCATGTATGTTTTTTGCATACGACGGTAAGTTTTCAACCGTTCCATCTTCAGCAGCAAAATACTCGGCAAAGAAACCACCAAACAATTTTGCATCCATTTTATAATATAAAAAATATATTTCAATTTTATGGACCATAACAACACCATTTTCTAAATGTTTCATTGCCATATGGGAAGAATGATAAATTAAAACAACATGCTCTAGCGCAATAATATACGAAAGAAAAGTAAGTGGTACACAAGGTACAAATGAAGAATATCATAGCTTCATCTTTCCTATGTATACAAAACATAATTATAGATAACACAATGAAGATCACTATTATAACATACAACAGTTTTTGAAATTTAGTATTACATCCTCTCATATTGCTTATATTACGCATACATTGACACTCTTCCCTCTTATAAGATCCAGGTTCGACATAAATTGTACGATTCATATTCAACGGTGTATATGAATTTGAATGATATGAATTTCTCTCCATCAGAAATGTATTGTACTGTTGTTGCTGTCCCATCGTATCTATCGCAACATTAATCTGCATCATATTAGACGCCAAAGTATTTTGAGCAGCATACATTTGATAGTTACTCATTGTTCAGTATGAAAAATATAAAATATTCACTTTTATCTATTTAAAAAATGAAATATTCTTATATATTTCAAAATGGATATTAAAACAGATGCAAAAGAAAATAACAAGATTTACAATCTTATTGGTGGATTTTACAAAACTTACTTCTCAAATCCACTATACCAGCCTATTGAATTATCAGAAGAGCTACAAAAAACACTCGAAATTATAACAAACTGGCTAGATGAAATTACGCAAACTTCAACGTGGAAAGCACCTCCTGTTATATCAGACAGTTTGATCGATTATCTAATGATACCATGGTATCAACACAACACAACAGAAACTAAATTTGTTGTGCACGTTTATAAAACACGAAATTTTCCATTGGTATCAAAGCTATTAAAGTTAAACTTATCAGATGAAACTATCACTGAATTATTCAGAATAACCATTAAACATAAAGATTTTAAGCTAGCAGATCATATAAGAAAGATAAAATCAAATAAAATTCAACATATAGAATACATTTATATTTTACAACATGTAAGCGACAATATCGAAGGGGTAAAATACATAAGAGATAAATTCCCGTTTTGTATAGAAGAAAATACAGATCCGTATTTTGCATATATGCAAAATACATTCCCTATAAATCAACCTGCGAATCAACACCTAATCATACCCACGTTGTTTACCTTTGGATATGATTCGCTCAGTCATAAAAAACAAGCTATATGTGCAGCATTTGCGTGTGATTCGATCAATATATTAAGTTTGTATGATAAAGAAGAGATAAATGACGATTTTAATTTCAAAACAGCATATAAATTCAATTCTATTAACATTGTCAAGAAATATGGACATTTATTCACAAATTTAGAGACAAAAATAAAGATAGCTGGAATGTACAATAGCTTAGATGTTATCAAACATGAGTTAAACGAATCCAAAGAAAAGGATAAAGTTTTAGAGATAATAAAGATGACCAAAATTATTCCACAAACAGAATCATTAGAAGAAATAAATATCATTCAACGGTTTCTAGAAGAGAATAAAATAATACAAAATGTAAGTTACATGTATAAATTTGAAGAAATATGCACTAGAAATTATCCACAATGGGTATACAATGATTTGAAATCAAAACCACAGTATAAAGATTCTTACATCTATATAATTTCAAATAATACACAAGATAATCATATTAAAGAACTAACTAACACAGAGGATATACTCGAATCATTCAAAATATATCCATTTGAAAACTGCAAAGATGATATGATGCAATGGTATTACAACAAACTAAAAGACACAAAAGTAGAAGAATTTTATAAAATTGCTTTAGAAAATCTATTTGTTATCTCTGCAAACTGTTCAGATTTTATAATAAACATATTGTTACAAAGATACACAGCAGATGATCTAATGAGCAGATATATAAACAGCGAACATAATAAATTTAAGAGTGTTTTCGATAAACTCAGGAATCTATTAACATTCAATATAATAGTCTTCGCAATAAGCAAAATATCATCAAATAGAATGCATAATATGCTGCATAATGCAATTTACCTATTAAAATCAATGGAATTAAACGAAGATTAAATGAAAAATGAATTATTTTCTTTTTTATAAAGATGCAACAAAACATCGACTTATTCGACGGTTTCTTCAAAGAATACTTTACACAATGCGAAAACCCAAGCTTAAGTGATTTATCAGAGCAAGCGGCAAATGTCTACGGAAAACTCAATAATTGGATATTATCCATCGTCACAGAACACAAATGGTATCCACTACCAGAACTCGACGAAAAAGAAACAAAATATACATCTTGTGTATGGTTAAATCATCCGGAGATAAAACACACCAATTTAAACAGTGAAGCATCAATGTTGTACTTTGCCGTTCATAACAAATTCTACAACTTAACAGATTTTATCATTAAACATATCGAGATACAAGAGCTAAAAAAATATGTACTTTATAACACAGCCATTAGGGTAAACAACATAATAGATGCAAAAAGATTCAAAGCAGAGATAAAAACACCTTCTATAAAAGCTTGGTGTAAAACGATACAATTAAATTACAAAGAATGTTTTGAGTTCATATATCAAGATGCAGTAAGTTACTTAAATACAACAAACTCAGAAGAAAAAGAATGGCCTATAATAAGTGCGGTCAAATCAAACAGAATTGATATCTTATCGCGTATAATTAAAGATTTAAATTATACAAAAGCAGACTTGCGACAGATAGTTGCAAAAAACCCAGATTCTATCCTTTACAAAGAAATTATTTACCACTTGTATGAAACTTACGATATCACATTACAAAAGATCACATCATTTATATCCGATGCAGATTTAGAATTATTAAGCTTTCTAAAGCAAAAAACAAATAAAAACATCCTAAATAAAATAGCAAGCTATGTATTCGTCAACGAACATACAACACCAAACATACACGATCTAATCGAAAATATAACAGAAGATAAAAAATACATACGATACTATCTTTATATATGCTGTGATCATAATCCAAAAATATTAGAAACAGTAATATCTCATCTAACATATTCACAAGCAAGGTTAGCATTTAGGCAAAGTTTATACACAAATGAGATAATACTCACACTAATAAACAACAATTTGGTTGACAAAAATCATACTATCAACATATTAGAAATCATAAACTATAATAAAGAGAACTCGAGAGAGTTAATTAACAAAGTAATGGGATTAAATCAACATTTCTCAATAAAATATGTAGAAAAGATGAACATTCACAATTTTAAAGTATTTTATAATGCATTAGAAAACAAAAGAATCAAAGATAGTTGCGAATATGGAACTATCTTAGAATTTGAAATCGACAATATTCTTGACAAACTACCATCTTGGTTTGAAGGACATGATGTAGCTTTGCACAACAAAAGTTGCATTTTATTCCTAAGATCAATGTGCGAAAAGAACGAATTTTCAAAGAACAAATTGCGAAAAATATACGAAAGATACAATAACTTAACATTCCACAATGAATTTGTAGAAGGTTTCATCAGATATATTGAAGATAAAATTTGATTTTACCAAATTTGATTTTCATATTTTTTATACTTTACAAATTACAAAATTTAACAAATTTCACAATGTTCACACTTTCTACACCGGTATATAATGACAGCGCAGATTTCCTCTATAATAGAACAATCTTAATAGAAGCAAAGAACAAAAGAGAACTAGCAAACAGATTGTTAAATGAAAGAAAATTAAGATATTTATTACCATGTTTCTGTATATATAAAAAATGTACATGTAAAAATACTAATACTATCTGTGATTATGTACGAGAATATCTGACAGAGCGAAATATACTCCACAAATTCAACAATGTAAACTATTTTATTGAAAAATGCAAGAGAAAACACAAAATATTATTCAAACTTTACAAAAAACTAAATCCTCTTATAATATACAACATACACAAACTCAGAAAGGATGGAGAGGATAAAATCATAAAAGTACATTACAAACCACAGATTATCAAATTATTGATGGAAATTTTACAAAAGACGACATCAGAAATAAGCAGATCCTTTGATGAAATCGGTGATGTCAAAGTATTGAAATTAATAGGTGAATTTGATTAGATTTTGCAAGTAAATTATTCAAACGAAAAATATGAAAAACATCGCAGCTCATTCATATTTTTCCTTTGAAATCCCAGTTTATCCCGCCACAAGTTTGCACAGCGCCGAAATCGTGGAAAAATCGTGATTTTGACCCCAAAACGACGCAGAAATCGGTCGCCGCCGGGCAAAATCGCCACTCTGAAATTTTCGGGATCCGACCCTCTCGACTCGGCAAAAATCGATCGCCGACCATGTTTTTTCGCGGCGAAATCGGCTGCATCCAAACGAAAACATGCAAATTTTCGTCAAAAAACACACTTTTTTCATATTTTTTGCGCACCATTAAAAAATGAACGATTAATAATATATTGTTGAATTTCATTAAATTTCAGAAAATTTCATTAAATTTCATTAAATTTCGCGAAATTTCAACAAAATGGACATTTTATCAATGTTTCCGGGCTTGATAGATGGTTTCATACCGACATATCTGACAGCAGAAGATGCCACATTAGAGAATTTGCCACCGCATGCTAAATCCGCGTATGAAAAAATCCAGAAATCTGTCACCGATATCATCGAATCAAAGCAATTTATTATGCCAGATTTGACCTTTCATGAGATGGAGTATGTCGCTATCTCTTGGATTAAACAAGAAAGTAAACATTTGACAAACGAAAATATTTTGTCGTATGCAGTTTCCACCAATAATAAAGCTTTATTTAAATTTGTTATTACAAATACAAAACAAACGGAAACAGCTAAAGCGCTGGCATTTTCTGCGTTTATTAAATCAATCGATAAAATCAAAGAGAAAAATAAAGATTATTATCTAAAATTTATAAAACTTCAATTAAATTCAGAATTCTTATGGCCTATAAGCGTCACAGCATATGCGACTGACAATATCAACGGTATAAAATTTCTTGAAGAAAATAAATTATGCAAAATAATAAACAATATTGATATCAAAGAAGATAAGGATGAAGATAGTGATGATGAAGATAGCGGACGTTACAACATTAATTACAAAGGTAGTGATGATGATAACGATGATGAAGTAGAAGATAAATATCCACCAGCTGCTAACCTTAGTATGATATTTCCAATATTGTTAGAAAATAAAGAAAGAAAATTTAATAAATCTCATAAAGAATATATTTCGAATTTTACAGAATCATTAGTTTTATTAGACAGAAAAGATCTAATTGATTCTTACGCAGAATCATCATCAGATGAGTTGGTAACAAATGTATTCAGTTATGCATTAAAATATGCTATCACAAATAAAACTGATATGTTATTTCACATAATGGAAAATTATCATATATACTATCCTATAAATGCAATATATGCTCGTATGAATATGAAAATAAATTACAACAATATAGGTGAAATATTCGAGAAATTAGATAAACTTGGAAGTGATGTTAATGATGAAGATTATAATATTATGCATGCTGTTGTAATGAAATATATAGATTTAGATATGAAAAGAGAAACAAAAACATTTACGATAGATGAAGAAAAAGCTAATGTTATAATAAACATAACAAAGGACACAGATCAATTAGAACATGTAATTTATGAAATGAAAAATTATGATATAACAGATATTATTATAAAAATATGTGAAAATGTAAAAATAAAAGACAGAAAATACACAAGAATATTTTGTAAATTAATGGAAAATAATAAAATATCAACAGCAGAAAAATTCTTATCAAAATATGTTACAAACGATAAGATAATTATTAGACAAGTGAGAAAATATGTATATAGTAATGTGGATTGTGATATTACAAAATTAGAGAAGATACTATCGTATGTCAGTAAAGAAAGTATGATAGAAGAGGTCAATAATGAATTTATTAAAATAAGATCGGATCAAATATTGTACTTTTATGAAAAATTCGTAAATAACATAAATTGTATACCAAATATGGTAAAACATTATATATTTAATGCACATAGTAATGATCCTCATATATTTAGAGCGATAACACAATTATCATCTCTCATTTAAAAATGAATTATTTTTTATAAAAATGGACCCTAAATCCAAGCAGATAATCAAGTGTGTAAATCAATATATTTATAATTGTTTTACTAATAATATACAATACAACATTTTATATTATAATCTTATTAAAAGTATATTCTTTAACAGAATAACCCATGAACAAACTATCTTCTTATGCAAAATGTACAAACAAAATGCTGAATATATCAAAATAATAGCGTGTACTTGTCTGAATAGACAAGTTAACACTTTCAAAATCCCAGAACTAATCGACGGATTTTACCAGACTTATTTCTCAAATCCATTGTATTACAAGGATCTATTATCAATAGAATTACAATTTACACTCATCAATATTCTAATCTGGTATGAAAAAACAAGCAGATTTAAAAGATGGTCAGCTCCGCCGATACCAGATGAATTAGCTGATTTTCTTCAAATATCATGGTACACACATCAGAGTAAATTGTTTGCAAACAACCCTATAAAATTACTCTATTATTCAATCTATAATAGAGATCAATTTATAGATTTTGCATTATCTCTCGATATAAATTTCACAGATAATTTAATAGCTAAAATCTACAATTATTGTATTTTACATTGCAATTTTGAAACTGCAAACAAAATAGAAGAGAAGTTCAAAAAGATACATTTTATCAAAGAGATATTATATGTTCAAATAAGCGCAAATAATCTAACCGGGTATGAATATATTGCAGAAAAATATAAAAATATAGTAATATCAAATTATGATTTTCGTTTATCTTTAGCGATAGCATCGAAAGCAATAGATGTATTTGATTATATTAATACAAAACCTATCAATGATAATAACATAGAAGAAATGATTTATCACAATTCTACTGAAATTGCAAAGAAATATATCAATATATCCAACTTACATAACAAATTAAAATTTTGCTTAATATACAATCATGTAGATTTATTAAAATATATAATAAACGGTCATGAAGATTTCAACGAAGTCATCAGAGAAATAAACAATTTATTTGAAGACATTCATTTCATTATGTATAGTTATTGTGTCAAACAAAGTACTTTATTAGTATTATTTGAGGAAAAGATAATTTCAGAAGAATCATACAATATATTCAAGAAAAAGATAACACCAGATGAAAAAGAAATAGAAAGATATAAAAATGGTTCGAATGGAAAGTCAACAACAAGAATACGAATGAAAGAAAGAATAGAAGGAAATTCACCATTCAATATAACATTATATAAACAACTGCAAGATGCAAAAATGAAAAAAGTTCCAATGATAAAAGAATTAAATAAAATGACAACATCGTATAATAGTTTACATTTTAGACTATTTGGGATAGATCGTAACAGAGGAATAAAAATCATAAACTTTATATGTAAAGAAATAATAGAGAGAAATTTATATAAATTCCAAGAGAAAACAATCGTTTGAATATCAAACAACTATTTTTTCAAAAAATCGATTTCTCACAACATTTATATAAATTTTGTTTGCATCGCCGCGAAATCGTGGAAAAAATGTGATTTTCCGGGCAAAATGTCAGCAAAATCGGTCGCCGCCGGGCAAAATCGCCGAGTTAGATTTTGCTAAAATTTCTGATTTTTTACGCGGTGAAAAAAGTCGACAAATATCAAAATCAATCATAAATTTTATCATCAAAATGACATATAAATTTAATTTCTTCTTTCAAACCATATAAATAATCTTCAAAGGTAATCTTTTCACCAGCATCAACCTTTTTATCTAGCACATGAAAGAATTCAGCGCTCGCCTTCAGATTATCATCGTCTAACTCGCGAAATGATCCACCAAAGTCAATTATAGCAATCTTATCATTTTCCTCATCTATTACAATATTCTCTTCGTGAACATCAACGTAAAATATATTCAATTTGAATAATCCCTTGTACAAATCATATATTCTTTGCACATATTTTCCACGTTCATTTTCCAACACATCACACAAAGTTTTAGGAAATTTCTCCATCACAACCTTGTATAAATTTGTATCAGATTTCGTTTCGGCTTTTTCAAAAGAAATCATTTTCGGTGCAATACCAGCTGCAGCAGCATCAGAAAACATTAGAAATTCCTTTTCTAACATGTATTTTGTATATATTGCAGTTTCAGCTGTAATCTCTGCCATTTTAACGATAAAAATATACCCATGTAATTCATTTTTTAACACATCACAAACTTGCATAACATAGACCAACCTCGCAAAAAATCAGCCGTTTTCTACTCAAAATCGCCACAAAATTGCCAAAAACCATCGATTTTCGCAGCCTCAAATCGGCCCCGTTCAAACCAAAACCAGTTAAATTATCATCAAAACACTATCCTTTAAATTTGAAAATATTTATATTATAAAAATGAACAGCAAACTCATCGATTTGCTCGGCGATAGCTTCTTCAAAACATTTGCAGAGGACAGCAAAGGCACCCTCGACGATTTAAGCTCAGCACAGCGTGAAATCTACGAAAAACTAAATGACTGGTATGAATACATTGCAAAAAGTTCAGGTTACAAATGGAAACCATTAGATTTGACAAAACAACAAGCTGCTTTCACCTCTTGTGCGTGGTTAACACATCCAGAGTATGAAAAACATAAAGATTCAGCTGATAAACTAGTAAAGTTTGCGCTAAAGTACAACTTTCTTAAATTATTCGATTTAATTGAATTCAGTGGTATTAACACTTTACACTATGCGTTGCGTTATAACCACGTAGAAATAGCAAGAAAATACAAGTATAATTTCAACTCTTCAGAGATGTATATTTCTTTCATCCATTGCTGCGTGAAAGGTTACGACGACTGTATAAATTGCATCTTATCAGTTATGGAATTCAGAAATGACGAAGATACGATGTGGAGGTTATTCAAAGTTATTTTAAGAACGAACAATATATCAACGTATAATTTGCTATTTACACATACACAAACCCCTATCAAAATAATGCAAGACAACCACTCTTCAATATTAATAACCAGCAAAATGTTAGAGCATATTGCAGACAAAAAAATAAGTAACGATATAACCCGATTATTTACCTTAATAGATCCAAATTTCAATTCTATCAAACGAATAATTGACGCAGACTATGAAAATGTTGGAAAAATAGAATCGATATTAGGAGCTTACCGATCATACCATGGTATGATACCAAACTTAATTAACTTTCTGGTTGCCGAGTATGGTGTAGAATGGTTAAAAGAAGCTATCAACGGATATATGAGAGATGAAATATTCAAGGACATTTGCTATTTCATAAAGGAAAATAAATGTGAAATAGACATAAATCTCATATCAAATGAAAATATGCCATTGTATAAATTAATCTCAGCGCTAGAATGTGGATTACCAGTCGATTTAAATCATGTTGTAAAAGCTATGGAAAGATTTTACGGAGACGAAGATGATGCAACAGAACACCATAACAAAATATTAAAGACTGTAATTAATCATGTTGATTTCACAGAAGAACATCTATATAAAATACTCTCAAAAACTGCATACGATGATGCAATACACGTATATTTGAAAAACAAACCAACTTCCGAAAGTTGCAACAAATTATTGAAGATCTTCAGCGAAAATACATGCAATCCGTATGATACTCGTGTAGTAATAGACTATTGTATAGAAAGCAAAATAAAAATAGACAAAAGTATACTTTGTGATACAGTGCGAATTTGCGTACCATCTAAAACGATAATTAACGCATTCGGTGAAGATGAATTTGTAAAAGAATATAACTTTAAATTATCAACCGACCTTGCAACTAATTTGACAATCGACGATATCTTATGGTTGGTCGAAAAATATTGAATTAAAAAAATCCATTCAAAAAAATCCATTCAAAAAACCATTCAAAAAACCATATGAATATCATCGCTCTTTTTTCATATTATTCTCTTTGAAATCCCACTTTGCACCACCCCAAGTCTGCACGGTGCCGAAATCACGGAAAAACAGCAGTTTCACCTCAAAATGTCGCCGAAATCGACGAAAACCACTCAAAAATCGACTTTGAAAATTTCAACATTTCGACCCTTTCAACAGCGCAAAAATCGACCGTCGGCCATATTTTCAGCGCGAAAATCGACAAAAACCACTCAAAATTCGCCGCCTCAAATTCGGCAAATACAAACGAAAACAGCTAAATTTATCATATTAAAAATTGATGTGTAAAATATTATAAAATGTCAGATTTCCTAATCGCATTCACCGGTAAAAAAGGCTCAGGTAAAAGCACCGCCGCCCAAATATTGTTAAAATATGGATTTTACGAAGAATATTTTGCGAAACCGATCAAACAATTTGCAACAGCTCTCGGCTTCGAAAACGAACAGGTTTATGGCAACGATATAAAGAAAGAAGAGATAAACACATTCTTCAATGTTTCATTTCGCGAATTCGCGCAGAAATTCGGCACTGAATTATGCCGTGATGTTCTACCAAAATTACTCCCCGGTATGAACTTTAACGGCAGAAGTTTATGGGTAAGGACAATGGAAGGAAAAATACACCAGTATAAAAATTTAGTGATCAGCGACTGTAGATTCCGCGATGAAGCAGATTTGATCAAACAATACAAAGGTATAATTGTAAAGGTTACGAGAAATAAAGTAGAAAATACAAACAATGACAACAAAAATAACAGCAACAATGAAAATAATCATTCTAACCATTCCAACCATTCCAACCATGCAAGCGAGCTAGAGATGGATTCGATCACACCAGATTTCATCGTTGAAAACAACGGTACCGTCGACGATTTAGAAAAAACATTACTAGAAATCTTAAAGACTTTAAATTTCAATCTTTAAAATTGAAAAAATCATATTTTTTATATTTCACAATGGAAAATAAAGAATTCATTAATCTAATCGGTGGATTCTTTAAAGAATATACAAAACTAAAAGATGGTACGCTAGAAAATATGACAGAAAAACAACAACGAATCTTTAACATTTTACTAGACTGGTATAAAAACACAAAAGATAACAAAGAAATATATAAAATAGACCTTACAGAAGATGAAATGAAGTACACCGCTATCCCTTGGTTGAATCCAGATTTTAACTCTACTGACAAAGAAACTATATGGTTGTACATAGCAAATTTGCCACATATATCTACTCAATCTACTAAAACTATTACTAATTTCGTTAAATTCATATTGAATATATCCGCGCATTTTCAACTAAACACATTCAAATCATTTATATTAAAATGTAATTTTAAATGTGCTAATCTTATACAAATTGATGAAAAACAACATGAAAGATATCTAAGTTTCTTCGTAAAATCATGTAATAATGAGCAATTAACATATTTGCAAAGTAGATTTTCTTATTTAAATCTCGACAATGAAAACACAACGATAACAAACGAAAATATCATCAATGTTATTATGAGAACGAGGAACATAAAATTAATAGATCGTATAACAACTGACAAGAATAAAGTTTGGACAGACTTAAAGGAAAGATTAGAAATATGTCAAAATAGCATTCGAGATTTAAATACAATGTTGTTGATAATTAAGAAAACAGATACTTTATCAGAAAATGAATTTTATGAATATCTTATAAAAAATCACCATCGTATAAATTACAGATATCATGATGAAACCACACATGAAATTATCATAGAATTTGTAATAAAAAACACAGGAATAGAATACATCACTGATATAATATACAATATAAGAGAGATATTATCAGATGAAACGATTAAGTTATTATACAATACTGCAGTAAATACTGATAAAAAGTATGTGGTTATCAATAATATTCTATCATTTAATTTTAACTACAAAAAAGATATATTTAATTGGTTAGTTTCAGAGATACCAGACGATATAATTTTACATCACTATATTATAAAAATACTAAAGCACGCAAAATTACTAAGTGACGAAAATAAAGCAAAAATAAAGAAAATAATCATCAAAATGCAATGGAAATTTGACACATCATATAACGTTCACTTAAAATTATTAGAGGATATTGAAAATATGAGAGAGATAGTTGACATAGCAAAGATACCAAAATCAAGTATACAACATCTATTAGATATATCATTGAATACACTAGAAAAAACATACCACCATTTACCAGAAAATTTATATGAGATAATCGAATATTTATCATCGTTATTGTAGTTTTAAAATATCGCGGGTTCTGCTAACTTCCAGCTAGCATGTTTGCTATCATATTCTTTTTTGCCACTATCATCAGAGGTATCACCAAATTCCAACAGCAAAACCCCACTTATTATCATCAAAATAAAGAAAATTACACAAGCCAGCGCATAATAAAACAAATCAGAAAATTTATAAGAATACGCAGCGATACCAGATAATACCGTACATCCTATACCAACGCCGATCAGAGACCAAGATGTAGTATATATTATATTCTCTGCTGGTTTAGTAGGCTCATTCATTCGCCAATTAAAATGATCCAAAGTTTCCACCTTATCACCTTGCGAAATCACACATTTATTATATCTATTATCTTGCACAGTATCAAATAATTTCATACCACTATCGCATTCTTTATGCGGCGGCACTCTCACCGTTGGTATAACGACCAATTCTTCCATGTTTAAAATTTCAACAATTTTCAAAATTTCAAATAGTTGTCAACCACCCGACTATATCAATGTAATTTTTTAATTTGACAATAGCATAATAATCACTATTATTATCATTGAAAAGTAGATTTCGCATACACAAATTATAAGTTTTACATTTGTTAATATCAGCCAATACTTTGAATATAACGTTATTGAACTCAATACTCCGTTCGATAGATAAATTTTCATATATATTTTTTGCTCTGTCAAAATTTCCCAAAACACACAAATCATGTAAATTTTCATTATCATTCTCAATTTTACAATCTACAATATTATTGATTATAAAGTTCAAATTATTTTTTTCAATATCATTCAATTTGCTGCAAATAAAATTACAAACTTCATCACTAATCTTCGTATATTCGAACAACAGCGTTAGCTCATAAAATCCATTTTTATTCTTTTTATTCATAACATACTCAACGAATTTAATATTTCCAGACAGTATAACAGCCGCCAATTCAGAGTACAATGTCCATTTTTCCTTACTCTGTGTATTTTCAGCGTTTTCTAAATCTTCCAAAATCTTATACGATTCAAAATCACCATTTAAGCAAATTATATACTTGCAAATTACATAATTGTCCATTTTATGCAAAGTTCTGTATAAGTTCCTTATGCTTTGTGACAAGAAAACGGACATCCCGTATACGGAAATATAGTCAGATTTCATAACAACATTCATTTTATTCTTTGTCAAGAATACCAAACAATCCATATTATTTTGCATTTGCGATTTTATCGTCAGAAAAGATAATTCCTCGTCGGACAACAATTTATATTCGACAATGTCACTTACATATTTGTTAGCATCATCAAATCGGTTCGTATAAAACGCATCCTTAAAATATTCCACTTTCTGCTCGTTTGACAACGATTTAGTCTCAATCTCCATGGTTGTATAAAAAAGAAAATATTTTCAATTTAACGGTCAGAATGAAACATAGAATATCCAAAATGTTTTTTACAGCAAAAGCGTAAGTTTTTCGTGAAAAAGAACCTGCGAAAACAAAAAAAATTAAACATACACCGCTAGCGGTTTAACAATGTTTTTTCCTAAAGAACATTTTCACAACAAAATTACATGTTTTCGTTTGCCTGCCGGCGAAAAAAATTCAAAACGCTGTTTTTCAGCTCAAAATAGTGCGCAAAACAGCAAAATCACCTCAAAATTGCACTTTCAGATTTTTGTCGCCGGCATACCAACATATCGTATAAAAATTGTCAAAAATACCATAAAAAATAATTTTTTAATCAAAAACACGCTATTTTTAAACTTTACATTTTTACGCGTCTTTTACACAATTTTTATTTTACCATTAAAAAATGAAATATGCTTAATATAATTAACAAGTTTGTGTCCTTTCACCGTGAAATCATGAATATTCTATCAACATTCCCAGAGCTCATAGATGGTTTCATACCAGTTTATTTGTCGACCGACGGTGGTACTCTCGAAAATTTGCCGCCGCATGCAAAATCTGCATATGAAAAGATCCAAAAATCTATTGAAAATATCATCGAATCACAGCAATTTATCATGCCAAATTTGACCTTTCATGAGATGGAATATGTTGCTATCTCTTGGATTAAACCGCAAACTCTACATTTGACAAATGAAAATATTCTGCCGTATGCAGTTTCCGCCAACAATAAGGCGTTATTCAAGTTCATTATTGAAAATACAATTCAGCCAGACAACTCTATAACAAAAGCATTTTCGCAGCTTGTAAAATCAATTGATAAGATTTCAGAAGAGAACAAAGAATATTTTCTGCAATTTATCAAACCAAAATGTAATCGAGTTGCACTTTTGCCAATAAATATTACAGCGTACGCTACAGGCAATATACAAGGTATAAAATTTCTGGAGAGTGAAAATCTTAATGTTATAATCAATGATTTTGATAAAATAGAAAATAAAACAGAAAATAAAACAGAAAATAAAACAGAAAATTGGGAAGAAAGTGGCAGAAAATCAATGTTTTACAAACTATCAAAATTGCTACCTATAATCTTAGAAAATCCAGACTCAAAGTTAATAGAAATGTATAACGATAATTTATTAAGCTATTGTCAATCTATCATTATACACAATAGATTAGATCTTATCAAATCAAATATTGAAAAGATAATAGATTTGCATAACATAAACAGTGTTGCTCATTATTCTCTAAATTATGCAATATTAACAAACAATATAGAAATATTTCTATATCTCATACAATTTGTAGAATACTTGAAAATTCAAGAAAAACATCAATGTACAAATATAAATCCCACAACGGTAAATAAATTATTCGAAGAATTAACAATTTTGTTAAAGGAAAACAAAATACAATACTGTGTATATGAAAATATCTACATAAATATTCTATTGAAAATGAAAATGAAAAAAACAAACGACAAATTAAAAAGTTACACAGATATAAACAGTGAAGAAGCGAAAATACTAATAAAAAATACATCAGTTGATCTCATTAGAAATCTAATAAAATACACCAAGTATGAAAATATAGACGAGATCATACAAATAATAGTAAAAGACACAGAATTCGATGAAGTTAAAATATTTAAATATTTTATCTCAAATAATAAATTAGATTCTGCAGAAAGATGGATAAAATCACATAATATACAAGACAACGTAATATATGAAACTTTATGTGAGTATATAGAAAATACAGAATACAAAGATTTTACAAAAATATGTAAGTTATTGGATTGTATAAAGAACAAAGAGATCATAAAAAATATACCAACAGAATACATTAATAATAAAGATTTGTATGAACTTTATACCAGATATTTCAATGATATAGAAAGTATAGGACCGATGATATTATCATTGATGAATACTTCAAATGAGTATGATTTCAGGATGATAGTTCGTTTATCAAGTTTAGTTTAATTTTTACAGTATTACCGTAAGTTTCTTATGAAAAAAGAGCCCATAAAAACAACTTCTTTAAATTAAAAACGTTCTTTTGTTTAAAAAACATTTTTTTAAAACCAGATTTCATAACAAAATTACATGTTTTCGTTTGCCTGCGGCGAAAAAAATCAAAAATCGTCATTTTCAGCTCAAAATAGCGCGCAAAACAGCAAAATTACCTCAAAATCGCAACTCTCAATTTTTGTCGCCGGCATGCCAATCTCGTATAAAAAAACACCATCAAATATCGTTTTTGAGGACTTTTTTAAACGAAAACAGCGTTATTTTAAACTTTTCCTCAAAAAAACCCTTGAAAAACGAACTTATAATTTTCGGTCAATCGCCGGCAAAAACGCAATTTTTTCGACGAAATTACCTCAAAATCACAGCTCTCAATTTTTGCCGGAAAACAACAAAAATGTGCAAAAAAATACTTTTCCGCCACTTTCTTTCTCAATTTATTTTCGCGCATACAAAATACATCGATGGCTTGCCGTAAATACACTCGTATTCGATTTTATAGCTTATACCAACAGAATTAAAGCAGTTATCAAGTAATTTCTTCAATGTTTTAATATGGTCATTATGTGTTAAAGTTTTTGTATTTTCAACCTTAACGTTGGTATGATAACATTCGCCGTATAAAATGTCGGAATTGCGAACATATCATCTATTATCGCACAAACAGATTACTTCAAAAAAGACATAACAGAATTGGAGAAATATTATAAGTTATTATAATTTTATCTTATATATTTTATTTTTTCATCATTGAAATGCAACAGCAGGCTCTTGCTTTGCCCAAGCATCATGTTTTGCAGCATTATCAGCTTCAACAGAAGCATTTGTAGAAGGATAAACGACTAACAACAATACTATTCCTGCTATAACGATCAAAAGAAAGAAAATGACACCAACAACCGATAACCAAAACCACGTAGAATCTTTACCATAATTCTGTATAGCAGGCAAAGTTGTTATTGCAGCAGTCACACCACCAACTATTATCATAGCAACCGATCCAATCAAAAGTTTATCTCCAGCTTCATCTTCCGATGGTTTCAAAGTCCTCCATGTAAAATGCTCGGCCGTTTCTATTTTATTATCTGGTGTAACCAAAACACATTTATTATATCTTACATCTTTTGGATCTTCATTATATGGTTTCTCTCCTACGAGACATCCATGTGTAGTGCTAAAATCTTTTCTGGTAACCATTTTTTTAAAAACGCTATATTAAATATATAAAATAATAAAATATGAATATTTATTTATATTAAACATGACAGAGAACAAATTCGACATTGATTCTCTCAACTTCTCTATACAAAATATCTTATCATTACCAATATTAATCGATGAACAAACGGAAAAAATAAAAGAGATCCTATCAAAAACATTTAATTTCATAGTAAAAAACGATGAAAAAACATTCGCAAAGCAATATTCAGAAACAACATATGTTATACGAGCGTTACGTGCAGCTTACAACATTCAAGATACTTTCATCGATTTATTCCCAGAATTATTAAAGTTCTGTATTGAAAAAATGGAAGAAATCAAGAAAAACAACATCACACTATATAAAGCTGGTATTACCGCCGTAGATTTGATGAAAACAGATCTATGGGTATACGCGTATGAGAGCAAAAGAATAACGTACGATATTGACAGCATAAACGCGAAATTAGCGGAAATGGCAGCGCTCGATATGAAAATGAATATAAAAAAAGTTGTATTAAAATGTTTCAATGAATTCGGAGACTGGTATACACAATGTGATTTCGAATCGAAAAAATCAATAGCAGGATGCAGAATAGAGAACTTATTGGTTTATGATGTAAACAGCAATGAATTCACATGGAAAATAACAAATTTAATGCTATTACAGTATATCGTAAATAAATTTCACCGTGAAAACAAAAAATTCTACCGCGAACCAATAATGAAAACAATATACAAAATGGTAAATAATAAGATAAAAACTATCAAACCAGAAGCAAATTTATTCCGGACTTTATGCGCGTTGGTAGGAGGACAAACGATAATGAATATACCAGAGGGTAATACAATAGAGGTGTTAATACAGTACAATATTGTATTCAAAAATAAAAACGCCTGCAATTTATGTATTGTGCAAAATAGAGAAAGACTAAAAAAGTGTGCTAGATGCAAAAAGGTAAAATATTGCAGCAGAGAATGCCAAGTAGCAGATTGGCCATCACACAAAGCAGAATGCATTAGAAATTCATAATTTCTATAAAATTCATAATTTCTATAAAATTCATAATTTCTATAAAATTCATAATTTCTCTTATAAAAAGAATTATCAAAGATAGTGTGAAAAAACGTCCGTTTAAATTCCCATCACCAGCCCTTTAAATAGAAGATTTTTATCATTATCCTTTGAAAACATCATTTATAATTTATTTGACTGCCGGCCCAAAAAAATTAAAATGCAAATTTCATGCCAAAAATGACAAAAAATTGGCGATTTCATAGCAAAAATGCTATTTTTTCAAATTTTGCCTCATATCCCTAAAATTTTATTTTTCTGTATGATTTCATTCAACCACGTTAATATTTCGATATGATCCGTAGCATATATCTTCAACAAATGCTCATAAATAGCAAGATATGTTCTTTTGATAACAAAACCGCTTATATGAAATTTCTCGTATAAATATTTTGCATATTCGAAATAATCAAATTTGCACACATATTGAAATAACAAAGGAATATCTAATTTATCGGAATATTTTTCTACAACATATTTTACTAGATTTAAATCATCAATTATTATCCTTACGAATTTGTAATGTGTTGTGAAAATACCCTTTTCAATCAACTTATCAATCATTTCAGGTGTAAGATACACATATTCTGAAATGATATTAAGAAATGTAGAAATACCAAATTCACCATGATTTACAAGTATGTTGAAAAGATCAATATCAACCATCTTATGCCTAAGTAACGAATATAGTAAATTAGTAACCGATAAATTTAGATTTTTACCCAAAATGAAATAAATTTTATCTTGCAATAATTTTACATCGCTCAAAGGTGGAAAATGATGAAGTGCTAATAAAACATTAGAAAAGTTTAAATTGCATTTATTTTCAATTGCATAATCTATTGTTGATGTAAATGATTCAATTGACAAACTTTGATGTATGTTATAATTTAAAATATCCTCAAGGTATCCATTTAACTTAATATACCAATCTGGTATAATTTCATCTATTTTATCTCTGATATTTTCAAATAAATTATAATATACTGCTTGAAGTCTATTTGGAGAATTAATATCAAATTTTGCACAAATCCTGATTATATCAAGATTTTTTGTAGTAGCAGCTAAAATTAATAAACGAGTATTAATATTAATATTGATCATTGGACAACATTCAAATAAATATTTTAATGCTTCTAAATGTTCATTCAATACAGAATGTACAAACAGTATAAATTCATATGAATATCCTTTATATTTCTTTGCAAGTTCAATATTATTACAGAAAACTGCAGACCTATGGATAATACCATTAATATCAGTATTATTTACCTTCTTTATATTTTTATCGACAAAATCGAGCAAATACATGTTGTCTTTTAATACAGCAAAATGCATAATACATTTTATCTCTGTCAATTCATCACACTTGTAATCTAAATTCAACCAATCACAAGAGGTGTATTTTCTCTCCTCTTCGCTCAATATGCTCGACAATAAAATCCACTTTTTTTCTTCAATGATAGATTTTTGCCAATTTACTAACTTCTCGTATATTAACCTTGTAAACTCTGGTAAATCTTCTAACTTTGCATCTTCAGTATTAAAATATTCTCTGTAAAATCCATCGAATAATTTCAGATCCATAATAACAATATATAATGTTATTATTTTTCAACTTTTAATCAACACAAATTAAAAAAATATATCTCAATCTGTTAAAATATATTTACGTGATCTTGATCGTGTGCAATTTGCAACAGGTAGATCTTCAACGATCTCTTCTTTTTCATCTTCTTTGTCTTCAAAATCCTCTTCATATTCTTCATATTCTTCATTTTCATCCTCTTCACTCTCATCCTCTTCACTTTCACTCTTTTCCTCTTCGCTCTCGAACTCAACACATACAGATCCATCATCTAATGTGTCAACAGCATTTATATACATTGATTTTTGCTTCACAACATCTTTGTTTGTGTTATTTTCGTCGTATAAACCCAGCTGATAATCATATTCGAATCTATCCTGACATTTCTCACATCTTATACCATGACCTCGTTTTTCCAAACATCGCATTGTATAAAATGGCCATTTAGAATTTTTCAAACAAGCAGATTGAAAGTATTTATTTGCCGACCCTACACATTCGCGCCATCCAAATTTTATTATAACATCACACGCTAAAACATTCGATGTATCAATCGGCCCAAATCTACCATAATAAACGTTGCCAGAAAAGTGATTCATTTTATTTTTCAATTAAAAAATTCAATTTTAAGAAGTTTAAAGCTAATTATTCTCATATTGAGAATAAAATCTTTTGGTGGTATAAAAATAGTTACAAGCTTCGAAGACAATATGTAAATTTTGATTTATATCAGTCGCACCTTTATAAATCTTAACTTTACGTGTTGTCTTCGAAATATCTTTTTATCTGGCCCAAGTTTGCAGCCGCCGAAATCGTGGAAAAAACGTGATTTTCACCTCAAAAGTCAGCAAAAATCGACATTTTTCACCTCAAAACATCGCAGAAAATCGATCTGCGCCCTGCCAAAGTCAGAGTAAAATTGCATTTTTCACCTCAAAATGTCACGAAAATCAACATTTTGCCGACCAAAGTCCACAAAAATCGATCATTTTCCACTCAAAATCGCAACTTTTTTTGGCCGCCGCATACACTACTCGCCGTATAAAAATCTCGTCAAAATTCCATAAAAAATAAGTTTTAAATCATATATCGTTTTTTAAACCTTTTATTTTTCCATGTCCTTTGACAAAATTCTTATACAAATGCAAATTTATATATTATGCCGCAGATGCAATTTGAAACTAGGAACATACAGATACAAATCCATTTCAATTTAATCTCTCGGATAAAATCCTCCTTCATCTCTAAATCCACCGTTCCATATTTTAGGATTAATTTTATTCAAATCATACCAATTAGTATTTTTATAACAACCAATATTATCTTTTTCAAAATATACTTCTTTTAACTGTTTATTAAATTCTCTTTGGCTGTATATAAACCCGAGAATACCATATTTTCTAATCCAAGCAATATATAAACTATAAAATTTTTGTCGAGAAATCATTTCATCTGTGTTACCTTCTTTTTCATCTTTGATTTCATCTTCTATAATCTTTACTACTCTATTTTCTTCACCATCTTTTATCTCTAAAATATCATCATCCATATGTACTGGTACAAACGATTTTATACCTTTCTTTATTATAAGCTTTCTATTTTCAAAACAATATTTTAAGAACCTTTCTATTTTAGGCAAATTCATCTGTATCAAATTATAACGTAGTTTTGTCAAAGGTATGTTATTTAATACAATATTTGATAAATCCAAAGAATTCAAGTAAGTATAAAATTCAGAACCAGTTTCGTCATTAAAACATTTATCTCTCAATTCTGTATGATACTCTAATTTCATTTCCTTTATCTGCAAGCAAAATGACATTTTATAAATATCGGTTCCCCTAGTAAGCTCTTTATCTGCCATAATAATGAATTGTAATAAACATTTAATTAAGTGTTTACTTTTACAATTTATTCGTATATCTTTGGTACGTAGATTAGTTTCAAAGTTACGAAAATCGTTTTTATGTGGTATTCCATGCATATCATTAATTAACAACAACTTCCTACCGTGTAGACATTCGTAGTTAGACATAGTCTCATTTATATCCATCGTATACCAACATGCATCCTTTCCCATAACATGATATCTTATAAAATCAAATAAATTCATTTTGCCAGTGTTATCTTTACCCAATAAGAGTAAACATATAGGTACCTTATTGCTCGGATTAAACAACCATTCTTTAAGTAATCTCAACAAATAACGAAAACATTTAATACTTCTCTCACAAATTACATTTTTTAGGAAATTCAAGAAGAATTTTAGATTTTCGCTAGGTTCAGACCAACCTTCTATTATTTTTGCTTTGAATCCTCTCCAAAGATTTAAATCACCATATTCCTTGTAATCTGGATCATTTATAATACCTCGATACATAGGAACTAATTTTTCATCCTTCAACTCTTCCATGATATGACCCAATGTAGTTGATTTTATTTCCATATTTTGATCTTCATCTTCACTATCTTCATTTTCTCTCTTAATTTTTCTTCCTTCTTCAATTTCGCTCTCGCTATCACTATCTCCCATATGAATCTTACTAATATTTTTCTTAGACTTTTTAACTTTTTCTCGTTTATATCGCAATTTGGTTTTATATAGAAAATTTTCGCTCTTTGTAGATGCCATTAAATCGCGAGAATTATCTTTTACAATATATTCAAGCTCAGATTTGACGATAACTGCCAATACTCTATATAAATTTCTACCAACTTCACGTAACATTGTTTTGTAATTTTTGTAAATTTTTGATCTAATTTCCTCTGTATATCTCATCCAGGTATAAAGAACCTCTTCTTCTTCTCCATATTTATTAACGATTTTTATTTTATCATTTATATCAAAAGGAATATATTTTCTTTCATTTATAATCTCATTTTTCAATTCCAAATTACATGATATACTTCTATACGGAAGAGCACCTTCTTCACTAGATGAATTACAAGAAGGAATTTCGATATCACACATAGTTATGTATAAAAATAATATAAAAAGCACTTAAGATCACAAAAAACAGTATTTAAGTAGAAAAAAATAACGTTGTATTTCTTCACAGTTATATAAAAACTACAACTTTTTCTTAATTTTATATGAAATATCATGCGAAAACAGTCATTTTCACAAGTTTAAAATAATTAATTGGATATCCAAAAAAATATAAAATAATTTTATTTTTACGTAAAAATATCACTTTTTCTGACGAAAATCGTTGTTTTTTGCCCTCTAACGTCGATGAAATGGGTCGGCGCACCCCATTAACTTCATGAAAATGAGTGGTTTTTTGCCTGTTTTTTTAGAGTGAAACCAACGAAGAAGCAGGGCTATCCTGGGGGCTTAAATCAAGCCCTTTCAAAAAAGCCGATTTTCTGGCCTTCAGTGAAGCGAAAGGGTTACCCTACTGCGCTTCAGAGTGTTTGCAGTTGTGCGTTTCACTTTCACGAAATGACAACAAACAACTAAACTTTTGCTATAACCCCATACAATAATTGCCCTTAATTAAGGGCTTTTTTTCAATCTCCAACTAACAACCTCCTTTATTATTTTTTTACTTTCTCTGAAGAATAGAGAAAGATGAAAAAAGTGCGGTGACTGCGGTGACTTTATAGAAAAGAAAAAAGGGAGGAGAAAAAAATATCTAACCATATATATTTTTTCCCAAAAGTCACCGCACTTTTTATTCGCCAAAAAAGTGCATTTTTCACCCCTCAACGCACAAAAAACGCATTTTTCACCCTTCAACACACAAAAAAATGCATTTTCACCCCAAAAATCAAAGTCGACTTTTTCGACCAAAAACACGATTTTTCGC